TAGCTTGACCTGATATAGATTCATCTGTGTCAATAACTTTATCTTTATCTGGCCAGTAATGTTTATTATCAGAATCACTTTGTTTATTGCGGTTATACCATGGAGCACTACCTTTAGATACGAATATTTGGGCTTTTGCAGCAGGAGTAGCATTAATATTCATATTACTATTAAACATACCACTCTTACTGATATTTAATACCCCTGATATGTATCCACTTTTAGCTATAATTTCAGCTTCATAAGTAGTTCCTACAGGGCAAGTAAATGTTGAGGTATGGTCTATACCACCAGTTTTATATGGAGTATATATGTGAATGGTTTGGTTAGCAGATTGTATAATAGTAATTGTAACATTAGATTTTGTAGCAGGACTAGCATTGATAGTAATATTACTATTAACCGTTCCACCAGTAGTATTTGGTATACCTGCTGTATAACCCTTATCCGCTACAACTTCTACTTCATACTTAGTTCCTTCAAGACAGTTAAATGATGAGGTATGATCTGTACCACCATTCTTTTGTGGTACATATACATGAATAGTCTGATTAGAGGATTGAACGATAGATACTCTATATGTCTTTACTTCTGGTTTAGCAACAACTTGTAGAGTACCTACTAATAATTTCCCATCACTATTATTAAATCTTTCTACATTAGCAACAAATTCTTTAAATATAAATTCCAAATAGGTAGAATCTATACTTGCTTGTGATTGTACTGCTGTTATAGTTAATTCTTCAGTAGCTTTACCACTATGCTTTAAACTATTTATAGTTTTACCATTAATGATTAAAGATGTAGCAGTATATCCAGGGTCTGGTACTATTTCTACACTATAATCTTCATTATTTTCAACTATAGTATCAGTATAGTATTTTTTATTTCTATAAGTAAGTATTATAGTTTGATGCTTAACCTGTTTAATAGTTACTGTATGATAATCAGTTTCATTGTATAAATCCCTAGCTAATGTAGCAAAGATTCTACAATTTTGATTAACTACTAAGTATTTATATCTATCATGTGGTTCTTCTCCAGCAACATCATAATTAGTTTCTGGATAAATACCACTATCTAAATTACCAGCTTGAATACCAGTAAGTTTATCATCATCTGGATAAGAAACCAGTATACCTGCTCTATAATCATGAAAACTTGCATTATCTCTAACGGTAATAGTTTGATGATCAGATTGTATAATATGAATCCAATAATCTTCATGAAATTTATCTGGTACTACAGTAAATTTCCATTTAGAATTAGCTTTAGCAAAGAATGATTTAGTATGGCTTACACCAGTATAGTTGCCTTTATCATCAACTTCATATGCTATTATAGTTTGATTTTCTTTTTGCAAAAGAGTTATAAGATAGCTATTTTCACTCAAAGTTATCACCTCTCTTTAATAGTTACATAATTGTTAAACACGTATTATCCCATAGGGTTTATACCCTATGGGATAATTTACTATTCATCTTTAAACTTAATAGTTATATTTCTAGTAATTGTACCATTTTTGGTATTCGGTGTACCTGCTATATAACCATTATCAGCTATAATTTCTACCTCTCCATTTTTCTGAGGGGTATATACATGGATAGTTTCGTTCTTTGATTGCTTAATAGTTACTGTTGCCATAATTTATAAATCTTTTTAAAAAAAATCTATATTTATGATACTATGGTATACTGAGAAGAAGTTAATCCAGCACCATTAAAACCAGAAGGTGGATTCTTAATTTTAACACCAGTAAGTTTAGGACAATTATAGAACATATTCTCATACTTAGTACAAGACTTCATATCAATTATACCTTTAATAGTTGTAAGATTAGAACAGTTATAAAACATCCAGCTTATATTAGTTACATTAGAAGTATTAAAACTAGATAAATCCAATGAAGTAAGATTAGAACAGTTATAAAACATCCAGCTTATATTAGTTACATTAGAAGTATTAAAACTAGATAAATCCAATGAAGTAAGATTAGAACAGTGATCAAACATATAAGTCATATTAGTTACATTAGAAGTATTAAAGCTAGATAAATCTAACTTAGTGAGATTAATACAGTTACTAAGCATATTAGCCATATCAGTTACTTTAGAAGTATTAAAGTTAGATAAATCTAATGAGGTAAGTTTAAAGCATCCACTAAACATACCGTTCATAATAGTTACATTAGAAGTATCAAAATTAGATACATCTAACGAAGTAAGGTTAGAACAAAAAGCGAACATAATACCCATATTTGTTACCTTAGATGTATTAAAGTTAGATAAATCTAATGAGGTAAGGTTAGTACAGCGACTAAACATCTGCATCATATTGGTTACTTTAGAAGTATCAAAATTAGATACATCTAATGAAGTAAGTTTAGAGCAGTCATTAAACATCTGACTCATATTATATGCATTAGAAGTATCAAAATTAGTTAAATTTAATGAGGCAAGTTTATTACAGTAATTAAATGCACTATCCATATTAGTTACATTAGAAGTATAGAAATTAGATAAATCTAATGAAGTAATACTCTGGCACCAACTGAACATATTAACCATATTGGTTACATCTTTACATGCAACCGTAGCTTGGCCTGATACAGATTCATCTGTATTAATAACCTTATTTTTATCTGGCCATTGGTAGTTATTATCAGAACCACTTTGTTTATTGTGGTTATACCATGGAGCACTACCTTTAGCTATAAATATTTGAGGTTTTATAGCATCAGTAGCATTAATAGTCACATCATTATTAAATGTACCTTTTGTAGTATTTGGTATACCCGCAATATAACCAGTATCAGCTATAACCTCTACTTCATACGTTGTACCTACTGGGCAAACGAAGGTAGAAGTATGATCGGTTCCTCCGCTCTTTTGAGGGGTGTATACATGGATGGTCTGATTATCCGATTGAGCGATAGTAATTGTAGCAGTAGCTAATGCTGCTGGATTAGCATTAATAGTCATATTACTATTAAATGTACCACTCTTAGTATTCGGTGTACCAGCTATATAACCACTATTAGCTATAACCTCTACCTCATATGTAGTCCCTATAGGACAAGTGAATGATGAAGTATAGTCGGTACCGCCAGATTTCTGAGGCGTATATACATGTATAGTTTGATTATCAGTTTGAACTATAGTAATTACGGCATTGGGAGCAGGACTATCATCTTTAAATTTAATAGTTATATCTCTAGTAAGTTTACCTCTAGAAGATGTATTAAGGCGATAATAGTCAGTAGAAGTACTATTAGTAGAGTTATCTAATAGTACTACTAAATATATACTTCCTTTTGTGGTTTTAAATGTTTCTTTATGACCTTCATCAGTATCAGCTTCAAAGATTTCATCTTCATTACTTCGTCTATATTCCATAATATAAACTAAAATAGTATACTTAGTATCTTTAGGCTGAACTATAGTTACAGTTACATCATCAACAGCAGTAGTATCTGAGTCAGGAGAGTTATCTACTAATAAATCTTTATTTTTAAATATTAATTCATTAGTATCATTTATGACTTTGGTTCTTATATTAGTATTCATAGTATTAAACCTCTTCTTTAGAAATATCAATAGTACCGTCTTGAAGCAATGTAATCCTATTAACTCCAGATTCTACTACACCATTTACAAAATAGTTTACTACGCCATGTAATATACATCTAGCTGTAAATGAAGTACCTTCAGATATTTTATAAACTCCTTCACTAGCTGGACGATAACTATCAGAAAATTCTACTTTAATGCTATAAAATTCAGAGACATTAATTTCTCTTCCTATAATTACAATAGGTAATTCTTTTACAGCATCTTCTGTAGTTACAGAAATATTTGTGTTTACCACACCAGCTAATTCTCCAGTAGAAGAAATTATAGCACCACTAGTATATTCATAATCTGGTTCTACTTTAAACTCATATATACTACCATCAGCCACTTTTATTTTTTCTACTACACCTCTACATTCATATCTAGTCTTACCACTACCAGTATATTCATCCCAGTTATACATAACTAGAGTTACATTATTAGCTGGCGTCATAGTTACTGTATGGTATGTAATCTTAGATACAGGGTCTACTACTAAATTATCTAATGGGTATTTATAGTCTATGTAATACATTTGGTTTAACTTATAAGGCCCAATATTAGTCCCTATTCTATATCCATCTTTAGCTTTAGCATTTACTATAAATTTACTACCAAATGGAATATTAGTAAGATTACATGGAGCTTTAACATTATTAGCTATTATTTCACCAGTATTAGGGTTAGTAATTTTAATAGATATATCTTGATTATCTAAGTTCTTATTCAAAATATTTAAATTAAATGTTGCTATAGTAGCATTAGCAGCAGATACAGTAACTCCACTATTAGTAATCGTATTGCTGCTAATGCTTATAGCTCCAGGAGTAAATCCATCTCTAGTAGAAACTATATTTGCTGTAAGAGTACTACCAACTAAATCTTCAAAATCAGTATTATAAGTTTTACCATTACAGGTTACACTTATCATTTGATTTAAAGATTGTTTAATAGTAACTTTACCCATAGTTCCTTTAGTAGCTGGTGTAGCAGTTATAGTATGATTATCGTCCAACCAAGTTAAGTTATAATTAGTTTGCCCATCAAGTGTATATTTACCAGCTATATATCCTTTATTAGGTATAACTTCTACCTTAAATTTACTAATTTGCCCACTCTTATAAGCAAAGGAATTATAATAGACTTTATCATCTATAGAAACTTTAATAACTTGATTTGGAGTTTGAATAATTTCAAATCTATATTTTAATGAGTTATTCTCTGGGTCATATAGTTTCTTAAATTCAGTTACTAATGGAGAACAAGTTACAATATTTAAATCATATCTTGTCTTAATATTTCTAGTTATCTTTTTAAGAGAATTAGAAACATCATGTATTTCTGACTTAGGAACTAATAACCCATTGACAAATACCATCATCATTTCTTTACTTAAGTTTCTATCTATAGTATGCTCATCAAAGAATAAATACCCAGATTGAGGTACATATCCTACAGAGCCAGAAGCATTACTACCAGTATATAAAAATACAAAGTTTATATCACTAGTTTTATCTATAGTTATATTATCGCTAAGAGTAATAGTACGTTTAGTTTTATCTATAGAATAATTATCACTCTCTATAAAACTACCATTGATAAATACTAATACTCTTTCAGATAAATCTATAGGTTCAGCATATACATATGGTAATTGAATAGTCTTAGAAGATAATTTAGTTTCATATTCTTTTTTAGATATTGACCCTGAGGATGGTAAATAGCAGAATACAAAATCAATAATATCTCCTTGCTTTAATACTGAAGAGTATTTAGAATTAAGCTTTAATACAGCTTCAGTATTTTCATCATCTTTAGTAATAGTATAATTAGTATCAGCTATCTGTATGCCTCTAATGAATACTAATACTGGGCAATCAACTACATACTTTGGCAAACTATCTGGATAATTGACTTTAAACGTAGATTGATTATCAGATTCTACTGTATTATTCTGCTCTATAAATTGAATTACACTAGATTTATTTAAGTTATAATTTATTTTAGAACTATCTATAGTTTTATAAGCTAAATAAATATTAGCTTCGCTGCCTTTTACTACTATATTATCTTTGAATTCTATAGTATTACCAATAATATTATAGTAGGTATTGCTTATAAATCTATTATCAATGAATACTATAATATTTTCATTTGTATACTTAATACCTACATCATTAGGAACTATAATTTCATTATCTGCTTTAGCTGTAATACTATACTCATGAAGATTGATATCATTTATATCATCTGAACCATCATTAGCATATACAGCTGTAAGTATATCTCCTGCTCGTAAATCATTATAGTTTCTACCAAATATAAGTTTTTTATTAGAAATAGAATAATGAGCTTTAGGAACTAATTCACCATTTCTAAATAAAAAGTATTCATTGAAGTTATTAGTAGGAACATTAAAAGACCATTGACCATCATTCATTACTGGTATATTAAGATAGTTTAATATAGTAGAATCGTTAGTAATATCATCCTTATCAGATTCTATAACTACAGCTAATTCTGTATTTGCTGGTATAGTTTTATTAAACTGAATGGTATTTTTACCTACTACAGAATATTCATCAGTATTTAAAAGTTTAGTTTCTTCAAATACATAAATAAATTCATCATTAGTAAAATCTCCTATAGAAGAAGAATCAAATATTACAGTATTTGTATTAGTTGTAGTTTTCTTATATAGGGTAATAAACTTTAAAGGATTGGTTTTAGATATAGCATTAGTAGTTTCCCATTCTGCTTTATAGTATGGGAATATAAATACTAAATCATCGTCATATATTAAATATTCATCTATATCTAATAAATCTATATAATAGTCAACAGACTCAGTACTTTTATTATATATAGAAACGATATTGTATTTATCAGTACTAATTCTAGTACCATGTTTAAATATCATAAATGAGTTATAATCATTTACTGGATAATCTTTATATGGCTTAGGTATCTTAAATAATCTTTGTATTGGTTCAGTAGCTTTAACTCTAAATGGCTTAACTACTAAATCGCCAGTACCATTGATTCTAGTGAAAGCATTATTTCCGATATAAAATACATCCAATGTATCATCAGAAGATATAGGCTTAGATAAATACAAAACTTTATTTTCTATTCTATTATCTTCTAAATTAGGAATCAATACTTTATAGAAAGCTGAGTTTAGTAATCTACCATTTACAAAAATAAAATAATTATTTGTATTATACCCAGTTCTAAATTTATACGGTAAAGGAATAGATTGAACTGGGAACTGCAATGGAATTCTTTGATATAAGAATTGATTTCTAGACCCATAATAAAGTTTATACTTCTTATATTTAGGGTCTACTATAATCTTATTATTAATTCTATCTATGGTATACTTTATAGGACAGAGATTATATTCGCCTTTTACTGTAGTATAAATTACTATATCATTTTCTGGTATATAATAATTATTATTTTTTATAGGAAGATAATCTAACCCATCTTCAGGGTAAGGTATAACTTCATTACAAATATTTCTGAAATAGCAAACTTCATATCCAGGAATATTAGTTGTATAATCATATGGCATTACATTACCTCCTTTCTATCTACTTAATAATCTGTATTGTTTGGTGTATGGGTATTAATCTCTGGTGACCATGATATAAAGAAATGATGATCTTCATTAGAGTACTGACCATTGACACCATTATATACCTTGTCATGAGTCATACAAGCAAGCCTATAATGACGGCCCCCAAACCCACTACGGCTCGCCGTTACTTTGAGATTATGAACTGATCCAGGGGTAACTCCCACATACGTAACAACACCATGGTGAGCATTATCTATTTTAAGTACACGAACACCAGTAGGGACAGTGAAATTGACGGCACCTCCATCATAACTCATTTCTATACTACCAGTTGGTACAATTATAGTTGCAGGGCTAGCATTGATAGTCTCATCTCTACTAATTGTTCCCTTATTGATGTTTGGTGCTCCTGCATTATAGTTATTATTACCTATAACTTCTACTTCATATGTAGTACCTATCGGGCAAACGAATGTTGAGGTATGGTCAGTACCACCAGACTTTTGTGGAGTGTATACGTGAATAGTCTGGTTAGCAGACTGAACTATAGTTACAGTTGCTGTAGCTACTGTTGCATCGGTAACATTTATATTTACATTATTAGTTACAGTGCCATTGGATGGGTTAGCTATACCAGCATTATATCCTTCGTTAGCTGTAACTTTAACTGTATACGTTGTTCCGTAAGGCACAGAAACAGAGGAAGAAGTGGTGTATGTTTTACCATCTACAGAGTTTACATATGCTACGGTAATTGTTTGATTATTTTTAGAAGGAATATTAATAGTAAAGTATCTAATAGCAGCAGCCGAATTAAATCCAACATCAATATCACTTTCACCAGCTGTAATAGTATAGTTTAATTCGGGTTGGTTAGTTTCACTAGCCGGTCTTATTACTGCTTTTGGTGTACCAGTTATAGCTATTGGAGAAGCTGCATAACGCATATCTTTTGGTTTGACATTGACTTTTATTATATCTTTATTGATAATCTTAATACTTTCATTAGAAGAGCATTCACTAACTTTAGTATTATCGATGCCATAATTTATAGCATTGATATTCATATCATTGATATCATTTAAAATAGTAAATCTATATGCATTTTCTAATGGTTGCTTTACAGATATCAAAGTATTTTCTAATAAAGTATATGAACCATCATCGTTTGCGCCAATAGTATCTTCATTGTATTCTAATCCATTATATTTGTATCTATCGTTAAGAGTTTTTACATTGATTCTAAAAGTATCACCATAATTAGCATTAATAGTAGTATTTTTATACTCTTTACCTTCATATTCTATGCTCATATCAATAATGTCTTTATATAAGTTAGCCATTCTAATAGTATAACTATTTTTGTTTGCTTCACTTGCAGCTTTAATAGTAGTATCTTTAGTTACAACAATAGAATTATAATTCAATTCACCAGCTGTATATCCTTTATCGGCAGTTAATTCAAAATTAATTGTAGTATTGTAAGGAACTTTAAATGTAGTATCTGTATATACTAGCTTATCCAAAGTAGATAAATCGTATCCTTCTTTATTACTCATGATAGTAGCCTTAATATGCTGATGAGGAGAAGCGATTACAGTTACAGTATAGAAATTTATTTCTGGTTCATAAGCTCTAATCCAAGAATCACTAGTTACAATACCAGGAGATTCTTTAATCTTACCAGCAGTATAACCATAATCTGCAATTACTGATATTTCATATCCAGATTCAAAGTCAGTACCATCTTCTACTTTAAATGATCTAATATTTCTACCACTATAAAATTCTCCTTCTTTACCCATTACTTGAATATATTGCTTTGTATACTCTTCCATATAAATAGTCCTATAATCAGCTCTAGGTATATCAGTGAAATAGAATTTATCATTAGTGTATTGAATTTTATTATACCATTCTGGTAGCATACCACGTTTAAACAGCATTACATAAGTATTGTTTTTATAATCATACTTATTATAAATATCTCTACTCATAATAATACTATCAAAATCATTTATAGTTTTATCAATAAATAAATTACTAGTATTAAACTTAACTGTTTTACCAATAAGATTATTCTTATTATCTTCTGTAATAATGATATTATCAGAACCATCTATAGCTACTTTACCTACATAAGAATCTATATTACCCTTAGTAAGAGTAACTGTAAGATATTGTCTTAATTTCATTATTACCGTTTTACCAATATACTTATTTTTATTAAATTCATTTAGTTCTATTAAGTTAATACCTTCTACTATATAAGAATGAAGCAATAGAGGTAAATTAGTCTCATCTATAGTTATTCTAATATTTCTCTTTAAAGAGTTCATATAGTTTTCAGAATATTCTTCTATGTTTACTGGTCTTACTTCTTCATATACAGAATCAAACTTATTCTTATTATAATTAAATATACCATTCATAGAATCAGAAATATTATCATCATAAGATTTATCACTTTTATGCTGTACTACACTATAATCAAACTCTTTATTTAATTGCTGTAAATCTACAGGATAATCATTATCCATATTTGTATTAGTATTATAATTTCTAAGATATTGTCTAACTCTAGTATCATTAGGTATTAAAGCTAAATTATCTTCATTAGAGTTTTCTGTATCATCCCATATACAATATAAAGTATACTTCTTACCAGTATCAATAGGTATATAGGTAAATATATTAGCAGAAGATATAGTATAATTATCTCTAGTTATGAACTTACCATCTTCATCAAATACAAATAGATTAGACTTAGTAATTTTATGGTCTAAGTTTGTATCTATAAATATATTATCAAACTTAGTATCAGTATAAACTAATTCTCTAATTCTATTATTTGTAGTATAAATATTTATATCATTACCAAAATTACCATCAGTATTAAAACCAAACAGTTTAATACCATTGTCTGGCATATACCCAGTTTCAGAATAAATAACTTTACATGGTAATCTAATTAATAATACATCTTTAACTACAAACGAGGAAGGTTTCTTAATAGATAAAGTTACGAATCTATCAGACCTGATTATTTCTATATCAGTCCATTTAATAAATCTATTATTTATCATTAAGATGTATCCATCAATTTCATTTAGATTAAATGCTTCCAGATAGTTTTTCTTAAAATAGATTCTATCTTTATCATTACTTAAATAATGATTATCCCAAGCATCATAGAGTTTAATCTTAATAGTAGTATCATCTCTATCTATAGTAAACTGTTTATTCTGGAAGAATCCTTCAGATATAAAAGTTTGTTTCCAGTCATAATCAGTAGCTACTACTAAATCACCAGCACTATATACATTACCTCTAACCCATTCTTTATACGATGAAAAATCTGTTATTTCAGTCTTAGGTATTTCTTGCCAAAATATTTGATTTTCATCTCTAGGATCATAGTAATTTTCACCATCTGGAATTATTTGAAATAATGCCTTATAATATTTTTTATTTACATATTGATCTGGTGCTACTATAGAGTATCCATGGTATTTATAATTTCCTGAACTATCTTTAGGCAAATTACAAACATAAGTCTTTCCTTTATAGAATACTTTATCTCCATCGGTATAAACATTTTCATACTTTGGTTGTTCCCAATAAGTTATTTCAGTCCATTCCACATGATGATTACCTGGAGTTAAAATATTATAATCAATATTAGAATGATAATATTTACCATTATAAGAAACTATATCTTCGTTTTTGTAAGTAGTAGGTTTAATCCACTCTGTAATAAAACTGGTACTGCCACCTACTTCTTTCCAATATGTAGTATCTCCTGGTATATACCCTATATTATTATTCATAATAGAGATATAATATTTATTATTATATTTTACTCTATCTTTAAATGCATATTCTTTATCTTTATTCCATTTATAGCTATCGTCATCTAATTCTTCTTTTTCTGAATTTGTAAGAGCTGTTAATACTGTCCATGCAGCTGGTAATTCGATATTATAATTTATTTGAGATTGATAAACTCTCTTATTATATAATACTTTATCCATATAATTATAATATTTATGGGGTTCTTCCCATTCTTTAATATCATCTAAGGTATTATGAATGAGTTTCCATCCATTAGCTGTATCAGGATATTCTGTATTAAAGTCTATAGTGTTATTATAAATTTGATTTATATTATAAATTACTTTATCATTGATTCTATAAGGATTGGTTAATACAGGTTTAATCCAAGTAGGAAGATTAATATCACATTGTTTCCATATAGGAGTAAGCATATATGGAATTAAAGCTTGTTCTCGTTTATCTATTTCTTCTTTAGTATTAAACCTTTTCCATTCTATTACATTAGTAATAGAATCATATTGTGAGAATTCTCTTTCTTTTTCATCCCATACATTAGCTGCATCTTCTAATAAGGATGGGTCTATTTCATTTAAGAAATATGTATTGGGAACTTTAGTTTCATTATATGATAATCCTTTTACTAATACAAAATCATCTATATATCCTTTAAAATGCGGATAATACAGATAATCAGCGTCATAACCTTTACCAATGCAAGTTTCATTATTATTAAATATTAATTTAAAAGAAGAAGTTATAGCTTTAGAAGTTCCTACTAATTCATTATTCATATAAAAATTAATTTTATTATCATTAGATTTAGTTAATCTTAACCATACCCATTTACCAGTTAATACTGTTCTTCTATTTCCATTAAATGGGAGTTCTATTTTAGTACCAGTAGATGAAACTAATACTATAGACATATCGGTTTCATTTTTACCCGGTTGCAGATATATAGAGTTATTAGAGCTTTTAATTTGATTATTACCACAGAGTAAATATTGTTTCATATTCATCTTAGTAAAATCGCAGTTTAACCATAATGCAAATGTAAATTTATCTGTGTTTAAATCTAGACTTAGGTTATTGCCAGTAAGCTTATTAATAACAGAAAATTCCCCATCTAAATATGCAGATTCTCCATTATCAAATCTTCCAGCTGAACTATAATCCACCGTTTCTTCTCTATAGTTAGTTTCATTTATTACCACTGAAGACCATTTAGACTTAGTTAAATCTACACTACCTTCAGTTCGTTTGAACTTTAGATTTATTAAGGTTTCATAATCCATATTATTACTCCTATTATATGAAAAATGGATGAAGGATTTAACCCTTCATCCAATAATTTACACTGTAATATCATAAATAAGCATTTTACCTAATTCTACTAAGTCTTTAGCTAAAATCTTTTCAATAGATTTCTGATTATTTAAATATACACCACTGTATGCATCGGTAATCATAGTTAAGAAAGACGGTAAAAATTCTAATGATAATACAGTAGCTGCACCATATAAGAACATCCATTTTTCTATTACTAATGATAAGGTAAGTTTATTCATCTTAAAGATTGTTTTAACTGCATCTACAAATCCCGGTAAAGTCTTTAAATCTTTCCCATCAGATACAATATTAAATATATTTTGCTGAGATTCAGTAATATCTGCTACTCTCATAGCAATTTCATGAATTTTATCATCATCAGTAAGTTTAAGATGATTATATAAGAAATATTCTGCGGAGAGATACATCATCTTTTCTCTATTTTCAGGTATAATAGAGATATTACCAAGATAATCAATTACGTGAGTAAATAATTTAGCAAAAGCTCTAGTTTCTAATAAAACTAATTGAGATTTATTGCTAAATGCTCCTGGGATACCGTAATACATCATATTGTGTTTAGCAGACAATAAATAAGCAATCAATACTGAAGTATTAACTTTGTATCTATTATTGTTTGTTTGTGTAATTATATTGCTAATATCAATAAAAGCATTAATTTTCTTATTGCCTTTAATATCTTTAGCAGCAAATACTCTAATAGGTTTTGGTAATGGATTCTCAGGCTGTAATAAATGAGTATTTTTAGAATTTAATATTTTAAGAAGATATATAGGAGCTTTAGAACGTTTAATCTCTAAGCCTACATCTTCTGCAAATTCTGTAGTATTTCTATCAATACGCTTAGCGTGTAGAATAGCATCAGCCATTACTTTTGTATATCCATTCATTTTGCTGTATAAGTAGCATTTTGAAATTGGAGTTGCAACTGGTTTATCAGACATAAAAGCTACATCCTTTCTTTTAAATGATTAAATTATTAGTATGTTTTTATAGTTCTAAAATATAGCAATCTATTTCTAAAATTACATTAAATTAATTGATAAGGAGGAGTGTAAAATGCTTATTTCAGATATAGTTATGACTAATTATTGCTTTATCAATACATTCGACTTTTTAAATAAACATTCATTTCTAAAGAAGATTGCACTCAAGATTGTAAACTTTATTATTTCTAAAGAAATTGAAAATAGAGTATGGAATATAGATTCTATAGAAGAATTATTGTTTGAATATATTGATTTTTTAGATAAAACTCAAGTGCAAAGGGAAATATTTATTAAAGATCAATTTATGTCCATTAAAAATAATGATAACACTAAATTTTCATATAAAGCTAGAAAAGATAGAGATGGCAGGATAACTTTCATTGCATGTCAATTCTATAATAAAGAGGCTGATTTTAGTGTTACCATTAACCTTAACATTTCTAATACTATCGCACTGACTAAACTTACATGTACTTTATATAGAGATGGAGTGCCTATTACATATTCTTCAGTTTCAGATATCATGAAACATAAAAATGATATTATTACTATACTTAGAACTAAGATAATGGAATATACTGAATCATATCTTCCATATGCTATGGCTAATATGGAAATAGTAATGGAGGAGATTAAAAATGAATCTAAAGAAGTTAGAGGTAAAAGATTATGATTAATGATGGTATGTTTATAGAAGCTCATATTGCAGATATTCATTTTGGTGCTATGAATCCAAATTTACAATATAATATTTTAAAAGATCAGTTTATTAATAAACTGATTAAAATGCCAATACTAGATATAGTTTCTATTAATGGCGATATCTTTGACCATAAGTTCATGGCATCTAGTGATGCTATTACAGTCGCACAATACTTTATCAAAGATATGATTGCAGTATGTGCTATGAAACATGCTACTCTAATTATTATTGGTGGTACATTCTCTCATGATGCTGACCAGATTAAACTATTCTATCCATTAGCAGAACAGGCTAAAAATGTTTGCGATATAAGAATAGTAGAAGAGTGTAGATATGAATATGTAAAAGGTAAACGTATTCTTTGTATACCAGAATTGTATGGTAAAGGAAAACAGTTCTATAGAGAATTAATGTATGGAAATGGGTTATATGATAGTTGCTATATGCATGGTACTTATGCTGGTTCTATTTATGGAAAAGAATTACCAGACTTAGATTCTCAAAGAGAACCAGTTTTTTGTATGAATGATTTTGGTTATTGTTTAGGGCCAATTATTTCTGGCCATGTGCATAATGCTAGATGCTTTGATTCTCATTTCTATTATTGTGGTTCTCCATATAGATGGAGTTTTGCTGATGCTGATGTAGATAAAGGGTTTATATTCTTATTACAGGATATAGCAACTCATACTTATTCAGTACAATATGAACCTATTATTTCTGATAAATATGCTATTATAAATTTAGATGATATGATTCATGATGACCCTAAAGATATAATTCAATTTATTTTAAGAAAGAAAGTAGAAGAAAATATCAAGTATATTAGAATTGATTTTACAATATCTAATCCAGAAGCTATTACTCTGTTACAGACTTACTTTAGGGGAAATAAAGAAGTTATAATTAATGATAAATCTCGGAAAGAAGAGATTAATAAAGAGACTAAAGAAATAGTAGAAAAATATAAAGATTTTGATTATATCTTTGATAGAAATTTAACTCCAGAAGCTAAGTTAGCTAAATATATTAATCAATGTAAGAAAGAAATCTATATTACTGCTGACGATTTGGTCAATTTACTAAAAGATTTATAGCTTAACAAAACTAATAATAAAAATCGCTGTTAGGAGAGTATCATAATGAGTGGAAGAAGCTATAAAAAAATACGTAAAGATGACGAAGATAAATCTACCATGAAATTAGATTTAAAGACTTTAAATTGGATGTGTCAATATGCATTATCTGAAAATCAGTCCATTCAAATTTCTAATTTGGTTAATCTTCGTTCTTTACTATTACGAAATAACCCAAAACTATATGAAAATGAACCAGACCTATTAGCTAGATATAATTTTTGTTTGGATATTCTTCATGCTAAGCTGGATAAGAAACTTACAAAAAGGGAATTCTATGTTAAAGATGCTATGGGTGTAGTTGGGAATAAATACCCAACTATTAATCCTGATGACTTTGCAGAATTAAATACTAATGATGCAACTTGGATAGCACAAAACGTTATTAGCGATTATTTAAATACAGCAGATATGATTGATATCTCCAGTGAATTAAAGTCTGCATGTATTTCTTTAGATACATCTGATCCAGGCACTATTCAAACTAATGCTAATAACCTTAAAGAAATTATTAAGGATGCTAATAATAAGATTAGAAGAAATCAGGCGAGTACTAATGACTTAAATAGTATTAACTTAGGTGCTCCTGGTAATGCCATCGATCAGATTTTAACTACTATTAGAAGTCCATCTCATGTTCTTAAAACTGGGATGCAAGCATTTAATAAAATTCTAGCTGGTGGATTTGAAGGCGGTAGAGTATATTCTGTGTTTGGTTTAGCTGGTGAAGGTAAATCTACTTTACTTAAGAACTTAGCTTATCAAGTAGCGTTATACAATAGAGGGTATGAATGTAGAGATAAAACAAAGAAACCTTGTATTATCTATCTTTCGATGGAAAATCAGCCTGATGAAGAGTTTCAATCTATGTATAATATCGCAGGATTTACTGAAAATCTTAAAGATCCAAATGGACCGACAGCAAAACAAGTTATGGCTAATATCGAAAAATCTGGTTTAAGATTTTCTCAACCAGGTGATATTGCAATTCAGTTAAGATATGCACCTATTAATTCTGTAGATACTAGTTATTTATATTCATTAGTAGAGGAATATGCTGATAAAGGATTTGAAACCATAGCTGTATTTCAGGATTATATAAAGCGTATTAGACCAGTGTTTGGTAATACTATGGATGAAAGATTTAGACTTGGTAATGTAATTAACGAGTTTAAAAACTTTGCTGTAGAATATAAAATACCAGTTATTACAGCTTCTCAGCTTAATAGAGAAGCTGCTAGAACTGTAGATGAAGCTAGAACAAATGATAGATTTGATAAGATGATGAATGGTGTAGGTAGAGCTAATATCGGCGAATCTTCTCTTATTGATGAAAATCTAGATGCTACTATTCTTATTATTCCGTGCGAAAAAGATGGAGTAAAATATTTAGGCATTAAGATTACAAAGCACCGTTATAGAGTTGATATTGATGCAGGAGCTACTAGATTTTATCAACCATTTGTGCAAGGTAATAGTATTAAATTGGTAGAAGATGTAAATTGTTTTCAACCAGCTGCTAAGTATAGCTTAGTATATGATGAAAATGCTAGTATCTTTACTAATGATAATAATCGGTTTGCTAAGAACGCTATGTTGGAAAGTGAACCTATTGAAGACTTAAATGAGTTTGAAGGATTTATTAGTGAAGTACCAACGATGAGATTAGTAATAGAGAGGGTTACATCATGATGGAGATTAAGTTAAGCGATATAAAATGTCCTATATGCCATAACTATTCTTTTTTAAAAATAAATTATGATGAAACAAATAAATTGTACTCTTTTAAATGTGATAAATGTGGGTTAGAGTCTGTACCTAAGTTTACAGACTCTATAGACCTATTTAAAAATTTTAAAGAGTTAAAATGGGTTAGACACAATAATTAATATATTTTGTTTAGGAGGAGATAACCATGGCTGATATTATGAAATTGCTGGACAAAGAAACTTTAAATGAATTAACCACTACCGCAAATGGTGCTACCACTTATGCTTCAACTGGGGAATATCTTTTGGATTTAAATTATAATATTCCATCTTTGAGAAACAACCCATATAAATTTGAAAGTACTTTTATCAAAGCATATAGTGAAGATAAAAACTTGGCTATTAGATGGCTGCTTTATCTGAGAGATATTAAGAATGGTGCTGGTGAAAGAAACTCATTTAGAGTTTTATTCGTAGATTTTGCTATGACATATCCAGCAGTTGCTCTTGATATTATTAAGAAATGCAATATCCAAAATGATTTTGGCAGATGGGATGATTTAATCTATATCTGGCATGCATTGGAATATACATCTAAAGAAATTACAGATTGTATTAAGCTTATTATTACTAAGCAGCTTAATGAAGATATTAAGAAATGTGCTGAAGCAACAAGTGCAGATGAGGATTGCCATATCTCATTGCTTGGTAAATGGATGCCTTCTATTAATACTTCATCCAAGGAAACCAGAACGATTGCTAACTGGGTTGCTAATGAACTTAAACTTACTAGTAAGCAATATCGGAAAATGCTTTCTTTATTGAGAAGACACAGTAAAGTGGTAGAAGTAGATACTAGTGCTAATAACTGGAAAGAAATTGAATATGAACGTGTTCCTAGCTATGCTAACTTAAAGTACAAAGATGCATTTTTACGGCATGATACTGAACGTAGAAAAAACTATCTTACTAAACTTAAAGAAGGTAAAGCTACTATTAATGCTGGTACTTTGTTTATGTATGATATTATTCATAATTATAGAAAAGACCTATACAGTTTTAATGCCAAAGATGAATCTCTTGAAGAATTATGGAAGAATCTGCCAACTCCAGCGAAGTTGTCTAATACTCTTGTAGTAAGAGATGGCTCTGGCTCTATGTTAGACTGTATTTCACGTAGCTCTTCTCTTACTTCAATGGATGTTGGAGATTCTATCTGCATCTTCTTATCTCAGTTCAATACTGGTGAATTTAAAAATAAATTTATTACATTTTCTAGCAGACCAAAGATTGTAGATCTGACTTCTTCTGATGATCTTTGTACCAAACTCAATATTCTGAGTAAATATAATGATTGCAGTAATACTGATATTGAAAAAGTATTTAATCTGATTCTTAATACTGCTATTAAAAATAAAATTAAACAAGAAGATATGCCAGAAAGAATTGTTATTGTATCTGATATGCAATTTGATTGTGGATGTACTTCTACACCAGATAAAACTTTATTTGAATCATTCATTGAAAAGTATAAAGAGCATGGTTATAAGATGCCTAAACTGATTTTCTGGAATACTTCTACTTACTATGGCCATGATGTTCCTTTAAGAACTAATGAGAATGGGGTAACTTTGTTATCTGGGTTCTCTAATAACATGGTGGATATGGTAGTCAATAATGAACTTGATCCATTTAAAGCTCTTATTAAGACCCTTAAAAATAAAAAATATGACTGTGTAGATTCTATTGAATTCTAATTATTTTAAAACATTATATTACAAGATAGCTATATAGCTATCTTGTAATATAATTTGATTTTTAATGATAAGAATTAAATTTTTTTATATTTTTAGATTCATTTGTTAATATGGATGATAAATAGTTTCCTAAATCATCAGCTGGTATAAGCTTTAATGGATTAATATTATGGAATTCTTTTACGTTACATATCCCATTTAGTAATAATATCAAATAATAAAAATCTGTCATACCGTATATATCAGCAGATAACAGCTTCGGTTTATAATTATACTTAACTAATTCATCATTAGTTAGTTCTATATTTATAGCTAACTTCTTTAGCTCATACATATAATCATCTAGTACATCTTTCACTACATATTTTATTCCACCTGACTGTTGCTGATAACAAAATGAATCATATATAGGAACTACACTTCGGTTATTATATGCAGCTTTAAATTCATCTAATGTATGAGAATACATTGGGTTGGTAGACCCATCAACTATTACTGTCGTTGCCATAGAATTCTCCTCCTATAATAACTGGTTTAGTAATATCACTACTTGTAAAACTTACTATAAATCTAGTTCCAGGAGGTATAAATTTCAATGGATATCTTCTTGCAATTTCTACAGGAACTTTAAGCTTTATTGTCGAAGCTATACCTACATCTCCTAACGGTAGATTACCAGTATTTTTATTTAAGATATTAGTTTTACTCAAACTAATTCTACTTATATTATTAGTATTATCTTTTAACCCAGTTAAAGATTGCATTCTAAAAACTTGTTCTCCTGGTTCATACTTATTACAAGTAGTTAGCAAGATAGCTATCTCAGTATCTTGTACATTAGGGTTATTAATCATTAATATCACCTCAAATTGTATATTATAATTATGACGTATTTTATTATAGTAGTGTTTTTTAAGGAGGAATAAACATTATGAAATTCAGTGATAAAATTAAGATGAAATATGAAGATATGAAACTTAAAAATTCTATTAAATTTTCTAATATGATTATTAGAGACTTACAGTTGGGTATTACCCCAGAAGGATTTATCTATGCTCCGGGAATACTAGACCCTATTACTAAATCACCAGAATCTTTTACATATAATGGATATAGATATGTAGAATTTACTGAAAGAGGGATTGCTATTACAGAAGAAAATCCTGAGATTAGATTATTTGATCCATATAATAATATAGCATTAATGCTTTATTGTTTACAATGGTATTTAGTCAATATTAAAGAAATTGATATTAATCATGATTTCTTAAATATGTTTATTACCAATAATAAGATGAATAGCATTGGTCATTCTGAAATTAGATTGTTTAGAGATGCGGATATGAGTAAGTATGTTGATATCCCATCGTTTAATCAAACTATGTTAAGCATTACTGGCCATGATTATATTAGAGATTGTTTAAAGTATTATGATATGATTATGATATTTGATAACTCTCTGCCATATGAATTCTATAGTGAGGAAATTAAAAGTATAGATATGGTTCCATTCGATGTTTTCTATAATAAAGAAATGTCTATTCATGAAGAAGAATTGTATAAGAAAAATCATATTACACTTAAAACTGTTATTGAACGTTTGTGAGGTATTATTATGATTTTATTCAATGATGAGCAAGAAAAGTTAATATCTGAAGCAATAGATTGGTATAATAATTCTAGTGAACAAGTATTTCAAATTAGTGGTTCAGCTGGTACAGGTAAAACTACTGTACTTAAAGAAATCATTAATAGATTAAAATTAGCACAAGAAGAAGTAGCTCCTATGGCTTATACAGGAGCTGCTGCTATTGTATTACGTACTAAAGGTTTTTATAATTCTAAAACTATTCATTCATGGTTCTATAAAGCTATAGAAGTTCCAGATTTAGATAGATACAATTCATATCTGGATAGGTATGAAACAAAGACTATATTTGTTCCAAAAGAAATACCAGAGAGTATTAAACTAGTCTGTATAGATGAAGCTGGGACAGTACCTATGTCAATGAAGGATGTAATTTTAGATTCTCATAAAAAGATTATAGCTTTAGGAGATTTAAATCAATTACCACCAGTATCTGATTCTCCAGCATTCTTATATTCTGGAGATATACATACTCTTACTAAGATTATGAGACAGAATGAAAAATCTGGTATAGTGTATTTGGCTAATGAAATCTTAAAAGGTCATCCTATTAAAGAAGGTAACTATGGTAATGCTACTGTAATTACTCCAAATGATATTACTGATGATATGATTAAAGAGTCAGATATTATTCTTTGTGGGTTAAATAAGACTAGAACGGTTTACAATGATAAATGCCGAAAATTAAATGGTATAGACCCTAAACAAAAACTTCCTAGTCATGGAGAAAAAATAATTTGTAGAAAGAATAATTGGGAATATGAAGTAGATGGTATTAGTATGGCTAATGGGTTATGTGGAGAAGTAGTAAATTATCCATCGTTGCATTCTTTGGTTGCTAAAGGTAATGGGTTTAAGATAGACTTTAAGCCTACCATGTTTAATATGGAGTTTGTAGATGTACTATGCAGTTATAATTTCTTTAATGCAAATAAAGATAAAAAAGATTTGATTAGACAAAGCCCCTCTTATAGACGTAAACATGGTATAATTGGTAATTTATTTGAACTAGGGTATGCTATTACTACTCATTTATCTCAAGGCTCTCAATATAGAAAAGGTATATATATTGCTGAATATATGAGAAAAGATATTATTAAGAATTTAGACTATGTAGGTATTACTAGATTCTCAGATAACTGCATATTTGTACTTCGTAAAAATAAATTCTTTTAAAATTATATACTATCATATTGAGAGTGAATAACTCTTAATATGTTTTTAATTAGTTTTAGAAAGAGGAGGAAAAAATGTTAGTAGCAAGTAAAATGAGATCGGTTATTAGTTCTGCTAATAGCCCTGTTGAAGAAAGTAATAACGAGATGAATTATCTCGTTCTTCATGTAACCGAAGATGATAGTGGTAATCCCATGAATACATGGGAATTAGTCAAAGGCCGACAAGCGGTCGTAGACGCTATTTATGATATCTTGAAAGAAAATGGATATTATAATTTCTTTAAGTCTAATATTTTATCTGAAAAAGTAAATATGAATAAGGGTATTTCTGCATATACCTTTATCAGAAGATTCTTAGAATCAGAAGATATTACTCTGGAAAATTGGGGCATTGAAAACCTCGATGATTTTAATGATTATATCTTCAGTGAAGATAAGTATGAAGATGATATGTCTTATCAAGGCATTGATTCTATGGACGATTTAGATAAATTCTTTATTGCAGATATTCAGCATAAGAATTTCTTTCAGTTAAAAAATGAGGAGTGATTTAAATGTACAGAGGCAATATTAAGAAACCATCTAAGAAAAAACAAAGCAGTAAATTCTTCGATAAATACATGCTCAATTATCCACAGAATTATTTGTTTACTGTATCTGAACCTAAAGCAGTAAGAACATTAAAACGAGATATCATTAATCTTTTAATGAAAGATATTGCTAAAGGAACAGTTAATTATGAGAAGACTGCACAGTATTTCACTAAACAGTTTGTTTATATGATGTATAATGTAGTACTTCAGGAATATAATAGAAGAATTATGTATTCTGAAGTATTTAAAGATTATATCAATAGACATGGTACTCAAGATCAGTTAGTAGTTCAAGAAGCAGATGAACTGATTAGATCTCGTAGTGTTTATGATTGTCTTTATAAAGACATCGAATTGTTTTATCAGTCTTCTGAATTTGGGGCACCAGATTTTAATATCTTGAAGAGTATTCCTTCTAAGATTAAATTTGGCGATGCCTATTTGATTTAGTAATTGATTATACAAACAACTATAGTGTAATTAGATTATATGTCTAATCTCATTATAGTTGTTTTTTTTGAGTGAGGTGTGAAATGGATAAAGAAACAGTTATTCATATTAGAGATCTTTTTAAATCTATCAAGCTAGTTAGCTCTGAAGATAAAAAAGAATACTCTATTAATATTATCCTTAAATTGGATAATGATGCATGGGTAGATGAAAGAAATCAAGAATTATTTTGGGATGATGACAATGCTATTTGTTATTATTTCCATTTTAATCAGATTAGAAATAATGCACCATCTATGATTGGTAGATCTAAAGTAAATGTGCCAGCTTGCATTTCTGCATTCGATTATGGTGAAATTCAGGAAATTAAAATGTGCTTGAATGAAGAAGCTCTTAGAAAATTGCTTGATAATTTTAGTTCATTTAAAGCATATAACTATCATGATGGAGAAAAGAAAGAACTTGATGATAGGTTAAAAGCATTAATTATTAATAATTATATTAATAAAACTAATGCAGCTAGAGATCTTAACTATAATGATAGACAGCAATATCCATACAAATAATTTTAAAGCTTAAATGAAAAATCAACGATATAATATATTAATGAGTTTGAATACAAACTCAAAATATTTTATACATATTTTATTATTTTTATTTCTTAGGAGGAAATAACTATGAACCAGTTCAACAACTTTAATCCAGCATTTGGTGCTATTAATAACCCGATGCAGCCAATGCAGCAGTCAGTGATGGAGATGAACAATCTTCTTACCGATGAACAGATTGCACGTCTTCGTCAGAAAGGAAGTCAGCCTTCTGGATATTTCTTCAAGGCTCCAACCGATGATGACACGTTAAGAGCAATCTGCACTCATAAACAGAATGGTCAGATTACTGCACATCCGATCGGAGACGGTAGATTCAAATGTGATATCTGCGGTGAAGAATTCACACTTGTTGATCCAGATGAAACACAGGCAGTAGATGCCGCTTGTGAAAAGGTCAACGATATTATTCAGAGTATCAAGACTTATTACGGACAGGCAACTCCAGAACTTGCAGGTGTCTATCCTGTAATTAATATCATTAAACAGCTGCCACATATGTTTAGGGTAGCTGGAAATTATATGAAGTCTGCTATGCCACAGACTAATGAATTTTATGGAAACAATTATTACACTCCGTCCAATACTTATATGAATCTTACCGCTGGTGCTGGTATTCCAGGGTTTGATAATGGAGGTTATTATGGTGGTGGTTATAATATGGGAGGTTATCAGCAGGCACAGCCGTATTATAACCAGAGGTTCCAGCAGCCAACCCCTGTAATGAATAATAATCCTCAGATGCCGCAGAATCAGCAGACAATGTATCCTCAGGGAGGTATGCCTCAGGCTCCAGCTTATGGCTATCCGCAGCAGACTCAGGCACAGATTCAGTATCAGCAGCCTGCTCAGACATTCCAGCCAGGATATAATCCAGCAGCTCAGCAGGCAGCTCCAGCTTATTCCGCAGCAGCTAATCCGATTGGTAACGGAGTAGCTGTACAGCCAACCGCTGCACCAGCCGCAAACAATGGTCCTACAAATACAACCAATGTTAATGTAGGAACAAAACCTGTTAAGTTTGAAGCTTAACAAAAAAATAAAAAAATAATAAAAAGAGAATCTGTATAATAACATAAATAATTTAAAGCCAGCTTATAGGTAAGAGTAGGATTTAAATCCTACTCTTATTTTATAGGCATATAAATTTGCTTTAAATTATTTTTTGAATGAAAGAAAACTATTGAGTAAAGGAGGAGATAGAATTGAGTATTGACTTTAAAAAAGCTATTAATGAATACGGCAATGAGATTAAAACTTTAAGTAATTTCTCTGATGCAGTTAGAAGAACTCCAACTCAGTTTATTGGCTATTTAGGAAACCGTGGTCATATCAATATGATACGAGAGATTCTTCAAAACTCTATGGATGAAGTAGAAAAACAGGAATCTCCAGCTACAGAAATTTGGATTACTTATAATGAAGATAATAAAGAATTTACATGTGTAGATAATGGTAGAGGATTGCCATTTAAAGATATGATAAGAATCTTTTCTTCTGAACATACATCATCTAACTATGAAAAGAAGAAAGGTGAATTTAGTTCAGGAAGACATGGTGTAGGTAGTAAAGCTACTAACGCATTATCTTCAGTATTTATTGGTGTATCTTATCTATGTGCCCAATACTCTCCTACTGGTAAACCAGAAGCTAGATACATTGAATTTAGAGAAGGTAAGCCAATATTAAAAGAACCAAAAAAATACCCTAACAGAGATAACTGGCAGGGTACTAGGGTTTCATTTATTCCTGATACAACTATTATGGGAACTATTACAACTTCATGTGAAGATGTAAATGCTCTTATTAGTACTCTATTACCATTAATGAAAATTGGAGCTGTAATCAATTTTCATGGTATTAGAAATGGTAAAAATGTTTTTAATGAAAGGTATGTAAATGAGATTGGCATCTCAACCTTTCTGCTGAAAGACAAATATCAAGCACTTATCCCACCAATTACATTTAGTGGTGGTAATGATAGAATGAAAGCTGATATTGCCTTCACGTATGATGCTAATGGTATTGATGAACAAGAAGTTGTTTATTCATTTGCTAATATGTGTCCGACTATTAGTGCAGACTCTGCACACTCACAAGCATTTATTGATGCATTATGTACTTATTTCAGAAATTATATGAATAAGATTTTTCTTAATAAGAAAACTAATTTGACAATCATCAATAATGATATTAAAGCTGGTCTTAAAGCAGCGGTAGCAATTATGCATATTGAACCAATGTTTTCAGGGCAGGCTAAAGAAATCTTTAGTAATACGGATGCAATTCCATTTATTAAAGAACTTGTGACTGTAAGTCTAGACCAATGGTGCAAAACACATTCAAATGAATTACAGCGTCTATGTAATTTCTTTAAATCCGTAGGTAATCTGCGTTTAAAAACTAATAAAGAAAAGATAGTAATGCTTAAAAAGAATGTGTCTTCATTGACTGGATTACCATCTAAATATCAAAAACCTTCTGGTAGAACTAATCTTGAATTGATTCTGGTAGAAGGGGATTCTGCTATGAGTACTTGTCGTGAAGCATGTGATCCTACTAAGCAGGGCTTGATGCCTCTTAGAGGTAAAGTAAAGAATGCTATGACTTGCTCTAAAGAAGACTTCTTTAAGAATGAAGAGTGTAAAGCTATTTATACAATTCTTGATTGTGGAGAAGGTAGAAGATGTGATCCTAATAAATGCAAATTCGATAAGATTATATTCTTAGGAGATGCAGATGTCGATGGGTTACACATTAGAAGTTTACTGTTAAAAATGTTTTTGATTTATTACAGACCACTTGTAGAAGCTGGTAGAGTGTATGCTGCTGTACCACCATTGTATTCTATTAAGAATAAGAATGGTACTCTTACTTATTTTACAGATAAGAGAGAATATGTACAATATGTGTATAGAAGATTTATTAAGTATAATATCGTCAAGAGTTCTACTGGTAAAAAAATGAGTGATGACCAAGTAGTGGATCTTCTCTGTAATAATATCAATTATTTGATTGATATGAGTATCATTTCTCAGAACTATGCTATTGAACCAAATCTATTAGAGTTGGTATATAGTATGATTCTTAATGGATACAAGTATAGTCAAATTAAGAAAGTTGTATCTAAAGTAAACAAGTACATTCAAGTAGATAATAAGAATAATATTTTAGTACTTGATGGATTAGTTGGTGATGAAATTCAAATGGCAGTATTTAATCAGAATATGCTTAAAGATTGTCATGAAAGAATTTCTAAATATATTATCAATTCTGACATTAATGGGTATATCCTCAATGATAAGAAAGTATCACTGTATCAATTAATGAAAGCATTTGATAGTTTTACACCACCTAATGTACAACGCTATAAAGGCTTAGGCGAAATGAAGCCAGCACAATTAGCAGTGTCTACTTTATTACCTGAATATAATAGAACTTTGATTAGATATACTTCTGAAAATATTGCTAAAGAAATTGAAGATATTCGTAGAACTGATTCTAATTATACTTCTTTATTACAGGGTGTAGATATTGCTGGGTTTGATTTATGATTTAGAAGAGAGGACTATTCCTCTCTTCTTTTTTTCTCAGGTATATTTAAAAATAATTGTATATTATATCATTGAAGGTTTATTATGTTTTTACCAAAGGAGGTAATAAAGATGATTAATAACAAATCAAAGTATACCTTCAATCAAATCCGATTTTTGATTGCATCAACGCGATCGAAATCATCCTCAGTGTTTTGGGTGATGAACAAATTCGGTATTAGTAAGGATTTAGCGTCCTTTCTTATTGGGGTGAATAACCATACCGTTAGTAATTATCATAGTCTGCATCAGCCCAATAAGATCATCGATGAATGTATCAAGTTGGGAGCATCTTATATTGAGCTTAAAAAGCTCAATATTTTCCCTAAGAAAGAGCTTAAATCTGCTTTTTCTAAAGTATCTGATATCCCAAGTGATTTAAAGGAAGAAGGTGAGCAGATTATGGATCAAGAAAAAGTTCAAGAAGTGATGAAAGAGAAAGATGGAGTCACTACTGAAAATGGTTTCAAGATCAAGGATTTCATTGAGGGTATCAATGGGGACTCTAAGAAGATTACTAAAGAGGATGCAGTCATTGTTTCTACATTGCTTACGGATATCTTTGAGAGAAGAGTTTCCATTGAGAAGCTTAAAGAGTTTTTGACAAGATAGGAGGAGGACCATTATGAAAGTTTCATTTGGCGTTTTTAATAATTCAAACTCTATTCAGCCGATAGAAAAAGAGTTGGATTCATTTAGGACTGACTGTCGCGGCCTTATGTGGGCTATCGCAAGAACTAAGCCTGGCCTTGATTATTCCATGGCATCTCAGCTTAAATATGTTATTGATAAATTGGATAAAAATGGTGCTGATGAAACCAAGTTGGTCTATTATGGTATTAACTTTATGCTTGATAGAATCATGCAAGGTGATATTGATATCATCACTAATGCCCAGAAAATGGCACTTCCGTTTAACACTGCCGCTATGTTGACTAATCTTAATGCTGGCAGTTCATGGATCTACTACGATACTAGTGCAAACAGTTTGCTTGCATCATTAGGCAAATTGTTTAGAGTCAATGGTACTAAAGTAGCTATTGATCATGATGAACTGTTAGGGTTTATCATTATGATGGCATATGTAATCAATGAATCTGATGAATTCATCAAGTTTGTGTCTTCACATAAACTTGTTGAAGTATCGTCTGACCTGAATATCTATTGGACCTTGAGATATAAAAAGCTCGAGAAAGAAAAATTTGCCAAGGATATCAGATTTGAACAAGTGTTCAATATGTATCTGCTTGGTAAACAGCTCCCATCTTTTGGAAAGTTTAAGGAGGAGTATACAAAGGCAAAGCATAATTACATTACCATCAGTAGCGTGTTGAAGAATTGGAGAAGGAAAAACAAAAAGTTGCTCTCGTGTTATGTGAGTGACGACGAAAAGCTGTACTTAGAGTATATGTTGTTGTCAAACAATGTTGACTATAAAGAGCTGAAGAAGTTTATTTATAATAAGTAAAGGAGAAGTTATTATGAGTAAAGAACTGTTTGAAAAAGTTACAAAAGAAACATACATCGTGCCAGTTTTTGTTTCTGTTTACGATGCTATGAGTAAAGAAGCCAATCTCGATATCAAACCATTGTGCGAAAATATCGAGAAATTCTCTGATGTTATTTACAATCTGGATGAAGCAAATGTTAGAAAGCTTGTTTCTGGTTTCACAAAAGTATATGATGTACAGGCCGCTGTAAATGGCAGACTCGGTATCCTGAGAGGATCTATTTACAAGTATATCGAGAATTCTATTATGGAATTCAAGAAGAAAGAAAATAGGTTCTTCAAGCCTGCCACCAATGACATCAGAGATATCTTCTCTGAAGATGACGTGCAGGAAATCCTCAAGATTTCTAAAGTCTACTATAATGGGGGTATCAAAAACCTCATTAAGGAGAATCTGCCAAAACTGGTTAATGAATATTTGGCAAAAGAGATCTCTGGTGTTTATGTTTTCAGTAGAGCTGCCGTTCAGTTGTTGATTAACGACGCTACTAAACCTGCTACACCAGAAAATACTAGCAATGCATCTTCTGATGACACTCCTAATATCAATGTAACGGTTTCTACTAAAGAGGAACCACCAGTCATTAGGTTCGACAAAAAAGTAGAAGAGGGAAATGGAAATAATGGTTATTATCTTAAATCTTCGTCTTGTGATTTGGATAATTTTATCATTAACGATATTGATCCATTTAATGGAGGAAATAAAGCAATAGCTATTCCATCTCATAAAGTGGATGATTATCGCAAGGTTTTGTTAAACCTGATTTGGTATTTCCCACTGTACATGGGAATTAAATTCTTCTTTGATGAAAATGCACATGGTAGTGAAGTATGTGCAACCCAGACAAAGAATCTTTTGATTTTCCATGCTACTGGGCTGAAAAGATTGCTTAAGACATATTATACTTTCTTCTACCGTAAAAGCGCAATCTTCACTTTGAAGGATTTCATTGATGGTGTTAAAGATATGGGCTACTTGCCAGATAAGCACACTCTGTGCCACAATGGTAAAGAAGTAAACGATGTTTTGGTATTTGATAAAAATGTCATTGCTAAATACATCTTCGATAATCACCTGATTGATTGGGTTCCAACATATGAGAGATGCGTTGATTGGTGGAAATATGATACCAACAGTGATGCTTTCAATGCTGTAGGTGCAAGTGATGAGTTTATCGATCTCGCCAGAAAATATAGTTTGGTGGGTAAAATGTTTACCCCTATCGACAATTCTATGGATGTAATTAAGATTGATTATCCAACTCATATTGATAACACCCCAGCAGTAGTAGAAAAAGAAGTAGAAGAGGTAAAGGAAGAAGCTAAGCCAGTTCTTCCGCTTCCATCCACTGACTTTGATAAAGTTGTTTACGAGAATAGCAAAGCTATCTTTCTTTCCGACATTGTAAATTGGGTTGTTGATAACTCAGATACAGACGAGGATGAAGAGAAGAGAGTTGAAGAAGTATTCAATTCTATTCGTAAATACAACCCAAATTGCCAGTTGTACAAGGATGCAGCAAACCTCAGCCATGTGATTAGGACTTTCGATGGGATCCTCAATCCTGTGATTTTTCCTAAACGCTAATTATTCATTTTAAAAATGAATAAGCAAAATAAAAGGTGGTTATATGACCACCTTTTATTTTTTATCTTCCATAATAAGAATACGTATACCCTTATCTCTATTAGGAAACATAAGAATTTTGGTTTTATTTTTTATAGGCTTATTCTATAGGTATTAAAAATAAGTAAACCAGAAACAATCCATTACTACTAATATATTTAGTAATTATATTTAATTGGAGGAAAAGTAAAATGGCAATCGTTATTAAAGCAGAAAAAGACCGTTATTTCAAATCTCATGATAATGCGTTACAATTTGGTATTTTTAAAGAATATCAAGAAGGCTCTAATAAACCATTAGTTATCATTCATCATGTAGATGCAGATGGAATCTTTTCTGCTCAGATTGTAATTAAAGCTATTAAAGAGTTTATTGGTAATACTAAAATTTCTATTACATGTGTACCATATAATTATGAAAGACAGTTTGATTTTTCTTCATATATCAAGAAAGGCAGCAATGTAATTGTAGTAGACCTTTCTCTTAAAATGAATGATATTAAAGCTATTTTGAAGAATGCAAACAGTGCTTTCATTATTGACCATCATCTTACTACATTGAGAGAAATCGATTCTAATTGTAAATTCTATAAAAATAAGATTTATGATAGAGCTTTAGGAATGTATATCTGTGTTAAGAATGCAGGTGTAGGACTTTGCTACAATATTTTTAAAGATTGTGTAAATTCTTATGGTGCTGCATTTGCAGATTCAGTCAATGAAAAAGCTATTGGATTGATTGATAGATATGATAGATTTGGATTCCTTAGTGATAAAGATAGAGAAGATTGCTTGTCTATTTATAACTTTACTCTGCGTTCCAATCAGTTATACATTGATTCTAAAATGGTAACTGAATTGCTTTGCAATAAAGATTATTTAGATAAAGCCCTTAAATTTGGTAAAGAATTTTATGATGAATCGGTGATTGTAAATGAAATTAGATATAGAGCGTTTGCTAGACCTACTACTTTTAACTTTAACGGTATCGTTTATAACTGCTGTTATATGTATGGTGGCGGAAATTCTGCCGTATTCGGAAAACATATAAATGATTTTGACTTTGTTTCTCTTATTAGAAAAAACAAAGATACAGACGGTTATACAGTATCCTTCTATACAGCTAAAGATAATGTAGATGTAAGTGAAATTGCAAGGTCCTACGGTGGTGGTGGTCATAAAAAGGCTGCTGGTTCACCAGTTAAATATAATATTTATGAAGAAGGGAAATAATGTACTATGGCTGTTAAGAAAATTGAAAAACGTGATGGAAGTATTGTAGACTTTAATAAAGATAAAATTACAAATGCAATTATAAAAGCTATGAAGTCTGTAGACATGGTAGATGAAAAAGAAGCATCTAACGTTGCTACTCAAGTAGTTAAAGAAATTAATAAAGCTAATAAGCCTATTCCAGGGGTAGAAGATATTCAAGATATTGTAGAAGAGAAGTTAATGAAAAAACACCCTAAAGTTGCTAAAGAGTATATTACTTATAGAAACCAGAGAACTATCATTAGAAATAGAAAGTCTTCTACAATGATTAATATTAAGAAGATTCTTGATTGCTCTAATGTACAAAACTCTAATGCTAATATTGATGAGTATTCTTTCGGTGGTAGAAAGAATGAATCTGCTAATATCATTCAAAAAGAAATCGCATTGAATGATTTGATTGACCCTGAAATTACTGAAGCATACAATGAAGGTAGATTGTATATTCATGATTTGTCTGAATATACTATTGGTGAACATAACTGCTTATTTGCTGATATTCCTAGATTATTAGCTAATGGATTTGAAGCTAGAAATGGTGATGTAAGACCAGCATCATGTTTCGCTACTGCATGTCAGTTATTAGCTGTAATCTTCCAGATTCAGTCTCAGTGCCAGTTTGGTGGTGTAGCTGATAATGCTATTGATAGACATTTAGCTCCATATGTAAGAAAGTCATTTATTAAGCATTATAAGAATGGCTTACATTGGTTTGGTAATCCTGGAGATTGGGATACATTTACTGCAAACCATGCATTTAATATTGAAACCGCATCCATCTCAGCAGAATGGAATGTTTTCAAAGCCTTTAATAGAATGGCATACATGTTTGCTATGGAATCTCTTGAAAAAGAAGGCTTACAGTCTACTCAAGCTTTATATCATAATCTTAATACATTGGAATCCAGAGCTGGCAGCCAAGTACCATTTACTTCTATTAACTTTGGTTTGGATACTTCATTTGAAGGTAGAAAAGTTACTGAATGGTGCTTAAAAGCATCTATTGATGGTATTGGTAAGAATCATTCTACTTCTATTTTCCCGATTTCTATTTTTGTAAATAAAAAAGAAATTAATGATAGAATGTATACTCCTAATTATGATTTGAAGAAGCTTGCTATTAAATCATTAACTAAGAGAATTTATCCTAACTTTGCTAATGGTGATTGGATTTCTAATAAAGCTGATTTGCTTCCAATTAAATTTATTAATAAACAATATGAAGCCGCAGATTCCAATGATGAAGTAACAATTAGAATAGACTTAGATTATATGGATAAACTTAAAAAGAGAACTGTAGAAGAACAGACATCTCTTTACTCTTTCATTAAAAAAATAATTGCACGTAAGAGTGATTATATTACTACTGACCATAATGAAGTAACTATTAAACTTGTTAATCAGAAAGATAGATTCTTGATTAAAGATTCTAATTGCAGTAATAATGATTATAATAGACGAGAAAACGATCATTATACAAGACTCTATTATATTACTTATACTATTGATGACTTTGGTAAAATTGGAAAGATTTATATTACTACAGAATCAGCTGGATACGATATTCATAAGAAACATATCTCTGATTATAGTGATTTAGCAGTAATCCATGTATCTTACCCAAACCCGAAATTGAATTACAACCCTGATACTGAAATGGCAACTATGGGTTGCAGAACATTAATTGGTAACGATGTAAATGGTATGGGCTATAATAAACTTGGTAGAGGCAATATTACTCCAGTTACTATTAACCTTCCATATATTGGTATTGAACATGGTATTTGTTTAGGAAAACGAGATACTCCAGATGAAGAAGGATTCTTTAAAGAATTAAATCATATGCTTGATTTAGCAACTAAAGAGCTTTTAGATAGATATAATTATATTTGTTCTCAGTCTATTAAAGCAGGCTCTTTTATGTATTACAACGGTACTGTTGCTGATTCAGATAAAGCATTACTCTTTGGGGTTAAAGAATCAATGAAGCATGGTACCAATGCTCTTGGGTATATCGGATTAGCTAATGCTTGCTATGCAATGTATGGCAAATACTTCCATCAAGATAAGAAAGCAATGGAATTCGCTAAAAAAGTAATTAAGACTATTTATGATAGAGCTAAAGAGAATACAGAAAAATATCATCTGAACTTCTCTGCATACTCGACCCCTAAAATCGCTTAATGGTTCTGTGGGGGCTTGTATAGTAATATACAATGAAAAAGCTGCTTAACCTATATTAAATAGGGTGTGTATGTAACGTATAGTGTAGTATAGGAAATGATACTTAATACATATGCTAACAGGGAACCTTGGTCAGGAATCCTGTGCTAAATTTATTGCTATTAATCAAAAAAAAATAAAAAGAAAGGAGGCGACAAAAATGAAATTACCGAAAACAGCTAGACAAATACCTGGTTCTACAGATTGGGTAGATGTGAATGGAGATATCTATACTATAGATAATAGGCATTACCATCCTAAAAAGATTATTAAAAGATCACAGCATACTGTATGGGGATATAAATACTGTGCAGTAAATTATAATGGTAAAAATATTACTAAGCGTGTCCATAGAATAGTGGCAGAAACATTTATACCAAACCCTAATAATTATAACGTAGTAGGTCATAGAAATAATATAAAATCTGATAATAGGGTAGAAAATTTATACTGGACTACAGTTTCTGAAAATACTAAAAAAGCATACGACGATGGATTAGCAGTTAATGCTAAAGGATTCGACGATAGCCAAAGCAAACCAGTAAAGATGTTCAGAACAAGTACTAATGAATACATTGCTACATATGGAAGTATCAGAGAAGCAGCAAGAATTACTGGTATAAAGCAATCTACTATTTCCAGACAAGCAAGGTATAAACGTCCAGTTAGAAAAGAATTCTATTTTAGATTTACCGATGACATTGATTGTCAACAATTAATAGCAATAATAAATGTGAACAGACTATCGAAAATTTAAACATGAGTAGAGTAGGGGAAACCCGAAAGAGCAGCACCCATTGTGAAAATGGGATAAAATATAGTCGAAAAAACGGCAGAATCAGCATGTTATAGCTTAGCAACTAAACTGCAAAAGAAGTTTGGTAAGATTAAGAATGTATGCGATAGAGATTATCTTACTAACTCTTGTCATGTACCAGTATATGAAAATATTTCTATTAGAGATAAAATTAATGCGGAATCTAATTTCACATGGATGTCTACTGGTGGATGCATTACTTATACTGAACTTAACTCTGGTGTAATTAATAACCCTAGAGCTGTAGAAAAGATTATTAACTATGCTATGAATAATGAACGTATTCCATACTTTGCTATTAACTTCCCTATTGATACATGCAATCATTGCGGATTCAGTGGAGAAATTGAAGAGTATTGCCCAGTATGTGGTTCTGATGATATTAAACGGCTTCGTAGAGTTACTGGTTATATTACCACCGATTATCGTAAATTTAATAAAGGTAAAATTTCTGAAACTAATGATAGAGTAAAGCATACATTATAAAAGGAAGTATAAAAATGAGATTAGCGGGTATTGAAGATAATAGTATTGTAGATGGTCCTGGAATTAGAATGGCTATATTTATTTCTGGGTGTAATCATCATTGTAAGTATTGCCATAATCCTCAAACATGGGATTTTAATTATGGCAAGGTATTCGATGAAGGAACACAATTAGAAATACTCGATCAAATTGAAAGTAATGATTTATTAGATGGGATTACTTTAACAGGAGGTGATCCCTTCTATTCTTCTAAAGAATTAATTCCATTTGTAAAAGAGTTTAAGTCTAGATTTCCTAATAAGAGTATTTGGGCTTATACTGGATTTATTTGGGAAGATTTAATTAAAGATAATTATAGAAAAGAGTTAGCATCTCTGTGTGATGTAGTCGTAGATGGCCCATTTATAATGGATAAAAAAGACTACACTCAATCATTTAGAGGTTCTTTCAATCAAAGGTTTATAGATGTTAAGGCTAGTCTTAAAGAACATAAAGTAGTTGAAATAGAAGAAGATAATTATTACGATTAACAAGGAGATAGTAACATGAGATTTGAAAAAGTGCCCAAAGAAGCATTTATTAAAGACTGCAAAAAATATCTGGGTGGATTAATAGTTATTGATAATGATATTCAAAAATTCCTTAATGAAAAAGGTTATTCAGAAGAAAAACTAACTAAGTATTATGAAGAAATTTATGAAAATATTTCTATTCCTACAAGATCTACGTCTGGATCAGCTGGTTATGATTTTAAAAACCCTTTTACAAATCTTTCATTTTGTACGTTGCCTATCTTTATTCCAACTGGTATTAGAATATTCTTGGATAAAGATAAAATCCTTCAAATCGTACCAAGATCTAGTTCTTCTAAAAAAGGAATTATGTTAGCTAATACCATTGGTATTATTGATTCAGATTATGTAAATGCCGATAATGAAGGCGATATTATTATTGCATTGAGAAATTACGATAAAGAAAAACAAACATATTCAACAGTTATTGAGCAGAATGAAAAGATTGCTCAGGGTATTATTACTTCATTCTATACAGTAGATAATGATAATGCTACTGGTGCTAGAACTGGTGGATTTGGTTCTACTGGTAAATAATATTAGTTATTTATAACCCTCCTTAAATCAAAGTTTATCTAGTACCTCATATGAGGTACTAGATAAATATTGCTTAGATATATTGTAGTTGCCCTTCCAATAGCTGCAACTATTGGAAGGGTAATAGGAGGAACTTAATTATGAATAGAAATTTTAAAAAACTCGTTAGATTCCTCAATAATGTGTTGATGGGTAATAAAATTAATAATTATATATTATTTTTATGAATAGGTAGTTTAGCTTTATAATTATTTTTATTTTAAACAAAAATATTTTTGCGCTACTTTTTCAATTACTAAACATTAATACCTATTCATTTGCTATTGCTTAAGAAGTATAGATTAAATAAGTCGAATTTAGTCTTTACTTCTTAAGCTTTTATTTTTTTTAATTATACTCCATACCAATATTGGTATGGAGTATAATTATTTTTTTAAGTTATATATTATACCTATGAATATAAATCTTTAGGTTTATATTTAATCTAGCCCTATCTAGTAGATTTAGATAAGACTATCATAATGGAGGTGAATATGCATGCTTAATAATATTATTTTTGAGCAGGATTGCGATAAGCGTCTTGCAGAATTCAAATATAATGCTAAAGAGAAATACTATAAACTTGTTAAAAGTTTTAAAATTAATAGCAAGTTACTTAGTATGGATCAAATTAGAAAAATTTTTATTGATAAAAATAAAAATTCTAATAATGATTATGCATTCATGGTATTAGATGTCAATGCTACCCCAGCAGATATTATATCTATGCCATGTAGAATTTGTGACTATAAACAATAAGTTTATTTCATAAATTATATTATAAAGAAAGGTGAACTACCACTTTTCTTTTTTGCCTCCATACTATATAGTTCTTCAATAAATATTAAATAAGTTAGATATTATATATATGACGACATCTCAATAATTATTAAGGGAGGTTATAAAATGTCTGAAAAGATTATTGAAGAAAATATTGTTAAACAAACTAATGAAGACTTAACAGCATATGCAGTATATGTAGCTAGAAAACGTATGCTTCCAGCATGTGAAGATGGATTAAAACCTGTACAAAGAAAAATTATATTCGCACTTTATAATGATTTCCCTCAAACCGCTAAAGGGAAAACAGTTAAGACTGCATCAGTTACTGGTAAGGTAATTGAAAAGTATCACCCACATGGTGATACTTCTGTTGCAATGGCAATTAAACCTATGGCAAATTGGTTTGAAAGCTATGTTCCATTGATTAGTCCTCAGGGGTCATTTGGTAATATCTGGGGTGATGGACCAGCAGCTCCACGTTATACTGAAGTAGCATTATCTAAATATGCGGTAGATTGTGTAATTGGTGATATGAAAGAAACTTATGCATCTACTGATTGGGAAGATAACTATGATGGTAATTATAAAGAACCAATGTTTTTACCAGCTACTGTTCCTAATCTTCTCATTAATGGTACTTTTGGTATTGCAGTAGGATTAAAGACTGAGATTCCTAAGTTCAATATTAATGAAGTTATTGATGCAACACTTCATTTGATTGACCATCCAAATTCAGATGTAATATTGATCCCAGATGATCCTCAGGGTTCTGATATTATTGATACTGATTGGGTAACTATGTCTAAGACTGGTAAAGGTAAATTTAAAACCAGAGCTAAGATTGAGATTGGTGAATTTCATCATAGACCAGCTTTGTTTATTAATACTTTACCATCTATGGTATTCTTTGAATCCATTAGAGATAAGATTGAAAAACTTAAAGAAGCAAATCAGCTTCCACAAGTTGTAGATATCTTAAATAACTCTAAGATTCCAGATTTAAAATCTAAGAATCCAGAACAAGTATTCCAAGTTATTATTTCTTTGAAGAAAGGTGCAGATCCAAACTTTGTAAAACAAGTTCTGTATGCAACTACTTCTTTGGAGAAAACTACATCTCTTAATTTTGAAGTTCTATATAAAAATATGCCTGTAAGCTGGAATTACAAGCAGTATTTATTGAACTTTATTAACTTTAGAAGAGAACGTAAAGGAAGACTGTTCTCTAATAAACTTAAAGAATGTAGAACCAGAATGGATGTACTGGATTTGTATATTAGGGTAATTGAATCTGGTAAGATTGATGAAATCGTAAAGAAAATCAGAAAACAGAAATCTTCTGATGAATCTGAACTTATTGAATTCATTATGAAAACAGTTAAAGGTGTAAAGCCAAATCAGGCTAAGTTCTTATTAAATACAAATATTAAGAGACTTAGTTTGGGTTATCTGAATTCTTATAGAGCAGAGCATCAGCAGCTGCAAGAAGATATTAATAGATATTATGATTATTGTCTTCACGTAGAAAAGATTGATGCTATCATTAAGCAGGAACTTATTGATGCTAAGAAGAAGTATGGCTGTCCTAGAAGATCTAGAATTATCTCTATTAATGAAGCAGAAAATATTCCTGAAGGGACTTTTAAGATAGTCATTACAGAAAAAGGCTTCATTAAGAAGATGGATATGAATGATAAGTCTACTATTAAGAATGATAAGATTGATTTCTCTATAGTAGTAGATAATAAAGATAGTATCCTTCTATTTAGCAGATTAGCAAAAGTATATAAACTTCCAGTACATAAGATTCCATTCTCTAAACCCGGTTCTAATGGATTAGATTTAAGAATGGTAGTAAAGAAATATGTAGGTGAAGGTATTTCTACAATAATTCCAGAATCTGGTATTCAAAATATTAAGTCTATCTTTGAGAAAGATGGTATTGAATGTGATATCTTTGTATTAACTAAAGATGGCTTATTTAAACGCATGGATATTAGTGAAGTTATGAACGTAACTGTATCTGGATTAATGTATGCTAAACTTAATGAAGGGGATTATATTACTGATATCATTCTTATGAATCCTATGAATGAACTTATCATTTATTCTAAGAATAAGGTATTACGTATGTCTGGTATGGAAGCTCCATTACTTAATAGAAGTACTAAGGGTAATGTAGCTATGAGAAGTAAATATCCGATAGATGGATTTACTTGTATTACACCAGATTCTAAATATGTAGTAGCTATTACAAATTCTGGTAGAGTAAATAAAGTTCCACTTAATATTATTCCATTATCTTCCAGAGGTAAATCTGGTAATAGTGTGATTAAGTTAGGAAAGAATGATAGCATCTATACTATCTTAGTTTGTAAGGATAATGATAGATTCAATGTCATTACAAATAGAGGAAGTAAGATTATCAGTATTAATGAATTGAAAGATAGTTCATCTATTAGTACTGGAGATAAGCTTATTGATAGCTCAGGTATTGTAAGTATTATCCCAGTAACGGAATAATACACGACAGTATATACCCCTAGGCGACAGGACACGCCTAGGGGTATATACTGTTATTTTTTAGGAGAAGTAACATGAAAAAAAATCGCACCGAAAGATGAATCCAACAAACAGTGCCATAGATAGATAATCCGCACCTTAATCACTATCTATGAAGCAACATATATCCACCCACCGTTAATAAATATACATTGCTTACTTTAATGTTACTTTTTTATTGACCACAGATTGATAAAAAAGATATTACAGAAACTAATATTTGATTTGATAATAAAGGATCGTGATAACACGATCCTTTATTTTTTGTAATAGTGAGAAAATAAACTTATATAATATATCTATGAAGATTAATATATCTTAGTCTTCTATTTTTGTTATATAGTCTAGCAATGTGTTAGACCATTTTCCGCAAAGGAGGAAACTTATCATGATCAACAATCAAAAACTCATTCTTATTAGGAATTATGTTCTTTCTGAGATGAAAAAATGAGTTCGAGGGTCCGCGTTGATAACGCGGAAATCGAGGTAGATACCAAAAAGAAAAATTCTTCCAGTAGCACCTTTAGATTCAAGGTGCTTAAGAGCAATTCTAAAGATACGCTGATGAGAATTGTCTATTCAGCGTATGAAGCCAATGGTAAGTACGTTGTAAAGAGTTCCGATCAGGAACTCCCAACAGAGGAGGTGAATGAACTTTTCTACTCTATTGCTCAGCACTAGGGTAGAAAAGAAATAAAGATGGTCATATGACCATCTTTATTTTTTGTTATTTTTTAACTTTATTATAATATAGAAAGGAGTGTACTATGGCTACTAACAAATCATCTATAAAAGATAATGTTTATACCAAAATAGAAAATATATTACCTAAACGATTATCGCAATATAAAAAATGTTTATCAACTTTCATTACAGATAGACATGCAGAATTATTTAAAACTGCCCCATTAGACAGAATATATTATAGAGAATCAGATATAACTAAAATGTTTGAAGCTGTAGGTATAGAAAAGAGAGTAGTTAAAGATGCTATATCTAATACCTATTATGGGCCTCAAGCTAATTTTAATCCTAGAGCAGCTAAAGATGAATTAACTGTATTAATGCTGACTATAATTAGATATTTCTTATTAAAGAAAGATAATAAATCATTGGATGTATCTATGATTTATTTAGCATTCTCAGGTAAATTCTATCCTAGTATTCATTATATGTGTTTCCCTAAAGTAGTACCACAAGACTTTGTAATGGAATATGTAATCAATAATATGCTGAATAATAAATTCGTATTAAAATCTAAAGGTAATCTATTTGCAGCTATAATGAGTATTTGCCAAACTTGGGTTAAAACTTATGAGAAAAGATTTATTAGTTATTCAGATGAAGATGTAGTATATCTGATAGGGCAATTACATTCTAGAATTAGAAGCTTTATGATTAATATAGCTAAAGCATATTATAAAGCATACGAGAATAAAGATTACATTGTTTATAACTCTGATAATGAAGACCCTACAAATAATGGTGGTGAGTATCATTTAGCATCTTCAGATTCATTCAAAGCAGAGAAAGTAATACAAAGAACTATGTCATTCATAGTAGCTAGTGGAGCTGATTATAAACTATGTAAACTATCATCTAATTCTACAGTAAAGACTGAAGAATTAAAATCTATTATAGAATCTATACTGAATGATAAAGATAATATGATATTAGTTCGTAAAGCTATAAGTATTTTAGTATATACATATTTTGAACAGTCTAAAGATAAAAATGTACTTACTATGAACTTTATTACTTATAGTATTACACCTAAACCTAACACTAAAGATGAACATATATTAGAACTAAAGAGTATTATAGATAATTGGCTTAATACTGGTTCTGCATTATACAGAAAGAGAAAACATAGATTAGCAACTAGAAATAATTATAATAAAGCATTATTAATGTATTTAGCTATGTCAATTTATCAGGCTAATAAATAACTATTAAGCTACCTAATATTAGGTAGCTTAATAAATTGTAATTTTAATATATTTTTAAGTTATATATCATATTTATGAATAATTAGTATATTTATTTTACTAGCTTAAAGCTAGAAAGGAGAATTTATTATGAAAAAATATACTGTTAAAGAAGTAAGCCGAATTATGAACGTTAGTAGTGCCACTGTTATGAGACGCATTAAAGACGGTAGCTTGAAGGCGTATAAACAGAATGGCAAGTTTATCATTTCTGAAGAAGAATTTAATACTTTTCTTAAGGTACATCCTAAATATTTAAAAAAGGTACAACCTCATCAGTCTGAAGTACAAGATGTAGTAGATATCATTAGTGCTAATGAAGCATTTAATAGGTATGCTATCTACCTTAAAAAGTTGATGATGCTGCCAAAGGATGATGAAACCATTAATTACATCATGTCAATAGTGGAGAATCATAAATCCCTATTGGATATGTGTATTAATGAATTAAAAAAAGGAAAAAAATAAAAAGAAAAACTTTTATTGAAAGGAGGTGACTATAATATGGCAAGCTCCGTGGATTTTGAGGAACTGAAAAGCAGAAATCTCAAGTTAGCCAAAGCTGATACTAAAGCTGCTATTAATAGCCTTAATAGCGTTTTGAAACAGCTCGAAGCTAATGATGGTTCATACATCGACCTTAATGGTGCACATGGTACTGTATCCGATCTGGCTATGGATGTAGCTGTGCTGAATACTCTTAACGGTCATGATGTATGATCTCATGAGTCTTAGCTGCTAGGGTGCTGAAAAGTCAAATGCATTCTTTTGTCTGAATGTATAAGGACACAGTAAACACAAATCCCGAAGAAAAAAGAAACTAGTTCCATCAGCTAGTTACGGTTAGCTCATTTGCTAACCTTTCTTTTTTGTAATTAAAACAATTTTTTATCTACATAATCGTCTAATAATTGGTTGTACCTATTATCTAAGTCTTTAGTTTGACCTACTTTATTTGAGTATATTACATTACGTAAGAACCCATATGGAGTTCTAGAATGTTTAATATTATACAATTCAGCATTAAGTTCATTAATATTATCTATTTTTTCTAATAATTCTTGTTTTTGTTTTTTGGTAAGAGATTTGTTATATTTCAATTCTCTCTTCATAGCGTTAAGAATATAGTTTAATCTATTGAAAGTATTAGGATAATTATTTACCAATAAATCAGTTAAAACTAAGTTTAAATCAAAAGTTAATGTACTTAATACCCCTTCAGGTTTCATATACCCATTAATTTTAAAAAATAAAGCTAAGCCTTGAGCTAGTTCATATCCATATCCATAATATGCAGCAAAGTGATCTGCAAACTTTTCACCTTCTTGAGAATCCATATTATCAAAAAAATACATGCCTAAAGCGTTTGCTCTACTATCAGTTTTTCTTTTTTCTTTTTTATTAAGTTTATTATATTTTTCTACAAGCTCTTTATCAGTTAATTTATTAAACAAAATATTTTGCAAAAGATTTAACTCAGCATTTAACTTGAAGAATAGGAAGCTAAATATATGGCCTATCTCATGCAGCATAATAGCTACTAGATAATCAGCTTTCATTTCTTTATTAAATATAATAGCCGTAGTAAAGGTTACTGTAGCATTACAAATATCTCTATTTTTAAATCTCATTCTCTTATCAGGAGATATTTCTATAATATTCTTATAGTTAGATAACTCTATGTTTTTATAAGTAAAATCGCTAGACCAAGCATTTACAAGGCTATCTATTACTACAAGAAAATCAAACTTTTTACCAAAGTTAAATTCTTTAACTAATTCTTTATATGTAATTTTACATAATGTTTTTAAGTCTTTTATAAGTTTTGGTTTATCTTCTTTGTTTATAGTAGAACCAGTTTTTGGATCTATTTTATCTTCCCATTTAATTTTTATTTTTCTCATTGCATTTTCAATGGTTAATAGTGTTTTAGGTTTTTTAAACACATATGCTTCATTATAAGTTTTCATTTTATCACCTCTTACATAAAAGTTATCAACGGTATATGTCATCTAGCTTATATAAGCTAGATGACATATACTTAGTATTATGGGAAGTTGAGAGAAAAAATGAAGACACATAATGAGATTGGGGTAAATATATATTTGTCTTCACTATATTGTTATATTATAATTTATTTTTTAAAAAAATAGTGGGCATCTTAATTCTAAAAACATAAAAATAATTGGTATTCGTTTTATGAGGTGATAATATGGAAGCTGTATTAGAGTCACAACAGAACATAAAAAAAGCTAGAAAAGAAGTAGAGAATCTTATTTATAAGATTATGGATATATTAGACCCATCCAATGAAAATAGTTCTTGGTATAAAAAGAAGTTTGCTTCTATGTCTGATAAACAGTTTTATGAATATTTTAAACAAGAATTTCCAATAAAGTTTCAAATGAAATTGTTTGATATTGAACCAAAAATGTATCAAATAGAAAAAGCAGCTAAAACTTTAAATGTACCTATAATGGAAAAAGTATATTTACCATTTATATATACTGATAATAAGGGTGAACCAGTAAAGACTAATTATGAAGCATTAGTTGTTTATGCTCCATTGAAGAAGATGAAACAGTTCTTAGCTAAGAAAAACTCTATGTCTATTAATACTGATGAAAGAAATATGAAAAGCGGTAGGTTAATTAATAAAGATAAGAATGGTAATACATCAGATAGAGAAATGGAATGTCTTGCGGTAATGGGCTTGCCTGATACTATGAGAGAATTAGCTACTTATAGAGCCGATACAGTAAAAGCTAAGGATGAATTTTATGCTACTATTGCTGAAAAGAATATGGTTTCATTAAATGATGTAGAAGTTTCTAAAACAGATTCTACTGCTAGAAATACATTGAATGTATATCTGATAGGTGCAGGAGTTATGAGTAACCTTATTGCTATTAAGAATAGTTATATGCTGCCTTACACTTCTGATATTAGAAATAGTAATAAAGTTAGAAGAGAAAGTTAATACTAGCTTAAGTTATATATTATAATTATGAAGTTTTAAATTAGAAATTTATTTTAACAAGTTATTAATTTTAGAAAGGAAGTGAAATAACATGAACGAAAACGATGAAAAGATTTCCGTAATCACTGAAGTTGGTGATTTAGGAATTGGTGTTGATGAGCTTAATGAAAAAGATCAGGAAGCTTATCGTAAATCTAAAAAAGAAGAAAAGAACGATAACAAATAATCTCTATATCAAGAGATTTATAACCCCTATTTACAAGAACTAGAGATTAGTCTCTAGTTCTTTTTATCGTATAAATTCTATTACTATATATTTTATCTTTAAGGAGAGAATAGTTATGCAAAACTTAACAAATGTATCCAAGAAGAAGCTTATTCTTGAACAGTTAATTACAGTATTTTTAGTTATTGGATTTATTATTGCTAATTTTTTACTTTGGGGCAAAGTTTCTATTATTGATGCTAGAGTAACTAATATTGAAAATCAGTTGCCTGAGGATAATAACGCTAATCAAAAAGTATACAATATTTTAGTAGAAATTCAGAAGCAGCAACAGCGTATCGAAGAAAGACAAAAACAGCAAGATGAAACTATGAAAAAGACATTGGAAGAACATGCTACCAATATTTCATATATTAAAAATACAGGCTATAGTGTAACCTCAGATTTATCTAATTCTAATATGAAGATTAGATCAAAAGATATGAATAAAATTATCGATTATTGGGTAGTTCATATGGGGATTCAATCTCAGTTTAAAAACAGAGGAGAAGCGTTTATCAAAGCATCTAAAGCGTCTGGTTTAAATCCTATTTATATTTTTGCTCATGCAGCATTAGAGTCTGGATGGGGCAATAGCTATATGGCTACTAATAGGCATAATTATTTTGGTATTAACTGTGTAGATACCAATCCAAATGCAGGATATACCATGGGAGATTGTATGGAAGAAGGACTAATCAACGGAGCTGTATGGATTAGTAAAAACTTCTATAACAATGGTTATACCACTCTTCAATCTATGAAAGATGGAAATTATGCTACAGATCCAGAATGGGCATATAAGATCTCTAGTGTAATGAATAAATCTATTCAGGCATTGTAAGACAAAAAATACTATGAGAACGAGCGATAAGAAATCTATACTATTACGATTAAAGTTAAAGACTAAAATAACCTTAATGTAATATAGAATTTTGTTTAGTAAAGGAGAAAATTATTATGATGCTCAATGCAAAAATTATCGGTATTGGTGCTGCTGGGAATAAAGCAGCTATTGAACTTATGAATGAAATTCCTGAATTGCAGAATAGTATTATGCTTGTAAATACTACATTGAAAGATATCCCTATCGAATATCGTGAACATGCAGTAGAATTAGAAGGACTTTATAAAGGCTGTGCTAAAGAACGTTCTGTAGCTAATAATATCATGGTGGAAAATCTTAAATCTAATAAGTTCGATTATCCATATGATGATAAAGATGCTATGACTATTATTGTTACTAGTGCTGAAGGTGGTACTGGTTCTGGTGCATGTATTATGCTTGCTAAATATATCTCTTCTGTATATAAAACTCATATTCATTTCTGTATTTTTACAGGATTTGAAGATGATGTAAGAGGGTTGAAGAATACAGTAGATTTGTTTAAAGAACTTGATCCGTCTTATACCGTAGAAGCTATTTCTAATAAGAAATTCTTAGATGAAGCTTATGGTAATAGACTTAAAGCAGAGGAATTAGCAAATAAGAAATTCTGTGAAAATATTAAAATTCTTTTAGGTGGTACTATTACTGAGTCTAAGCAGAATATTGATGAATCAGATTTGCTTAAACTTGTTAATACCCCAGGGTTTATGGTAATTGAATCTGCTAATCTGAATAAGATTAAAAATGTAGATGATTATAATAAGAGACTTATTTCTGCTATCGATGATTCTAAATCTCTTACTACAGAACCTACATGCAAACGCTTTGGCACTATCTTGGATATTAGCGATAAAGAATCCTACTTTGTAGATTATTCTAATAAAGTACTGAAAGATAGATATGGAGTGCCTTATGAAAGCTTCTCTCACATCCAGAATGTTCATGAAGATAATACAATTCAGTTTATTATCTCTGGATTGAAGATGCCAGTAGAAGATATTGAAGAAGTTTATAATGACTTCATTAATACCAGAGCATCAGTAGATGTATCTAAGGATGAATTCTTTAGTAAGAACTTCTCTACTGAAGCTAATGAATTTGATACTCTTACTAAATCAGAGAAAGAAAAGGATATTAATTCTGCTAAAGCAGATTTCTTTAATTCTCTTGGTTCTAATCCTACTGTAGTAAAGTCTGAAAATGGTACATTTAAGAAAGTAAAAAAAATTACAGTTCCTAGCTCAGAGTTTTAAGGAGTGATATAATGGAAATGAATTCTGAAGAATCTATTATGAGTGCTTTATATGCTAAAATTGCTACTCATGATGATTATGAAATGTACGATTATGTGAATACTAACTACAAAGCTATTCTTTATGCTCTTTATAGTAAGAAATCTAAATATCATAATCTAATTACAAATAGTTATCTTTTAAGTATTTTGAATCAAGTATTTAATGGTACTATTTCTATTGACCCAGTATATAAAACTTATTTGGATTCTATTTTGTACTATATCATTGTAAATACTAAAACTACCGATTATGTTAGAAAGCTTACTTTCATGGTAGGAGAATCTGCTAATAAACAAGTGGTAAAACAATTAGAATCTTTAGATGTATTTGATAGTGAAATGTGTATCTTCTTAGCTATTACTTTATATTCATCTTTAAATGATAAAGATAGAATTAGAAAGTTTAATTTCACTATTGCTACTTATACTAAAACTGTATCTGTAGAGAATATTATTAGAATCTATGCTATCTTCTTTAGTAAAAACTTCTCTGTATTGTTTGTGAACAGTATGTTTGACACTACAATTAAAGATGCTATTGAAAAAGAAGAAAAATGGGTTACTGATACGCTTAAAGAAAATGATAAGAATATGGATACTGCTTTATTGATTATTCTAAATTCATTAGAGTTTGCTTCTGCTAAATCATGTTTACAAGCGTTCTATAATGAATATGTAACTCGGTCTTATAATTCTGATCTTATTAGATTTGGGTTTACAAATTGTGATGCAAAATATCAGAATATCCATAATGTATTAAATGCATTTGCTTCAGAAGGTGTAATGATTCCTTAATAAATTTTAAACTGAGTGTGATAACACACTCAGTTTATTTTTTTTTTAATTTAGATATATGCATTAACTTTAATAATAATGGGAATACATTTTTTATTTTTATAGGGGGTAAATGAAAATGACTTTATTATCCGACATGTTTAGACAGGAAGTATCTAAAAGCAAAGATATGTCTATGAGCTTAGAGGCTACTACCGATGTAGGTTATCCTACAGGGTTTGCTAATTTTGACTTTATGAATGGATATATTCAAACTGTCAATAATGAAGAAAAAAATATTCATGAAGAATATTATTCTCTTGGAATTGCTAATGGTTCATTTGTAATGGTAATTGGTAGATCTGGTTGTGGTAAATCTACTTTCTGTGAACAGATTGCTGCTAATATTATTAGGCCATTTAAAACATCTTGTATCTTTGAAGATTCTACTGAATCATTATCTGCTACATGGCAAAGAAGAGAAATGCTTACTGGCTATTATGGTGATGAACTTAAACAGAGATACATTATTAGAGATAAAGGTATTACAGCTGAAAACTTCTATGAACGTATTAAAATGATTCATGATATGAAGCTTGCTAATAGAGATGATTTTATCTATGATACTGGAAAGCTGGATAGCTTTGGTAATCCAATTATGATGTTTGAACCTACTGTATATATTCTTGACTCTGTTGCACTTCTTATGCCTAAAAATGTATTAGAGCAGGATGAACTTGGTGGTACAATGTCTACTACAGCTGGGGCTAAAGTAGTCACTCAGGTATTTAGAGGTATTATCCAGATGCTTAAAGCTGCCAATATTATTCTTATTGCGGTTAATCATATTTTGGATGATGTATCTATTACTGGTAGACCAAAGAAACCATCTCTTGCGTATCTTAAAGTAGGTGAAACTTTACCTAAAGGTAAAACTATTATTTATCTTGCTAATACTATTATTAGACTTGATGATGTAACTAAACTTAAAGGTGATGAAAAGTATAAGGTATGGGGTTCTTTAGTAGAAGCTACTTTGGTAAAGAGTAGATCTGCTAGATCAAATCAGAAGACCACATTACTCTTTAATCATGATACTGGATTCGATCCTATTTTGTCATCTCTTATCTTTATGCAGAATACAGATAGAATTCATGGAGCAGGAATTGGTTTGTACTTAGATGATCATAAAGATATGAAATTCTCTATGGGTAATTTTAAAGAAAAAATGCAGAATAATGAAGAGTTCTTTAATACTTTTACAGAAGCATATATTGAAGAACTTAAAAAGATTCCAGAAGCAAATGTAACTCCAACTACAGCCACTAATAATAAAATAAATGATAAAATAATAAATCTCTTAAACGTATAATAAATATATATTATAATAGTAAGAGTATACTTTGTATTATGTATTTATTATTAGAAAAGGAGAAGAAACATGGCAAATAATTTGGATTTAAATAGTATTGCTAATAAAATTGAAAAGAATTTACCATCACGCGAATATACGTTAGGTAAAGGCTTATTACAACCGTTTAATGATACTAATTCTGGTTCTAGAAAGATTATGCAAGGAATCCAGAAAGAACAATCCATTCAATTATGTGAAGCTGAAACACCGATTATTATGACTGGCTATGAAAATAAATTTGCATATTTATCTTCTAACTACGTTAAAACGGAGGTTCAGTATAAACTAATTGATAAGATTTATAAGTATGCAAATAAGTATTATGCACTATTATACGATATTGAAAATAAGATGCTCCATTGCGTAGAAAGAGTTACTTATGAATATCGTACAGAAATTTATGGTATTAATATAAACAATGATGGATTAGATAGGTTCAATAAAGGAGATACAATTCCTAAAGGAACTACATTGATTAAGTCTGATTCATTTGATGAAGAAGATAATAAAACCGATGGTATTAATCTGACCACTGTTTATATGGCATTAGGACTGACTACAGAAGATCCTATTGTAGTTAGTCAGAGTGCTGCTAATAGATTTAAAGCTCCATTGTTTAATGAGATTGAAATCGTAATTAATGAAAACGATATTCCATTAAATATGTATGGAGATGATACCTATTACAAAGCTTTTCCAAATATTGGAGAAAAGATTAAAGATTCCATCGTATGTGCTATTAGAAGAGAAAGAAAAGATGATGAAGCTCTTTATAGTCAGTCTAAAGAAAGACTTAAACAGCTGATGATTTCTGATACTACATATATCTCTGATGGAGAAATCGTTGATATTGATGTATATTGCAATAACCCAGATAAACTAGAAGATATGTATTATCAACAGCTTAAAGAGTATTATGATAAGAATATTGACTTCTGTATTAAACTCTATAAAACAGTTGATAAATTCTTAGATAGTCATCCTGGTGTTAAGATGACTTATGATATGCAATCTGTATATCGTAAGTGCAAAGATACAGCTAATGGTATTCCATATATCAAAGATAAAGTCTTTAATAATATCATCTTAAGAATAATTACTAGAGAAAATAAAGTATTACGTAAAGGTGATAAGATTACAGATAGGTATGGTGGCAAAGGTGTTATTTCTGCTATCTTACCAGATGATCAAATGCCATTATATTTTAGAAATGGTAATTGGTATTCAGTAGATGCAATTTATAATTCTTCTACGATTATCAATAGACTTAATCCAGGTCAGTCATTTGAAACTGAACTGACTTGGATTGGTTCTAAACTTCTTGAAGCCATTGGGACTTATTGGTATCCTGCTAAGAATGAAGATATGATGAATGGTATGTCTTATCTTCATAGGTCTACTGTTATTAATGATGCAGAGCAGACTGTACTTAAATATCTCTCTATGATTAATATGGATTACGCTACAGATTTTCATAGAATCATTATGGCTACTCCTATTGAAGTAAGAATTGAAGATATGGATTATCTCATAGAAAGTGGAAATATTCCTGTAGTAATTACTCCAATGAAAAACGAAATGACATTAGATATTCTTAAGAATATTTATAATGCATTTCCATGGATTAAAGAAGAATATCTTTACGTTAATCAGAAAGATTCTAATGGTAATATTAGAAAGATTAAAACTAATAGACCATTAGTAGTTGGTAAGAAATATATCTATCGTTTAAAACAGTTAGCTGAAGAAAAGTTCTCTGCTGTATCATTAGCATCCACTAATATTAGAGGAGAGAATACTAAGACTAAAGCTAACAAGATGCATATTTCTCCGATAGCTAAAACTCCAGTTAGAATTGGTGGTATGGAAGCATCTGAATTAATGCAGTTACCAGAATGCCAATTCACAGTAGAAGCTCTCATGATGTTGTCTACTGCACCTACAGCTAGAAGAATGATGAAGCAATTACTGATTGGCGATCCATTCGATAGAAATATCGTATTGGACGAAAATGCTAGATCTAGAAATGTAGAAATAGCTAATGCGTATTTAAAGTGTTTAGGTCTTAAATTGGAATTTAAGAAGATTCCTAAGAAACTTAGAGTTCCAATTTTAAGAAAAGCTATCTCTAGAGTTACACCAGATACATATAAACAGGTTATTACTAAATTACCTGTTAAAGTTACTGGTGAAGGTTATAATAAAGCTAGAGCTATGCTAATAGATATGTATGATAATAGTAATGATATTAAAGTATTAGGAAATCCTGAAGTATCTAAAGAAGAAAAAATTAATAATGCTATTAATTCACTTCTTAAGATTTCAAATACGGATGAACAACTTATTGAAAACGTAAAGTTGGTAAAGACGTTTGAAAAGAGACGTGTTCCGATACTTAGAAAAGTAATTGAAAGTGTAATGGAGAAAAAGTAAATGAAAACTATAAACAATGATTTATCTAAAAGGTTGTATCTTATCAAAGAGAATCTTATTGAAGGCAGTAATATTATCAATGGTAATGATATAGTTGATATGAATAATCTTGCTATAGAGTTCATTAATGCTAATGACGTATCTGATAGATTAAAACAAGATATCTATACTACATTAGTAATTTCAAATATTTTATATAATAATACTACTAAAGAAATACTTCCATTAGAAGATGGTGTATATGATTTGGTAGTAGCTAAATACAATAAATTGTTTAATGGAGAAGCACCAGTAGGTGCTCCTCCTACTAAACCGATTACGATTGCTAGTGATAGTAATCTTAATCCACTTAATGTAACTGGGAATAATAGAGTGGTTATTTCTAGAATTGATAAAACTAATAAGCAGTATATTAGTAATATCATGAATAATAATCTCCCATTTAATAAGATGGATTATTATAGAGATACTTCTAATACAACAGAGGTATCTAAGATTACTAGGAATATCCCTGCTAAATTTCCAGAATTAGTAGGAACTCTTCATAAGTGTAAATTCGTCTCTCTTAGAGATGCTATGGCAGTAGGAGTACAAGATGATGATTTCTCTGTTATGGTTTTTGATAGAGACTTTTTAGCACCTACGTTTAAAATTGCTGAGCAATGTGCTTTTAATGATCATATTCCTGTAGAAATGATTGCAGAATTAAAATATGATGGCATGTCAGTAGAAGCAGAGATTGAGAATGATACAATTATTTCTGCTAATAGTAGAGGAGATACTGCTAATAATATTGCAACAGATTTAACAGAAATCTTTGGTGGTAAGAAATTCTATAGAGCTAAAGATTATAAAAAATTCTTTGGTGGTAGAGAAACTACTAGATTTGGGATGAAGTTTGAAGCTATTATTACATATTCCGATTTAGCTATTTTGGCTGATAAATATGGAATTACTTATAAGAATCCTAGAGTAGCAGTATCTGGTATTATCTCTTCTAAGAATGCTAAGATGTTTAGAGATTTTATCACTTTAGTTCCTATTAAAACTAGTGGATTGCAATTTAATAAAACATCAGATGAAATTAATTTTATGAATGCTTATTATTCTTTTGGTGTTACTATGAGATATGCAATGCTTCATGGTGATTTCTATCAAATATTATCTCAAGTAGAAAGATTTACTAATGAAGCAGAATATGCTAGACCATATATGAATTTTGCATATGATGGTGTAGTAATCTCTTATACACATCCTGCTCTTAAGAATATACTTGGTAGAAAGAATAGTATTGATTTATGGTCTATGGCTATTAAGTTCAATGCTAGTTCTAAAAATGCATATTTCTTAGGATATACTTATACAGTAGGTCAAGATGGAAGAATTACTCCTATGGCTCATTTTACACCAGTAGAATTCTTTGGTACTGTTCATGATAAAACTACTATTCATAGTTTCAAGAGATTTAATCAGTTAGATTTAAGAAAAGGCGATATTGTAAATATCACATATATGAATGATGTAATTTGTTATCTGACAAAACCAGAGAATTCTTATAATGAGATTAGAGAGAGAACTGTTCCTTCTATTGAATTTCCTTCACGTTGTCCATATTGTGGAAGCCCAGTAGTATATTCTAATACAGGAGATACTGCATGGTGTTCTAATCCTAATTGTAGTGAAAGAATTTTAAACAAAGTTGTTAATATGCTTAAGAAATTAAATATTAAAGACTTTGGTGAATCCTATATTAGAAAATTAGGTGTTAAAAATCTTACAGAACTGCTGAATTTAACTAGAAAAGATATTTTAGATAGAATTGGCAGTGATGTAATGACAGATAAGTTATTGGAAAGAATAAATGAGATTAAAACTAAGAATTGGTATGATTACCAGATTATTGGTGCTATTGGATTTACATCTATTAGTACTAGTAGATGGAAACTTATTTTAACTCAGATTCCTTTAGAAACAATAGTACATGGAACACCTGTAGGTAATACTGATAGTAATCTCTATAATATGATTAGATGTATTAAAGGTATTGGAAATGTGATTGCACGTACTATAGTAGATGAAAGAAAAGATCTTTTAGTAGACCTGAATACTATTGAGCAGATGCCAAATATAATCAGGTCTTATGGTGTAAAACAAGATAATGGAATTCAGATTAGATTTAGTGGTGTTAGAGATGCTGGATTAGAAGAACGACTCAAAAATGCAGGTTATGATTGTGATTCTAAAAAAGGTGTTACTAATAAGACTAATGTCTTGATTGTACCATATCTTGGATTTACATCTTCTAAAGTTACTAAAGCTATGCAGCACAATACTCGTATTATCCCTATATCGGATGCTGATTCAATACTATTGAATAATAATTGAAATTTAAAACATCTTAAACGTTATTATAATGATATATTATAATCATGATAATAACAAAGTTTATTATCGCGATTATATTTATATTATTTTAAGTTATTTTTAAGGAGGAAATAATTATGTTAGCTGAAAACTCTGGATTTGATACTCGTATGGTGAAAGTAATGAGGGATATGGCTTGTGAATGGAATTCATTCGATAGCGTACCCGTAACAACAAGTCTCTTTGAGTCTATCACTCAGTACCTTAAGAGTCTTAAGGATGAGGATAAAGAAAATCATACTCTGGTGCTCAGAAATGATTTTAAAGACAAAGATTCTGCTATTATCTTTTCAGCGTCTTTGTTGAAGAGTGAAGGTAAAGATGGTAATGCATATGCATTGCAGTTCAGTTTTGACCCCAACGATATTCCAAAAGATTCTAAAGTTACAGATATTACAAATGAAGAATCTTTTGAATATATCAATAATGCAATGAATTCCAATAAGCATAATGCGTTTAACTTTAACGTGCAGTCTGGTGGAGCTTATAACATGTTCTCTGTTATTAGAGGCATGGTAATTACTTTAAAAGAATTTGGTAGAGATGCTTTGGTAAGCTCCAGTGATGACCATAATATTGAATTTAAAGGATATTTTATCCTTACCGCATCAGTAGCCGATGATGGTAAGGTAACTCTTAAAATTACACCATCTGAACTTCTTAAACAGATTATTAAAGAAGATTCTGGAATTGAAGATAAAGATAAAAAGGTTGATGAAAAACCGGTTGCATTTGTAGCATAAAAGTTTAAATTAATTTAAATTTTAAAAGGGATACGTCATCGTATCCCTTTTAATTTTTTATCTAAATATGCAAAGGGTGTAATATTATGGATCTAGATTTTAAAAAGATTGTAATTGATGGCAAGAATATGAGTGTAGTATCTATTGATGAATTCAATAAAATGTATAAAAACAAATCTTTAGATACTGATATTGCAGTTGAATTTAATAGTGATTATGTATTGCCATATTCAAAACATATTAAAACAACCCCATGTGCTATACCTGGGGATTTGTGTGTTAGAGGAGTTTTACCAACTACAAAAGAAGATAAAGAAAAATACTCTGTTAAACGAGTTGTAAACTTTAGTTCTGCTAGTTCATTTAAAGATGTTTTGAATAATGTATATAAAATCAAAGAAGAGAAAAATGCTGGATTAACTATCGTTAATGATTGTCTCCATCTGGATATTTATGATGAAGATACCCCTGAACTTAGAATTATTAAGCAGGCTATTAATGATAAACATATTGATCCAGATTCTTATAAAAATAAATTTCCGTCATCTTCTGACTTTAATAATGATATGAGAGCATTGAAATCTGCCAGCAATCATAGTATTAGTTTCTTTAAAGCAAAAAGGATTCTTAATAGCTTTGATATTGATGGAGAATTTATTATTAGAGATAAGAAAGATGCAGTTAATCCAATAGGAAGAGAATATAGTATTAAACTCACTGAGGAGGAATAATATGAGTATTAAGAGATTTATACATGACTATGTACAAAATCATGTAGATAATTTTAATGACCAATTATTTCTAAGATCCGATGAAGCGATTATTGATCAATTAGAGAAAATTATTATTTCTATTCAAACTCAAGGGTTATTTACAATTAAGGTTAAAGGATTTACTGTAGTAGATAATTATGATGATATTCAGATTATCTTAAGAAAGCATTATGAAAGAGTGCTTAAGGGTAGTAAGAAAGCTGCTGATGATAACAGATTCAATTATATTGATCTGCAAGAATCTAAGATTAAACTCTTAATTGTTCATTATGAAACTTCATATAAGAATGAAAGAGAAAACTTAGATGTAATTATTGAAGTACCAAGAGTAGTGAATAAGTTCTATTTCTTCTTAAAAGGAAATTATTATTCTCCAATGTATCAGATTGTAGATGCATCTACTTATAATAATTCTTCTTCTAAGAAGAATAGTAAGAAAGCTACTATTACTCTTAAGACTAATTTCCAACCAATTAGAATTACTAGATTTGAAGTTCCTGTTGGTGATACTGATGGGAATAAATATTCATTTACTAGTTTTTCTTGTTTCGCATTTAATAAATCCGTACCAGCTATAGTATATTTATTTGCTAAGTATGGAGTAGTTAAAACATTAGAGCAATTAGGATTATCTAATTATCTGTTTATATCTCCAGATAATCAGTCTGATAAAGATATTTGTTCATTTTGTAGCAGTAAGAATGATAAAATCTTTATTAATGTAGATAGATTCTTTATGAATAATCCTATTATTCAGCACGCTGTAGTTACTTTATTGAATATGATTAATTCATCTATGCATTTCAATGATCTGTATAATACGGATATTTGGATTGAAAGATTAGGTGGAGGATTTGTAACTCAAAATAAATTACAAAAAGGTCTTACTATTCTTAAATCTTTTGAATCTACATTGGATATTAATATCCAAGAGCAGATTTATCTTCCATGGAAGTATAAGAAAGATATGTTTGTTCTGCTTCAGTGGTTATTATGTGAATTCAATAATCTTAAAATGAAAGATACAATGAATATCACTACTAAGAAAGTAAGATGTGCTGAATATATTGCAGCTATTTATGCAAAGAAACTTACTACTAATATTCATAGGCTTAGTAATAAAGGCAAGAAAATTAATCTGAAAGAAATTGAAAGAACTATCAATATCAAACCAGATTGGTTGGTTGTAGAAATTACTAAATCACAATTAGTAGGATTTAGAAATATCGTAAATGATATGGATGCATTTTTAGCAACTAAATTTACATATAAAGGTATTTCTGGTGTAGGTGATACTAATGGTTCTAATGGTTCTAGATCTATTCCAAACCAGTTTAGACTGTTAGATATTTCTAATATGGGTATTCTTGACCCAGATGCATCTTCACCATCTGACCCTGGTGTAAATGGTTCTATTATTCCATTTCTTAAGTTACACACTAATGGTTATTTATCTGATAACAAAGAACCTATTACTTATGAGCAAGAATTGAAAGAATTGTCTGATGAATACAAAAAAATCAAAGGACTTAGAGAAGTAATAGAGTTTAAATATAATGTGTTAGATGACAATAATGTAACCACGGAAGATGTAGACGTTGCTAACCAAACTGAATTGGTAGTAAACCATGTTACAGAAGCACTCGGTGGTATTATGGAAACTAATGATCAGATTATTAAAAAACATCTTGATTCATTAACTGGCTTACCAATAGCGAAAGGAAGTGACATATTGAAATATGACGAATAATATTTATTATCGGGTATTCATATTCTCTCAAACTCAACATGATAAAATCATTGAGATTGAGAAATCAAGGGGTACAGTAGAACCTAGATTTGGTACTGTAATAGTACGTGGATCTCCTAAGGTATATACTGCTATTTTAGTAAGTAGAGATAATATTAGACATCCTGATTCTAAAGTTCTTATAGAGGGGGATGTCCGTAATATTAAATTTACTAAAGGAAGTCTTGGTATTTAATATGGAACAGAAACTTCGTAAAGTAATTACTAGAGTTATTCAGCCCGGTATTTGTCCTGAATGTGGGTCTACAATGGCTCTATTAATTGCTCAATATAAAGCTTGTAAAATCTCTCCTAGGGGATGGATTCAAGCTGTAGTAGATACACAATCTAAATACACTTGTGTGTGCCAGAATTGTGGTCACACACAAGATATGAAGATTACAGTTAAAGGTCTATTACCTGTCGGATTCGATGAAGAAGAAGATAACAGACCTGAGCTGTTATCTGATAAAAATAATCCTATTAGCGATAATTTCTAAAAAGGAGAAGTAATTATGGCTAAGCCGCAAGTATTCGTAGTTAAAGGTTCTACCCCGTGGTACAATCATAATTGGAAAGATGTATCTCATGTAATTAGCATAGATGAATCCATACCTGGTCAAGCTACAATTACCTGCGATGGTGATGTAACTAATATGAAGTACATGTTCTGGCAATGCTTTAATATTACTTCAATAGATTTATCTAGATTCGATACATATAAAGTAGATGATATGGGATCTATGTTCAGAGAGTGCTCTAGCCTTATGTCATTAAACTTATCCAATTTAGATACTTCTAAAGTAAAAAATATGGATCATATGTTCCTTAGTTGTTATGATCTCACTACATTAGATTTGTCTAACTTTGATACATCTAATGTAGAAAACATGGGTTTTATGTTTAGCGGCTGCAACTATCTTAACTCATTAGATTTATCCAGTTTCAATACATCTAAGGTAAGAAATATGAGTTGCATGTTCAGTCATTGTTTTACACTCACCGAATTAGATTTGTCGAACTTTGATACATCTAATGTAACTAATATGGACTATATGTTCTGGGAGTGTACTAACCTTAATACATTAGATTTGTCTAACTTTAATACTTCTAATGTAACTGATATGAAGTACATGTTCTGGGAATGCCCGAATCTTAATACATTAGATTTGTCGAACTTTGATACTTCTAAAGTAAAAAACATGAATGAAATGTTCAATTATTGTAGGTCTCTTACTACTGTTAAAGGTACTGTAGATATGAAGTCTTGCGTTAAATATAAGTATATGATCGATAAGTGCCCTAAACTTACTAATCTTAAGATTAAGAATCCACCATCAGATTTTGAAAGTAAGGCTGGAGCATCTAAATCTCAATATGATATAATATCTTAAAGTATAATATGAAGATTGCAGGTAAAGGTCTATTGCCTAGAAGACAATAGACCTAAACTGTTATCAATATCTTATTAGTTTTTTTTTTAAAAAAGGAGAAGTAATATGATTAAACCACAAGTATTTATAGCTACAGTTGACTATGCAGATACAACTAATATGAGCTATATGTTTAGTGACTGTTCTAATCTTACTACATTAGATTTATCCAAATTTAATACATCTATTGTAAGAGATATGAGTGGCATGTTCCTTAACTGTAATAAACTTACATCAATAAACTTATCTAGTTTCGATACGTCTAAAGTAAGAGATATGGCTCTTATGTTTGATGGCTGCTCTAAACTTACTTCATTAGATTTATCTAACTTTGATACCCCTATTGTAAAAGATATGAGCAATATGTTTTATGGTTGCGAGAATCTTACTACATTAAACATACCTAAGTTTGATACCTCTAATGTAATTGGTATGTCGCATATGTTCTATAATTGCCGTAAACTTACATCTTTAGATGTATCTAGCTTTAATACTCCCAAAGTAAGAGATATGAGTTGCATGTTCTGTAATTGCTCTAGACTCACTAAATTAGATTTATCTAATTTCAATACTTCTAAAGTAGACGTTATGAGCAATATGTTTTTTAGATGTAGTAATCTTGTTTCTTTAGATGTATCTAAATTTAATACTTCTAAAGTAATTGATATGTATTCCATGTTTGAGGATTGCCATAATCTTACTTCATTAGACTTATCAAATTTTGATACATCTAATGTAATCAACATGGGTGAGATGTTCGAGTATTGTTCTAATATTACTTCATTAGACTTATCTAATTTCAATACTTCTAATGTAAGAGATATGAGTTATATGTTTTATGGGTGCTCTAAACTTACCGAATTGGATTTATCTAATTTCGATACTTCTAATGTAAGAGATATGAGATACATGTTCTATAACTGCCCTAACCTTACCACTATTAAAGGCGTTATAGATATGAAGTCTTGTAATTGGTATAGAAATATGTTTGATAAGTGCCCTAACCTTACTGATGTTAAGATTAAGAATCCTCCATTGGATTTCAATGGATTTGGATTATCTAAATCTCAGTATACAGTGGTATCTTAAATTATAAAAGGAGACGTATTATGTCTAAACCTCAAGTATTTGTAGTTAAAGGTATTGCTCCATGGTACAACAATGGTCGAGGCTATGATCTTTGGGAAGATATAACCCATGTAGTTAGTGCAGATGAATCTATACCTGGTCAAGCTACAGTTACATGCGACGGCAATGTAACTAATATGTGTGGTATGTTTAGTAGTTGTTATAATCTTACATCGTTGGACTTATCTGACTTTAATACTTCTAGTGTAACTAATATGAGGAGTATGTTTGAGAGCTGTTCTAATCTTGTCTCATTAGATGTATCCAACGTTAATACTTCTAATGTAACTGTTATGGATTGGATGTTCAACCGCTGCTCTAGTATTGTTTCAATAGATTTGTCTAGTTTTAATACCTCTAATGTAACTAAAATGAGACATATGTTTAGTAGCTGTAGTAGTCTTACTTCTTTAGATTTATCTAGTTTTGATACATCTAAGGTAACTGATATGGGTGATATGTTTACTAGCTGCTATAAACTTGCCTCATTAGATTTGTCTAGTTTTGATACTTCTAAAGTAGATGATATGTCATGGATGTTCGGTAATTGCTCTAGTCTCACCTTTTTAGATATATCAAACTTTGATACTTCTAAAGTAACTAATATGGATCATATGTTTTATAACTGTGATTCTCTTGTTGCTATTAAAGGCATTATAGATATGAAGTATTGTAAAAATTGTTATGATATGTTTAAATGGTGTACTAAACTTAAAAACGTTAAGATTAAGAACCCACCTGCTGATTTTGAAAATAAAAGTGGGTTATCTAAATCTCAGTATACTATAGTAGATGATGAGACTGATTCTTGTAAAAAAGAAAATAAATACCCTAAACAAAAATTGGCATTTATAGCTGACGGTAGTAGTCCATGGTTTAGTAATCTTTGGGTTGATGAATCTCATGTAATCGATGTAGCAGAATTATTATCACAAGCTATAGTTACATTCGATGATAAAACAACAAATATGGAGCATATGTTCTATCATTGTAGTGGTCTTACTTCATTAGATTTATTTAGTTACTTTAATACGTCTAAAGTAACTAATATGTGTAGTATGTTTAATAGCTGTTTTAATCTTACTGCATTGGATTTATCTGGCTTTAATACGTCTAAAGTAACTAATATGGGATGGATGTTCTATAACTGCCATGGTTTTACATCATTAGATTTGTCCAATTTTGATACTTCTAATGTACTTAGTATGGAGCATATGTTCTATGATTGTACTGGTCTTACTACATTAGATATATCTAACTTTGATACTTCTAATGTATCTGATATGACTGGTATGTTTTATAACTGCTCTAATCTTACTACTATTAAAGGTACCATTGACATGAAATCTTGTAAATGGTACCGCAATATGTTTACTAATTGCCCTAAGCTTAAAAATATTAAAATTAAAAATCCGCCTGCTGACTTTAATGAAAGTTGGGCTGGATTATCTTCTTCACAGTATACTATAGTAGAAGATGATGATGAATCCAATTCTTTAAAAAGGAGAACTAATATGATTAATAATTTTAAAAATCACGATGCTCCCATTGCAGATATTTATGATAAAATTATGGGCGGTAGTAACAACCCCTATAAAAGCAATAAAACCATTATCAAAGTCGAATATCTCGATGATGATAAGGATGCTAAAAAAGAGCTTAAATATGATAAAGCAACACAGGAAGTTGTTGATACCATTAATAGCAGCAAGGATAAAATTGATGAATTGAGCAAATCAGTTGCTAAATTATTTGCTTCATCACACAAAGCTAATAAAGAGAAAAAAGAAGAAGCAAAACCAACAACCAATGAAGAAAAAGTGAAGCAGACTATTGATAAAGAAAAACTGGTTGGTAATAAAAATAATAATTTGTATCATGCTCTTACAAAATTTATTTACGAATCAGACTTTATCCCTGCTTTCATTTGGTTTATGGAAAATGCGTACAATAATGTATCATTTAATCATCAGCATAAGAGACGCTCTTATAAGATCTATAAAGAAATTGTTAAGGGTGGAAATCTTATTGGTGAATGCCTTATCGATGATTATAATACCGATAATGAATATTGCTATTTCGTTTTAGGCGGGTCTAATAGATCTCTTAATGACTTCATCTATAATAGAAAGAAAAAAGCAGCTAAACTTTTAACAAATTACATTATTGCAAGCAATACTGTACCATATGTAATTGATCTTAAAACCTATATTGAATGCTATGATGGTTGTTCTCTTTATGTACCTACTGGTACATCTAGCGTTAAAAAACGTTCTTTGTCTGATGTATATGTAAAGACTCTTGAAAAGGTATGCTTTGGTAAAGACTTCTAAAAAAAATAATAGAGTAGCACATATGTGCTACTCTATTATTTTTTGCTATTTATTTTTTAGAACTTTATAGTAATTTTTAATCGGTTTTAAAGAAAGGAGAATATTTTATAAATGAAACCATATTCTTCACAATTAGTAGAATCATTGCAAAAATGGGAAAATTTAGGAACAGATAATATTAGTAGGTTAAACAAAGCATTAGAATTATATTCTAATGCTATTCCTGTCACTGAATCTGAGTATTTACAGCAACCTAAAAGTTTATTAGAGCAAATGATAGTAGCTATTATAGCTACTGATGATATTTCTTTCGATAAATTAAAAAAATGTATTTACGATAATGTTACGGATGAAAAAGCTAAAGAAGAATTAACTAAAGTGTCTCATGATGAAATAGATTTAAAAAGAGTTAGAGCTAACCATGAAATTATTAATAAAAGATTTAATATAAAATCTATATTTTCTGCAAATGATACTGATATAAATCCTATTCATAAATTGATATCTAGCGAATTTCCTCAACTTGGTATGATTGAAATTTGCAAGTTATTGGATACATATTCATTATCTATACAAGATAAATTCGCTTTAATGGTAGAAGAATTAGGATATGATTATACTACGTATACCCATTTAGAAAACGACTTAGTATATATAATTCCTACTGTGCATTCATACTTGTTTAGTACTTATCCTCCTTCTCATACATCTGAAGATATAGTTGCTAAAGTATCAGATTCTATTGCACAAAGAATAGACAATTCTGTATTTATACAAAGGCTTATTAATAATAAAATTATTATTAATACATTATATTCGGATGTATTTGATAAAATATCAGAGTTTGAAGTATCACCTTCTAATACTGGAGATTCTGCATGTATAGATAAAGTAGTAGACTTATTCTCCGATATTGCTTCTTCAATCACTAATATACAAAATTTATCTGATATAACTAAAATAGCATTACCTCTTTATTACCAATATTTTGCAGTATCAAATTATTCTAATAATAAAGATGATATGGTGAAAGTATTATATGATTATATAGATACTATTTCTAAAAAATTCGGTGATGAATTTCATAATGATTGCATTAAAGAAATATATAATATATTTGATAGCTTCGTAACTAAAGCTTCAACTATCCCACAAAATAACGAATCTTATCAAACTATGATAGCTATGCAAGATATTGAAGAAATGCTTAGTAAAACTATTGAATTTTATGAGGCTAAAAAAGATTATAGACTAAAAAATGAACCGTATGATGTAAATGATAATCCCACTGGTATACTTACTGATTATGATAATGCTTTATTAGATGATATAGAAGAAGCATACTCTATATTCCAGTCTAATGTATTAGAAGAATCTACTATAAATGCATTTACTGATAAAGAGTTATTAATAAAAGCAGATAGAGATTTATTAGATTATATTGAAGAATCTTATGAAAAACATTATCCTCTTATAGATAAATCTAAATTATTATTATCTTTAAATGAAGCAGTTAAAGAAATTAGAAAGGATGAAGCTACTCCAGATAATGTAACTAAAATTTCTAATTTAAAAGAAATCATAAATAAAGTAAAAAATTATCATGATGAAAATCAAGATAGTATGAGAGATGATGATGCAAAAGCAGATGAAAAATTATTATCTGCTAATATTATTCCTCTCAAAGATTATAATCAAGATAAAATGAGAACTTACACTATTGATAAAATATCTAAATATTATAATGAAGATACTGTTTTAACTAATAATATAGCTAAAGAAGCTATGCATGAAATGAAACTTTCATCTTATGTAACTTTAGGTTTAGATAGATTAAAGAAAGTTGCTTCTACATTAGCAGATGCTCAAAAAACAGCTTGGAATAATATTGATAGATTCTCTGATACTATAGAGAGAATTAATTCTGAAGAAGATAAAAAAGAAGCTAGAATGCAGATAGTTAAGAATAGTTTCTTACCATCAATGTCTAGATGCATTAAATCTATTATAATAGCTGGTGGTTTAGCAGTATTGGTTCATCCTTATGTAGGATTATTGGCTTTAGTGGTTAGATTTGTAAATTCAAAGAGAGCAACTAGAGAAGAAAGACAAGCTGTTGCCGATGAATTAGAAGTAGAATTAGAGATGATTGATAGAAAAATTAGAGATGCTGAAGAAGATAAAGATTATAAGAAAGAAAGAAAGTTAAGATTATTAAAGAGAAAGCTAATTACTTATTTAGCTAAAGTAGCTGTAGATAGTAAGACCAAGTGGAATGATGACATTATGTTTAAGAAAGATATTGATGATGCTGGGTCAGAATTGGGGTTGAGAAATGATGATTAATATTTATAATGAAGAAAAATTAACTACTAAAGATAGAAAAGAACTACCAGCATCTATGTACGGATTACCATCCGAAAAGAAATATCCATTAAACGATGCTAACCATGTACGTTCTGCTATGGCTTATTTTAACCATTGTGATAAAGATAAGAAAAAAGAATTAGCCAGAAATATAATGAAAGCTGCTAAGAAATATAATGTCAAAGTAAGTGAAGATTCTGAAGTATATAAAACATTAAATGAATCTTATTATGGCGATTATAATGATAATATGAATGTAATCTTAGAAGCTGATAAAAAGAAAGATGAAGAGCCAGTTGAAGTAGTAGATACTGCTGATGATAATGATACTGATGATTATACCCAAGATGAACCTGAAGAAGATGATGAACCAGAAGAAGTAGATAGTGACGCTTCTGAATCTGATGATGATAATACGGATACAGAAGAAGACTATACTAATGATACAGATGATACTGCTACTGCTGATGATGAACCAGAAGAAACAACTGATACAGACGTTCAGGATACTTCATCAGATGATACAGAGGGAGATTATACTAACGATACAGATGAACCAGAAAATGTTGTAGATGCTTCTACTCCAGATGATACTGAGGATTATACTCAAGATTATGATGATGGTAATAATGATAATACAGCGGATGCAAACGTTCAAGATACCTCATCAGACGATAATAATTCCGCAGATTATACTGATACTGACAATTCTCAAGGTTCAAATATAGATGATAATAACAATACTGTAAGGTCGGATGCTCCTAATGATGATACTGAACAAAATGATGCAGCTACAGGTGACCCAAACCAACCGGCTGACACCGGTGGGTCTGATGGAGATGACGCTAGTGAAGACTATACCAATACAGATGATGATGCAGGGGATGGCTCAGAAGATGGATTAGATGGTCAAAACGATGCAGATTCAACTGATGACGCTACGATGAACGATGGTGGTTCTGGAGATTCTCAAGCTAATTCTGAAATTCAGGGATTACAACAAGATGTCTTTTCTAATTTGACACAAGATCAATTAAGAATAAAAACTAATAATCAAAAACAACAATTTATTGATCTTTTCAATGATATTACTGATGTACTAGAGAGATTATCAGTAGTAAATAAAGATTCTAATATAGTTGATACACTCAACTATGTAAATGATTCTCTTTCCGATCTAAGAGAGATGATAAGGGACTCTTTAACAGATTCCTTTAATACAAGAAGTTTTGTGGAGAATCAAATAATTCTTGAACGGTTCATTACTATATACACAATGCTTATCAAGATATTAGAAAAGGTAAGTAATAAGAAACAATCAGAAGATAATAGCAATAATAAAAATAAGAGAGAATAAAAATTAAAATAGACTATAAACTTATAATCAATTTTATAAGATAAAATATAACCCATAAAATTGATTTCCAAAATATAATCGATTTAAGGAGGAAAGCTAATAATGGCTGCAATTAAACCAATTAATGAAGATGCCAAGGTAGATCTTAGCCGTTATGCAACTAATGAAATGCATAGTGTAGCTCAGGACTATGTTGATACTATCAATGCTATTAAACAGGAATCTCAAGGTGCTTATGATATGGTAAGGGATCCTTCTGCTGTTCTTAGAGATAGCATGTATAAAGAAGAACTCAAGTCTGCATTTAGAGAAGGTTCCTATGATGCTTCTGATCCTCAGTACAAGAATAATGCTGTACTCGAAAACCATTTAAGCAATATGGACGCTATCTTTGATAACGATACCGATCACATCATCAACGAATCCTCTCCTCTTGGTGTATATAACCCAGTTGTAGGTATGACCCTTCCGATGCATAAAAACATTCTTATGAATGCTGTATTTGATCAGGTTATGCCGAAGGATGTAGCTCGTTCACCGAAGTTCACCCTTACCATGGAAACTCGTACTCTTGTTGATACTAAAGGCAATGAATACGATATGTTCTATGAACAGAATAAGATTAAAGATGCAGTTGATGAATCCATTCCGACCGCTGATTTCATTTGGGTTGATGATGGAACTTCTAACTATGTAACCACTGAAATTGGTGGTCGTGGTGCTGCTACTGGTGATCTTATTCATGATGCTTTCACTGAACAGCAGGTTCCAGCAATGAATATGCCTTTAACTGCTCTTTCTATGAAGACATTCGTATCTAAGATTCTCATTAAGGGTCTTGCTGTTGCTGGTTCTAAATACGTCGATGATGTAGAAGCTGCTAAGACTGATCTTGCTGGTCATATTAAAGTAGCTGATAAGGATATCAAAGACGCTACCCTCATTTTTGATGTAGAAGGTAAGTTTACACCTGGTTATGGTTCCAATGACCGTATTTTCAACAGACGCTTTATGCTTGAAGTTCCTGTTGAAAGAAATGCTGTTACTAATAAAGTAACTAAGACTACCATTCGCCTCAATGTAATGGGCACTATGGAAAAGAATAAGATTAGCCTTAGAGCATTCAAACCAGAATCCTTTGATTCTACTATTCAGCCAGCAGGTGGTTGGAAAGCTATTGGAGATGGCGAAACTGGTTCTCTCCAAGGTGCAGTTATCCATGCTGTAGTTGATGTTTCTAACGCAGTATTCCCGACTGTTAAGTTCAAATGGTCTGCTAAGACTGACTTCTACGAAATTCCAGAAGCTCCACATCTTACTACCGAAATCACTCCAGAAGAAGTTAAGGATCTTCAGGCAACTTATGATGTAAATCAGGTTACCAAACTCATGTCTATGATGAGACTTGCACTTCTCCATTGGAAGGATGATTCTATTCTTAAAGATCTTGACGATGATTTCCTCACCATGCCTGCTAATCAGAAGGTTTCTGGTGCATTCGACTTTGCTCCGCCTCTTAACTACAACAACAACCCTGTTGAATGGCGTAAAGTTATGTTCATGGATAACCTTGATCAGTACGTAACCCGTATGCTCCAGGTTCTCAATGATGAAAACATGACTATTGCAGTATTTGGCCGTCCAGATATTATTCGTCGTATTGCTCCTCAGCAGTACACCTATCAGTCACCGTCCAGCATTGGACCGGTTGAACTTGATTTCAAGAGAACCGTTGTAACTTCTGAAAAGAGAGTTTACAACTTCATTTCTTCCCAGAAGATGAGAAACTCCAACAATCTTATTGTATTACTCATTCCGAGAAACTCAATGCGTATTACTTATAAGATCATTGATTATCAGATGTACGTATCCAACGAAATTCGTGATACCGCACATTATCAGGTACCGGCAATGACCTGCTTTGAACGTTGGTACTTCCTTAAATACCAGCCTGTTCAGGGCCGTATCCGTATCCTCAATGCTTCTGGTCTCAGAGAGAATGCTTATATGAAGAACGAAGAAGACTATCTCATTAAGGGTGCTATGAATGATGATACTGCTAATACTGAACAGTATGCATCTGAAGTAAATGGAGTTATTGATCCTGAAGAAGGTCATATGAAACTCCCGCCTGTAACTACTACCAATCCTTAATGAATAAATAAAAATAAGTTATAGGTGTTAAGGGATAGAGGTTTCCTCTATCCCTTTACTTTTAATTTACTAGAAAGGAGGATTAATTTTGTTGGATACAAATGATATTCTCGCTAAAATTGGTGAAATAAATTTAAGCGTAATTAATCTTAAAGCTAGACCTGGAGATAAGATTGAGCTTAATAAAATTAAAGACTGCTTAAATACAATATTTCCTGATTCCAAATGTGTAGATGTAATTTATACCACAAATACAGATAAAATGTTTTTTGGTATTGTAACTTTACCTATATTATCTCCTAATGAAATCTTAAACATTATGACTTCTGATGAAGATAGTAAAATAACTACTTATAAAGTGGAATTAGATTCTAAATTATTCTCTGAAATAATAGATTTATCTTTAGATGAAATTACTGCTTTAATAGTTCATGAAGTAGCTAGATTGGTAAATGATTACTATCCGATAAACAATGCTAGATATCTTATAGATAAAGCGGTATTGGATTATGGTATCACTTTAAAAATGAGTACATATGTACCATACATTGAAATTATTGGGTATGGTATTAAAGAAGCAGCTAGAAGATCTGTAAGTATATTTGAAAATAACTATTTAGTTCCATACTATTTAGATGAAACTTATGAACTTACTGATTCTTTAAGAAGAGCTATAACTAAATTAGAGAATAAAGGTAATCTCTGGGATACTGAAGTAGACAATAAATCTATTATTGTCAAATGGGTAGTTAGATTGTATACTGATATTCTTAAGTATAGAATCATGGCATTACATACTTTAGAAAAAGGTATTGAATTAACCGGTTCTGTTTTAATAGTAAATGAAATGAAGAATATAGTCAAAAAACTTCATAGAATTGATGATTATTCTTTAATGCAAGAAGCTTCTAATATCATTAATTTCTTTAATTCTACTAAAAATGCTACACTTAGTGCATTAGATAGATTTAAAGCTAATGGTATAAAAAACTATTATGATGATTATTATGAAATTAAGTTTGAATATAATAATATGGATAATGATAGAGGAACAGCTATAGCATTATTGCACAAGATTAATTCTAGAATGAGTATAATAGATGACTATATTTCTACAGAAAGGGTAGACCCTCAGGCTAAAAAGAGATTGACAGAATTATATTATAAATATGACGAATTACGTAAAGATATAGCTGCCACAAAACTTAGACCACCTCAGACTTTATTGATTAAGGTCGATTGAGAGAGTGATTTAAATGGAATCTATAGTAAAAAAGTACTTATCTAAATTATCTAATTATAAAGATACTTTAGGCTCTATATTTGTTTCTTCAGATAAAACAATTAAGATAGTAGCGTTTGTATATATCTTATTAGCATTATTACCATTTATCACTGCATATATATTCCTGATATTTGAGTTCTTCTATCATGATATGTATGATGTAGATAGACTGATTAAGTTAGGATCTACTATTATAAGTGATTCTGCTACAGGATTTGTTTTATTTATACTTGGTTTAGTTACCAATGGTGAAAAGATGGTTAATAATAAGATTGCTAGTAATTCCTCTATAATGAATAAGTATCTTAAAGATAATAATTTACAGGTTAAGCCTTATACAGAAGAGCAAAATACCGGTAAAAAATAAAGTTATTCATATACTAAAAATACCATGGAGAATATTCTCCATGGTATTGATTTTAATGGGTTTACGAACTTTATTATAATATATTTTTAGTATTAAAAAAAAGTAAAGGAGAAGTTAAAATGAGTTTATCTGAAGTAAGCGCTAATAATAGGGGTATGCAGTTTAATAAGAACAAGTATACAGTAAATGTAAATGGTATTGCTTTGTTTAATAATTCTGATGGTAGTTATAAATCTGGTTTAGGATTTTCTATGTGGAATGGATTATTAAAAATTTATATTATTCCATTTAATGAAGGAGAAGGCAGATTTGTTTTTAATAGTTTAGGTAATAATGCTTGTATTTTCTTAAATCAGACTAAAGCTTTTCTTTTCTCTAGTATCTTAAAGAGATTTAAAGAAGATAGAGAAAAATATAATGGTTATGGTATTAATGCTGGTAAATCTATTATTACTATTAATAATGGTACTACATTTAATAAATCTATTGATGAAACTGCTATTAGAATAGTAAAGTTTAATGAAGATACTATTGTAGATAACGAAGGAGCTTACCAGCTTAAAACAGATTACTACAATTATATCAATAACGTAGTTACTGAAAAGAATACTATTAACTTCAATAAAGTTAATTCACCAGAATTAAAAAATGCTGAATTGGATTTAATCATTAATCAATTAGATGAATTTGTTAAAGCTACTACTAATGCTTATGCATATGCAACTTCACAGACTGTTGAATATAATTTTAGAACATTACAGGATAATTTAAATGAATTGTTAAGTAGGTGAGTTAATGAATACAGGTATATCTTCAGATGTACAAATAGTTTACAATTTATTTGAATTTGAAACATTAGTAGATGTAGATTTATCAGTGGTAATGTATATTATCGATAATATGGGTAACTCTAAATATATAGATACTAGTCTATTACAGAATACTAATACTATTAATGGAATAGAAAATAGATTATTATTTAGAGAGAATTATAATCCTTTATCTATAATCATTAAAAAAGATTATGAAGACTCTATTGATGATATTTATAATGAAATTATGGAATATCATAAGCAAGAAATCTTAGATAAAGCATTACCAACTGATATTCTATCATTTTGTAATTTAGGGTCAACCATAACTGGAGTTGTAAATAATCATGTAAACTGTAAAGATAAACTAGAGGAAGAATATATTCATAGTTTTCCAGGTAAGGTAATTACTAAGATCGATGAATATGATTTATCTAGTTATAATACTTTATATGCTAAAACTGTAGATAATCTATTTAAGTATAAAAATCTAGTTAATAAGAAAATATTTATTATTAATGCTAGATATAATATGATGAAAGATTTTCTAATTTATAAACCAGAAGCTATGGCTATTAGCACTAGTAACACTATGTGCGTTATTGACCCATATAAAAATCTTACAATTCCGTCTATAGGAGGATTATAACATGGTAAATGAAACTTGGACTAGAGCTATTTCTAATATTATTAGCAAAAACACTCTTAGAGATATTCAGTTAGAAACAATGGAAACTATTGCAACCGCACTTGCAAATTCTTATGGACCAGATGGCTCTACCACTCAAATTAGAACTATGACTACTGCTAAAGATGCAGGAACTACAGAATATACTAAAGATGGTCATAAGATTCTTTCTAATATTAAATTCAATAAGCCTATTGAATATTCTATTGTAGATGATTTAAAAGCCATTACTACAAATACCGTTAAAACTGTAGGTGATGGTACTACATCTGCTGTCATTCTTTCATATCTTATTTTTAAAGAATTGAAGAATCTTGCAGATAAGACTGGTAAGAGTGAAAAGACCATCCTTGATGAATTTAATGGGTTAGTAAAAAAGATTACTGCTATTATTAAAGAAGATGGCCATGAAGCATCATTAGATGATATCTATAATATTGCATATACTTCTACTGATGGCAATAAAGAAATTGCTGATGATATCAGAAAGATTTATAAAGATTTCGGTATGGAAGTATATATTGATGTAGGAGTTACTAACAATGAAAAAAGTTTGGTTAAATCTTATGAAGGTCTTACATTTGATTCTGGGTATTTAAATCCTAATCTGATTAATGATTCTACTAATAATTCTTGTACTATTAGAGATCCAAAGATTTATATTTTTGAAGATCCTATTGATACTCCAGAGATGCTTAAATTCCTCTCTACTATTGTAACCAATAATTTCTATAGTGTAATTAAATCTAATAAACCACCGGTTCCGACTGCTATCTTTACACCGTCTATTTCTGCTGATGCACAGTCTGAAATTAATGCTGTATTTAATACATTCTCTCAAGTTCCACCAGAATTTAAACAATTACTGATTGTAAATACTGGATTAACAAGACTGGATAATCTGTATGATTTAGCTACACTGTCTGGAGCTAAGACTATTAAGAAATATATTGACCCAGAAAATCAGAAGAAAGATATTGAAAAAGGATTAGCTCCTACTGTAGAAACAATTACTAACTTCGCTGGTAGTGCAGATTTAGTTGTAGCTGATGCTAAGACTACTAAGATTATTAATCCGAAGTTTATGTATAATGCAGATGGTTCTCCAACTTTCATTCTGATTAATCTTCTCAAAACACTGGAAGCTGAATTAGCTTCTTATAAAGAACAGAATGTCGATATTAAAAAGATCTATTTGCTTAAAAGAAGAATTCAATCTCTTAAAGCAAATATGGTAGATTATTTTATTGGTGGTATTTCATATGCTGATAGAGATGCTAAGAAAGATTTAGTAGAAGATGCTGTACTGAACTGTAGATCTGCTGCTACTGATGGGGTTGGATTTGGTGCTAACTTTGAAGCATTGAAAGCTATTGATTCTATTATTACAGAAAAATATAAGACTTCATTTACTGATAAAGAAAATGGAGATAATATTGATTGGTCTGCATTCGATGAAAATGATATTGATGTAGCTGTAGCTAAAGCATATGTAACACTGTTTGAACGTATTTATGCTGAGAATGATATTACTAAAGATAAAAAAGATCTTATTGTAAAAGATGCTATTATTAATAATTGCCCATTAAATCTTAGAAATAACAAGTTTGATGGAACTGTATTGACTTCTATTAAAGCTGATATTGTAATTCTTGATGCTATTTCTAAGATTGTAGGACTTATGTTTACTACAAATCAGTATCTCTTACCAGACCCATCTTATAATACATACGAAATGTAATATTTAAATCTAAAGATAACTATATAATAAATCCTAATTAACTGCTATGGGTAATAAATACCCATAGCACTTCTTTTTTTTATTTAAATAATTAGGGGTAAATTATGAAAATATCTTTTAATCGTTACATTAATAATCCTGAGATTGTTAAAGGTGCAGCTACTAACTCTCAGAGAAGACTAATACGTCAAGATTATGAAAAAAGATTTGATGCTATATTAGTTAGAGAAGCTGGTACAGTAGCTTATTATTTATTCAAAGATACTAAAGTTGAGAATAGATATTATGCTCATTTAATGATACCATCTGAAAAAACTAATAACTTATATTACGATGTAGTAATAGAGTTGACATTAGAGAATCCAGAACAGTTAGTATCTGATATGAGCAATTACACCGTTAGATTTTATGCTAATGACCCTGCATTTGTATTTACATGGGCATACTCATTTAATAAAAAAGATTTAATTATAGATTGGTTAAAACCCAAGCTCAACAGAAAATGTTTAACTGATAAACCTGTTATTAGAAACCCTAATATGCAAACGGGATATGTAAAGTCTATTTATTTTGCATATTACTATATGAAGCTAAATCGTTTATTTAATATCGCTAAATGGGAAAAAGCACAGCCATTAAATAAATCTAAATTCTTAAAATCTATAATGAATTCAGATGATAAGCTGATTGATAATCAACGACTTAGAGATATACAAAAACGGTTAAAACAGCAAGAACAAGAAGCTAAACTTCATCCACCAGAAACTAGAGATATGTCTAGATATACTAGCAATAGAATGAAAGTTGCACCTACTGCTGCATATGCTGCTAGAGCTAGTATATTAAAACCTAAGACCGTTACTTCAAAACTAGTGAGAATATCAAAAGTTATAAAACCACGTAAACGTTAAATACGTTATATATTATAATTATGGTTAGTATTTAGATTGACAAATTTATGTCAATCTTAGTAATAGCTTAGGAGGAGAAATGAACACTAGTAGTGAAATTGGGAATGTGAAACAATCATTTATTAGAGTAGATGAATGGAAACCAGCACCAGAAGATATGGTGTTCTCTTCTGCTGGTGAAGTAATTATTTGTAATAAGATGATTAGTCCTGATATGGCTAATAAACAATTTCCGTTTTTTGTAATGAAGCCTAAGAAAGGTTATGCCAGTAGCACTAGAGTAAAGGGAGATACAGTTAAACTTGGATTTAAAGATCATTGTGTTCATTATCTGAATTATTTTGAAAAATTCTATGATACTGAACAGATATTAGTTTATATTTATAGTTATATTAAAGTAATGATTGATAGTGATGATCAATATGCTTATACTGAAGAAAACTTTATAAATGATTTGGAAAGATATATCATTAGATATGATAATCCTAAAGAAGAAGTTTTTAGATTTAGAAATAACATTCGTAAAATGGTTGATGATAATTATTATATTACACAAACTTATACTAATATTAAAAATCCATGCTTAGCTTATACTGATGAACATGTAAAAGTTTTAATGGAAGTTAGTATTATTCAGTTAATGCTTATTCCATTAATTTCTCATTTCTATTGGAAACGTAGATATCCAAAAACTGTAAATGTAAATAAGTTCTTTTTATCTATATTCTCTAGAATATTTAATGTAGTTAATGAGCATTATGGGATAGATATCGTTAGTAAGTTGTATGAAACAGTTCTTACTAATGTAAATAAAAATGTACTTTCTAATAGTAAGCTTTGGGAAATGCAGAATATTAGAAGTAGAGATAATACTACACAGACTATTCAAACTATTGAGAATATTATTTTACAGATTATTCCTAAGTATACTTTTGATAAGAATATAATTAATTTTAATTATATTATGATTGAAAGTGAACTAGACCATAAAGTTAGACTGATTGATTACGGATATAAATTAAGTTCTATTTCATCTTCGGACAGAGATGAAGATAGTAATTCACAAGCAGATAAGTTTGAAGCTCATATGGATAAGATTGATGAATCACTTGTCATTCAAACTAAAGTTAATTGTGAAGAAACTATGAATAGAATTAGAAAAGAATTTGGTACTCCTAGTGAAGCTGAAATAAATTATTATATTTGGATGCTTCAATATGGAGGAAAAGCAATTAAGAATTCTTTCCAGTTTAATTTAGTTACATATCCTTTCATGAAATGGTTTAAAGATTTGCAGACAGTAAAAATGATTGGTATTATTGATTATATTACTTTAATGATTGCATGCAAGAATTATTTACTTAGTAATGGTCAAATATTCTTACCATATATCATTGGTGGTAGAATTGATAAACTAGTTAGCAGAAAATCTGTGAATAAAAGACTTATGGAAAGAATCAAAGATTCTGAAGGGTATATAAAAGTATCTGAAAAGTATAATAATAAGAAACTTGAAGATGTAATCTTTAAGACTATTTCTCAAATATTATCTTCTACTTTTGTGAATATTGATTATTATAATAAAGAATACAATGGAATAATAATCAATACTACTGTAGTCCCTGAAAGAATTGCTGAAGAATATTTTCAGTATATACTTTTGATTTAAACAGTAGACGGTAGTCATATGACTACCGTCTTCTTTTTTATTTAGGAGAGAATTATTATGGATAATGATTCTATGGCTGTATTAAAAATACTAAAACGTAATTTCCCAGAGCTAAAAAGATCTGGGAGTGAATATGTAGTAAGATGTAGATTCTGTGGTGATAGTAAAAATAAAGCTTCTGCTCATTTCTATATTAATATTGGAGATGAAAATACTATACCATTGTATCATTGCTTTAAATGTGAACGTAGTGGAATATTAACTCCAGCTGTATTAAGAGAGCTAATAGGTGATTCCAATATAACTAAAGAAGATATAATTGATTTAACTGAAATATCTAAATCTATATCTACTAAAGTTAATTTATCTAGAATACGTTCAGGATATAACAAATTAATACGAAATACGACATGGATCTTACCTACTGATAACGTATCTTTTTTAAAAGAGAAATTAGATTATATTAATTCCAGATTAGGCCTAAAACTGTCTATTCAGGAAGCTCAAAACCTTAAAATAATATTTAGTATTAAAAATCTATTGTCTGCTAATAATCTAAAATCTAATAGAAGTCAAAGTATCACTGATGAATTGGATAAGTATTTTATTGGGTTCTTATCTATAGATAATGGGTTTCTTACTATGAGAAATATTAATGATACTGATGGTTTCTTAAAAGACTCTAGATATATTAATTACTCTATATATAATGAAAAAGATAGTAACCACCTTAGATATTATTGTATTCCTACAAAAATAGATAAACTATCTAAAGAGCCTATCAATATACATGTAGCAGAAGGTTGTTTTGATATATTAAGTATTTATTATAATATTAGAAATAAAGATAGTTATAATAATATCTATATCTGTAGTAATGGTAAAGGATACTATAACGTAATAAAGTTACTGATAACAAAATTTGGCTTATATAATATAGTATTGAATGTATACCCGGACAATGATGTATCGGATAGTACATTAAATTTTTATTTAAGGAGGGTGTATAAATTATCTATTCCTGTGTATTTTCATCGTAACACATTTGACGGTGAAAAAGATTTTGGGGTTTGTAGAGATCGAATTTCTGAAGTAGTTTATAAAGTGAGGTAAAGTATTATGGGAAGAGTATTTAATCAATTCTTGCACGCTGGAGAAAGAACTGATGATAAAGTTATTGTTGCCAACCTTGGGTCGGATTATGATAAAGAAAAGCAAAAACAGCTTTTTCGTGGTGGATATTTGGTAATTTGTAAATGTGGGTATGGTTACTTGACAAGAATCTCTGGTACTGGAGGAAATGTTGCTAAAGGATACAGCAAATATTTGTGCCCATACTGCGAAAGAAAACAGAAGAAAGGAGAATAATAATTATGGAAGAAAAAGAAATTGTAGGACACCGTTATGGACATCTCACTCAAATCAGCGGGTCCTTTAGAAATAGCCGTAAAGATTATCCAAAAGCGTTCTTTATGTGTGACTGCGGAAATGTAATCGCAGTAAATAAGAACGTAGTATTGAAGCATCATTTGTTTGATAGATGCAGGACTTGTAAAAAAGAAATGGATGAGAAACTTAATAGTAATACTAAATAAGTTTTTCATATAGGAGAATTATCATGAGATTAAATAGTGTAGCCCTGCAAAACTATGTAGGTATTTATAATGGTATGCACAAGCATACCATTCATATTGATTTTACTAAATGTAGAAACAGCATCACCGTAATCAAAGGCGATAATGGCTCTGGTAAATCTAGTTTGTTTAAAGCTATTCATCCTTTTAGTGACCCTAGTTATTTTCTGATTGATGGGTTAGAAGCTATGAAGGATATAGTGTATCAACTAGATAATGGAGAAACACTAGAAGTAAAATATATCTACCCAGTTGATGATAGGGGAAACAGAAAGTCTACACAATGCTATGTGTTTGTTAATGGCAATCTCATGAATCAAAATCATAATGTTACAGATGGTAGAGATATCATCTGTAACATTCTTGATATTGATATTACTTTTTTGCCATTAACTCAATTATCTTCTGATGATAGAGGATTAGCAGACAAGACCCCTTCTCAAAGAAAGAATTTTATCAATAAAAAGATTAATGAGTTAAATGTGTATAATGAAATCTATAAGAAGTTATCTAAGAAGTCTACACAAATGAAATCATTAGTCAATTCTATCTCTCTGAAGATAAAAGATATTGGTGATGTAAAATCATTGGGTACTAATATAGAATTATGGAATACCCAATTAGGAGATTTAGAAGTTCAAAAAATTAAACTAACTGCTGATTTATCTAGTATGCAAACTAAGATGGATATGCTGATTGGTGAAGAGAACCCAGAAGAAGTATATGGTAAAGCTACTAGTGAACTTACTAACTTATATTCTAAGCTGGAAAATTATAAGTATGATAAAACAATGGTAGATACTATAAAACGAGAGTTTTTGAAAAAAGAAGTATCTGAGTTAGAAACAAATATTACTGCATTCCGTTGTAATATAGCTGGAGAAAGAAAAAGCATTGCTAAGTGCAATAGTAAGATAGATGATAATACTATCAAACTAAATAGCTATGGTGATATTAATCTTATCAATCAATACAAAGAGCGTATAAGCACTTATGACAAAAGAAAAAAAGCATTAGAAAATTTATGTAAGGTTAAAGGATATAGCACTGATTATCAGATTTATGATATCGATACATTCATCAATATTAGCAATCAAATAGTTCAATCTTTCAATAACCTTAAAACGATTTATAATGATGCTAGTGTTATTGAACGTGCTATGGAAATAACTAAAGCATATTATGATGGTATTGTGGTAGAGAGTAAAACGACTGAAGAGCTTGATGAAATGAAACAAGCTTTAAATAATATGAAGCTTTTATTAAACAATCAAAATATTTATAGAAAACAATCTAGAGGTATAGAAAATATCCCTAAAGATTGTACGCATAAATCTGATTGTGTATTTGTAAAAGCTATGGTTGAAGCATATAATAGTTTATTATCAGATGAAGATTATGATAAGTTAGTAAAACAGATTGATGCTATGTCTAAGGATATTAGTGATTATACTAAAAAACTTAGAATTGATAAACTTGGATTTGAATGTGCTGATGATTATATTCAAGCTATCAATAATATCAAAAATTATCTTCCAATATTGAAGAAGTTTAATGCTGTATTGCCTGAAGAAGATATGAAAAGTTTCATAATTATGGTTTATCGTAATGGAGATATTCTTCAATGGATGAATATTGATTTAACTGTTCTTAAAGAAGTTAAGAATATAATCATAGAGATGAATAATATTGATTCTAATTTATCTTCTCTTGAAGAAAAGTATTCTTCTATGGTTACTAATAAAGACTTAATAGAATATTTATCTAAGGAAATAGAAGAGCTTAAAAAAGAAAAGTCTGAGCATGAAGATGAAGTTTTTCATATTAATACTAGACTAGATGAGCTTAATAAAAAGTATACTAAGGCTAAAGATACTCTGGATACTATCAATCATAATATTGAAATGAAAGATTTACATGATAAACTCATTAAAGAAGAAATTGAGCCTAAGATGAAACAAATCAAAGAGTATGATAGCAAGTATAAAGAGTTTAAAGAATTAGCTAAAGAATTTAATAACGAAAAAGATGTTTTAGATGATTTAGTTAGTAATCAGATTCCTAAATTAACATCTGTTATTAATGATGCTAATTTTAAGATAAGATTATACAATAACTACGTAAATGAATACAATCAATACAAAGATGAGTATGAAAAGTATGAGACTATAAAATATTATTGTTCTCCTACAACTGGGATTCAAACAGTATTTATGGGTAAGTATATGAATGATATCATTGATATCAGTAATAACTTATTATCTAAATTCTTTGGTGGTTCATTTGTATTACAGCCATTTGTAATCAATGAAAAAGAATTTAAAATTCCAGTTAAAGGTGATGGAATACTTAATGATGATATTTCTAGTATGAGTACAAGCCAGATTTGTATGATTAGTATGATTATTAGTTTTGCTCTTATGAGTAGATCTAGTAGTGTATATAATATTATTAAGATGGATGAAATTGATGGTGGCCTAGATACTAATAATAGATTAGCATTTTTCAATGTATTATCCATTCTTATGAATTATTTGAATTGCAGTCAGTGTATTATGATTTCTCATAATAGTGAATTGAATTTAGCTAATATGGATATTGTATTGCTTAAGAATAGTGATCCTAATATCCAATTAGATGGAAACATCATTTACAATTATGAAGAAGATATGAGTGAATAAAGGAGAAAAGCATGAAACAAGGGACTATAAATAACGACATTATTTTGAAATATGATTCTGATAATAACAATCTTGTAGTTTCAAGTTCAGCTGCTACTAAAAAATCAGTAGCTGATTTATCTGGTAGAGTTGATGAAATTGATTCTAAAATTAGTGTAGTAGATGATAGAGTTACAAATATATATGACGAAATTTTTCTTAAACTTAATGATTTTAATGATGAAATCAATATTAATAAAGAGATTGTCAATAAATTATTTGCCCATATAGAATGGATAGAAAGAATTTCCATAATCGTAGTTCCTTTAATCATATTTAATACTTTCTATATCATGTTCATGTTAATGAAGAAGGGTTAGACCGATGACTAATAAACTTAAATTTACTTGTTTAATTGGTTCATTCATTCTTGCAGCTTCTATTATAGCTGGGTATAAAGTTTTTACTAAACACCGTAATAATTTTAAAAAAGTATCATTACTCTGCTATGAAGATAAAAATAATTTGTATAGTTCTATTAAGCATTTATTTGAAGGTGAATCTAAAAAAATAGATTGCGATATTATTGGTGGTAATCGTAAAGATTACGATAATGAGATTAAAAAATATTGCTCTAATTATGGAATAAAAACTAGCTTTATTTATGGAGATAACGGTAACGTTATTACAGTTATACTAAAGAGATAATAATAATAGGAATGTATAGTCTAGTCCTATATAGGGCTAGACTATAACATTTTATTAAATAATTATTTTTTATAAGGAGGAAAAGAAGATGTTAAAATATTTTATTTTTTTACCATTAAATCTGATCTGTATGCTTATATGCTATATTACCAATCCATTTGTAGTATTATTTGCTAATGAAGTTGGTGAGCTTCCTAAAATATTTAAGCTATGGCAAACATGGGATGGCAGTATAGATGATAGAGTATACGTAACTGAAGATTGTCCTAAATGGTGCAGATATGATTTCTATAAGCATTATAAACAATACAGAACACCAGTTTATGGTAATCGTGAAAAACGATGTGTAGAATTAATAGACCCTAATTTTACTACTAAAGAACGTATACTTAGATATATATGCAGAGTATTCTGGTTATCTAGAAATTGTGGTTATGGATTTGCTTATTATTTATTCGGTGTAACTGTAAATGGAAAAGATATGAAATTAGTATATGGTAAATATCAGGAAGATAAAGGTAGAAAAGGAGAACTATGGGTAGAAAAAAATAAAAATATTTTATTAGCTCCTTTTACTATTAAGAATGATTTATTATTTTTTAATAATAAATTAGAATTTAATTGGTATCTTGGCTGGAAAATAAGTACAAGTTTTTATGAAACTCATAGAGCTATGATAGCAAATAGAATTTCAATACGGAAAAGTAAAATTTAAAAATATATTATAATTTTGACATATTATTAGAGAGCTAGATAACTAGCTCTCTATATCTATTCAGTAAAGGAGAAATGAATATGTATAACGATAGAACTATTGAAGTTTATAAAAAGTTATTACAGTATACTGCTAATTATTGTGAAGCTAATTATAAGTACTATAGTAATCAAGATACCGATTATAACATTGAAATCTTATACAAAGGCAATACTTTGATTACTCTCCAGCATAGTCCCAATATGAAACGTGATGATATTGCTAGATCTATTGCAAAAATCATTATTGATATTTTTAACACCAATCATTATCACGTAAGGCATTTAGACAATGATGAAAATGGGGATTATATGTTATCCTTAGATGATACTGGTGGTTATGCAGTAAAAGTTATTAAAAAGAAAAAATAATAAAGCACATTCTTAATTATAACCAGAGGGAGAAGAAATATGGTACTAGTTGGCATTATTATAATTGCGGTAGTGGCGAAGATAATTTCACTTATTAAAACTATGATAGTTACTAGAGCAGATTGCAGTACATCAGTTATTATAGAGTTTGTTATTCTAATACCAGCATTAATAGCATTAATGTTTGCTGAATTAGTATTATATGCTATTAGAGATTAAAGAGATACTGAACTGCTAATTATCCATTGTCTTGATAATTTCGTTCGGAGGTATATAAGATAATGATAGAAGATTGTTTAATAGTACTATTTTTAGTAATACTATTCTTTGTAATTATTTCTAATATCTGGACTTTAGTAGGGATAGCAGCATTCTTTGTATTGATAAAAATGCTATTTAGTTAAAGTTTATAAGCGTGCTAATAGTAGCACGCTTATATTTTTTATTTAAAATTCATCATCGCCTCTAACACCAACTAATTTAAGTTTATAAGTTTGGTTAAGAGAAGCGTTTCTAGCAATACCATGTCTAATATCTATATTACATCCATCTTTAACGAAATCATTAGGTATAGGCATATTAGGTACAGGCTGACCAGTTCTAGTATCTATTACTTCAAACCATTTATTCTGGTCTGATTGATTATATACTAATACTGTTTCTATATATGGGTTAGATTCTTGCATCATAGAGTTTTGTTCTGGAGTAAGATTTTTCATATAGTTTTTGAATCCAGCGTCATCAGAACTAGTATCAGCATAATTCTGACCATTAGCAGCAGTAATAATAGGAGTGCCTATATTACTGTTTATATAAGAAGAAGGTATAGACATATTAATCGTACCATTACCAACTGTTCCTACTGGAGTATTAAGCATCTTAGCATACATATCAGAAATAATTTTATCGTCAGAATCTCTTTCATCTATCTTAAGCTGCTGCTGTTTCTTAAGTTCAAAGTTATTAGCATCAGAGTAGATAGATTTTAATTCTCTAGCTGCTGAAATCTTAGTTGATACTAATCCTGTATATGCACCAGTAAGATTAGCTAAGTACACATATTTACTTTTAAGAGTTTTAGAAGCTCTAATAGTATTAATATCTTCTAATACTCGTTGTTCCATAGTAGTTAATTGACCTATAGATTCTCTAAGTAATCCAATAGGTTGTGAATATGTTTCTATATAAGACATATCAGAGTTCAATGGTGTAGGAACTCTTCTATTTGAAGGAGCAGATTCTTTATGCTCTTTCTTAGGTCTACCACGTTTAGGCTTATCATTAGCATCTTCCATATTAACTATAGATGTAGGGTCATCTACTACTTTATTTGTAGACGCATCAATAGTAACAGAAGATAATTTACTAAAATCACAGGTAAACTGTTTATTTTCCATTTTTCTATCAGTCCTTTCTAAAGCCGTATAAATTAATCGTTTGTTAAAGGCATAGCATTCAATATCTAAAGTTACAATTATATAAAAAGGAGGAGATAATATGAATTTTGATCAACTTATACAAAGTTATCCAAAAGGTTCTGATTTAGTGATTTTGGATGCAACTTATCATTTTCCAAATAAACAGCAAGTAGAAGGATATAATGGAGTTAAAACAGTTTATACACCAGATACAATGACTATTGTGTATAAAGATAATACTACAGGTAAAAAAGGAATTGAAGTTATAGAGAACCCTAAATACGTATTCTATATGCTAAAAAACAATATTCCTACGCCAAATTATGATATGTTTTTTACAGATATGAAAAACTTAGATGAAATTACATGTAGATATAGAGATATAAATAAAGCTATAGCAGAAAAACTAGATCAGTATGAAGGTACTACTAAGTACACAGATCTATATAAGAGAAATGTTAGAGATGGAAATTATAAAGCTAATATGGATTTCCAAAAATCTAGAAGAGTATTTGGTTCTGATATTCCTATTAATGATTTCTACAGAATGAGATTTGCAGAACAGTATAAGAACACAGAAACTCCTGTAACTAGAGCTTACCTAGATATCGAAGTTGATGTTAAATTATCCCCTACCGATTTCCCTACTAATGGTAATTGTCCTATTAATGCAATCTCATATTTTGAGCATGATACAAAAAGATTATTTACGTTCCTATTAAATCAGAAGGATGTAAATCCTAAATCTAATGAATTCTGTTCTACAGTAGATAACCGTGCATTTAATAAAGAATTTAAAGATTTTTTAAATGAAACATTAGGTAGTGAAAAAGTAAAAGACTTTAAACTAGAGAATATCCAAACTAAAGTATTAGTATATAATGATGAATTAACTCTTCTTAAAGATCTATTTGGATATATCAATTATACCAAACCAGATTTTCTTATGGTTTGGAATATGAGTTTCGATATTCCATTTATTATTAATAGAATTATAGCATTAGGTGGTAATCCTAAAGAGATTATGTGTATTCATGATATTAGTCCATTATATGAGCACTGTAATTATATAGTAGATCCTAATCATGAAGAATTCTCTACTAAAGGGGATTATGCTGACATCACTTCTTATACTGTGTATCTAGATCAGTTAATTCAGTTTGCATCTAGACGTAGAGGTGGTGCTCAGTATAGATCTTATTCTCTTGATTATATTGGTAATGAAATGGCTGGAGTACAGAAATTGCATTATGAAAATATTGCAGATAATGTAATGGAATTACCATATAATGATTATAGAACTTTTGTAAAATATAATATGATGGACGTATTAGTTCAGTATTGTATTGAGTTTAAAGCTGATGATATTCTATATGTATTTGATAAAGCATTGCTTAACTGTACTGAATATAAAAAAGTTCATAGACAGACTATTTATCTATCTAATCGAGCAACCATTATGTTTAAAAACTTTGGCAATTATGTATTAGGAAATAATCTTAATAAATTTAAACCTAAGCCTACAGTAAAGTATGAAGGTGCATATGTAGCAGACCCATGTAAATTTGGAGATAAGTATAAAGATAAAGTTAATGGTATTCCTATTATGAGAGCATCCAATGCTATTGACTTTGACTTTACAAGACTGTATCCAAGTATTACACAGGAATATAATATGGCACCAAATACAGAAATTGGTTATATTAAAATTCCTAATAAGATTTATGAAGCTGAAAATGCTATACATAATGAAAAGTATACTAGGTCTGGGCAATTTATAGAAGATATGACTTCTGAATGTGATATTGAATTTGCTCATAGATGGTTTAATTTAGCCAGCTTTAAAGAAGCGTATGCTGATATTATTGAGTATTTCAATACAGAGGAAGCTCCATTCTATAGATTAGTTAATGATGATTTATTACCAAAGCAAGTTTATAATAAACATCCTTCTCGTAGAAAAGTAATAGCTTCATCTAAAGACTATGATGAAAAACTATTTAGCAGAAAAAATATTAAAGATAGTATCCCAGAATCTAATAGGATTAGAATTAATAGTTATTTTAATAAGGACTAAAAATGCTAATAGAACAACCATCTATCATAAATAAAATAGCTGATAGAACTGATCTAGAAATTTTATTAGATAGAGCTAAATTACTTAAATCTAATATTATAGTTCATTCTAAAGCTAAAAGCGTATTCTTTGGATTATCACAAGAATACCAAGATGCCAATGTATTAAAAGTATTAATTCCTGATAGTAAGTATGAAATAAAACATTTATCTTTAGCGTTTCCAAATATAGCATGTTATGCTAAAGATTTAAATGCTATACTAAATGCTAATAAATCTTCTAAGCATAATATTGTAGTAGAGACTACTAATTTTATGGGTAAGAATGATATAGCATTGGCTATGAAATGTGATACAGAGTTAAAACTGTGTTTTGATTATTTTAAATATGAGAGAAGATATGAAAAGATAGTCAATAAAGAAATTCCTAATAGCCAATTATTATATCATTATGAAGATATTAAAAATACAATAGAAGAATTTAATAAAGCATTATCTGCTAAAGCTGATGATGGCATAAAGAAGTTTGGCTATAATGGTTTTATTTATTTTATTCCTCCTACATTTATAAAATCAGTTAAATCTGATATTATAGATCTTAATGTTTATAAGTTATTCTCTGGTACTAATGATACAGCACTACTAGAGTTTATTATTAAACGTAAGAAAATAGGAGAAATAAAAGTTATATATCGTACTCATATATTATAAAACCTTACATAATTATTACCTTGACATCAAGGTAATAATTATTTTTTGTAAAGGAGAATAATAAATGCCAAATAATTCAGATTTTTCTAAATTAAAGGATAAGATAAACGAGCTTATTGATACTCAATATGCCGATATTTATCTTAACCCTAGAGATACAAATCATATACTAAAGCAGAATAGAGATAATATTCAGGATATAATCCAGAAGATTAGTAATAATAATATGACTAATACTGGTAATTCTAATATGTCTGTGCTTTATCAAAAGACTATTATTGATAATAATAAGCCTGGTAAAACATCTGATTTAGTATCTAAACTTAATGATACTTTGTCTGATAGAAATACTATGAATAATATTATTTCTATTTATACTCAAAATACATTAGTAAGAGATATTGATAGAGAAATTGATATGGTATGTAAATACATGCCTAAGTTGGATGATGCATTAGACACTAGAAGAGAACATGTATTATCAGCTGACCATTTTACAAAAAATTCTATTGTAATTAAAGCCGCTAAAGAATTTAATAAAGAAACTGATGCTCATATTGCTACTAATATCAATACTCTTAAAGAAAAATATAATATTGATGACTTCTTAGAGAATAAAGTATATAAGCCTACTGATAAATATGGTGAAGCATTTATCTATATCGTGCCATATAGAAAAGCTATAGAGCAATTACTTAAAACTAGAGGAAATACTGCTATAACTAATATGGATAATATTCCTCAAATGACTACTGAATCTGTAGATAGTTTTATTGAATCAGCAGTACACGATGTAATTAAAGCTAATACAGAAGAATTAGATAATCTTAATTCCATCATTCAAGAATCTGTAGATGAATATTCTAAAGATAAAAATTATTCTACTGATGAAATGAAATCTATCAATAATATGGTTTCAGAATCCTGTGGTGGATTAAGAATTGAGATTAATAAATCTAGAATTATTGAATCAGCATTAAGAGATAGAATTAATGTATATAGAGCTTATAAAGAGAATGGATCTTTATTTTTTAATGAAAAAACTGATACAGGCATCTCTAACTCAATGAGTTCTAGTGCTAATACGTTTGCCAAATCTGCAAAAGATGCTAATTCTATGGCTGCCAATGGTGTTACATTGGTTAATGATTTAAATCAAATGAATGGTACCGATAATGTAACTGGTAAGCTTAAAATACCAGGATGTGTAGTAAAAGCATTAGACCATGAAATGGTCAAACCATTATATATCGATGACATCTGCTTAGGATATTTCTATATAGAATGTGATAAAAAAATGACTTTTGAAAAGAATACCTTCTCAACTACTACTGGTGGTATTAGACCAGGAGGAGTATTTAGAAGTACATTCGATTATTATAGTAATGCTTCTAATGAATTTGGTGCTATTAAATCTATAGCTAGAAATATTTCCATGCAAATAGATGCTAAATTTGTTAATGCTAATCAAGACTTATCTAAAGAAATTTATTCTATTCTTAAATATAATTCTACTGTAGATGCTAGTGGTAAGATTAGTAAGATTACAGTTACATTTATTCCACCAGAAGATATTGTTCATTCATACTTTGATTTAGACCCTACTACTAAACGTGGTGTATCTGGATTAATGAGAGCATTATTCCCAGCTAAATTATTCTCTGCATTATACATCTCTAATGTAATTCAATTCCTTACTAGAGGATTTGATAAGAGAGTATACTATGTAAGACAAACAGTTGACACTAATATTTCTGGTGTATTGATGAATGTAATCAATCAGATTCAAAAATCTAATTATGGTTTACGACAGATTGAATCTATGTCTAACGTGCTTAATATGCTTGGTAGATTTAATGATTTAGTTATCCCTAGATCTGCTAGCGGTGATTCTCCTATTGACTTTGAAGTAATACCTGGACAGCAAGTAGAAATTAAGAATGACTTAATGAATATGCTGGAAGAAATGGCAGTAAATGCTACTGATGTACCATTTGAAGTTATTCAGTCTAGACAGCAAGTAGATTATGCTACACACTTAACTATGACTAATACTAAGTTCTTACAGAAGATATATAATAGACAAGGTAAAACCCAAAAGATATTTAGTAAGATATTAACTAAGATTTATAATTATGAATATAATATGGATAATAATAGATCTGATGAAATTATAGTAGTACTTCCTCCTCCTATTTACTTAAATGCTACTAATACTGCACAGATACTATCATCCGTAACTGATCTTTCCCAAGGTATAGCAGCTTCAGTAGTTAATGAAAATAATGATGCTGATTTAATGAATGAATTTGCTAGACAGGTAAGATTAAAAATGGTAGAATCATTATTCCCTGAAGGCTTCATTGATAAGTGCTTAGATGATGCTAAGTTAGCTTTAACTCAATCTGCTAGTGCTAATGATAATCAAGAAATGTAATTATTTAAAATAATAGTTATATATTATTAGTATGAGTAAAGTATGTATCTCCTAAGTGAGAACTACATACTCAATGCTTATCGTATTCTGAAAGGAGGTATTTAAATGGAAGATACGATTCTTGTTCTTGGTGCTTAATGCATCAAGTACCAAATTTATAAAATATATCAGTGTGGTATATACCACACTGATATATTTTATTTTTTTTGATTAATAGAAAGAGTTATACTTATCAGCATAATAATAGATATAAATAAATAAAATATTGCTTGTATATTATTAATATGAGTTATATTTACATTTAATTATTTTTATTTATAGAAAGGAGAAATTAATATGATGAGTAAACCAAAAGCAAACTACTTTGTGGCTAAAGGTTCTGGCCCATGGTACAATGATGATTGTTGGAGGGATATTGATAAAATTACTAATGTAAATAAGTCAATACCAAATCAAGCTACAGTTACATGCAATAACGATGTAACTGATATGTGTCTTATGTTTAGCGAATGTCATTCTCTTGAATCTTTAGATTTATCTAATTTTGATACATCCAAAGTAACTGATATGAGCCTTATGTTTGAGGGCTGTCGTAATCTTACTACATTAGACTTATCCGACTTTGATACATCTAATGTAACTTTGATGAATGATATGTTTAGTGGCTGCTATAAACTTACTACATTAGATTTATCTGATTTTAATACATCTAAAGTAGATACTTTGGAAACTATGTTCTGCAACTGTATTAATCTTACTACATTAGATTTATCTAGTTTTGATACAACTAATGTAGATGATATGAGTTATATGTTTGAGAACTGTGAGAATCTTACTACATTAGATTTATCTAGCTTTAATACTTCTAATGTAACTGAGATGCATAATATGTTCGATAGTTGTTCTAAACTTACTTCAGTGGACATCTCGAACTTTGATACCTCTAATGTAACTAAAATGTGGAAGATGTTCTATGGATGCTCCAATCTTACCACCATTAAAGGCATTATTGATATGAAGTCTTGTGAAGATTATGAGGATATGTTCTATAACTGTCCTAAACTTAAAGGCGTTAAGATTAAGAATCCACCAGCAGAGTTTGAAAGTGTTAGTGGTTTATCCAAATCACAATACACTGTAATATATTAAAGTATATTTTTAGTAAAGGAGAGATTATTATGTCTAATCAGGTATTTGTATCTAAAGGTTATAAGGTTTATAATAAATGGTATAGTAATAACTGGGAAGATAACGATAAAGTTATTAACAATGAATATAACCCTAAAACTGGTCGGATTACAGTTGCATGTGAAGATGTGACTAATATGGGATTTATGTTCTATAACTGTCGTGATCTTATTTTATTGGATTTGTCTAACTTTGATACAACCGAAGTAGACAGTATGCTGGCTACATTCTATAACTGTTCTAATCTTGTTTTATTGAATGTATCTAACTTTAATACTTCTAAAGTAGATAGAATGGGTTCTATGTTCAGTAATTGCCATAACCTTACTACATTAGATTTGTCTAGCTTTAATACATCTAAGGTAAAATATATGGGACGCATGTTTTATGGTTGTGAAAATCTTACTTCAATAGATTTATCCAGTTTTGATACATCTAATGTAGAAGATATGTGGGCTATGTTCAAAAACTGCTCCAATCTCACAACTATCAAAGGTGTGATTGATATGAAGTCTTGTAAAGATTATAGCAATATGTTCTATAACTGCCCTAAGCTTACTGGTGTTAAGATTAAGAACCCTCCGTCTAGATTTAGAGGAGCTGGTTTATCTAAGTCTCAGTATACTGTAGTATCTTAATAGTAACGTATTAAGTAGAATATATCAGTGTGGTATACACCACACTGATATATTTTATTTTTTTGATTAAATAGGATATTATTTATATATTATTAATACGAGTATGTATATTTCATATTAATAGTTTTTATTTTATAGAGAGGAGAAATATTATGCCTAAAAATTATGATAATGAATTTACTGTTAATTATGTCATGTCTAAGCCTCAAGTAATTGTAACTAAAGGTTCTAGTAAATATTCAAGCAGAGAAAATAAAGTTATATGTAAAGATATGATTGATATGAGGCATATGCATGATAATTGTCGTAATATTACTTCATTGGATGTATCTAAACTTGATACATCTAAAGTAGCTAATATGGAAGAGATGTTTGCTAATTGTGAAAATCTTACTACGTTAGATTTAACTCATTTTGATACTTCTAATGCAAAATATATGAACCGTATGTTTTATTACTGCATTAAACTTACTGAATTAGACTTATCTAATTTTGATACGTCTAAAGTAAAAAACATGAGTCTTATGTTTGATAGCTGCTTTAGTCTTACTAAATTAAATTTATCTAAATTTAATACATCCAATGTAGAAGATATGGGTCTTATGTTCAATAATTGTTATGAACTTACTACACTGGATTTATCCAGTTTTAATACCTCTAAAGTGGATAATATGTGTGCTATGTTTGCTAATTGCCATCATCTTGCTAAATTGGATTTATCTAATTTCGATACATCTAATGTAACTTTGATGAATGATATGTTTAATTACTGCTATCGTCTTACTGCATTAGATTTATCAACCTTTAATACTTCTAAAGTACACGGTATGAATTCTATGTTCAGCGGTTGCAATAATCTTGTTTCATTAGATTTATCTAGTTTTGATACTTCTGATGTAGTTGATATGGGATGGATGTTCAATGGATGTTCTTCTCTTACTACATTAGACTTATCTAGCTTTGATACATCTAATACCGTTGGTATGGCTATGATGTTCTGTAATTGTGAAAACCTTACCGATATTAAAGGCGTGATTAATATGAAGACTTGCATTGATTATTTCCACATGTTCCATAACTGCCCTAAACTCAGAAGTGTTAAGATTAAGAATCCACCAAAAGATTTTGAATTTTTAAGTGGGCTTTCTAAGTCTCAGTATACTGTGGTATCTTAATGGAAATGTATTTGTAAAATATATCAGTGCGGTATATACCACACTGATATATTTTATTTTTTTTTAGTTAATAGAAGGTATCATAACCATCAGCAAGTGCAGAAGTCGGTTCATTATTAGACTTTTCACTTGGAGATTGAATGTTATTAAGAGACTTATAACCAAATCTGGATTCTTCAAATACAGTTCTGCTATTAATCCAATCCAAGAAGTCTTGTGCTCTCTTGGTTACAGCTGAACCAGTAATTGGATAACCATTGAATGCATAGTTAAGTTCTCTCCACTGAATTTCACCTTTCTGAGAATTGTACATAGACATTTCAGCAGAAGTTGGCTGGCATGCAACAAGGAGATATGCCTTTTCAATGTTAGACATAGTGTTATCGCATACACCATAAAGGAATTCAAATGTTTCGTTTTCATAACCAGCTTGAATTACACTAGCAGATTTATTAATTGGATCAATTAATCCATTATATCTCTTAACCTGTGTACGTGGGTCTTTAATACCACGAATAAACAATTCATTTACTTTAGTGATAATAGAACCAGAACGTTCATAGTATCTCATAGTAAATGAACCAGCTGATTGTTCATTAGTCTTAGTAATAATATTAATTTCATTAATACCATCATTAAGAGAGTTAGTATCTATAGTTAAATCATCAATGCCATCTAATCCTTTGAAATCATATTCAAGAATATGGGTATAATCATTGATTAAGGTTTTATATGTATCATTAGCATCTTTAAGTTTAGATAAAAATTCAGGAATCTTTAATACAATTAAGAAACTGTAGCCTGTTTCATAGTTATCAAACTGATAAAGGTCAGAATAGTCTACAACACCTCTAGATAACATATATCTAGTAATGTCTCTAGGAGCTTTCATACCTTCATAAATATTATGAACTGCCATACTATTTATTTCTCCTTTCTAATTACTTACTTACATTACTAGTTGAATTAATCATTGTAAGCTTAAAGATTTCAGACTGAACGAAGTCTTTGAAGCTGATTTTTATAACTGCATAGAAGATCTTATTAAGTTCATACTGATCATCTTTTACATAATCAATACTGATGGACTTAAAGTATCCGTTATAATTATTGATTACTTTTTCAATATCAGCTTTATAAGATTCATAATCCTGATCATAGATAAATGCATATCTACTCTTTGGGCACTGTCTACGAATGTCATGCATCATAGCTTGTACAAGGAGTACATTATGAATCCATGATAACTGAGTATATCTTTCTTGAGAGGTATATTCAACATCCATGGTTGGAATACCGTCATAATAAGCGATATAGTTAATTCTATTATCATCAAACCACTGTTTCTGATCATAGGTAAGAATGTTAGCATCAGTCTTTGGGGTTCTCTTTGGAGCAAAGTTAATAGTACCATCGACAATTTCATTGGCAAAGGTAATACCAAATCTCTGACCGCAGAATGGACGGCTTACACCATTAATATAATGCTTAGCAAACTTATCTACGAGCAAATACGGTACAGTGACTTGTACTTGTTTACGATAGTAAGGTTCTTCAACATAGAAGCTATTAGAGTAGTCCGCAATGAATTTAGACTTATGGTCAGAATACTGTTCTGCGGCTAATTCAATTTCTTGAATAGAATTAAGGTTCAATCCAAGGTCCCTGAAATAGAAGCAGTCTTCTCTAAAGTTTACTAAGTTTGCAATAGCATCTTTAATTTCTTTAGGATAATTAGCATCAAAAATTACATCGATTCTAGTGCTATCTAAGTCATAGATATCATCAGAATATGTACCATTGAATACTTCTAATACTTCTTCATAATAGATAGATAATCCAGATGTAGTACCATCATCATCTACTCTTGGCTGTAAAGAAATCGGATAATCACCAAATGATCCATTAGAACCATTCTGAAGAATAGTGCCATTAATAGCATCCAAAGAATCAGAGTCTTTATCGATTTCAATAGTATTAATCGGCTTACCAAATCTATCATAGCTAAAGAGAATATCACAATGTGAAATTTCATCTTTAGAAACAGAAGAAATAGAAGAAACCTTATCTACAAAATCATTGTATTCGCTTTCATAAAATTTACAACGAATATAATTAGAATCACCATTGATTACCTGATCAAAAGATTTATTCCTTGCATTACTAATAGTACCATCAGAAGATTCTACAATGTATGGATTGAATGTAGCATAATGTGTTTCAATAACAGAGTTATTTTCCATAACTTCTACTTTATATTTTACATAAGATACTGGTCTTCTAGTAGTAGTATCAGCAGTAAATCTAATTTTCTTAGTAGAAACACCACGACCTGTATCAGTAAAGGTTAAAAGTAAATAACTTGTTTCTCCTTTAGATACAGGAACAATAGTATCCTTATTCATATACATAAAGTTTTCAACTTTAGCAATGACAGAATCAATATCGCTGGTGTTATTAGTCTGAAGACTATCAGTAAGAGGAACTAATTTATATTTAATCTTAGCTGCTTTTACTGTTGGATAATCATTAAGATCAGAACCAGTAGACGGTTTAATAGTAGTTACATCTTTATATGTAGCACCAATTTGCTGTTCTTCTTTAGAAGTATCTACATCTACTAATGCCTGATAGTATTGAGAATTGTATTTTACTATAGCACCTTTAGAATATTTATTACCTTTAGTATAGTTTACATCAGAAGTAGTTGTAACTTTCTTCCAATAGCCTTCTACTTCTTTAGTAGTATAATACAATGGTCTACCTTTAGAATCAGTCTGCTGTACAGTGTCTTCACTAACAACAGCAAATAAACCAAGGTTAGCTAATTTAGAGTCTTTAGCTACAACACGTTTGCAGTACTGTAAACCACCAGCATTAGCAATCTTAGCTGCCTGAAGTAAAGGCTGACCATGTTTGAAGAAATTAGGGTTGTCACCATAAAGGGCGAAAAAATCATTACCAGATAAATTCTTTTGTAAAGTTTCTGGACCTTTATCAGATGAAAAAACAGTCATGAATGTTGCTCTATTGGTATTATCATTATCAAACCCTATATTAGGATTGATATCTGTTTGGTCATCAAAGATAAATTTAGTATCTGGAGCTGCCATTATATATCCTCCTTTTATATATTACTGTCTTTATTAAAAACTACCTTCATTAGTTAAGGCAACTTTTAATCATATGTTAAACCCAGCACCTCTTAAACAATATTCTCTCCTGTCAAAACCCTTTCAAGAGGAATCTGAACCTTATTATTATTTAATGATGCAAACACAATGGATTCATCAATATTTTCAGATGTAAGAGATGTGTAAGCACTAATAAGCTTAGGAATATACTTAACCGAAATAGGTTTATAATCTTTCATATCATTATCTTTAGATAATCTAAATGGAACCTTAATATCTTTCTTAGACCTACAAAGTTCTGATATAATAATACCAAATAGCTGTAAAGAGAATGAATACTTATTGCCATTATATAAATAATTTGATACAAAGTATTCTTGTATCCTATCATATGGAATAGTATTAGGTATATGGCCATTCCTTATAAATAACTTAAGTAATGCTTCAGAATTATCAATATCTTCTGGTACTTTAATATCTACTATAATAGGATCGCCTTTCTTATAGTATAGTACTCTATAATCATCTGGTTCTGATTCTTTAATAAGTTTAACTCCAGTTATCTTTTCTACTTTATATGGTTTAGTACTAAACCTAGTAGGATAATTGAAAGTATGAAGCCCTGATAGCTTATTATTAACCTTAGTAGTATAATCCATAATACCTAAAGTAGAGATATATTCACCTTCAAAATATGCAATCTGTTGATCGAAAAATATTTCAGGAATATAGAAAATAAACTCTCCTTCACCATTATAGAGAATAGAATCTCCTTTTCTCTTTAGAAAAGGAGGCATAGTATTATTATCCATAATTACTCTCCTTTCTTGTAAACTTATAATATTGTTTTTCAATAATAACTTCAATTATATACTATTATAATGGATAGTAAGGCATTTTGAAGATGCATATTTATAATTTTATATTTAAAGGAGGAAATATTATGAGTAATAGTAGCAAAAAAGTTGTAATAGATGCATTAGGACTTTATAGGCTCAATGCTGTCGATGTTCTCTGCTGCAAAGAAAGCCTTGATGCTTTCAAAGCGAATAATGATTTCGCTATTGAATTTGGAAAACTGTTTGAGTTTCTTGTCAATACCAAATTGACAAAAATGTCACTCACAAAACGAATTTCATATCGAGCATTTGTATATATTAAAATGGTTACGCTTTATTCTTCGGCATACAAAAAGCTCATTATGGATAAAGCCGTATACGAAAAAATTGTTTCATATACACAAAAGCTCTATGAAAATAGCGTTAAGTCAGATTTGAAATTACATTATGCAAATACTAATTGGAAATTTATTCCGCATTGTATTTATAAAATGTATCTCAAATATGTACTCTGCCATATTGTTGAAAATGCTTCAAAAAAGAATACATTAAAATTTGAGGAATCAATGAAATAGTATTTGGGTAAGCAATATTGCTTACCCATTTATATTTTTATAAGGAGGAAATTATTATGACTACTATTGAAGAAGTTAAAAATCTTATTACAGGGTTTAAAATTGATCCTAATGAAATTTATCATTATCTTAACAAAGGTCCAGGGCATGCTGCATATGTATCTTTTAAAGCTGCACTATAATCACCAGGACCACCATCACGTTTCGCATATTTCGCAATTTCTCTATTCATTGCATCAGCATGTTTATCTTTATTAACACTCTTGGTTTCATTCATAATAACATCTTCTACAGCACTATAATCTTCGTCATCATCATATTCTTCATTACATGATTCTATATACGCATTTACATCATCTACTGCTTCATTGTAACCCATAGCATATGCTTGTTTTAAATCCTCTTCGGTATAAATCATTATTATTAACCTCCATTATAAAAATTGTATTAGGCAGTTACACCTTACCCAATGTATCCTTTTGTTGTTTAACCACTTTACCAAGTACTGATAAAGAGCGTTTATATATCTTTAAAGCTGCTGATGCGGTTATCTGAGCGCCTTTATATCTAATTGCATTAAATGTATGAACCTTTTTACTGATATCTTTTAATTTAGCAGACAATTTATGTGGATCGTTAGAATAATTTTTCTTTGCGTCTTCTTCTTTGGTTTTAAGAAGTTTAAGAGTTTCACTAAATGATTTCATTGTCGTATTAAAGAAATCATCAATTACAGAAGTAATATTTTTTTCTAAGTTTTTATAAAATTCTTGGGCAGTATTAATTGAAAGATCCAGTTCTTTTAATAAACCTTCTGGTTTCCAATTATCGATAAAACTCTTTTTTTGAGCTTCAGGATCAAATGTATCGCTATTTGTACTAAAATTACCATTGATGGTATTTATAACTTTAGATAATCTTGCAACTTTTTTTTCATCCCAAATATATACCTTTGCCAGAACTTTTTTATATCCTGGAGCATTTTCAACAGGTGTAATGTTTTTAGAGGGAGCATACACCTTTAATGATACCGATCTTAACGCTTTAGCTATAGCCATAGTAAGTTTTCTTTTAATAGTCATAAAGAAACCTTTAACTTTTTCTATAGCTTTCCTTACTAAGTTTACAAATAATACAAAATATGTATGTATTTTATTTTTTACTTTAGTAAAAAAACCCTGATTATCTTCTGCTTCTGTATATACTTCATATGTAGATTCAGTAATATAATCATTAATAAGAGCCATGTTTTCTGCTGATTCTACCATAGCTCTAGCCATTCCGTTTGAAGTACCATAAGACATATCTGGTTCTACATTATTGATAAAATCAATAATCATTTTATCGTCCATTTATCTATTCCTCCATATACAAGAAATATTTTATAAAGTATATATAAGTATGGGGATGGAATTATATATAATATATAAAATACTTATACATTTAATAAAAAGTTAATTAAAAATAAAAATAGTTAAGAGAAAATGAATTATATAATATAATAATGAATCAATGCAAAAGATTCATTATTATATTATGGTCTATTTTTAATATTAGACTTATTTCTAAAGAGAAGGGGTGAAGTAATAATGATTAAAGATTTATTTACTATAATATTTAGTGAAGTATTGTCAAACCAATCATCAAAATTATCGTTTGAAGATTTTTATAATAAGGCACTAGAGAAAGGGCTAAGCAAAGATGAAGCACTAAAAACCGCTAAAACATTATACAATTTTTATAGTAGGTTTATTAAAAACAATATTTAGGTTTAACTTATTCTAAAGGAGAGATTATTATGAAATTATTCAAAGCAAATGAAACCATTAATGATGAAAACAACTATCTGAACAAAATTAAAAAGTTATCAAAAAATGGGAATTTTGATAATTATTTTAGTTCTAAAGACGTTGCCAATTATTTGACTAGAGCATTCGTTTTTGGTAATGATAAAGTATATGACCTGTTATCACTTATTAAAAACAATAGTTTGTTGAATAATTATATTAAAGATATTTCCATTAATGATATTATTGAAGATAATGATAATGATAGTATTTCGTTTAAAACCAAAGAGGGAATTATCAAAATTGATTTTAATAAGAAAAATATTGTAGTAAAAAATACCAAACGTTATTCTTTCTCTGATAATTTTGTAGTTAATAACAAAGTAATTGCAAATAATAATAACAAGAAAAAAGAAGAAACAGCTAATACATCCAATGTTAAATCTGATAACTCGTATTTGGACATGAATGACAAACAGACTAAGTCTATTATCGATTCATGGTCTAACGAAGATAGAAAAGTGTTTAATAATAAGCTCAAAGAAATTATGTCTAAATTGCCTAAAGGGTATAATCGTAATGACTTTACAAATATGGTCTTCTATATTAGCAATAAAGAAAAGATCCCAACTTGCAAAGAATTTACATTGATTAATAAAAAAGGAAATAAGCTTCATTGTGCATTAAATACTAAAACTACCAAATATGATTGTGTTATCGATTAACTAATTGGTTTAACGGAAGATATCATAGTAGGCTATATGCCTACTATGATATCTTTTATTTTTTTTACTGAATTTGATCTAAAATATTGTATGATTCGGTTTTAGCTTCTTCTTTTTTGGTTTCTTTACCATTAGAAATTCTAAATCCTACAAGAACTTTCTTAACAGCAGAGAACAGCTTTCTATAGTATTTAAATACCCCAGATGCTACAGCCTGAGCAGCTTTATAAGCTACTGAATTAAGGCCATTAATAAGTACATTTAATCCTTTATACTTATCTTTATTGGCTTTAAATTCGTCTCCAGAAGAACTCTTCATAGAAGCGACAACTGTCTTTTCTACATCTCTTAATGCTTTAATTTTTTCACTTGCTGATTTCATTAAAATATTATATGTAAAATTAATAGGTTCGCTAATTTTTTTGCTGAAGTATGATTCCAAGAATTTATCAGCCTTAGTTGGATCAAAAGAAACAGTCGTAGTTTTTAATAATCCATTCTGAGGTTTATCATCTTGGATATTAGCACTGATTGAATTCTTCATAGCTTCTACGATCTGTTTAGCTTCTTCAACCGTATATGATTTATTAGTATCAATTTTCTGGTCTTCAATAATTTTGTGTAAACCAGTAAGTGCGCTGGGATCCCAATCGTAGATTTCGATATTTTCTTTAGCACTAAACTTCTGTTTATGGTTATTAATACGGTTATTTAAGAAAGAAGCAACACTCTTTACAGCTTTAGCCATAGCAGCGGTAAGCTTTCTTCTTACCATTACGAAGAAACCTTTAATCTTAGCAATAAATTTTTTAATAAGATTTATTAATAAGGTAAAATAAACAGATACTTTATTCTTTACTTTAGCAAAGAAACCCTGTTTATCTTCTGCCTCTGTATATACTTCATATGCAGATTCAGTGATAAAGTCATTAATAAGAGCCATGTTCTCAGCAGATTCTACCATAGCTCTAGTCATGCCATCGCTAGAACCATAAGACATATCTGGTTCTACATTATTGATAAAATCAATAATCATTTTATCGTCCATTTATCTATTCCTCCATATACAAGAAATATTTTATAAAGTATATATAAGTATGGGGATGGAATTATATATAATATATAAAATACTTATACATTTAATAAAAAGTTAATTAAAAATAAAAATAATTATACTTTTTCTAGAATTCTATTACATCATCTTTGCCAGCTTGGTCCAGTTTACGCTTTATGGATTCAATAGTATCATTTTTATCAATTTTAATTCTATCTTTAATTTTATTCTTAAATCTTTCAAATTGTGTATCAGGATCGGGATTGTGTGAACCATCACTATCGTCATATAATCCATCAAGCCATATATTTCCATCTTTGCTAGCTTTTAGTTTATCCTTAATAGCTTTTCTTTTCTTTATTAATTCTAATTCTCGCCGTTCATCTTCTATTCTAGATTTTTCTTTATACTTTCGTAATCGTTCTTTTTCTTTCTCAGGATCGATCGGTTCAGCAGGGTTCCCATCCTTATCAGTAAGAGTGAAAAATTCAGTCTTAGTGTTCATTTTCATTGCTTCAGAAAAAGATTTTTTATACATCTTTAAACATGCGGATGCAACAAGCTGACTGGATTTATATTTAATATAATTGGCAATATGAATAGCACTACTAATTGCTTTATATCGTGTTTTAATTACAGTAGGAAGTACCATATCTTTGGTTTCATTTTCTGCTTTTTTTAATTCCGAAATAGAATTATCAAATGATTTCATAATGCGATTATAAAATTCATTCATTATAGTATCTACATCTTTAAATATTTCTTTTATTTTCTTTTCTAAATACTTATTATCTGATACACCAAGTCGTATTTTATAAACAGTCTTTGTTAAGAGTACTGAACCTGTGTCGTTCTTTCCATTAACAAATTTATCAAAATCTTCTTTAATTTTAGTATGACCATTATTGAGACTACTCTTAATATCTGATAATGTACTCATTGAAGAGTTGATAAAATCACATAATTCATTATATTTTTTTGTATCAAATGCATATGTATTAAGCTCTTTAATATTCGTATCACCGCCATATACTTTTGCATTATTAAAATATTTTTTAGTTACATCTTTTCTTGCATCTTGAACGTCTTTATCTTTATTTACTACAATTTTTTTACCTAATATTTTTAATGCTTTAGCCATAGCCATAGTAAGTTTTCTTTTGATGGATAAAAAGAACCCTTTAACTTTTTCTATAGCTTTTTTAATTGTATATATAAATGCAGCATAAAATTTAGTAAATCTATCTTTCGTGTTCTGACTTATAATAGATTCACTATATGCTTCATATGTAGATTCAGCAATATAATCATTAATAAGAGCCATGTTTTCAGCAGATTCTATCATAGCTCTAGCCATACCGTCTGAAGTACCATAAGATATGTTTGGTTCTACATTATTGATAAAATCAATAATCATTTTATCGCCCATTTATCTATTCCTCCATATACAAGAAATATTTTATATTTTTCATTATGTATACTTATTTCTATTACTTTATTTTATTATAAATTGTATTATTAATTCTATCATTAGATTTGTAAATATATTTGTCTAATATATTTCTATAATCACCATCTGGGAATAAAGTTAATAATAATTTATTAAATAATGTATATGCTTGCATTCCAGCAGAATCATCAGACTTAATTTCAGAGTTTTCTTTAATAACTTTATTAATATTCACTAAGTCTTTACGAATTTGTTTTTTTAGTTTATCAGAAATAGTTGGATTATTTAAATCCTTCTCAAGCATTGTAACTAAAGATTTCGCTCTAGCTATGTCTTGCGGATGCGGGTCATTAGGAGATAATAAGAATCTTATACTTAAAAGAGATAATACATATAAATGGCCAACTATTGGAAGTTTTGCTAAATAATACTTAGTTGAAAATTTATCTCCCATCGTTATATCCTGATCAAGTTTTAATAAACCACTAGCGAGTTCTTCACCATACCCATGCATAGCAACAAATCTATCGGCAAATGATTCATCATTATAACCAATTAAAGTGCTAGTAGCAATCTTATATGGGTTATAAAAAAATGAAGGGGGAAAAATAGGATCATTTCCTGAAAAAATACGAATCATATACTTAATATAATCGATATTTTCTAATGGTTCTTTTATTCTATTCTTTATATCCAAATATAATCTACGTATTCCAAGAAGTATGCTTCCTAAATTTACAAACGCATCTACAATAGGGAACGAACGATACTTAAATAACCAGTTTATAAGTTGTCCTCCCCATTTAGTTGTACCTATTGTCATGCTCACAAGTATCCTAAGGTTATTTGGATTATGTTTTATTATATCTATCCATCTGTAAACTGTATCTATTATATTTAAAGGAACCAAATGAGTATTTAAAACATAAGTAAAATTATGACCGATTTCATGTAATAATATTGCAAGGATTTCCCCTGGTGTAAACTTAGGGCCAAATAAAAAGTAGACAGAAACAAAAATCAGTATAGAATAATTCATCTCTTTTTTATATTTAATACCATATTTATTTACAATAGCATCCTCTACTGGGTAAAGTGCACCGAATCTACCATTAATCGGTGCTGTAGATGCATTTATATTTTTTTCATCGTTTACAGGATCTATCACAATACTTACACTTGTAAATCCAAATTTATGCTCAATTAAACTACAGAATTTTTTAAATGCTGGGCTATTATAAACATCTGCCAGTTTAACATAATAAAGATTCGTATCTTTTTGCATTTGTGCAATACATTTTTCCATTTCTAACAAATCTTTATCTTTCCCAAAATATGCTTCATCATAGAGTTGCATCTCTTGGTCTAAATCGAATGTATACTCTTCATTCATATTCACTAATTCCTTTCTTAAAATAATCTTCTAGCAGATAGTCTGCTAGAAGATTACCACTAATAACTAATTATTTTATCATATCAGCAATGGAAGGATCTTCAGCTTTGCCAAATGGTCTAGTATCTACTTGGGAGAATTTAAGAGAATCCTGAGAAGTAAAAGAACCAGATGGTTCGTCTATATTTTTATTCATACCAACAAGAAAATCATCTTCACCAAACTGTTTGGCATTAATATCGGAGCCTTCAAATGAGTTAAACATATCAACATTATCTAACCCATCCATTTCTCCAGTAATGTCTTCTGCTTTATCGTCAGAAGCATTTTCTAAAGTGAAGGTATATTCTTCTTCACTTTCTTCTTGTTCTTCAGCTGATTCATCGGCGATATCTTCAATGTCTAATTCTTCATCATCGAAAGATTCGTCAAATAATTCTTCGTCTTCAAACATATTTAAATCTCCTTCTTCATTATTATTTTCAAATCTAAATCCATACTGATTTTGTTCTTTGCAATCAGTTAATGGCTGAACTGGACCAGCTGGTTCATTATCGTCTTCTGGATTATATTTAGGGGTAACTGGAATTGTAGGAATTTCATCATCGTCATCCTCTAAATCATCATCATCATTGTCGTGATCATCTAAATCGTCATCGTCGTCATCATCATCATCAGAGAATAATTCATGGGTATCATTACCATGAATTTCATCATCGGATTCAACTCCAGTTAAATCTTGATTGGTATTATCAAACAAATCTTCGCCTTCGACGGTACTGGGTTGATTCATAGAAAACGTCGGGTTTTCTCCAGTATGGTCATCATATTCATTATCATCACTAAAAATAACTCCATCGGTAGGAACTTTATTAGAAATCAATCTTGGTTTCTGGTTTTCTTCAGATGGGTGAGTAATCATATCTACACGTTCTTTGCAGATACACGGAGTGCAATGGCATACACCACATTCATGTTGACCAATGTCTTCTTCTCCAGTAGATGGTAACTCAAAATCTTCAGATACAACATTTCCTACAAAGTCCATTAATTCTTGGCCTTCTTTAAGTTCTTTTATTTCATTCTTAGTAATAATAGACCCATCTTCAATGTCTTTTTCTAAATCATTGATTTCTTTATCTTTAGCACCTTTAGCAGCGTCTATATCTACTCTATCAAAGTCTGGGTCTTTACCAGAATCTATTCTTTCAATATCATCATCTGAAATTAAAGCAGAAGAGCCTTTACCATCATCACCGATAATAGAATCGATTTCTACATCATCCACAGCATCGGGGATTATAGTCTCTTCTATTTCAGTATCTTGTTCTTGAACAGCATCTAAGGTCATATCAATAGCTTCTTCAGCACCTTCTAATACTGAATCAAGGAAAGAATTATCAAAATCCATAATTTCCTCCTTTAGTTAGTTTCATAAATTTTTAGAACTTCAGCACTCATACTATCATCTGGAAATAGATTAGTAATTTCCTCTTCTAAATATGAGCCTGAATAGAAATTATCTGGAATAGACAGATCTTCATCTAAAGAAATTAATTCTTCTAAATTATCTTCACTATCCATAGATTCTTTTATAAGAGAGACAAAATCATCAGTAAGTGTCATTCTTTAATCTCCTTTCTTATAAAAATTTCTTTACATATATGTTTATTTTTATTAGTTTTAATGGTTATTAGTGCATTCTAAGCACCCTTTAGGACAGTTAGTTCTAGTGTTACTAGCATCTTTATAATTAGTATTTTCATCTAAACTATTAGCATCATCAATAGATATATTGCTTAAATTAGATACGGTTTTTTGAATAATATATATAAGCAAAGGTATAGTATAGTATAACTCTTTGCATGGTACAAACTTAATATCATTAATAGATTCAATTAAGCTATATGATATCGGTATACCATTAAAATAATCATAAAGTATTTCATAATACTTTTTATAATTTGGAAGATCTTTTAATACAGAATTACAATCACAGCCGCATTTACATATTTTATTCTTATCTTTATCTAAACCATATCCTAATAGTTTTACCAAATCAGTATCAAATAATGGTATTCTTTCTAATAATGGACATCCTACTAGATTAGTACCATCATCATCTCTAACTGTAATCATATAGTATGGTTCTAGTCTATGGGTTAATAATGACATTGGGTCTTGTACTAATAATCCATATCCATAGAAGTAGCATATAGTAGATTTTAGATCTTCTACATATTTAAATATAGTATGATTATAATCTATATTAAAATACTTAGGAGGCCATGCAGGTTGAGATAAATAGATGTATTTATCATCAGAAGCAGAATATATCTTATTTCTAATCATAAACTCTATCAAGTATGGATCATAGAAAAAATAATCATAGAATCCATATTTAAATACAAATGTTTGAGTAGATTCTTGAAAAAATAATTCAAAATATGCTTGTTTAAGATTCTCTATAATACTAGAATAAGAATTCATCATATTATAAGTCTCTGAATCTACTAATACATTTCCTCTACCTACATTAGATGATAAATATTGATACTCTTTTACAACTTGTGGAGATATATCTTCCCCTATAGACTCTAATTTATAATTTATCTTATAAAAGTTAGAGCCATTAGGGAATGTATCTATATTGACACTAGTTACTCTAAATAATACTTCTTTACCTGGTTGATTGATATAATCTATAGAAAAATATGAATTTACATATGGTACAAATGTATTAGGAGGAAGTACAGCATCTCCTTCTATAGGATCTGCTTCAGTACCCCATTCACCCATATCTATGTTTAATTCCATACGCTGAATACCGTATAAGATAACTCCATTTATTTTATCAAATCGTAAACCAGATGCTGGACCTATGAAATTATATGTATTGTCTATAACTTCATCTAAAGTAGTTTCATTCTTATCAATATTATAGAATGTAACTTTAGTCATAGGCATATTGGTAAAGAAATAAAATGGATTATCTGTAATACGTTTTATTTTAGAATTAGTAATATTTTCAATAATATTAGTTCTACTATTACCATTAGGGTCACTAATAGCAGTAGCAGCTATAGTAGATCTATTAGTAATAGAATTAGTAGATAAATCTTGATTAATCATCTTACCATTAGCAAAAGTACCCATTTTAAATATCACCTCTCTTTTATAATAGAGTATTATAACAATGTTTTAGGAAAATAATATGCTCTAGTCCATATGGACTAGAGCAATAGATTTAGTCTATATCTATCATTTCATTTAGCTTATCAAGTAAGTCTGTATGATGCTCTTTAAAGAATCGTCTTCCCATATGATGCACTTCTTCTAAAGCCACATATTCATAGTATCTTTCATATATAGAAGCAAGAGTATATATATCTTTAGTATATTTAGATTCTAAATTATTAATATAATATAAGTCTATACCAGTTACTTTGTTTTTCTTTTTTCTTTCTAGAAGATCATATGCTTGTTTTATACCTTCTAATTTTTCGCTTATAAAACATAATTGTTTTATAGTAATATTTGTAATGGTTCTTAGAACTAATTCATCATATATTGCATCGTCAGGTATATAAATCTCTATCATAATATCAACACCTCTAAATAGTATATGTATCTATAGACTGATATCAGTCTATAGATACATAATTAAAAAAGGAGAAAATAATGAAGTGATTAATTGGTGGCCGATCTGGGACTCGAACCCAGAAGGTATAACACCGAGGGTTTTTCCTACCACTATAGTTTTCACTACCTATATAAATATAGTTTGTGGTCTGGACTGTGTCTTCATCCTTCTATAAATAGTTAGGACAGCGAGTGTACAGTCTCTACGCACTCAATAACTTTTCTGTTATTGATTGGCACGGCGTTACCATTAGGAAAGGATTCACCGTTTAGCTCGCATTCAGCAATAGAATCTCTTCTATTCTGCTCGTGTACCTGATAATGATAGCCCTTACTAAACAAATAACTACAATGTTTAGAACAGCATCTAGCTCTACGCACTTTATTTCTTTTTCTACGTAAATCTCTTTGATAATTTGATTCTTGCTTACCAGTCCATAAAAATTCCTTTCCACAAACTTCACAAGCAATCATTTTATCAAAGTATTTTTTAAAGTGCATTCGTTCATGTAATTTATGATCTATTACACAAAGATTAGATAAATCATTATTTGTAACATCACCATCTATATGGTGAACATCTTCATCAGGCTTTAATGGATGACCTAATTTTTCTTCCATTAAAATTCTTGGGAATGACCTTACGATATATTTACCATCTTTATCAACATAATAAGCTCTTATACGTTTATCTTTGTTTTGATAAATATGGTATTTTATACCGCCCAATATAATTATTTTTGTCATTTTGAACCAAGACCCTTGCGTTTTCCATTTCGCCAATCGGCCATGAGATATTGAAAAGTATAAGTCTGTAACTATCTAGTTTTGATTTGCTAGATTCTAAAAGGTAGTCCTTGGACTTATACCACAATATATCGAACTTATATCCTAGAAAGGTATAAGTTCTTTTCTTATTGTATTCCTAATTGTATAGTTATTGCTGTATGAATCTAAAATCATTACTGGTGAGCCCTTATCTAGAATGACTCTTGTAATGACCAAATCTGTATATATAAACCCTTATAGACGACCTGAAAGACTTAGAAAAATCTATAAGGGAGTATATAAAAATGGCAGGGGAATTGAGAATCGAACTCAAATCTCTTGGGTCAAAGCCAAGCATACTAACCTTTATACTATTCCCCGATGGCTCCCGAAGTAGGGCTCGAACCTACGACCTTCTGCTTAACATAAAATTTTATTAAAAAATACCTTTATATTCTTTAATAAAATTATTTGCAATTCTTCTTTTAAATTCCTCTTTATTATTTTTCATTAACCCAGTTGTAATTCCAATACATTTTCTGCAACAGCAAGTAAACTTAGTACCATTGCAAAGAAACGTATTAAATTTTCTTCTAATAAAAACTTTTTGACAGCCTGGGCACAATAATTTTACTAAATTTTTTAATCTCTTTGGTTTAATTCGATCATGCATAGCGACATGATCTTTATTGGTCATCAATACTAAATTTTCAATATTGTTATTATGCTTATTCCCATCTTTATGATGAATAATTTCATCATCTTTTGGTAAAAAATTATGTTCTTTCCACCATACAAGACGGTGTTCATAACAATACCTTCCTCTGTATTTAACTCCAGGATAATCTGGAGGAGCAACAACCAAAATATAATCACCATTTATCATAATAAGAATTGCCTCGTTAAAATCAACGATACATACCAGCTGAGCTATTCGGGATTATGGCGGATGCATAGGGATTCGGACCCTAGATAGATTTCTCTATGCCAGTTTTCAAGACTGGTGCCTTAAACCACTCGGCCATACATCCGTTGTAAGTATATAATAAAAATGGTGGTCCTGGAAGTAGTCGAAACTTCGTGACACGCTTATAAGGCATGCGTTCTAACCGTTGAACTACAGGACCAACTCTAGACTGCTTTAAAATGAATAATTTTTCACCTATATAAAAATTGCTGTAGCAGCCTAACATTTTTACTAGACTCAAATAGATCTACCAAATCCTAATATAGTGGTCACAAAGATTGCTGTATGAGCCTAAACATACATACTTACTAAATAGTACATACTATTTTAAAAAATAATATTTTTATTCATACTATGTAGTTACTTGTTTAATTATTTTTTAATTTAATATTTCTTTAAGCTTCTTATTCTCTTCTACAAAATCTTCATATGAATCAAATAGTTTCATTTCTTTTATAGAATTATAGAATCTTTGCAATGGTAAATCATCAATGTCATTAGCATATTTACAGTATAAATGATATACTATAGCAAGATAATAATACATATAAACACGAACTGGACCTTCTGTAACTCTAGTTTCATAAACTCTACCATTTGGAAGTACTCCAGAAAAAAGGTATGGTGATCTATTATGTTTTTTACCATATAAAATATACTCTTTAAGAAGAGTATAAATATATTGTATAAATTCTGGGTAGTATTGATAAAGATCTTTTTCTGATAAATATCTAGCATACTCTGAAGTAATTATATATACATCTTTATCTTTAACATTACTTTTACCTGTTTTATTAATTATTTTAACAGGGCATCTATTAGATATTAAAGTACTATGTACTATATCTAAATCAGTCATATTATTAAAATCTATATTAGAAGAAGAATAGGTCTTATCTTTATAATACAAAACATATACAATCATTTTTTTAGTAGAAAAAGCTATAACTGGTACAAAGTCACCTTTAAATAAGTCATAATTTACTTTACTCCACAAACTTGGTTTATTAGTAATAGCCTGTTCAATACTAGTATTAATTCTCTTTACTAAACTATCAGTGCCAATAGATGAAATTAATAAATCTTGCGGCCTTGGAATAGAATCTAATTTATATATTAAATCTCTTACTTCATTAGAAAATGCTGATATCATAATTACTCCTCCTTATAATAAAATAATTGGTAATAGGCATATGCCTATTACCAATTTGTGTATAATTATATACTAATTAAAAAATTGGGTCTGTATATATTCCTTCTTTTTCAGAAGTAGGATTCATAGTGAGTGCGTATAATGAAGCTACACCTTCGTTTGTAGTCTCCATTATATTGGTACCACCTAGCGCTATATAGTGTCTTTTAGAATTTATCTGGTTTTTAAGTTCATTATTAGCTTCTATAGAATATATAGATTTAACTGTAACCTGATCACCATCCAAATCAGTTGATTCTGACTATATTATCTATTATATTATGACATATAATAGCCTACTCTTTCGGGCCAGTTATTAACCCTACTCTACTAAGTTCAATTATCAATCAATAATTGCTGTTCGATAGTCGATGAGCCTTCTTCCAATAATAATAAACTGGAAGCTTGGTTGCGTTTGATTGTCTAAATACCTAATGATTTTACCATACCGATTCCGTTACTAATCGCCACTATTATATTACTATAATAGCTTGGTTATTAGGTTTTTAAAGAGTTCCCCGCAGTTTAGTAGGTTGATTAACGAGATTACAATGGTTTTTCTATAATCTCCACCTATAGATCCTAAATAAACATTACTGATGTTTAAAGTATCTATGAATTTATTAGTAGTGTTTTTACCAATATCTTCGGGTCTAATATACGGATAATGTTTATACAGTTTATGATTAACTACCATAGGTTCAGTCTTAATTGTAGAAGATATATTAATACCACATGGGAATTGATTATAGCAGCTATCAATAGGATATCTGGTTATTAATACCGTTTTATCAGCTGTTACTTCTATAGCTGCCATATATAATAGATCACACCATGTCATTAATCTTTCAGCAATCGGTAATCTATTTTCATCTTTTTTTTCTAAATCATTAGTAACTTCTTCTTCTGTAGCATGTCTGCCTTTAAAGTTAATATATACCACAGGATGTTTTGGATCTTCAGTAGGCATTTCTATAGGTCTAAATCTATTTGCAACGCCATGAATAAATCTATCTATTTCTTCTTTCAATACATCATCAGAAAAACTAATTCTATAATCTTTAAGTTTTACTTTTTTAAATTCTTTAGTATTAGTAGGTGTAGGATATACCTTTCTTATAGGGTTATTATTATACTCATTCATAAAGAACTGTCTTACATACGCTAATACAAAAGGATAGAAATTTGTAACAGCAGATGCTAATGGTAACGCTACATGGTCTACATCAGTAAGTAAATCATCCATATTTTCTACTTTTAAATTAGGAGCAGAGATTACTAATCTAGATGAATAGTCTGTTGTCTTAGATTGTACACCATGCTGTAATATACCAAATTTACCTGCTATACCAGCTCCTGTAGTTTTGCCTTGTACTTCACCTTTGGTAAAATATTCATATATCTCTAATAATAAATCCTGTATTCTTCCTACTGTAGCATCATAAGTAGTAATACCTAATTGATCCATTTCTCTTAAAGAATTACAAGCCATAAGTAAGTATTGATATAATTTGTTTATATCGCCTACACCTACTCTACCACCATCTGTAGATACGTCTCTATAGTATGCAGGTATAACTATATAATTCTTTATAAACATAATATTTTTAAATTTCTCTAAGAAAGCTACATTAGCTTTTCTTACAAAGGAATCTGATTGTTTAAAATGGATTTTAGATATATTTTTTCTTAAGAAATCTATACCCGTTTCTCCATCTTCATTCTCTTCTAAATATCCTTCATTAGATAATCTAAAATTACAAACAGAGTGAACACATTTTACAATATTACGATCTACTTTCTTCCATATTGCATATATCATAGGATGTATAAAGTATTTACCGCCTAGATTAATGTATGCAAATGTATTAGAACGTGAATTCATTGTAATACCGAATATTTCATTAGATAATAGTCCATCTGATGTAGGCACATTGTTAGAAGAAAAGAATATAGGATTTGTAACTTCTTTAAGTTCATTAACGCTAATAAACTTTTCTATATCTAAAGGTTTGATAGATAAGAAGTCTTTTTGTTCAGCCAACTTTAATTACCTCCTTTTCTTATAAATTATAATAATGTCATAGTTATCCCTAAATAACTAAAATAGAGATAGAGCCTATACAGACTCTATCTTTTAGTAATAATGATATTTATAGTATTATTCTTTAATAAGTTTATCTTACATTTAAGATTTCTTTCAAATATAATAAAAGAACTATTATTGAATCTTTCTATTAATTCTTTCAATACTTCTATATTAGAACAAGAAATATTAGCTTTAAGATTAACTGTATTATTGGATAATTGTTTGGTGCTTATAACCACTGAGAGAAGATTATAGCTATCTATATAGCATGATAATACTATATATAAGACTATAATCTCTTCAAAGTGATTACAAAATATACTCATATTACTCCTAACATTTATTTTCTCAGCAAATTGAATTAAAGTCAATTTCAATTCCTCCAAAAATTTATATTAGGATTATATACCGAAAGCATCTTCTAAATCTTCAGCGTCGATATTTGCAGAATCACTATAAGAATTATTAACAGCAGTAGAGTTATTAACAGGTCTTCTACCCATTAATTGTTGTCTTCTATTCATTCTAGCATTTATAGCTTGCTGTTGTTTTTCTTTAGCAATTCGCATTTCCTCTTTTTTAGCATCTTCTATGGATTTTTCTACTTGATAATAGTATAAAGTATGAATAAATCCCATTGGTTGGTCTTTAGCGGCGATTAAATCAAACCCTCTTCTAAAGGCATTCTGCAAAGCAATTAATCGACGTGTAAGGTGCTCTGCATTACCAACTGATGCCGTGTAAAAAGCATATTATAAGGGCTAACTTCTAATTCTTTGATATGCTCATTACACAGCATACCTTTGTTAGCACCTTCTTTAATTTGTTCATTACAATCTGTAGCTGGGATATGATAATTAATTAATGATAAGCATTTAGCTTCTTCAATATAATAATTATAAATCATACCACTATACAAAGAGTAATTATCTGGTGTAATGGAAGATAATACTTTATAAAGGACAATACATTTATTCTTAATAGTTTTAACGATAGAATCTCTATCTACTTTAAAATCTACTGGTGTAAGTTGATGGTGCAAATAATCTACGAAGAATACTTTATCAATGTATCCTATAGCTTGTACAATAGAACTATATTTACGTTTAAAATCATTATCAAGATAATCTAATTCAAGTAAGTTATAAATTGATCTTGGTTTAAGCTGAATTATATAATCTTTAGAGAGATTATATCTTTTAATTTTAGACTTAAAGTTTTCTTCTGATTCACCATGTTCTTTAATAAAATTATATCTTTCCTTCTGTTCTTTTGTAGTATCCTTAGCAAAATCCCACATCTTATCGATTGAGAATTTTTTCATAAAGAATGCATTACACTTTGGGCATTGATAGCCGATATAGTTAGAATCACCAAATGTAGCATTATATAATCCAAAGAATAACTGATTTATATCACCAGCATCAATACTTTTAGCCCATGCAATAAAGCTCTTTGGTTTATCTGGAGATACATCATGAGTATACATAGTATAGAATGATTTCTTATATAATTCTAATTCAGAACTAAAGTTATCAGAAGAAAGAGCTACAATTTCAGAACCAGTAAGAGGAGTAAATGAAATAGTTCTACCAGTGTTATATAATACTACTGATTTAGATTCAGTAAACTTAGGGTCTACTTCACTAATATGATTAATAGCGGTATTAATATTAATAGTTTTACTAGATTCTGTAAATCCAGATAAATCTATAGATTCTGGCATAATAAACTGTTTAACAATTTCACTTTTCTGTCTAAGTTCTTCTTTTTCTTTTTCTCTCTCTTCAATTTCTTTAGCTTCAGTATCTTCTTCATCTTCTAACTTTTCATCATTAGCGCCTTCATCTAATTCTTCATCAGATGTATCTTCTTCATCAGAAATGAGATCATAATTGAAATCATTTTCATTAAAATCAATTTCACTAATTGGTTTATCTAAAAAATCTGGTGTAGAAGATTTAGGTTCTTCTTTTACTTCTTTAGTAGCAACAGGCACTTTTTCTTCTTGTGAATTTTCTACTGGGTGTTTATTCTGCATATTAGCTTCTTCTTTATGCTGAGCTTTATACGCGGCAATATCTGCTAAACTAGCAACATCGATTTCTCCATCAAATTCTTTTTCTTCAGCTATTTTCTTCTGTTCATCAATATACGGTTTAATACGTTCTTCATATATTGATTTCTTTACTCTATCAAGACCAGCATCAATCTTTTTAAGATATTCATCTCTAGTTTTCATAGCTGGGTCTTCTACTGGTTTAATCTTAACATCTTTTCTAGTTACATTATCAAGGGATTGTTCACTAAGAGGTTTTACTACACCCTTAGCTTTAACAATATCTGACAAAGATATTTTTTCTTTTTTAACAGAAGTATTTGGTGCAATATTTTTATCTTCCATGTTTATCCTCCTTAAATATTATAAATTATATCTCCCATTATTTAACCAACTTAAAGTTTTCTTATTAGTATCTAATACTAAAGAGTACGTCATATAATCTACTGTAATAAAAATAACTAACTGGTTGATTTTTCCATTCATATTACTAAATTCTACATTTACTGTTTGAAATTCAGGTAAATATGTTCTTATTTGTTCTTTAACCTCTTCATTCAGCTCATCAATATTATCCATAAATGAGTATCTATATTTTTTTATAAACCCTATTCCCATATAAGGTTTAGTAGGATACGTACCAGGATTCATAAAGATAAGTTGAATGATTTTCTGTATAATAGCTTTAGCACCGGTAGCTATTTCCGGTCTATTGAATTCAGTTATAGATAAAGAATATTCGGCATATTTATCACTAATAGTTTCTTTATTAGCAGCACGTTGTATATCCATACATTCACCACCTTATATGAGTTTACTATAAAGTTAGTCTTTGTAATAATGAAGAATCTTGCTTATATATTATAGAAGTGAATAGATAAGTATATAAATTATATTATAAAGGAGGAGTTATCATGTTATTTTTAATCAGTGCATTTATTAATTGTCTGTACTACTTTAAAAACGGTTCCAAGGCAATTCGTGAAAATGAGTTGTTCGGAGCCATTGTATTTGGCACCTTAAGTGCCATTGTTGTAGGTGAATATATTGGAGCCCTTGTAAAAGGATATTGGATGTTTTTGATGTTTGCACTCCCATTCGAGGCACTGTATCTCGTTCTGAGGTTTAAATTAAAGGAGGAAAAGTAGTTATGCTTATTGCATTATATTGGATAATGGCATCCTTGATCAGAAAGGATGCCAAAGCCCTAATAAAGAGTTTGATTCTGCTGATAATTACAGCAGGTGTTTATAGCTTTATGTATTATAAAGCTATAAACTTCATTAGTGATAGTTATTATTATTCCGTCAATAATTGGGCGGAAAATTTAGTGCTCCTCATGGTTATCACTGAGGGTACTGGTGTTGCGTTATGGGTTTACACCATATACAACGCCTTCTTTAAGAAATAATAATTATTACCCAGCCTAATATTAGGCTGGGTAATAATTATTTTCTTTTTTTGATTGTATATCATATTTATGATAAACAGTATTTAACTCCATCCAATATTGGATGGAGTTAAAATAAATTTCATTTTGCTTATAGTTAATATATTCCGAGTATATTAACTATAAGCCGTTGTATAACCTAGGAGGTGATACTATATGGTTATCAATGAAAGCAAAAAAGAATTTGGAATCAAATTGCTTGACTACTATAATTCTATTATGATGGAATTAAAAGATTCAGGAGATAAAGAATCCAAACAATGGGTAATCAATCGACTAATACCCAAATATAAAGAAATTATAGAAGGTATAGTATTAAATCAGCCCTAGGTTTATTTAATCGTTATCCCTATAATTGTTCTTAATTACCATTAATTTAAACCATACCCAATATTGGGTATGGTTTAAATATATTGTGCTTTTGCTTATATATGCTATACCCCAAATATAGCATATATAAGCTGTTATAACCTAGGAGGTGATTAGTATGGTTATCAATGAAAGCAAAAAAGAGTTTGGATTTAAACTCTTAGACTACTATAGTCGTCTCATGAAAGATTATAGTACGTCTAATGACGAAGAGTCCAAGCTGTACGCATTCAGTCTTCTTCTTAAACAAAGTGGAAAGACATTGAATGAACTTCGGAACGAAGTATAAACTCCTAGGTTTATTTTATAGTTACTAGAGTAATTATATTTAAATCTAAACTGGGTAAGAGTGTAATACTCTTACCCAAATTCTATCTTTTTTATTTTTTGACATACAAGTAATTTATTTCATATATAAAAGGAGGAAACCAAAATGCCTTCTAATACTAGAAAGGTTAAATGCCCATATTGTAGTTTTAAAAATACAAAAGAAAAAGTAATAGCCCATATAGATAAAAACCATGAAGATTTAATTCCTGAAGGATATACTGCCGCTAGAGTATTATTTAATTCTATCCATCATGTAGACCATGGTACTTGTGTAGTATGTAAGCAGCCTACAGAATGGAATGAAAATACTAATAAATATAAAAGATTATGTAATAACCCTAAGTGTAGAGAAAAGCTTAGAGAAATGTATAAAAAAAATATGTTGAAAGTATATGGTAAAACTACACTTCTTAATGATGCTGATCAACAAAAGAAGATGCTGGCTAATAGAGGAATCTCTGGTACTTATACTTTTCAAAATGGTAAGTTAAAAGAATATACTGGTTCATACGAAAAGAAAATGCTAGAATTCTTAGATAAAATTATGGGATTTGATCCAGATGATATTATAATGCCTGGACCTACTATAGATTACGTATATAAAGGAAAGCATCATCAATGGATTACAGATGCTTTAATAGTTCCTTATAATCTAATAATAGAAGTAAAAGATGGTGGAGATAATCCTAATAAGAGAGTTATGACTACCTATAGAGAAAAGCAAATAGCTAAAGAAGAAATGATTACTAATATGGGTACTTATAACTATATCCGATTAACTAATAATCAATTTGAACAGCTAATAGAAATCTTGTATGAACTTAAAATGCAAATGTTAAACGATAATGAAGAAACTAGAAAAGCTATAATTAGAGTTAATGAAGATACTGATCTAGTACATGAAGCTGTATTAGATGGTATTCATTTATCTCCATTAAATAGCTATGAAGACCCATTTGAAAGAGAGTTGAAGGAAAGTATGAAGCCTTCTAATAATTCATCGTCAATAAAAAGTTTTTTAGAATTTAATCTTTTTTCATTATATAAAGAAAAAGAAAAAACTGAATTTGATAAGATGTGTGATTATACTGATAATACATTAAGAATGTTTAAATTTTTCAAATCATGCAAAGTATATTATCCAGATAAAATTTCTAATAAATGGAGTGACCATTATGATAAATGGGGAATTATTTGGCCAGATAAACTTATCGATGAACATATTGGGGATAGTTGGGATTTGTCTTTAATGTATAAATATTTTTCAAAAGCTCATGATAATGATTGTGGTATTGGATTTATTATGTACTTATTTAAAAAGAATGGAATGCTGGGTTTTGGTGGTCATGCATTTGCTTGCTTTAACTATAATGGAAAATGGTATATTCCAGATAGCTATAAAATTTATAAATTCAATTCAGAAATTCAAGCAGCAAAATGGTATCATAATAAGTTTAAAGAAGCAATAAAAAAGAATACCAATAATAAGTGCAAAGTAATATGTGGTTATTACCCATCTGATAATGATATATGGATGTATTATGATAAATGGAAATATTGGAATGATTATTATAATAAGAATATTAGTCAATACGAATTTTTCAATAGATACCATAAAGATGATATAAGGGGTCTGTTACATATTGATACTTCATTATATGAAAGACTTTTAAAAGAACGTATAAAACGTTCTACGTTATTCTTACAAATTGATACTGATTTAGATTGTTTTATGAACTGCTCTTCTACTGAAATAAATAATATTCTAAAATCATTATGTTTATTTAAATTAAAATAGATAGAAAAGAGATGATACAATAATGATAGAACAAGATAAAGATGAGAGAATAACTGACCCTACTAAAGTAAATAATAAACCTATTAGAAGAACTTTACCTAAATTAAAGACACTTTCTTCTAAACCTAAAGTATTTAAAAAGAATTCTCAAAATAATAAATACCTAAGATTAAGTAAGTCTTCTTTGACCACAAATAAATCTATATTTTCATCTAAATTAGAAATGATGGGATTAGCTGGCATAAATCCTCCTGTAGGAATCAGTGGTAATGTATTTGTATCTAAAATACAAGACCCTACTTTCATTAAGCCTAGATATGGAGTGCAGAATGATATTATAACTGATAATATCGTTATGCCTAATCCACATAAAGTATTAAAAAAATATCCATCTTCTTATTTAAAGAATAAGAAAATTAAAATGTATAAATTTGTAGGTGAAGATCCTAATAAGAAACTTATGACTATTCTTAACTCTGTAGATAAGAAAGTTGACAGTTTAGAATATATATATGAAGCATTAACTGGTAGAGAATTATTAGACGAAGACCAAATAGATTATGATGAAGATTTTAAACTTATAGATTTTGATGAAATCAAAAGAACTATAGAGAATGATGCTTATAGTATTTTAAATGAAGCTATTTTTATGTCTATGCCAAATATAGCTGATAAATATAAAATAGTTTCTAATGATGAATCTTATAAAGCATTATTAAACCAATCTAAAGATATTGTCATTTTGGAAGATAGTAAATTAGGCTATTTTGCTACTAATAGAAAAACTTTAAGAAGAACCAAGTACTATAGTGAAATTTCTGATATAGTGATTGGAGATGATTTAAAATATGAATATTGATATATTAGATAAGCAAGTAAAAAACTGGAGATTAGATAGTAATATAGTTTTGCTATATCCAAAATATGAAAATATTTCAGACTTAGAAATGGATTGGGATAAATTCATAGCAATGAATAAAGATTTACAAAATGATTCTGATGAAAAGAGTATAGAATTATTTGGTAATACTAATCAAGACCGATATGAATTAATGCTTCATAATTTTTATAATAAAGATAGTGTAGATAGTGATGAATTTCAGTTTAACAAAGATAAGCATGATATAGATCAAGAAGTTGATGATTTATATTTTACTATAAACTTTGATAAAGATAGATACTTCTATAGAAAGTATATATCTGCTTCTATTCAAGAATCTATAAATGAAATTACTCCATCCGAAAATTATATATCAAATATAGAAAGTAGAATATTAGATGATAATCCAGATATTATAGATGAATCAGTTATCTACCCATACTATACTCCTAAAGAAATAGAGTATTATGATAAAAAATATTTTAATGATGTAAAACTTCCTTTAAAAGAATCACTATATGTAGCTAAATGGAAAAAAGCATACAGAGAAGGATTTGAAACTGGTAATTTTGATAAACTTAAAGCATTGAATAATGAATGGGAAGATAAAGTAGAAGAAATTAATGATTCTAATTTAGACAAAGATATTAAAAATAAAACTTTATTAAATTTAGGATGTAATTATTTTCTGCCTATATCTAAAGACAGTTTAGCCAAGCAAAGTGAAAGAGTTAAAAATGCTATATCTAGCCTGTATAGTAATATCAGAATATATACAGTAAATGATACAGAAGCATCAGTACAAGATGATCATAAAGATAAATCATCTTTTTATGATTTCTTAAGAAGCATGGGATTATGGATAATTAATGATAAAACCCTTAGTACAATAACTATATCTTTCTCTCGTTTTATACCATCATATAATGATGAGAATTATAAAAATGATATAGTAGATATATATTGTGTAAGATTACCAGAATCTTGTGAATTAATTAGAAATCAAGGAGAAAATAAATATCCTTCTACAATAGCACTCAAATATTTATTATCATCATTTATAAATGCCTTTGATAAAACAATTCCCATATTCAAAGTTTTTTCTGGAAAATACAAAAAATTTAATGAAGATTGCCTTGGATTATATATCCTTTATCGCCTTTATACTGATAAAAATGATATGCCATCATTAGAATCTACCAATATATTTTCAGAAGCTAATACTACTAATGAATTTCCAGTAGAATTCAATAAAGACGGGGATTTATTAATTAGTAAAGGAAGGAAAATAGATTTTGAAGGTGAATACTCTAGAACTCATTTAGCTTTAAAGATATATGAAAAGAATAATAACATAGTAGGGATGAAGTATTGTATTTGCAAACTTTGGTATTTAAATACTAAACTAGAAGAAAAGATACATGATAAAAAAACTACTGTAGTAGAAAAAAAGAAAGCTGAAAAAGCTAGGTCTAAAATAGTTAATGACATAACTAAATACAGTCAAATCGTATTAAAAAAAGACCCTGACTTTGATATTATTAAATCATACCAAAATTCTCCATTTAATGATGATAAAATTAGAATACCAACTTCTACATTAGATCATACAATAGAATGGATTAAAAGAATACTTACTTTTAAAAAAGGTTTTTAACTATATATTATATTTATGACAGTATCAATGTACCAAGGTTTTAAAACCTTGGTACAATTTAATATAATATAGGAGAGTAAAAATGATTTTAGGAGAAAAATGGTTTAATAATGAAGAAGTCATTAGAATAATGACTGATGTACAAAATAGTATATATAAAAAGAAAGTTAAAGTTTATTCTGAAACTTTTAATAATTATAAATGGATGGAAGTAAACGATATTGAATATTGTTATAGAAAACTTATTCCAGTCGCTTTTATGTATCTTACTGTAGTTGAAGCTAATAGTGCTTCTAGAAATATGGAAGATCTAATTATAGAACTTCGTCTAAATAAAAATTCTGTTTATGTTGATGAAGCTCAAATAGAAGAAGAGTATTGTGAATATGATGGGTATGGTCCATATAGTACTATATTCACTAGATTAAATTTATTAATAGATTCTACAGATGAATTACTAAAAGAAAATTATCATATATTAGAGGACCCTGGCAAATCAATCCAAAACAAACTTGAAGAAATAATGGATAGATTTGTAGATGAAGATGAAAACTTTGATGCTTATGAATGTAAATTATTAAATGAAGAAGAAAGAATAAAAGTTAAGGATAGTATTAAACTGGCAATTTATGTAAACGATTATTATGATAGTATAATAAGTTTACTAAAACCTAAACTGCATATGTACAATAGTTTAATCACTTCTTCTTTTAAAGAAATTCAAAGACTATCAAAGATAGATTTTAAGATTACTAATCTTAAACAGCTTTTAGAACTTTATTGTTTTATTCCAAGTATAGATGTGCGATTAAATATAGACGACTATTCAATTAAAGAAGCTAAACCTGTTATTAAAGATAATGATCTTAACACATTATATACATTTGATAATGAAACTATGATGAATATCGTTAAGTATACTTTCGTTAGAACTATTCATGATTACATGATAATTAAGTATTGGTACGATATAGATATTACAGCACTCACATATAAATACCATTTAATACGAAATAGTAATAATGGGGATTTATTCATCATAATCTGTAAGACTGGTAAAATAGTATATAGAATATGAGTGTGTAAATTATAAAATAAATACATACTATATTTATGACATTATAAAATGTCATATTTAATTTCAGATTAAACAATAATGTAAATTAAACGATTGTTTAATCTCACCATGTAATTATTTTAAAGGAGGAAATAACATGGCAACTAGTAATGAAACAAAAAACGAATCTCTCAAACTCACATTTGAAAAGAGCGATTTTAATGGAGAACTTGAGTACAAGCTTATCAGCACTAATAAGCTTGTAAAGCAGATCTGCAAAACATTTGCAGCAATGACAGACGATTTTGTTGGTGCAAGATTCGTTCGTGTAGATAGGGTTCCACCGATTGCATCTGAGTTCCTTAATGCACGGATGAATGATATCGATCGCTTCATTGAAGCAAAAGCTTCTAATGAAGAAAAAGCTTCTCTGTTCCAGGTTTCTAATATTATTAGAAACTATATCAACACAGAAGAAAATAATAAGCTTAAACCAAATGGTGCTCTGTCCTATGTATGCCTTTATTTTGAAGACAGAAGAGAAGGCGAAGGCAAAGTTAAGTTTATTAAACCGAAAGATAAGATTATGAAAGAATCCAGCACTGATAAGATGAGTGGATGGATTAATGCATGGAATTCTAGGAATGATTATAAGTATCTTGCTATCACAGCAGATGCTAAGAAATGCCTTGAAGGTTTCGTTCCTAGAAGAAATCCAATGAATAATAAAGAAGCTTATAACAGTAAGCAGGGAATCCTTTGGGATAACCTTTATGATGTAAGAACTATTAATGATCTTTACAATATGGGTTATTATCAGAAACAGTACAACGTAGTCATGATTCCGATTGATATCAATAAATTCTTCTCCATGATTCATGGTAAGAATGTAGAAGGTAGCAATCAGAAGTATGAATACGAGTTCAACTTTGTTGTTCCGAAAGCACCGTCTGTATTCGCTGAACAGGTTAGAACTAATAACTACATGCTCAACGTAGTTCAGATTAATGGTGAACGTGTACAGAAGGTTGCTAACGAAAATGGGGTTAGTACGAATACCAATAAACTTGGTTTCCTGTCTAACTAATCGTAGTTCAATGAAATGAAATATAAAGAGACACATATGTGTCTCTTTATATTTTTTTATGATTTTTAGTAATGGAGGCTTCTATGGCAAAACACATCAAGAATGAAATATCTATAGGTGGTAAATTACAACCTATAGTAGAAGATGTAAATAATAAATATGCTGGTAGAAGTGGAACTATGGAGGAAATACTTGACTATTTTACAGAAATTAGTTATCATCTTCCAGCAATCTATAATGTAGTAATGAATGACTTTGGTTATACATCTAGCATTACTTTTCAAAGTCATAGAACAAAAAAATTCCTTTTTCAAATTGCACCTTTTATTGATGGTAGATTTCTTTCGTTTACTATTTATCGCCTTGAAAGATTTAATCAGATTGGTGAATACATTCGTATTAATGAGTTTAATACGAATCCGCATTCTTTTAGTCTAGCTATTAAATATTTAGAAGCTATTATGAAAAACCCTAATGTAGTTATGTATTTGAGCGAAAAATACCCGTATAAATCTGAGTTATTACTTGACGATAAATACTTTACTGAAGAAGGTATTAAAACTGCTACTGAGTTTTGTAACAGGTATTACCATTTTAAGAGAATTAGACAGCAATTCATTAATCGTATTGATGAGACTGTTGCTAATGACTTTTATAAAATAGCTAAACAATATAATGATAGTATTTATGAAATGGCTTATACATTCAAACACTTTGACGCCCCTATAATTACTATTAAAACTAGGGCTAGATTATTTTATGGTGATTATAATAAATATGAACAGTTTAAAAAAGAAATTTACTCTATTATCTATGATGACTATAACAAAATAGTTGATGATATTAAAATATGTAAAAAAGAAAATCCAAATGATTTTCAAGATACATGGCAATTCTATAATGAACCAATGGTTATTATAGATGGAGTTAATAATGAAGATGGACGTGTTTGTTCAAATTTCTGCTTGTCATCTAAGTACAAGTATATTATACACCCAGGAGTAAAACTCTATTATAACGATATTGTTTTCCCAAAAAGAAGCGATAAAAAATGAAAAGAGATAGACATCTTAGAAAAAATATAATTTCTACTGATGGTAAATTGCAACCAGAAGTAGAAAAAGTATATAATGAGTATAAAGGTAAATATTTAGGTTTAGACGAAGTATTGAAATACTTTATTAAACTTAGTTATTACCTACCAGATATTTATAATATTGAAGTAAGTTATAAATACTATATCCCTGATATCACTTTCCAAAGTTATAGAACTGAAGGATTTGTGTATAGATTATCTGGATATATCTATGATGAATCTTATGGTGAATCTAAAGATAAAGAATTAGAAGATTTAGATTTTTTAGTAGAAAATTATGAAACTTTTGATGCTTTTAGCTATAGTAGATCATACATTGGGATTAGTGAAGTGAATAAATTGGGGGCTTCATTTGACTTATGTGTTCAATATGTTAAAGCTATTATGAGAAATCCAAAAGTAGCTTTATATTTAAATATGAAAGAACCAAATACTCCCAATTTATTATTTAGTGAAGAAGCCTTTCATGAGCCTAATGTAAATACTGCTATTGAATACTGTAATAAGTATTTTCATTATAAAAGAAAAGCTCAACAGTATTTGAATAAAGCTAATGATAATTTCATTAAAAAAGTTCATTATATCGCTGAGAGGTATAATAATCAAATTTACAAAATTGGTTATAAAATTAGTAATCTAAATGATAAAAACTTTGTTACTATTAGAACTAGAGCTAAACTGTATTATGGTAATGATGAAAACTATAATCAGTTTAAAAAAGAGATTTATCATCTATTTATAGATTCTAACAATAAAATTTATGAAGAGTTTGAACAGTATAAAAATTCTCATAAAGATTTTTATAATTGGTGGAGATATTATATAAATCAACCTATAGTTATTATCGACGAAATCGATAATTGTAACTGCTATTATCCATATTGGAGTTTATCATTAAGGCAGTATATATTCCATCCAGAGATTAAACACTATTACGATGAAATTATTTATCCAAAAAGGAGTCATTAAAATGAAAAGAGACAATACTAAATCATTCACTTATCATGTAGGAGACGTAGATGAAGTTATTGATACTAAAGGTAATTCAGTAGTACTTCTTCGTAAACTTGCTTGGGGTGATGGAGAAGAAAAACTTGAATTAAGAAGATGGGTAATGGATATTAATAAAGAAACTCCATTGAAAGGATGCACTTTCTTAACTGGTGAAGGACCTAATGTATTAGCTAATAAATTAGTAGAACTTGGTTATGGTCATACTAATGAATTATTAGAAATCTTATCTAAAAGAGAAGACTTTAAAGAATCACTTGAATCTTTAGGACATAAGAAAACGGGTAAAAAGAACTCAGTTTATTATGATCCTAAAGAAATTATTGCTTAATATTTATTGACGCATCGACTGTTTAATAAGGAGGTGTAATAGATATGAGTTTAGAAGATTCTATTAAAGGACTCAATAATGATAAGAAGAGTAGTGATAAAAGTAAATTGGAAGGTTCTACAGGAGAGCCTCCTTATGAACAGTTTGAAAAATGCAGACATGGTGAAGATTATCAGTGTAAATGGAAAGATGTAAATGGCTGTTGTATATATGAAACTTGTGTTATGGATACAATAGATCCTATGAGACAAGATTTATGGTATACTAAATGCTTAATCTGCAAAAGGGATTTTGCACGTAAGCCAGAAGAAATGATTGTTCCATTTTGTGATTCATGTATACAACGAATGAATCAAGCTGAAGAACTTCCTCATAAATGCATCTTCTGCGGTAAACAAATTAATTCTCCAGCTAAACTTATGTTTAGTGGCATCTGTGATGATTGTGCAGATGCATTGAGAGGACTTGTTATGTTTTATAAGAGCAGAGGTAGAAGAGGATGGCGTCATACTGTTTGAGGTGATATATAGTGCTATATGATACTAAAACCCCATTAGATATGGTTTTATATAGTGAATTTATTACTTATAAAGAACTACAAAAGATTATACCACGAGAATTTAATGGAGACAATAATACTAAAACTATTAATGTATATATAGACTTATATCAATTTCTTGTTACAGCATTTAGGTATACTAGAATAGGTAATTTCTTTAATATATGCTCTTGTATAGTAAACTATTGTGCACATATAAGAAATTACTTTAATACTAGGCATAAAGTTTATACTAATATATGCCTAGTATATTCTAGTAATGATTCTACTAATAATACGCAGTTTATGCCTACTTATAATTATGATTATAAAGCTAGAATAAAGTATAACGTTAAGATTAAAGATAACGTAGAAGAAAATATGAAACTAGTTAGATTACTAGTTCCATATCTACCTAATGTTTTTCTTAAAGAAGGTACAGTAGAAACTTCTGTCATAATTCATAATATTATACAAAAGAAGTTATTGGGGGATAATCCTTCTTTAGTCCTTTCTAATTCCCAACTAATGTATCAGTTACCTATTAATAATAAAGATACAGTAGTTATCAGAAAAGACCTTAGACTACGTATCCCTGATGGTAGGGATAGAACTTATTCTTATAATCATACTAACTCTTTACATGCATATATTTATGAATTAAAAAAGAAAAATATTAGAGAGTATCTAAACCAAAAAACGATTTCTTTTATGATGACCTTAATAGGTATACCTAAGCGTAATATAAAAAGCCTTTGTGCATATCCAACTGCTCTATCTATATCTAAACTAGTCCCTTTAGGATGCGAATATGATTCTGAAATACTATATGATGTTTGTACTGAATATTATAAATCTAAAAAAAGAAAGTCTGTTCCTATAATAAAAGAACAATTTATTAGAACTTTCAAATGTGTGGATTTAAATTATCAATATAAACTTTACAAGTTACTACCAGAATATAAAGAGGAAAGTTTTATTAAACAAGATCTAGATGATGTAGAAGGAGTTCAATATATAAATAATACATATTTCAAAGATTCTCCATTAAATCTAGAGTTCTTCTAAAGAGTATACCATATGGTATACTCTTTATTTTTTATTTAGGTGGTGTAAAAATGAAATATGAATATCTTATAGAACTTAAATGGTCTAATACTAAAGACGATGGTACAGAAGATACTATAAATTTTAATAATGAGAATATATCCAGCTTAATGCTAACTAATGATTATGAGCAATCCAATATGCCAATGTTAGCAGTTACATTAACTGCTGATAAGAATGATATGGATAAGATAATTACTAATGTTAAAACTGCTTGTTTTTATATAAGTATTTATAAGCTGTTTATAAATGAAGTAACTAATCTTGAATTAAAACAGCTTACTCCATATTATGGTAAAGCTACATATTTTGTAGATCAAGATATAAACTATAATAAAGAAATAGATTACTCTGATAATAAAGACAAGAAAGATAACTTCATAGATTTTACTATAGGTATGATGTTTAGTGAATGTATAGATGCAAATAAACAGACTATCAATACTACTCTAGTAAACTCTACTAGATTTAATTCTGTTTGTTATTTTTTGTCTAGATATCCATATTGTGTATCTCCATTTACTTATAATGATACTATTAGTCAACTTATAGTACCACCTATGGATTCATTATCTAAAACTATAAAATTCTTTAATGATATTAAAGTATTTTATGATACCCCATATAGATTCTATATAGAACCTGGATGTATGTATCTATTAGACAGTTCTGGTAATGGAGTACAAAAACAAGGTGAAGAATATGATACATGCATGTTTAATATAAGAGCTTTAGATAATGCTGCTGCATTATCAGAAGGTATGGAATCTAATGATGAAATAGGATGTTACTATGCTGATGTAAACGTAAAAGATAGCTATTATACTATAGATTCAGATACTGAAAAACTATATACAGAAATACAAGCTATAATAGACCCATCTATAGAGCAGTCTGTAACTTTATTGAGTTCTGTAAATGAAGCTATCAATACTGTAAATAAAATGAAAGATGATATTAATAATACTTTAAAGAAAGCTAATAAAACTATAAAAAGTATACCCAGTTCTTTAACTGATTATAAATGTGCTATAAATAGTGGTACTGATATCATCAATAGTATATTAACTTTACCAGATGATGTAAAAAATAATAAGTATGATATTATAAATAGTTTAGGTCAAATATATGATGGTAAAACAGAATATGATTCTAATGATAACTTTAATAAATATGGAGCTATAGATTTAATAAAAAGGTCTATTAATTATATTAAAGAATTGGAAAAATTAGAAGTTACTATCACTAGTGCTAGTAGCAGCGAATCTGGTGGAACTACTACTAGAACTGAAAGATATCTTACAGATAGTCAAATTGAGCGTTGTGAAGAATGGATTAAAACATTAAATACATATATAGCCAATATTAATGCTGATAATATCATAGTAAACTCATTACCTAAAAAGTATCAGGATATAGCTAATAACTTAATAGGCATAGCTAGTAATGTAAGTAGGATAACATCTTTTATTAACTCTGTATCTCCTATTAATATTTCTGATAATGCATCCAGCATGCTAAATAAAATAAATAGTTTAAAAACTCAATCTGCTTCTCATACTACTTCTATAAATACAGAATTAATAGAAAGAGTAAATTCATGTTTTAAAATAGAAAATTATATTAATGCTAGTAAAACCATAATTAAAGATGCTAGTGATTTATGGGATGGTTATATAGCTTTACAAAATACTGATAGTGGCGGAAGTAGTGCTAAACCTAATCCTTTTAAATCTGATAGATCTATTAATAATCTAAGTACAGCTATAAGTATGATAGATGATTCTGCTACTAAAATATTAGATGCTGTAAATAGATTTAAATCTGCTAATCTTAGTATTAATAATGCTATAGAACAAGTAACTCCACAAATTAAAGATTTAAAAGAATTTAAAAATGATATTAAAACTACTATAACTGGCACTTGGAATAGACTTAGAGATATTAGTAAAACCGCTAAAGAATCTTTACAAAATATTGTAAAGTCTGCTAATCAATTAGCAAATAGAGTAAAATCATTAAGCTTCTCTATAAATGATTTACAAGATTTACAAAAGAATATTAATATGGTTAAAGATATATCTAATATAGGTATGCTAGGTATATCTAACTTTACCGTAAATTTAAATTTAAAAGATTCTGATAAAAAAGACAATACCACTACTGATTCTGCAAATATTGGTACTAAGCTAATAAGACTTAGTAATGATAATGCCAATATGATTAAAAATATTAAAGCAGATTTAGAGAATCATGTAAATCAGTTATCTATTAGTAAAACAAGTTTAGATACTACTATAATAACCCCTAATAAAAGATATATAGTTAAAAACTATGATGCTCATAGTAATAATGATGGGGTATTCTTATTAACTAGAAAGATAGATTACTTTATTAAAGCTGGTGATAGATTTACATTGTCTACTAAACTAGATTTAATCAAAGTAGGAGAAAGTGGCAGAGTTACAGAAAAAGAAAAACAATTAAAAGATATATTGAATAATTCTCAGAATATATTAAACACAGTTAAATCTGGTAATTTATCTGTAGGTAGCATTGGTACTATAATGGATAATGCTAAAAGCATAGAGAAATCATACAATAAATTAAGAAAATAAAAAATGCGATGAACCATTATTATCTCTCTATCCTATACAGGATAGAGAGATAAATTATTTTTTCATTATACCTTAGGATGTAAATTTATTCTGATACCACCATCAGCTGTTCTATTTCTATTAAGGGCTTTATTTTGTTTATAGTCTTTAATGCCTTTACCCATTGCAGCATTTATAGCAGTTGCATGTCTAACCTCTTGATCAGAAAGCCCTTTTAAAACAAGTCCTTTATCTGTTTCAACTCCATGCTTTTCTGCAAGTTTATCAGCCTCTTTTTTTATAGCTAAATTATGTTTATGCTTATTAAGATCCTTGGTTTCATTCATAATTACATCTTCTACAGCACTATAGTCATCATCATTATCATAAGATTCATCTAAACTAAAATCCATAGATTCATCATCGTATTCTTCATTACATAATTCTATATATGCATTTACATCGTCTACTGCTACATTATAGCCCATAGCATATGCTTGTTTTAAATCCTCTTCGGTATAAATCATACTATTAACCTCCATTATAAAAATATTGTTTATGATTTATATACTAAATATAGTATTACATAAATGTATCAAAAATAAAAGAAGTATATTTGTATTAACTAACTATAGTGTATTGCGAGGAAGATAAACCAGCTCCATCAAACCCAGATGGTGGGTTTTTAATCTTAACATTAGTAAGTTTAGGGCAATTTGCAAACATACCATTGTAATCAGTGCAAGACTTCATATCAATTATACCTTTAATAGTTGTAAGATTAGAGCAGTTATAAAACATAGCAGCCATATACATATCAGTTACATTAGATGTATTAAAGTTAGATACATCTAATTTAGTGAGATTAGAGCAATAAGCGAACATACCACTCATATCAGTTACATTAGAAGTATCAAAATTAGATAAATCCAATGTAGTAAGACTAGAGCATGAATCGAACATAAAACTCATATTCGTTACTTTAGATGTATCAAAACTCGATAAATCTATTGAAGTGAGAGAAGAGCAATTTCCAAACATACCGTTTATATCAGTTGCATTAGATGTATCAAAGTTAGATAAATCTAATGAAGTAAGAGAAGAACAACCATAAAACATAGCATACATATATTTTGCATTAGATGTATTGAAATTGGAGAGGTCTAAAGAAGTAAGAGACTCACAATTAAAGAATATACTACTCATATCCTCTACTTTAGAAGTATCAAAACTAGATAAATCTAATGAGGTGAGATTAGAACAGTTATTGAACATCCAGCTCATATTAGTTATATTAGAAGTATTAAAATTAGATAAATCTAAAGAAGAAAAAGAACGACAGTTACTAAACATAGAATCCATAGTAGTTACTTTAGAAGTATCAAAACTAGATAAATCTAATGAGGTAAGATTAGAGCAGTTATAAAACATATAGTCCATATTAGTTACATCTTTACATATAACTGTAGCTTGGCCAGATACAGATTCATCTGTACTATTAACTTTGTCTTTATCTGGCCAGTCGTCACTATTATACCATGGACTAGAGTCTTTGGCTATAAACATTTGATGGTTGAGTTGTAGTACTACAGCAGGGGTGGCACTAATCGTTACCCCCCCCCCATATAGTTCCTTTTAATGATTGTACCATAATATGATTCCTCCTTATTAAAAAAAAACAAAATAAAAGTATACCTTTGTGGTATACTTTTATTCTTTGTTATATAGCCATAATCATAGGCTGAGATTTATTAGCAAACGTTACATAACTGTCTCTCATTTGTTGTACTATATCGTCTCGTCTATTAGAATAGTCTTGTAATATATCTATATTTAATTCTGCACTAGCATATGGTGTTTCAATATTCTGATAATATTTTAAATTATTATACAAATATATTGCTACATCACAAATTGCTAATGATTCAAATAATTCCATCTTAGTAGGCTCTATAGTCATTAAGTTAGGAGAGTGTTTTACAAATAAAGATATAGGTATAGCTTTTAGCATTTCAAGCATATTATTACTAAGATTAGATTCTAGTCTTACCATATTTGGCGGTTCAAATTCTACATATACACCGCACTTATAAAAACTAGAATGGTCAGTAAGCATTTGTTGCTCAGCTATACCTTCTACATCCATACCATTTAAGAAGAAATCATATGTAGAATAGAATCCATAACCAAACCCAAATGCTGGAGCATTTTTAGATAACAGATGCCAATCTATATCTCCTACCCCTATAATATCCACAGATGCAGCAGTCTTTTCATCTATAAGATAATAAGGGCCTTTTCTTCTATCATTAGTAAGATAGTAAGGCATTTTAACTGGAAAAAATCTAGAAAACGTATTTAAAGTAGATATATCTATAACATGCATCCATGTATTTTTACCTAAAGATTCTGGTAGATTAAGCTGTTTAGTCCCTAAACGCATTTCTATTAAATCTAATAAACGAGAAACTCTATTAGACATCGGCATTATAATCACCTCACTTATATAATTGTTTTAAATTAAAAACCACATATTTTAATAAACTTTAAAAATATATATTATTATTATGACTTAGATATTTAGCCTAAGTTAATTTTATTATTATTTTATAAGAAAGGAAATCAAAAATGAATTATTATCAAATTCTTTATAAGAATGGTGAAAAAAATTTTACAAATAGCAATTATACTTATGAAGTATGTTTAAGTAAAAACCTTGAGGGTAAATTCCCTATTATTTTTAACAAAGGTTGTTTAGCAGGCAAAAAATACTTTATTGGTGTTTTTAGAGGATCACTATCGGGCTTTGAAACACCAAATTATGATACAAATAAATTTCGCTATATTAAATTTACTATAGACGATGGTAAGAATCAATTACTTTCTAGTTGCTTTAGCTTAACTAATTACAATGATACTTTATTTTATAGTGATAGTCTTTTTTATGAATTTATTAATGAAGTTTTACACAAGTTTCGTAATTCGAGGTAAAAATGTTATTACAGAATATAATACCTAGGGCTATAAATAGCTTTTCTAAACTTATTAATTTAGATATTAGTACTATAAAGATTAGTATTATAAATAATGAGCATTCAGATTTTATTGCTATCAAATATGATAGTGATAATTCTATTATATTTAATCTATATGGTATGATAAAATATTTATATGAAACTAAACATTTAGAATCTGAAGAAGAAATTAGAGCTTTTATACTACGTATAGTAGGTCATGAATTATGCCATATTAACCAACTTATGGTTGGTAATATTGAAGCAGATTGCGATATTCATACTATTAAGATTATAGAATCTAATAAACAATATTTTATAAATACTTATGGATATATTGATACCCATAAGTTTAGTGGTATGCAATATGTAGTAGATAATTATAAGGAGAAAGAAAATGAAAGTATATTATAAGCCTATAAGACATAAAGATTTTGAAGCTAATATGCTTAATCCAGAAATTACTGAGTATGATACAGACAAGTATGATAAAGCTTTAATACTTACTTTTTCTGTAAAATATAAAAATGGACCACTTCAAAATGATCCTATATTTGCAGATGTAACTTTGAATAAAGATAACTCTATTGAAGTATATGTAAAGCAAAAAGATAAAGATACTAATGGTAATGATGAATTTTTATATGTACATCGTAGAGTATTTCATTCTGATAGAGTTAAAATTTTATTCGATATATTTCAAGAAAACTTAATTACTAATTTATTAATTTATGTATTAGAAGAAGCCAATTTAAGAGAAAAATTGTATCCTGATGCTGCTATGAATGGGCATTGATAAATGAAAAAATAATTATATAATATCAATATGAATAGCAATTCAGCTATTCATATATTTTTGCTTTATTTCCAAAGGAGGAAATAACATGAACACTAATTACAAATTTACAAATGAACAACAGGTAACTCAAAGACCAAATAATTTTGCCCGGCCATGCCCACTGACAAATTATCCACAGCAGTTTCCGTATACACCATTTGCATCTCCGGCACCAATGATTCTTCAGCAGCCAATGACTCCACCAGCTTACCCATATCCTATGGCTCCTCAGATGTATATGCCACCTCAGCAGCCAATGGTTCCGCCGATGATTCAGCAGCCAACTTATCCGTATCCTCTCGCTTCCCAGATGTATATGACACCTCCGGTACCAATCAATAATAAATACATCACTAACGAAAGTGAAGAGTTTATTGTTGATCCTACAAATACTAAAGTTAATGGATATGAATATGATTTGACAGATAAGAATATTTGTTCTATTGATTTTAACGATGTTAGATTAAGCCCTAACGTAAGCTGCCGTTATGGATGCCGTGGGTCACTTGTTGCTGTCGTATATATCAACAAAGACGGTTCTATCGATGCCGTTTTGATTGATAAAGATGCATGTTGCGATGACGACGACTTCTATTATGATGACGACAGAGATTACGAAGAACCTAATTATCCAGATCCCGAGCTGTATAAGAGAACATTTACAGCAGAGGAGGTTAAATCGGTAGGCGATCACTGCATGGAAAAACTTTTGTGTGCTTTCATGAGTGAAGCTGTCGATCATTATAAAGAAGAAAATAAGTAATAATTTACTTATTTAAAAAATATATACTTAGACCATATGGTCTAAGTATATATTTTTATTTTTTATAATCTAGAGCAGAATTCATCAATCTTATTAGTTACATATCTATCAATAGGAACTATAATTGTGTTATAAGATTCATCTACCATAATCACTTTCTTTTTATCATCAGAAAGTTTAATAGATTTATATATAGGAGAGAAGTCTTCACAAATCTGATTAAAGCTATAACTTTCTCTAAGTAATAAATCAGTTACATCTTTATTCAAAATAGGAGCAATAGAATCAGTAGATTCTTCTATAACTTGTTTATTACCCATAGAATTTAAGTATTCTTCATATGGGTATGAAGGTGTTTTATAATCTGTAGATTCTGATACTATTCTTTCAGTATAAGCATTATCATATGATGGATAATATACTCTATCATAAGTAATAATTCTAAGGTTAGTTACATTAGACTTACCATTTACAATTCTAATAGAACCAAGAGATCTTAAAGAGAATGATGGTTTTTGACCGCATTTTAAATCTTCATTAAAGGCTTTACCTAATTCATTATTAGTTCCTCTAAAATGAGCTTTTACATAGTCCCCATCCATCCATACTTTAGTATACCAAACTTGTTCTAATGTTGGATCTACTTTCTGTTGTCTAGAAAGATTCATATCTAATGGATGCCCAGCTTCACCTTTAAAGTTACCAGTTGTAACCAATTCTCTGATTCTATCAGAATAGATTTCTTTATGAAGATCTTCTTGGGTATAATATCTTCTATTACGATTCATCTTACCAGCTTGCTGAATAATACCTTCAGCAGTAACAAATCCTGTCGTTTTGTTTTCGTCTACTATATCAAAACTAATAGCATCTTCTAATGATTCGTTTATAATATATGCTACAGGTTTATCTGTATTAAGCATTTTAGAACCTCCTTTTATAATGAATAATTATAAGTATGTTTTTAAAATACCAATATAAAGAGAAATAGACTACTCTATATAAGAGTAGTCTATTATCTACTAAATTATTGATTATTATCCAGCAGTAGGTTATTGTGGGTTACCACCATTGCCAGTCTGATTATTATTATTACCATTCTGGTTATTATTGCCGCCATTACCACCAGCAGGTTGTTCAGTACCAGCATTATCACCAGCTTGTTGATTACCATTGCCAGCCTGATTATTACCATTTTGGTTATTATTAGCCTCTCCAACTTTTAATGGACCAGCTAATAATGCATTAAAGATATTATAGTAATTATCGCACATCTGTTGATAAGCATAATTAGCACACTTAGAAATCGGTACAGCATATTTATTAATATAATCGCTCAATAACTTAGTTACCGCATTAATACTGTTATCGCTAGAATCAGTGTTACCACCTTGTTCAGTGTTATCAGTAGTACCAGTATCAGCCTCTTGTACAATATCACCAAAGTATTCAGCCATTACAGATTCTATTGTAACTTTAGCAGCTTCTGCTTGAGCATTAGGCTTATCAAAGAAAGTAGCTAACTTATTTACATAATTAGTACCATTAGTAGTAAGATTATTGCATTGTGCTCTTAATTGATCGATACGTATAGTCTTAATATTATTGATAATAGTATTAGCAGAAGTTGATTTAATAGTAGCGATATTAATAGTAGTTGCTAAAATATTATTCTTAGCTTTTCCTTCAGTATTATTTTTAATATCATTAAATGCTGTTTTAACTGCATTAGTATCATTACCAGCAAAATAGTTCTTTAATACAATTATAGCATCTGCTGAAGAATAATACCCATTTGTTTCATTAGGCATTGCTTGACCCTCACTATGTGGTCTAAAGTAAGTAGAGAGGTCGTCATTCATTTTATTGATTGTTTCAATAAAGTTTTGTTTACTCTTATCAGCATTAAAATTCTTTATATCATCAGCATTATTAATATTAACAATCCTATCAATAGGATCTAATTTAATTGCATTAATACGTTTATTAGTAAGATCTACATTACCATTATAAACTCTAAATGTATAAGCATCATCACTATTATTAAGATTTTCATTAATCTTCTTTACAGAATCAAAATCATTAATAATACCAAACAATCTGTCTCTGCTCTTATTTACAGAGAAAGAAATCTTATCCATAAGGTTTTTAATAAAAGCAGTTATCTTATTCCATAATTCTTTTAATTTATCCCCAAATTTTGCAATCTTAGATTGATTAGTATCAGTAGAAGCAGGGTTATCTTTAGAACCAGTTACTGTTTTACCAGCGTCTGCTGGATCGTTAGCAGTACCTGTCTTCCCTGCATTACCATCTTTCGTTACACCGCCATTTCCAGCATTACCACCTTGTTGTTGGTTTTGTTCTTGAGGATCAGGTTCTGAAGTACCTGTTGGTTCTGACATTTGCCTAACTTTGTCTAAGTTTCTAGAACGGTCATTATTCTCTAATAATGGTTTAATGGTATAAGCAAAGAAAGCTTCTTCCAATTCAATAGTTCTATAAGAGAAATCTACTTGTTTATCATCACCAGAAATAACTTCGTCATCATCAAATGCATCAGTTGACTCATTAAAGAAATCGTCATCATCATAGTATTCGTCTAATGAATTATCTTCTTTCATAGTGATTAATTCATCATAATCAGAATAACTTGGCTGTAAATATTCTTTAATGCATTCTGCTTTAATAGAATATAAAATATTAGCAATATTAAGATACTTCATAGCAAATGTATATAATACATTTCTTAATTCTTCTTTTTTATATTCCACTTGCATAGCTACTTGAGAATAATTAGACTTGTACTGAGTAGCTAATTTATTCATAACAGAATTAAACTTAATTAAAGTTTTCTGCAAACCTTCATTATAACCTGCTACAGATTTAGCAATTTCTAAGTATTTGCCTTTAACAGAATTAAAGTAAGAAGCAATATTCTGCTTATCTCCAGTAAACTTCTTAGTTTTAAATGAGGATTCACCTTTAAATAATTTCTCAGCATTAATAATGAAATCATCATCTGTTACATTAGAAATTCTATTAGCCATTACTATGGAATAGATATTTTCAGTAGAAGATTTAATTTCAGTAATAAATTCTTGAAGAGAGCTATACAGCTGATTACCAGTATCTTTACTTGCTACAATACTACTATGATTATCAAGAATAATACCAATTTGATCTAAATAAAGATTTAGCTTCTTAAAAGATGGTACTTCAGGGTTATCTAAGTTAGTATAATCATAAGTATGAATATTCTTTCCTAAATAAGAAGAGTATGTAGAATACTTTGAAGAAATATTAAAGTTATAAATATCAAAAAGAATATTTTTAGAAATAATCTTTTCTGCTTCCTTAATCTTATACTCAGAATCTTTAATTTCAGATTTATTAGAACTATCTACAGATATGGATTGTTTAATTGTATTAGTTGTAAGCATATTGCAAAGTGTACTATCAGCTGATAAGCTCTTATACGTACTAGAGAAATCAGGGGTAAATACACTCTTAGTTACATCTCCTAAAGAGAGTTGAGAGTCCATATTTATATCTCCTTTCAAATAAATAAAATATTATATTAATGTTTTATTATTCAATAATATAGAAAGGGTAGTATATACTACCCTTTCTATATATTAATATTAGTAATCTAATACGAATGTATATGATTCATCTTTACCAGAGACTTCGTTTTCATTCTTAACAGGTTCAAAAATATTTTTTTCTACTTTATTTAACCATTCCCATATTGATGGGGTTTTAGATTTTACAAGAGCATTGCATGCATCCAAAAATTTACTAAATGTTTCGGTAGATCTTAATGCTTGATATGCTAAAATACCAAGTAACCCTATAAGCCCATGAAGCGGAGATAAAGCTAAAACACAATAAAAAGTAGCTATAATTTCTAAAAACGCTGATACAAGCATAAATAATTTATGCTTATTCATTACGTCAGGGTCATTCATGGTAAATCCTTTAGACCCAGATTCTTTAGCAATGGTTTTAGCTGCTCTTTTTTCAAGCTTAGCTTTTAAGTTTTTATATTGTTTAGATTCTTTAAACTTCTTTTGTTCTTCTGGAGTTCTCTTTTTAATTTCAAGCTTAGTTCCTTTAGGAATTGATTTAATCTTATTAATAATCCCATTGAGTACTGAAGCTTCATCAATCCCTTCAATCTCTTCGCTGCTTTCTAAAAATGTATTAATAAAATTTTCCGTTAAAATATAATTTTCTACTATTGAAACTTGTTCCATTTTATTCTACTCCTTCTATTTGAATATCTGGTATATCATTACCTACAGAATCTTTAGCTATATTTATATTAATAAATTCTGGAACTGTGGTAGAGTATAGATAATCATCATTTTCATTATTCTTATATATACTTTGATACATATACCCATAATCATTCAATCCAATAAATTTAATATAAACTATTTGTTTGTAGAATTTATTTTTTATCGCTGTAATAAGATTTGGTATATGTAAGTCTGATATATAATTCATATTTTCCATATAAGTCTTAATATAATTTATAATATCGTTTTTACAATTCTTATCAGCTGAAGTTTGATATTTAACTTCAAATTTAAGAGATATATTAATTCTATCTATTGGCATAGAAACTTTTTCATATCCTACATTATATAGTTTAGATGGCCCATATGTATTAAAGAATTTCATATCAATACCAAAGCTATCTTCAAGTAATAATAATGCAGATTGCATATAAATTCTTCTATAATCAATAGATTGAATAAAAGTATCTACTCTATCTCTCATACCATATGGCTGTATACCATCAGCATAATCTTCAGTTGGGTCTATACCAAAATTCCAGAAATAACTGTATCTAACTAATGGCATTCTCTTTATATGAAAATCTAATTCACCATTAGAAGCACTAGATAAATTAGCATAAGATTCCATTATATTAGTGTAGTCAATAAACATATCTAAGCCAGTTTTAACTTCATAAATATTACACAACGTGTATTTTTCTTCATGTAATCCTGGTACTATATATGAAATATCATCTTCATCGTTATTATTAGCTTTAAGAGAGCCATACTGTTGGTCAAATTTGGCTAATATAAATATCTTAAATCTTACATTATTAGGTAAGTATGTAATAGCTTTAGTTCTAGTTCCTACATAATATATTCCATCATCTATACAAAGTTTAATATCTTTATTTATAATATTATTAGTATGAAGTCTAAATTTATAATTATATGAATAATCTACTGAGCTATAATCTGCATCGTCTAATTCTGCTTCAGTGTATCTAAATGGCTGATAATTACCATCTTCATCTCTATTATAGAATACACCTATAACTCTAAGATTATTCTTTATAATATGACCATTTTCATCTGTACTAACTAAATCAAAATCTGTAGAAATATTTTGTGTAAATAAAGTACTAATTGTATAGTAATCTCTTTCAGATTCTGGATAAAATGGTTTCTCTACTACTATAGGACTAGATGTAGTACTAGTACAAATAAACTGTAATTCTGATTCATCATTAATATAATCAAAATCTGCTAATTTAGAGTAATTCAATATATTTAAATAATAATTCAATACGAATGGTTCTTTACTTATAACCGTTAAGAATGGATTTATATATAAAAATCCATTATTTTCTTTAGCTTTTAAATCTTCATTATTATTTGAGCTTCCTAATGGTAAACCAGTAGCTTCAGTACCACCATTCTCTAAATAGAATAAAGACCCAGCTGGTAAAACATAATTTATTCTATTAATATTACTAAACATATCTCTTGTTACTTTTACATCTAAAGTATTTGTAGGAATAATATTATTATTCTCATCTTTCAATAGCATATAGCAAAAGAATATTCTTTGAATCTGATTATGAATCTTCTGTAAAAAGTACAATCTAATATTATCTGTATTTAATGAGTTAAAGAAATTATTTAAATCAGTATATGTAGTTATACTATTTCTCATAAGCATTTGCTTAGGAATCATTGCTTTTAATTCATCTACTGATTTTTTATCTACCCCATATTCTGAATTAGATTGTGGTATAACTACCATATAGATATTATTATACGAATATCTATTAGAACTTAAATCATAAACTGTATTCTTATTATATGAGAAATTACATTCACTACCTTTAGTAGTAAATACATGTACAGTTACATCTGCATTTTCTCTAGGCTGATATGAATCTCTATTAAATACTATTCTAATTGTAGATTCGTCAACGTATTGATAGTTACAGTATTCCCAATCACTACTAGTATTATATAATCCATCATATAAGCATTGTAAATAATGGGTTACATCTCCACCTGTAGTATGCTCTACTACTTCTACATAGAAATATGCTAATTGGTCAGTAAAAGTAAATGATAATGATTTATTTTCTAATGGATTATCTACTAATATTTTTTCATAAATTTCATAATGATTGGTTTGCCTAATAGTTGTAGTTAAAACAATCATATTAGTATTACTAATACTAATAGTTCCTATAGCTGGTAAATATGGATTAGTGATATCAGATATTTCATTAGTATTTACATCACCCATATCATAATGAGTATACATTAAATACATAGCTGTATATATCCACTTACCATTAGGGAGTTTGTTTCTTCTAATTTTTATATCATGGTCTAAGTGGTATGTATAAGAGCCATTACTTACACCTATATTAATATCAATATTTTTATCTAAAATGAATTCATTATCTACCATGTTTTCAATTAATCTATCTTCTGGTATAGCAATATTAATAGTCATTTTAGCTGGTGTAGCTCTAATCTTATTAATACCTAAAGATAATGCATGGCATAATACATTTCGTTCAAATTTAGCTTGAGTAGGAACTGCTTCATTAGCATATTCAGCAGACATTATAGCAGTATTTTCAAGTATATTTGTTCCTAATTCTGATATATAACCAAACAAGCCCATAGCTAAAGTATCAGTAGGAATATTATCAAAATACTTATTTTTTAATGAATCTACATAAGAAGCTATTTCATATATATTACTAGTAAGAGGAGATTGAGTCTCTTCTTGGATAGTTAAAGAATCCTTTGGATCTTGTAAATCATTAGGGTTAATGTTTATTAATGATTCAGACATTTCTCACTTCTCCTTTCTTATTCATCTAAGTAATACCATTTAAGTAAATAATCATACTTAGGTTTAAAATCATAACCATCGCTAGTTGTTCTAGATTGTGTTTTTATTATTCCAGGTATAGTAGCTTTTCTACCAGTTACTGCACCTATATTACTATCATATAAATCCATAGTAACAAAATTACCTTTATTAGCAGCTATAGCTTCTTTGCATAAATTATCAAAATGGGTTAATATCATAGGGTCCATGTCTTGTTGGAAAGTAGCTTTCCAATTTACAGTAAATTTTAAACTACCATCTGTAGGTAAATCAGAAAATGTAGATCTAGGTACAGACTTAGGATAGCAGCCCCATAAGCACGCCCAATATATTATAGTTTCTCCATCTTCTCCTACAATAAATTTAAATACTGTCATTTGGTCAGAAAGTATCTTATAGACAATATAGTTTATATCTGTAGGAGTAACCATGCCATGGTATTTCTGTTGTTCATACAAATCGTATGCTTTAAACCATAAATAACAACTTAAGTACTTATTATCTTTAAATTCTAGGCTAAATTCATTATCTTCATCAGCACTATCAGAAGGTTTTCTATAAAATATTTTAGTAGAATAGATATTTGCAGCTGTTTCTTCTTCCCCTACAGTAATATCTGATAAATCAAGATTAGATGTTTTATAATTAGACAGTATATTTACAAATGGGGATCTAACTTCTCCTTCTGTAGGAAGTGCAGATTTTTGCAAACTAGTAAGTACTGATCTATAACCTCTATTGTATAAATCTAAGAAAAATGGAACAGCCCTTAATTCAGGATTTAAATTATAATTATCGGTTAATGGAAGTTCTCTATTATAATCTGGAACACCATTATTTTTGCCTCTAGTACCAAATATATGAAGATCTGGTTTCGTTATAAATATATATTCTCTAGTAGTACCAAGCATTTTATATGGATCATTTCTAGGGAACACATAAAAGCTATTGTAATCATCATAATCTTCTGGTCTAAATATACCATTGGCATTTAATAAATCATGTAAATTATCTTTTTCTGAATCCCCTATAGCGGTAACACCATATTGAGCTTGATCTGCTGCATCAGCAACAATATTTACTTTGCTTGCAGGATGTCTCATTCTATCTAAGGTATTTTGTATTAATCTATCTCGTGCTACATCGCTACCTTGTATTCTATTGTCTCCATCGTATTGAGAGTTATTGGTAATAGTTGTATTCTTGCTCATATTAATAATATCTTGTATTTCCATTATCTTTAACCCCTCCTTAACTTTACTAAAATGTCTTTAAATAAATTTTAATTGTATATTATATTTATGACTTAGTAAAAATAAGTCATAAATATAATATAAAGGAGATTATTATCATTATGCTCATTGGTAAATTTAATTGGGAAAATGAAATCGACGAACGCAATAGAAAAGAGGAAGAATGGCAAACTTTTAAACAGTCATTATCTGAAGTTATTGATAAAATTAACGAATTAGTTGTAGATATTAATAGTCTCACTCATAAATACAATCGTTTATCTAATAGAGTAAGTAATGTTGAAGGGCAGCTTAAAACTGTTATTATGATTAGTTCCAATAATAATAATTATAAGCCAGTTATTAAACGTAGTCGAAACAAAAAATTCAATAAATAAAATGCAAATAGAAATATTTTAAAATATAAATCCTTTAGCTGTACAGTGCGTAACCAAGCTAAATCTATAGTTATTTAATCATAATCACATTAGATTAAATAACTATAAGGAAGGGATAAAAGATTATTTTTTTGCTAAAAACATTTTAATAATTTATTTTTTTATAATTATAGGAGGCATAAATGATAAAACGTAGTTCTGCAATGCAAGAAGGAGTTTTACGTGATATTGTTGAAATTCTTTCAGATAATGTAGATGGAATTATTAATCCTAGTAATTCTACATCATTTATTGGCAAAATGATAAATGATAGAGTAAGTTCTGGTAAATACTTTAGAAGTATTTCTAGAGCTACTTCAAATTTAATTCTTACATTTCCAATGATTGTCGATGATTCTGTATCTATTAAAACTGCTAGTATGGTTTCTAAAGCAGTAGAAAAGAAAATTGTATTAATGCTTCAAATGTTATTCTCAGCTATTAGTGTTACTAATAATAAGAATGCATTTGATTTTGTAAGTAAAATTCATAAAAACATTACATCTGATAATGTATTATCATATATTAATAAAATGGATAGTATGCCATATAAAGAATCAGTAAATTTAGACTTTGATGAAATTAATAATGATTTAGTTAGAATTATTAAAGAAGATCGTGCTACTCTTGTTAATAGGGTAAATCCACCGTTAGATAACAGTGGTAATACTAATAAGAAAAAGGATGAAACCTTTTTCGATGCTAGACTGGATCAACCAGAAATTAAAAAAGCAAATGAAGCTGTTCCATCAATCATGGTAATTAGATTTAGATCAGGAAACAGCGATAAAATTGATGGTACCGCAGTAATCGGTGTTAAAGTAAAACTTGTTTATGTAAGTCAAGCAGATATGATTGAAAGAATTATTCTTAAGTCTGGAGATCAAAATAGATTATTTGAATTCTTAAAAGCTACTACTGGCGAAATCTCAATGTTTAAAGATTTCATGTTTGCATTAGATAGAGCTAAGTTAGATATCTTCTCTAGATCTGCTAAGTCTTCTCCTATTTGGAAATTATTAGAAAGAAGAGCTAATGTAAGCAGAACTAATAGTTTCTTCAATAATAATAATGGTGCTGGTACTGCTATAGCAACTTTATTAGTATCTCAAGATACTATGGATATTCTTAAAAAAGAATATAATTTCAATCAAAGAAATACTAGCAAGCTTATTGATATTATGACTGATTATAGTGCTATGGCGTTCATTATTGCTAATGATGTAACCGAAAAAGTACAGATGTTATTCGATGATAATGATTTATCTTTTGAAACGCTTTCTTATTCTTCTCTTGAACGTGAAGATAAAAACCAGTATAAAAAGGTAATCAATCTTTTAGCAGGTAAATAAGAAAGGAGATAAAGCATGTTTATTACCAAAGAAATAGAACAAATATATTCTGAATCATTAGATCTTTCTAATTTAAATACATTTAGAACTGTATACTCTTTTACTGAAGCTGAACAGAAGAATGGTATAATTATTCTTGCTAATAAACTTTATAGAATGATTATTGATAAATTAGAAAATACAGATTTTAAAGAAATAGAAGTTTCTAAAGGTGATATTACTAAGTTAAAACAATACAAACAGATTAGAGATTCTATTGATGTATTAACTCAAATCGCTAGAGAATCTAACTCTGGTATTGATGAAGTAAATGAAATGGATAAAGCTTTATATAATATTATCAAGCTTAAACCTATCTTTACAAATGGATTTAAACACAATGTAGAAATGATTAAATATTTCTATAATAGCATTGTATTAGCACTTATTTCCGATATTGGATTTATGACTACTGTATGCGTAGAATTCTTTAAGAATCCTAATTCTACGGTATCATTAGAAATCAATAATCTTCAGCAGTATAAATCTAAGTTCTATTTAGTACATAAAAACTTAATAGCATTCAATACTGCTTGTGATAAAGGCCAAATTGAAAAAGCATTTAAAGTATTGAATAATAATAAAATGCAAGGTGCTAAATTTGAAGCTGTAGAAATTAATAATTATAATGAAGATTTTGTTGATACCGCTAAGTCTGTAGGTAAGATAGCTATCTTTATTCCTGCTGCTATTATTGGTGGAGTATTCTTTATTATTATTAATACTATTCTTCCTATACTTAGAGACTTAGCATATCTCTTCTTCTCATTTAGAACTCATTTATCTGATTGGTTTGCTATTCAGCATGATTTACTTGAAGCTAATGCTTTAAGACTTAAATCTTTAAAGAGTACTAGTGATAAAGATTACCAAGAAATAGCTAAATCACAATTAGAATGGGCTAATAGAATGGGTAAAATTGCTAATATGTTAGCAGTAGAATATATACCAGCTGAAAAGAAAACATTAAAGAAAACAGCTGAAGATAAGGTTACTACTTTGTCTAAAGATGAAGTAGATGACCCAAATTATCATGATTCTTTATTCTAATAGAATTGGTGGTGAAAGCATGAATATTAATGATACAATAAATTTAATGAAAAAAATCAATAAGCAGAATAATGCTTATATCAAAGGTAACGACTATAATGCCAATTCTATGGTTTCTAGTCCAGACCCAGTAAGTAATTCTACTAGAGAAATAAGTGCATACGATGAACTTATAAAAGAAGCATTATATAATAACTTTATTAAAGTTGCTGATAAGCTTAGATTAGACCAAAAAGCTAAAAATACTGGTGCTAACTTTATTCAATCAGTTATTGATAAATCTACTGATGAAGTAAATAAAGCTCATTATAAGACATTAAATCCTTCTAATGAAGAATCTGTCATTGAATACACTTATGCTTCTATAGTAGAAGATTATGCTAGAGAACTTCGTAGTGTAAATTATGAATTAAATGGTATTCAAGGTATTAGAGAAGATTCTACTACTCTTGCTCATGAAGGCATTATTGATAGATTCAATGATTCTATTACCAAATTTACTCCATCTAAGATTAATGATACTATTGCAGATAGAGTAGAAAAAGCTACTACTAATTTTATCGATGATAGAAATGCTAAGATTGAGCAGATTAAAGATATCTATCAAAAAGCTAAATCATTTGCAGCTAATCCTAAATTTAGTGATGAAGCTAAACAAAGAGTTGAAGAATCTGCTAGTAGACAAGTATTAGAAATTAGAAAATCTCAGAAATCTATATTTGAATCTATGGTAGAAGCTTTAACTAGTGCTGCTATGGTTAATCCAAATTTACAATCTAGATATATGGATGAATCGTCTGGATTAAATATGGATGCTATTATTGATGATACTGCCGCTATTTATACAGTATTAGAAGAATGCAATGTATTTGGATTCTTAGATGCTAATAAATTAGCAGATGCTTATATAGCTTCATTAAAACAAAAATAATCTTTATTAGAGTAGAGCTATATAGCTCTACTCTATTTTTTTAAAATGAAATTATAATTGTATTATCATTAGGTCTTGTTATAGTATATAGATTTGAAATATTATTATAAATAGTATTCATTTCTTCTTCACTAAAATTTAAATTATCACTTTCTTCTTGTAATAAAATTAGTAAACTTTCATTAATCATATTATAAAAAACCATAGAATTGAAACTAAAATTAAATTTTTTAAAATACGTTTTTCTAAAAGTAGCTTTTATATAATTCTCATTAATAGTTAGAGTGCTAAGATAACTTTTTAATTGATTATGAAATTCTAAAATTTCAAATAAATGATTTAGATGACTATCATTAAAAAAATGAATTTGCTTTAATTTATTTTTTTCTGCTAAGCATTTTTTAAGTTTATTACCGTTTTCTATTATAGTATTATTATACATTTATTCGTCTCTCCCATCATCAAAATATCTAATATCATCTTGATATATTTTTCTTATTGATTCTGCTTGATGCCTATTTTGTAGCATATTTAAAAAATCTATAGTAATTTCTACTCTAGGAAGTACAGAGTATAATTTCTCTACAGTTCCTTGAATTACTAATCTATCATCTACCCATAGATTTTCATTAGTCATATCACAATACTTCTTACCAATATTGTCCCAATCTGGTTTACTAATAGGAGTATATACTCCTAATTCTGCTAAATATTTTTCTACAGAATTAAAACTAGATGGAGTTTTAAAAAAAGCTTTATAATCTACAATACAAGGAGTATATATTAATTTATTAAATTCTTTAAATTCATCCTTAGTAAGTAAACGTTTCATAAACTTATGATCTTCAGCTCCTACTGGAGAATACACATGGATAAAATTAGGATTAGCAATAGCCATATTTCTTAGATTCTTTCTATTTACTAATCTAAATCTAGGTCTAGGAGAACCCTCTGGAATTTCATATAATACTATAAAGAACCTTTTAAAATATAATCTTTCTTTCATAGTATTATATTTACCTACAATAGTATCCATCTTCACAGAATTTAAATGAAGCTTATTAGATAGCCATTCTAATCGTTCATTATAGTCTCTAGGTATATCATTAAATAACCTATCATATTTTTTTTGTTTATCTTTTCTTTTTTTCATCTCTTAATTTATCCTTAATTAAAAATCAGAAGGGAATATATTCCCTTCTGATGAATATATTCTGCTTATTATTAAAATGTATATTCAAATATAATAATAGATTTATTTACTAGCCACCACTTATAACGTTTTTAATTTTATTAGCTGCTTTATCCAATAAAGCATTACCAAGTAAAGATACAGCGCCAAATTCAGTACTATTAATAGCATCATTATAAATATTATTAACACTATCATTCCATCCTTGGATAACAGAATCTTCAATTCTATTTAAGAAATCTATCGGTTTTCTCTTTTCTAATGTAATAGCTAAATCTATTAATCTATTCCATTCAGGTTCATTATAGTTTACACCGCATAAGTTAGCTAAATATTCCATTAATGGTTGGTTTGTAAGCATATCAAGATTAGTTAAACTATCGAGAAGATTACTATTATTATTTGCATCTATTGTTATAGTCTGAGTAGCAAATAAATCATGTATATTCAATCTTACTTCAACTACAGTAGGAATATTATTATACGTCCATGCACCCTCAGCACCTTTAGAAATTTCCATACTAGATATAATGCCCATATTAACATTAAAGAAACCCTGATAATATGCTCTTACTAAGAATGGTGAAGCATATGTAGTCAAACCAGTAGATCTAGGAGCAGCAAATGCTGTGAGATGAATTAATGGAACAATTATATTTAAAAATACTGATAATGGATCATTATCAGGAGAGTCTAATTTTATAGTAGCACTATAATCTCTAGAAAAAGTAGAATCTTGCCATAATTCAGGGAATTGCATTTTAGCACCAGTAACTGCATTACCTATACCGCCCATTATAGCTTGTATTACACCCTTAGATCTAAATTTAGCTGCATATTCACCTACAGCTATTTTACTAGCAGTTTGTTCTACTAAATTAGTGGCTCCACTAAACATTGATGCTGCACTTGATGCAAGATTGCCTAATGCAGCCGCAGCATCTGAAGTACCACCAGATAAGAAAGCTAATTCTCTAGCTTTTTCTGAATAAGAATTTACTTTACTTGCTAATTGTGATTGTGTAGTAGAGTTACTATATGATTCAGATATTTGAGTGTCAGAATTTACATAGAATGCACAAGATCCTTTATAGAACGTAGAATTAAGTGAAGATGGTAAAGCATCTTGCCATCTATAATTTCCTAAAGTATCAGATTTACTACCATTGGCATATGGAAATCTTACATCAGCTACACCCATAAATACAGCAGCAGCTGCACACATTTTATTTACATAATTAAAATATTCAGTCCATGCTGGATAGAATGTATAATAACTACTACGGGATTTAGCTTGCTTATTTACAAGAAAATCAAAAGCTTTATTATTTGTATAACTATCTTCACTATTAGACATCAAATTTTTAAGTGCTTTTTCTTTAGCTAAATAACCATAGTTAGGCATAAAATTTACTATACCAGGCATCATTACTAATAAAGGCATTCTTGATAATATTTTTTCTCTATACTTCATACCTATAGCTTGCAGTTCTGAAGTTTTTAATTTAGGAGGAATACTACCATCAGGATCCATTCGTAAATCTGCATTAGGCATATATTGATATGGCATACCAAATACAGTTCTAAGATTAGTTAGATTAACTTTAGTTAAATCTACAGCATTTTTATATTTAGTATTAACTCGCTGATTATACGCATCTTTTAATACTGTATTATATTCGCCAAAGCTTGTAACTTCTTCTATTGCATATGGAGATTTTTTATTAGAGTCTTCTTCATTAGATTTATCTTCTTTTTTATCATCATCTTTAAAAGCCCACAAAAAATAAGTAGATATCATATTTGAAGCATCGTATTCCATTGAATCTTTAATATCTGATTCATCTACAAAGAAATATGTATTATCTTCGGCTTTAACTTTGTAATATCCATCTATTGTTTTTACACTATCTATTACAAAAAACTTCTTTCTATTTCTTTCTGCAATTACTTCTATAAGTTTATTATCTCGAGTCAAATATTTATTACCATTCTGATTAGGCTTTATATATACTACAGTCCCTATCTTTAAATCATCATCTTTATTTATTTCTGCATTAATAGGATTTATTATTAATTTATTTTTATCAAATGGATACAGCCATACTAAAGTATCATTATATTTTACCCTTAACCATGGACCATTTGAATACAATTTATGTAAAGTAGTATTCTGTTTTATCTCATCAATTACTTTAGAATCAAATGAGCAATCAGCATATACTTTGGCGTTTTTAGTTAAAATAAAATCCATAATAACTCCTTTCTTTATAGTTTAAAATTTTAAATATATGTTGAGAAGCTCTAAAATAGAGCTTCTCAAACATTTTATACTTTAATGAGATGCAATATTCATCATACTCTTTACTATATTTAATAATGAAGTATTAGGAGTTGTAGTACTCATATTTTCATTTACACTAGTTGGTACATTAGCTGCTACAGCTGGTGCAGAAGCTTGAGACTGTACCGCACTTGCAATTATACTAAGTAATGAAATAATCTGATTTAACTGATCTGAATAGTCTTTAACTGCCGTATTAGTATTATTATTAACTAAACTATCTCCAGGTAATGGGCCACCAACACCAATATTATCAGTGCCATATCCTTTCTTAAGTGCTTTAATAGCCGCTCTATTACCAGCATTAGCAAGATCATTAACTTTCTTTCTAAACCTAAGCGTACTATCACCAGATAATGGACCACCCATATATTTACCAGGATTTATATGTGGTTTAGAAGTTTCAGCACCAGCATTTACAGCATCATCATCTATCTCATAATGAACGTGAGGGCCAGTTGAATTACCAGTAGAACCAACATATCCTACTACATCACCAACTGATACTTGTGTTCCTTTTTCTAATGGAGATTGAGACTCCATATGCGGGAATAAGTGATCCATGTTGTTCCTATCTTTAATCTGGACATAGTTACCATATCCACCGCCAGAGCTATTATCTATTACAGTACCAGCTATTGGAGATTTAATAGGAGTTCCTTCTGGTGCAGCCATATCAATACCACCATGGGTATGACCCATGTGATTTTCTTCACCATATGGAGAGGTTACTACTGCATCTCCTCCAGATTCAGCCTTAAGATTAGCAAGTAATTTATCAGCTGTAGAACCAGAATCTATAGTTCCAGACATATCTGACGCAGCACTACCTGCTCCTCCGCTACCACCGCTAGAGCCTCCATTACTACCTGAAGAACTACCAAACATATTGCCAAAAATAGATGTAAATGGAGCAAATGCTTTATCAAATAATTTATCAATCCTACCAAATATAGAATTATCTCCAGAAATTTTATTACCGCCAGAGCCTCCACTAGCTGAACCAGCAGATGTTATACCTCTTCCTTGATTCTGGAATATTTGTCTAGCATAATTTTCTCTATTACCTATTTCACCATAGCCTTCATATTGTTGCATTACTTTAAGTGCATCGTCTAACGAACTAGCATTATTGAATGAAGCATTAGTACCTCTTTGACCCATTTCATAGTTCATAAAAGCAATCTGACCTTCAGCAGTAGTAGGATCAAGATTATTAGAACTACAGAAGTCTACTAATGCTTGTGTTCTAGAACCAGTCCATTGACAAAGACCAAATCCATTTTCACCTTCACCTGCTGAAATAGAAGCTTCAATGCCACCGCCATTCTGACTAGCGTTAGGATCAAAAGATGATTCCTGTTGCATACTACCCATAATTGCAGCAGCAGCTTGATTAGAATAATGATATTTATTAGTAAGAAGATCCCAGATTGCAGCTGGTGTCATATCGCCACCACCAATACCAAGTTGTAATTTATATTTAAATAAACTATCACCAGATAATGGACCGCCTGTAGCAACTTTCTTGCCTCTTACAAAAATGCCATCATATAATTCTTTCCAGCTCTTTTTCTTATTAGCTCCATCATCACCGTCATCTGGAGTAGGAGTTGGTTCGGGTGTTGGAGTAGGCGTTGGCTCAGGGGTAGGAGCAGGAGCAGGTGTTTCCTTGGAATCACCACCACCACCACCAATACCAAATATAGATTTAGCTTTACCCTTCATCCAATCAATAGGAGATTTAAGAATTTCTACTAATGTATCATAACCAATCTTTTTAAACTTACTAAATGTATCTTTAATAGACTGAATAGCATTTCCTACTGTATCCTTAATACCATCCCAAACATTACCGAATGATACTTTAACTTTATCCCACATTTCTTTACCAGATTTAAGAAGTTTATCTTTATAATCAGAAATAGCACTTAAAGCATTAGATGTTTTTTCTTTAAAAGTATCAGTAACACCTTTTATCTTACCAAATATAGATTTAGCAATAGCAAGTACTTCAGATGGAGTCATTACTCCCAAAAGTAAATCATTAGCTATAACTGAGCAAATACCGCATAATGCTTTATCACCCATTGTTAAATCTTCATCAGAAACTGTATTAGAACCCTCTTTCCAAATGGTTTCAGCATTATTATATCCTTGATAGAAGCTAACTGCAAGACTACCTGCTAAGAAAGCCCAACCTATAGGCCCTAACCCTAATTGTATTCCTTTACTAGCAGCTTTCTTAGCTACTTTAACTGCTACTTTAGGGTTAGATACTTTCTTTAATATTGCTGAACCAAATGAAGATATTTTATTACCAATATTAGATGGTAAGAATTTAGCTGCAAAATCAAATACTTTCTTTAATCCATTTTGTACCCAACCTACTACAGGGCCTACAGCAGCCATAGCTTTAGTACTAACTGTTTTTGCACCATTCCATGCTGAAGCTGCAACACCAGTAATACCATGCCATGCAGAAGATGCCATTCCACCAAAGAAGCCTTTTCCAGTTTTAGCTTTAATAGCTTTACCAGTTTTAGGATCTATTGTAGTATGTATACTTCCAGGAGCTTTTAAGAAATCAGGCATTTGATTGTTTGCAAACTGATCCATAGCTACTACAGCAGCTTCAACGCCAGAAATCTTTCTAGCCATATAGTTAAATGCTTCTAATTCAGTTTCAAATTCAGGAGTAGATTCTTCTGCATCAGCAGCAGCACTAGCAGCATCAGCCATATTCTTAAGTAAGAATGAGCCAGCACCTAAAATCTTTCCTCCTACTTTACCTAAAAATTTACCAGCACCTTTTAAGTTTTGAGCTTTATTAGCTAATTTACCAGCCCAACCACCTAATTTGTTACCAGCAAATCTTGCTAGTTTACCTTTAAGTAGATTGGCACCTGGAATCATACCAAGTATATCTCCTATTATACCAAAAGGTGTTCCAAATATACTTTTAAATATGTCTTTAAGTCCACCAACCATTGCCGTCTTACCAAGTTTAGAGAATCGGTTCTTTAAAGACTTTTTAGTACCTTTAAGTTTTGATTTAGCGTATTCACCTATAGACATTATAGCATCGCGTTCTGCATCTGCTTTTTCAATAGCTTCTTTAGTATCTTTATCAGTTGTATCAGGTTTATACCCACCATCGGAGGTTTTCTCCATTTTAACCATAGTACCAGTTCTCTGAGAGAATTGGTAATTTGAATCCTCCATGCGGTCTTTACTATTAGTTTTAGCTACTATTTTACCGCCATCCATAGCAATAAACTTTTTAAGTTTTTTATCTGTTTCATCAGTTACTTTACCATATCTTAAATAATCAGTAATAGCAGCTAAATATATATTACTTAATCTTATTGAGTTATTAACTTTATTGGCAGATTCTACAATAGCAGCATCACCCTTATCAAGTGATTCTTTTTCTACTGTTTCACCTTTACTCTTTCTGCTTTGTAATTCACTATCAACTTGTTCAAGAGCTTTATCTATATCACCATTTACTACGTTAAAATTGAAATTCTTTTTAAGGTATTCGCTTCTATTAGCAGTATCTTGTTCCATGGCATGCTTAACTGCTTTATTAGCAGATAACCCAGACATACCTATTCTTAAAGGTCTAATATAACTTTCTATTTGATCATCACTTAAACCTCTTAAGCGTAAATAGTCAGATATCTTATCAATAGCTTCTGGTACAGCTCTTTCATCTTTACTTTTAATAGCATTTCTAATAATCTTTAAGATTTTCTGCATTCCAGATAAATCTAAGTTAGGAATAGATTTAACTACATTCTTAATTTCTCTTTCAATTTTGCCTTTACTATAATTAGACTTTTCTTTATTTAGTTTAATTATTTCAATAGTACTTTTCATAGCTTGTAATTGACTTGCAGATGAATCTCTTAAAGTCAAATCATTCTGTTTATACTCTTCATTAGCATATGAATATCCGTGTTTTTCCATGAAGTCTACTCTGTCTTTAGCACTCATAGAAATAGAATCCATATTGCCTTTAGCTATTAATTTCTTATCAAGTTTTCTAGTAACCAAATCTAAAGCTTTACCAGGTAGTGTACCAATACTAGCTACACCTTTTCCTAACCAAGTTGCTATAGTCTTATCTTTAACTTTAAATGCAGATGCTCCACCTAATACGCCACCAATTAATGCGCCTAATGGACCACCATACATAAATCCACCTGCCGCACCAGCTAAACCATGGCCTATATATCTACCAGCTGGGCCTTTCATTAAAGTAGGAAGATTAGCATACCATCTCAGTTTTAAAGAAGGATTTAAAATGGTATCGAATCCTTTTTGAAGACCTCTAAATAACTTTCTCATACCTAACTGAGTAATTCTAGTTAATGGTACAAATGCTCTACTAATTGGCTGGAATACATTCTTATCCATATATCCAATTATATCATCTTTTAATGTACCTAATGGAGCTAATATCTTTTCACCAATTTTACCTAAATAACCATTTTTATAATTTCTTTCGCCTTTTTTATTTCTCTTACCAAACATAAAATCTTTAAACTTTTCAGAATCAAAAGCATATTTACTAGCTACACCAAGCATAGCACCACCGACCATACCTAATGGGCCAGCTAATACACCACCAGCTAATGTTCCTAATCCTATAGATTTAAGATACTTCTTATTTAATATTTTATTTATGCCACCTTTTACATTGTGGTTACCAAACATTAAATTTTGAGCACCTTCATAATTTTTAAGTAACCCAGTAGTAGCACCTAACACTAAGCCACCCATTAATCCAACTGGGCCGCCTAAAGCTCCTAATACTACACCACCTAAGCCACCAGCAATAGTAAACCTACCAATATCTTTAACTTTTTTAGTCTGTTCATCAAAAAAGTTAGTTATACTCTTAGGTAATATTTTTCTTAAACCAGATTTAGTTCTAGTTAATAAGCTTTTTTTATCAGTATCACCAAATAAGAATTTATTAGCAGCAGTAGAATTCTTAAGAATATAGTTAGCAGCACCTAATGTAGCACCACCTATTAAACCAAATGGACCTGCTACAATAGAACCTAATATACCACCTACAGTACTTTCACCTAAAGCTGCTGGATATTTTCGCTTTAGGAAATTAAGCATAGACTCCTTATCTTTTTTCTCTCTTTTAGATTCGTTGCCTACAGTACCTTTAGCATAACCTTTTACATTTAAACCATATTTCTTAGCTACAGCTGCTTCATCTCTAGCATGTTTATTTGGATCTATATCGGTTCCAGTATAAGATGGATTCATATATGCTGGAATTACTGCTTCACCCTTATGGAGAGTATAAATATCAGTTTTAGGAACCATTCCTAAACCAAATGCTGCACCGTTTACGTTCTTATTATCTTTATTTCCATTAGCATTTGTTTCTTCATCATCACGGAAAAAACTCTTACCATAATTTACTATAGATGAAAAAGAACCATAAACAGTATTTTTATAAGTCTCCCACTGTTCTTTACCCCAAATACGTTTTTTAATATCGTTATATAAGTTGTCTACAGCATCTCCAAGTTTAGAAGTCATTAACTGAAAAAATCCAGTAATCTTTTTACCAGTTTTTTTATCAGTCATTTGTTCATCGCCAAAAAACATGTCATAAATAATCTTATCAGTTTTAGCTATTACTCCACCAAGTATATCAAACGGCATACTAGTCAATTTCTTACTATAACTCATTAATACTCCGAGTTTATCTAAACCTTTAGCTTTATCTAATTTATCAAATAAACCATTACCTTTATATTTATCATAACTAAATTCTTGTTTAATTCTATTAGCATCATCAACACTTTTAGCTAATCCTTCAGAAGTACTAATAGTGTCTTTAGATACCAAACTCATAATAAACGTATAGAAGTTTTTACATACTAAAGGTAATTCATTATATCGACTTTCATTAATAGAGGCTTTTCCTCTTTGTTTTTTTAAGTCAATAAAATCAGCATACTGTTTGCAATCATCTCGATAATCATAAGAGTCTAATGACCTAGTCATAGAAATAAAATTAGCAATAGGTTCATCTTTTTCATTCAATTCTTCTATAGACTTTAACCCATTAAAATAAGCAATCATTGCTCGTACAATAGGTTCAACATTAGAAGGATGCATTGCTACAAATTCATCTACAGTACTTATTTTATAGAAAACTTGTTTAGCATAATCTACTGGCTTATTCTTTTTAGCAACAATAGAAGAATCAGAGACATTATTAAACTTTCCTTTTTTGTTATTCTTATTTCTAGTTCTTATTAAATTATCACTAGGGACATATCTATCTGGTGATTCCATAGATCCTTCACCATATGCTGCTGCATATTGTACAAATCTAGAACCAGATAATTGACCATTAACTATATTTCTATATACACTATTTGGATCATTTTCTATATCTTGTTTAAAGCGTGAATCAGCACCTTTAGCTTGTCTCACACTATTATTTAAACTAGCTCTAGTAGATGAAGATGTATTAGCTAATGCTGTAGCCATTACATCAAGCATAGCTTTTTGAGATTTTGTAAGTTCTGAAGGTTTAAATCCAAAAGCTTTATAAAAAGCTTCAAAGTCTATACTGCCTTCACCATTCTTACCTTTTCGTCTAACAATGAATTTATCATTAAGATCGCCATTGTTATCAACAATGGTTTGCATTATCTTATTAAATATTTCAGTCTTATCTTTAGAATTTATCTTAGTACCATTGTAATTATCATAATTTACTTTATTTAAAGAACTACTTATCTCACTAAATAGATCAGATAACCCAGCATTTTCTCTAGCATTATTTATTTCTTTATCATAGCTACTACGTATCTTTTTAGCGTTAGTCCATCTACCACTAGCAAAGTCATAGAATCTTTCTTCTCCACCAGTTAATGCAGATTCAATTCTAGCTAAGTATCCAGGAATTACTTCAGTAATAGCCCTATTAGCAATACCATTAAATTGCATAGGTCCTTTTTGATAATTACCTGTATCAATATTAAACTTTTTACTATTTCTTACACCAAAAATATCATTTAATGTATCCCAAATACCACCATTCTTTTTAGCTTGTTTTTCTAAGAATGATAAGTACTTACCAAATACACCTGATAAAGTTTTATTTAAATTAGCTCCAGCTCTTTTCATGTTATCTGAACCTAAGACACTTAACCCACCTTGAATAAGCATTTCTAATGGGTTTGCTTTTATCATGTTAAGCATCATCATTATTGGTTCTGACCATTCACTAAAGTTGGACTTAACATTTTTAAAGTATTCAGATAAATTAACTACACCACCAGATGAAACTATATTAGCATATTTATTAAAATTAGATTTATTGTCATTAGCTTGATTAGCTTGATATATATTTCTCTGCATTTCAAGCATTTCTTTCATCATAGCATTTTGCTCAGATAAAAGTTTACTTGTATTATCAAAGAATGTGGTAGAATTCTGAATATGCTTTTGTAAAATATCAGTATTAAAATGAACTAATTTCTTTAATCCATCATCTAAGCTCTTAAAGCCAGTTTTCATTAAAAAGGTTTGTTCACTATTCTGTGCATATGCCATAGCAGCACTAGCTTTTACGGTTTCTCCTACATATCTAGCAGATTCCATAGTAGTATTAGAAATAGCAGTAGCACTAGCTTCAAACCCAGAATTAAGATCATTATTTAATTCATTTAAGCTGTCAGCATTTGCATTTAATGATTCTTCGCTCTCATCAATGTTTTCTTCATCGTTGAAATCGACATCAAAGTTAAAGTCTTCTCCTCCCATAAAGTTTTTAATAAATTCATTATCGGCTTTATCTTGTCTTTTCTGAGAATAAAAAGTCCCAGTCTTTATAGAAGACTTTAAGTTCTTATATATGTCATTTCCAGTTTTATAGAATTCACTTTCTTTAGCTATATCAGATATAGTCTTTAATTTATTTTTATTGCGAAAACTTGAACGTATTGAATTAATAGCTTCTTCATTAGATTCTTTAGTTTCAAATACGATTGGCAAGGTTTCTTTTACTTCGTTAATAGCTACATACTTAATAGACTTTCCTAAGTTTTTCATATAGTTATTAACTTTCGGCAGTTTATCCAAAATAGAATTTCCTCCTTTCATAGGTAAGGTTTAATGATATGTTGTGGAACCTCATTCTAACACAAATGCGATGGATTAGACTACCTTATATAAGGTAGTCTAATTTGTAATACTTGTATTTTATAGTTGTATAATATAACAATGAATACATAATGAGTATTCATTTATATATTGTACTGGAGAAGATCACTCCAGTCATTTCCTAAAGAAGGAAAACATCATGATCACCATCAATATTATAGTCGACCATGAAACCAAAAACTATATTTCCAAAAAGTTCCCGAAGCTGTGGATCAAGAAATGCAAATCCGCATCTTATGAATCCCTCGGTTTCAGAGGGGACATGATCGAGGCGGGAGCTTCTTCTTCGTGTCTTTCAAGTTCAAGCAGAACTTGATCGAAGAAGCATGCGATCTGATTGAGCGTTACTACGAACCAGTAGTAAATGCTGTAAAAACAATCATGTCTCTCAGTAAGAGCATCGTTAAAGATGCTCAGAAACTCGGAGAAAAATATCTGACTGAAATTAAGAAGTAAGTCAGATGAAATAAAAGGTACTCATATGAGTACCTTTTATTTTTTGTTATTTTACCCATTCTGGAGAAGGTGCGGTTACTTTAATACTTTCATAAGCTTTTACATAAGTTTTACCAGTGGTATAAATCTTATTACCTTTTTTATCTATTCCAGTGCACTGAGGATAAGTTCTTTCTCCTGCTGGTACTTCTTTTAATGCAAGAGAAATATTAGATTTTTCTCTACCACCAAGATTAAGTTTTCTACCACTATGAATGTATGTGTTTACAAATTCTTTACTGATATTAACCATACTAGTAGCTTCAGATTTCTTAAATGTATACTTTTCCATAAGGCTATTTGCTTCAGCCAATGGAATAGATGCGGCAGAACTAAGAATAGAAGTGCACATACTTCTCATTTCTTTCGATGGGTTAAATTCTCCAATTTTGCCTGTGCCAGCGTATACATCTACTGAGTAGCTTGTGTCATTAAGCATTGCTTTCATTACCCTAGTTTCATCTTTTTTAGATGCGGTGCAAGTAGATGCCTGTTTAATAATATTAAGCAGCTCTGTAACATTCGGTTCTTTCTTTTCCATTTCCATGATATTTCCTCCTAAACAAAATAACTTTTATTTTTTATTATTAGATTTAGTTACTCTTTTAATAACAACTAATAATTTTCTTTTTTTATTAATTTCTCTATATAAGTATTTCTTAAAATCTTCTCTAGAGAAACCCTTAACTATCTCTAAGAACTCTTGTTTTTCCATACTCTATAACCCTTTCTAAACTATTTCTATTACTATGTAAGTTAATAGGAATATAAACTTTTAATTTCTATACCCATTAATTCTAATGTGAATAGATAAACACTTAAGTAAAATTTTACTTCTTGTAAAGAAAGGAAAATAGCTATGCCATACACAATAGAAAAACTCATTCCTTTAAGGTTAATGAAAACAAAACTATTTTATCCAGCATATATGCAAAATGATATTTATCATAATAGTGCTTTGTTTATATTAACCAAAAATATTGATGATACTATTAGCTTCTTAAATAATAATAAATTCCTTGTTAATAGAAATACTTTTATTTCATACTATACAGAAAAGGATTTTAGATTTTTCACTAATGATTCTACTACTACAAATGAATCATTTATGAAGACTATGATAGAATCTAAATTTAATAGTGATACTAATGATTTGTACTATGATTTAGATGATAGTAGGGTATTCTTTCCTGATAAAGTAGATGAAATATTAAATGAAGATTTTAAAATAAATCAAAACTATCCAAATATATTTAGAAATCTTCTTTATAATGAAAGAATAAAAAACCAAAAAGAAATATTTGAAATCTATAATAAAGTTAAAGATAGTGTTCCATTTATTAGATATACTTTTATTAATCTGAAGCAGTACAATAAAAAGAATCTTATCATAGATTTATCCCATTATATAAATATATTCTTAAAAAATAATAAGATTTATCAAAGAGATAGAGGATTAGATTTACTTCATCATATTATCACCAGATACTTAGACGATTCTAGAATTAATCAGTATTATTCTAGAAAAACCTGTATTATTCCTGTAGAATCATGGGTTCCTAAAGGCTGTGATATATTTGATTTTAATAATTCTATAAACCCATTCTCTATGATTTATAGATTGGTTAGACAAAGACAGGTTATATCTAATTATTGGAATGGTATAGACTTTATTATTGCTTCCAAAAATGCATATTTCAAAGTAGACTTCTCTAATTTTGATATTAAAGATTTAATTAGATTTGTATTCTTTACTAAAAAATTAATAAAAAATGACTTATCTAATGCAGATGATGCTGAGTATAATCCAAATCCTTCTGATTCAATAATTATGGATAATAGATTTAGTGTTACTAAGTCTAAGAAGAAAGATACTTCTGATTTTGTTTCTGCTAAAGCAACTTTTAATCCAGATGATTTAGATGATGACGAATTTAATGATGATGAAACTCCTAAAGAAAAGTCTGAAGAAGAACAAGAAGAAGAATCTCAAGAAAAAGAATTAAAAGAAATTACTGTAGATAATGATGAAGATTATATTAAAGATGTAATATTAGATTTAGATAATCCTCCTGTTACTAAAATAACTGAAGCTAGAAAAAAGAGAATGGAGCAGTTAGATAAAGATTTTGATAAAACTGTAATCCATGGTAAAAAAGTAGGAGATGTATTAAAGAATTACTATACTAAGAAAAGAGAGTTAAAACCAGAAGTTATTCCGATTGATTCTATTAATGAAGAATGGAAAGATGTAACAGCTTTAGACTTTAATAAATCTTATGATATAGATGAAGATATTATTGCTATATTTAAATCTCTTAGAAATAAGTCTAGACCATTATGTGTGGCTAGTATGGAAATGACTGATGAATCTACTAATGAAGATTATATTTATACATTAAAAGTACAATTAGAAGATATTAACGGTACTAGATCTAAAGTAGTTATAGATATTCCTAAATTTATAAATCATAGATTTATGAAATTAAGAGGAAACATTAAGACTATAGCTGGACAGATTCTTTTACTTCCTATAATTAAAACAGACGAAGATACAACTCAGATAGTTACCTCTTACCATAAAATATTTATTTCAAGAGTTAATCCTTCTGGTGGTACTAAATCTACTAAAGGTGTATCAAAACTTACTAAGGCTTTAAAGAACTTAAAAGATACAGATTCTAAAGTTAAAGTTTATATTGGCGATAATACTTTTATTCTTTCTAAGTATGATATGCCAATAGAATTTAAAGACTTAGGTGCTTTATACTCTAAAATTACTACATCTGATGGAAGTTATATAGCTTTCGACTATGATGCATTAAAGAAACTTCCTGTAGATAAAAAGTTTAATGAAAAAACTGATATCTTAATTGGGTATGATAGTAAAACTAAATCAGCTGTTTATTCTAATAAAGAAAACGTAGCTTATACTATTGGTAAATTCTTAGCCTCTAAAGATAAAGTATTTGCAGAAACTTATGCTTTAGCTAAGCCATCTAATAAACTTTCTTATTCTCAAGCATCTATCATGAATACTAAAATTCCAGTTATTATTCTTATGGCTTTCTCTGAAGGTTTACAGAAATCTATGGATAAAGCTAAGATTAAATACAGATTCTCAGATACTAGACCTAAGGTAACTGAAACAGAATCTGTAATTAAATTTAGTGATGGATATTTAGTATATAATGATGAAAAACCAGCAGATTCATTATTAATGGCAGGATTATCTAAAACCGATTTGTCTAGATTCTCTATCAAAGATATTAATACAAAAAATATGTGGTTAGATATCTTGGATGAATTTGGTGGAAGAATTAAAGCTGACGGCCTTGATAACTTCTACGATTGTGAATTTGATCCTATGACTATTGATGTTTGTAAGAAATATGATATTCCATATGATTATATAGAAGCATTAGCTTATGCTAGTAGCTTATTAGCTTCTACTTCTTATAATAAACATGCAGATATCTCTGGTAATAGATTACGTTCTAATGAAATCTTAGCTGGTTATTTATATCAAACTATTGCTAATGCATATGGTCAATATGCTAACAAATCTAAGAGAACTGGTAGAGGTGTTAAGTTTACCATTAAACAGTCTGCTCTCATAGATGCAGTTATGAAAGACCCTGGTATATCTGATCTTTCAATATCTTCTCCATTATTAGAAGCTGAAGCTATTAATACATATTCATTCAAAGGCTTATCTGGTATGAACGCTGATAGAGCTTATACATTAGATAAACGTGTATATGATGATTCTATGTTAGGTATCTTATCTATGTCTACTGGGTTTGCTGGCAATGTAGGTATTACTAGACAAGCTACTATTAACTCTTCTATAGCTGATGGTAGAGGTATACTTAAAGTAACTAGTGATAAATCTAAATTGAATACACTGAATGGTATGTCAGTATACGAAGCTATGGCTCCTTATGCTACTACCCACGATGACCCAATTCGTACTGCAATGGGTTATATCCAGACTACTAAGCATATTATGAGAGTTAAATCTTCATCTCCAAATCTTATTACTTATGGTATGGATGAAGCATTACCATACTTTACTTCTAATATTTTCTCTTATAAATTTAAAGGAGTTAAAGGTAAAGTTTTAAATATTACTGATGATTTTATTATCTTTGAAGAAGTAGATAAAGATGGTAATAAATCTAAACACTCTGTAGATTTAAGAGAGAAAACACAGAAGAACTCTGATGGTGGATTCTATGTAACAGTTAAACTTAAGCCTTTTGTAAAGAAAGGTCAAATCTTAAAATACAATGATATCTTAGCATATGACCCAACTTCATTCAGTCCCTCTATAGGGCATAATGCAGATAACAAAAACATTGCATTTAACATTGGTACTATGGCTAAAATAGCGATAATGTGTACAGATGAAGCATATGAAGATTCTTCTATTATAGACGAACGTATTTCAGATGCTCTTACTTCATTCTATTGTGTAGAAAAAACATGTTCTTTAGATGCTGGTTCTAATGTATTCTTCGTAGCTGAAAAAGGTAAGCCTATAGAAGAAGGCGCTCCATTAATAATCTTCCAAAATGCATTTACTGATGATGAAGCAAATACTTTAATGAAGAATATTTCTGATGATGAATTAGAATTAGCTACAGACTTTGGTAGAATTCAAGTTCATTCTAAGATTACTGGTACTCTTCAAGATATTAAAATATTTAGAACTTGTGAATTGGATGAATTATCTCCATCTTTAAAGAAGATAGTTTCTAAATACGAAAATTCTATAAAGAAAGAAAAGAAATATCTTAAAGATAATGGAGTACCAGAAATAGAAATTAATGAATCAGTACCTCCTACAGAAAAGTTAATGCCAGAAGGCAAATTCAAGAACTTAGAAAAAGGTGTAATGTTCTGCTTCTACATCAAGTGTGAAGATAAGATGGGTGTTGGTGATAAGCTGACTTACAATACTGCAATTAAAGGTGTAGTAAAGGATATTATACCTAAAGGTAAAGAACCATATACTGATTTCAGACCTAATGAACCAATAGACGCTTTATTAACTTCAGCATCAGTTAATGCACGTATGACAGCTTCTATCATTAGTAGTGGTTCATTAAACAAAGTACTTATGGAATTATCTAGACAGTGTAAAGAAAAACTTGGTATAAAGTGGAATAATCTTACTAATGTAGATAATCTTCATGATTAATAATTTTAGTTACATTATAGTATACCAACTGAAGATAGCGTGAATACTCAGTACAGGTTTATCCTGTACTGGGTTTCTGTTGTCTTTATACATAAATTTGCAATGACCTCATGTTAATTGATTTTTAAATTTTAATTAATTTTGCCAAAAAATCGTATTTCCATTAAAACTAATGGAAATACGAACATAGCTAAAAAAATCGTATGTTAATTGATTTTTCATTTTTAATTAATTTTTTAGAGATGGTTAAAAAAGTCATATTTCCATTAGAACTAATGGGAATATGAAAATAGCCAAAAAAAGCACATGTTAATTGATTTTTAAATTTTAATTTAAAAAAATAGCATTTTTTCGGTCTAAAATCATGAATTTTTTCTAATAAATGCAAATTATTTGCATTTAGATAAAAATTTTTTCTATTTAAGAAAAAATCTATGAAAAAATATTTTTGTTTTAGGAAGTATATAATAGCCTATTTTTGAACTATGCTCTTATGACCATTATTTTTAATAGGAATACGATAGTACATTTTGAAGTATAAACATTTTTGCTTGAAAGCAATATACGAGGTAAGATAGGGGTATGAGAATCAATCTCATACCCTTGTTTTTGCACTGAAATTATAAGAAAAATGATTTTATTTTTTACCACTAAATTGTCATATTCCTATTAGATTGCATTGAGATACGACTTATAAAGATAGAAAAGAATCTATGCATTTTAATGAAATTGAAAAAGGAAAGGGAGAAAAAGGTTCCCTTCCCCCCCTACCCCCCTAAGACCCCCCATCCCCCTTTCCCTCCAAAAAGAGGGAAAGGAAAAAGAATACAAAGTATAAAAGTTAGTCAAAAAATTTCATTACGAAAATGTTACACAAATTATTAAAAAATAACAAAAAGCAATTTATTGAAAAAATACTATCAATTTTATAAACTTTTTTAAACTGTAAAAGTTTATAAAATTATTTTAATACAGAAAGTTTATAAAACCTTCAACTAAGAAATGTAAATAAAAATACCAATAAAAACAAGTTTATAAGTATTTTTCAAAATAATACTGTTCTAAACCTATCCAATATAATATAAATACGATACTATATTTTTCAATATAAAAGTTTTAAACCTTAATCCAATATAAGTGTATTGATATAATAAAAATTCTTTCTAAAAATAACAGTTTTAGAAAATATACCCATCTTCGGTATATACCGAAGATGGTAGTTAAAAAAGTTTATAAAAGTATAAAACTTGGTAAAAGTTTAAAGCTAATATACCTCAAGGGGGTAGGAATATACAAACACCACCCCCTTCACGGGGGTTAGGACGGGTTTTACATACGGAGATTTTTGCGCTCCTTTCAGTCGCACAAAAACTCCTGGTCAACTTATCTAGTTAAAACTCCAATAAAGTTATAGAAGTTAAGAAAAGTTTATAAAATTATTTTAATACAGAAAGTTTATAAAACCTTCAACTAAGAAATGTAAATAAAAATACCAATAAAAACAAGTTTATAAGTATTTTTCAAAATAATACTGTTCTAAACCTATCCAATATAATATAAATACGATACTATATTTTTCAATATAAAAGTTTTAAACCTTAATCCAATATAAGTGTATTGATATAATAAAAATTCTTTCTAAAAATAACAGTTTTAGAAAATATACCCATCTTCGGTATATACCGAAGATGGTAGTTAAAAAAGTTTATAAAAGTTCTTCAATAATATTACCAGAAATAATATCGTAAATAATAATACTCCAAAGAAAGAATAGAATAGTGTATATGCATTTTTCAATAATAGGGTTCATAAAATTCTCTCCTTTCAATAAAAAATAAAAGTTTACGCTTCTTTCAGTAAAGAATAGTTTATAAAATTATAGAAGTCTATTGCACTTTTACACTATTTCAGTTTAAAATCTTTGTTATTTTTTCGGACATATAGAATATTTTCTATGTGTAATTTATAAAAATAAAAGTTTACGCTTCTTTCAGTAAAGAATAGTTTATAAAATTATAGAAGTCTATTGCACTTTTACACTATTTCAGTTTAAAATCTTTGTTATTTTTTCGGACATATAGAATATTTTCTATGTGTAATTTATAAAAATAAATATATAAATTTATAATCACTTTAGAATAAAGTCGTTTTTCATAAGTTTTTATATATAAAGGAGAGTTTATTATGAAAAAACAACCTATTATTCTTCCAGATTATAACAAATATAATCTTTTTATCACATTAGAAGGTTTAGATGCTACCTTTAAAGAAACTAATGCTAAAGTTATTGCTAATTATCTTAAGCAAGATTTTAAAAAATATATCGATAATACTGGATTGCGTATTAAGATTGTATCCTTTCCTAGATATGAATCTGAAGCATCGTTTTTTGTTAGAAAGCATTTAGCTAATAGTTATCCTGATCATCCTATTACGGATATTAGTCTAGAATCTATGGATTATCTTAAATTTGTATCTAATCTGTTTATGCTGGATATGTATGATTGGTATGAAAATATGAGAACCAGTAGAGCATTTGGTAAACCTACTATTATCATTTTTGATAGATATTGGTACTCAATGCTTTATTATCTTACCAAAGATATTAAAGCTACTATCGATACTGTGCATATTAAAAACCCAGAAGAGTTTATTAAGAAATGCCAGATGGTAGTATTTAATATGGCTCATAATTATTATAAACTTCCAATGACAGATGTATTGCTGAATCTTCATAATAATAGTATTAAAGATATTACTACTAAACTTAATACTAGAGGGAATAAGAAAGATAGTTACGAAAGTGATGATAATTATCTTGGCTTTGTAAGAAATACTTTTAATACTACTGATTTTACTCCATATGTAAGCAGTAAGTATTCTAATATTACCAATATCAATGTAGAAGGTAAAGATAGAGAAGCTATTAAAGAAGAAATTATCACTGCACTTAAACCTTCATTAAGAAGATACAAACTTATTATTTCCAGATATAAAAAGAAATAAGGTGATATTATGCAAGAAGAAGATAATTCACAAGTAGTGATAGGAATTGTATTTGACCAATCATATTTAGTTTATGATATTGGTATACCTATGGGAAATATTTATACAATTCTTTATTATAATAAGAAAGCAAAATTCGTATATGGTGGTTTACCAAGATTGGTAGACCATGTAGAACAATATGCTGAGGCATTAAAGATTCCTAAAGAAAATCTTATAAAACTAGATATTCCGTGTGATTGCTCTAAGAAATACATCATGACTCAATCTAAAGAAGCTCAGTGGTTTTTACAATTACTGAATTATAAGCCTGATAAAATTTTTGTATTTAGAGACAATCAGCATTCTAATGGAACTACTACTCTTTGCCAATATGCACAGAGATTATTGATTCCTGTAGTAGAATATAATAATAGAGGCATTAGTAGACAAGTAACTACTAATACTCCAGATAGCACCAATAATATTTATCAAAGACAATTTGGGAGGATAAGCGATTATGATTTTTAATCGTAATAAACTTAAAGAATTCTTTAATAATGATTCTTCAAAGATGAATAAGCAACTACAGAATGAATCTAATCGTAATATTGTTATTACTTACGATATTATTGATAATACTGAATCAGCATTTCTTTGCAGTATGGCTGCTAAGACATGCTATGGTTTAACAGTAGAAGATTCATATGATAAATGTTTAGCCCACATTAAAAGAGTTATGGGATATGGTCATGATTCTATTTGTGGTCATTCCAATATTATGGTTTTGCTGTGCTTTAAATCTAATAATACAGCTCTTTCTGATTTTGATTTGTCTTCTATTTATACCAGTTTATCAGCATTGCACTTTATGAATATCGTACCTTTAGACTTTATTCATAATAAAGATGCTAAAGAGTTTTTCGTATTATTATCTGGGTCTATTAGAGCATTTAGATATTTTATTCAAAATAGTATTCTTCCAGATAGTATCGTATCTGATAATGAAACTAACTTTAACTTTGACCTGTATAGAGTTATCTTGGATATTGCTAAGCATAGTATCGAAAAAGAGTTCTTTGAAGATATGAAAGATTATGTAGACTTAGATGAGTTTAAGTATAAATATCCATATCTTGATGGCCGTGTTTTTAAAGAATACCCTTACGATACCTCAAGAGAAGATAATCCTATGAGGTATTATGTATATGCTAACAAAAATGTGTATATGTATAATTACCCAAATATTCCTGCTACATACAATGATATCTTAATACGCATTGCTGATCACTATGAAGGTCATAAAGAACTTATTGATCCTGAAACAGGAATGTATAAACTGAATAAAGAACAGGCTAAACTCTTTATGAAAGCTATCTTTAGATGCAGTACCGTTAGCTTTAAAATGATGAATTTCTCTAGAGCTATCTCTCAACAGGTAAATAGACATTTATGTGCTATTTCTCAAGAATCTCAGAGATATGTAGATTATTCTAAGAAAGCATTATTTGTTGATCCTCTTCCATTTAATCCTAAAGCATATCCTGATATTAATAAGAACTATGCATTCAAATTTGGTGGTAAAGATTTTAGTATGACATCTGAAGAATTAGGTGAAGAAATTATTAAACTCTATCCTCAGCTTAAACAGCAAGGTATGATTAACCAAGATGCTAGAGCATTCTTACCTATGAATGTAACTACCAATGCTATGTATACTTTTACTTTTGAAAATATCCTTCATTTTATTAAGGTAAGAGATAGCCAATATGCACAGCAGGAAGTACAAGGTTTAGCAAAACAATTAGAAAATGTCATTGAAAGATCTCAGAGAGATTACTATAATAACACTGATGTATTAAAGAATTCATATGAACTTTTCACGAACTTATATAAAGAACAGATTAAGAATTAACTATATTAATTATTCAACTGCCATTTATAGTGGCAGTTGAATAATTTCTTCAGTATTAATAATTATTAAGGATGAACATAATATTGATATATAAATAAAGTATGCGGCTACAGTTCTTGCGATTCATAATTTAAATACCATACTTATTAGCCGAGTTCATGGTTATTTAATTCCCTCAGTGTACTTTATTTAATATATCGTCGCTTCTCATATGTATATACCCCCTCTGCCATTTGTGCTGGCAGAGGGGGTATATCGTCCGTTATATGTCATAATGCTATGCTAATTAATCACATTAGAGTAATATTTAAAAAGTATATAACTATTATATACCAGAAAGGAGTTGATTTAATTGGCTCGTAATCCTGAATTAATTAAATCAAATATTGATGAAGAACTTAATCATGATATAGAAGTATCAAATGTTCCTGATTTTGACATTGCTGATTATGATTTATCTAATCCTAAAGAATTTAAGAAATACGTAATTAGAATAGAAAGAGTTTGTAGAAACTCTTATGAATATAAATCATTTATTTCTTTCTTAAGAGATTATGCTGGATTTAACAAATGCAGTATAATGACTAATATTTCTAATGAAATAGAAAGAGGAGTTAAAATACATATTCATCATCATCCATTAACTTTGTTTGATATTGTATCTACTATTATAAATAAAAATATTGCAGAAGGTTTATCTACTGAAGAAAATATAATAGCTAGAGAAGTTATGTATAACCATTATACTCTTAAAGTAGGATTAATACCATTATCAGAAACAGTTCACGAATTAGTTCACAATCAATATTTATTTATTCCTAATGATGTAGTATTTGGTAATTGGAAAGCCTTTATAGAAACCTATAAAGATTATATACCATTAGAAACCATCAGTAACATAGAAAAGTCTGAAAAAATGAGCCAAGAATATGATTATGAAGACAATACCAAGATATTGGATCATGGATTCGTTCATGTTCAGATTGATGATAGCGATTATCAACCAAATACAGAAAAATTGTATGAAAAGATTAATACAACTTTAAATGAAATTAAAGCTAAAACCGATGTTTAAAAAAAAATATAAAATCATATAGAAAGGAGATTGCTATGTTTGCCAATGAAGATAATATAAAAAACTTATTTAATGTCTTTGATAGCGAAATTATAGACTTAGCAAGAGATATATCTAGTTATTTTAAGTATCCGCCTTATATTTTTTATTTTTCTAATGATGCTTTGCAAATAGAAGCTGAAAATCAGTATGCATTTATTCAGGTTTTAATTAATACTAAAAAAGAAATAGAATTTATGTGTTTGGCAAAAGCTGATAGTAATCCTCCTTTTATAGGAAAATCTAAAAGTTTTATTATTAATAACCAAGTCTATAATAATGAATACATATGTAGAAGGATACAAGAACTTACAAGTATTTAGTTTTCTACATATAAGTATACATATAGGTAATGCAATAATTCCCTAATTGCAGTATTCTTAAACTCTCTTTCTAAGCAACGTTTATATCTCCTAGTTCATATGAACTAGGAGATATAAATGCAAAAATTAATTAAATTATATATTATAATTGTGAGATATTTCGTTTATATTTTAAATAGAAAGGAAAAATAAATTATGACTAATTTAGATATTACAGCAAATGTAATTTTAGAATATTTAGCAGAATTTAATCCTAAATTAGAAGTAGCTAAAAAAGCTGTTATTCTAAAAAATAAAAAAGATTATATTCTTAATACCTACTTTAGTAATGAGACTGAAGCTAGGTCATATTATTATAAGAAACGAATGATTATTAAAGATATACTTAGAACTATGAATACAGAAGATATTGTAACTGCTGTAAGTAGTAAAGAATCTATTAATCATTATTTTAAAGAGCCATTATTAAAGGATGATGATTAAAATGAAAAAACTAGATTTATTTAATTCTATTAATGTTTATACCGATGCTAGTACTACAGATGCTTTTACTACCAGTGATAAAATTACATCCAGTCCAGGATATGTAATAGTTTATAATAATATAATTAGATTGTATGGTAATAAATTTATCAATAAAACTAATTCTTCATATGGCGAATTATATGCCATTCTAATGGGTATTAAAGCTGTATATAGAGAAATTATTAGTGGGAGATTACCTTATAATACTCCTATAAATATTTTCAGCGATTCTCTTAGTAGTATTCAGAATCTAAGAAATAATTTTAAGAATTGGTATGTCTTAGATAATATTATTAGAAGGGGTTATGATGATAAGGAAGTAACCAATCAAGATGTAATTAGAAAAATTATAGAGATAGTTAATAAGTATAAAATACCTGTTAATCTATATCATATTAAAAGTCATGCTCAGATTAAACTTAATAAAAAATCTAATCTGAGTGATAGAGTAGAATTAAACAAAATTATCGAAATGTTTTTTAAGTATAACAGAATATTTATAACAGATACAGAAGCTGCTGAGCTTTGCTATTATAATATTTTTGTAGATAATTTTACTAGATACAATATGAGAGAAAACATGGAATCAAGTATATATCATAATAGTAATTATATTAAGCCGAAGCTTAATAATACAAAAATTACAAAGGAAGATTTAAAAACATTTAGTCGATATATTAATGGGGGTGAATGACTATGGAACCTTATGTATTTAAAAATCCATACGATTTTAGAGAATTGAATAATTTGCATTGTAGTGAACAAACTAGCACAACAGAGAAGCAGACTGCTAGTAGTTATAATTTGTTAGATGCGATTGCAAAAATTCGTAAAAAACAAGAAGAAGAAATTAATGAATCCAAAGCAGATATGTCTAAATTGTTTAAACAAGATGTGCCTGCTTCAATTCCGACTAATGGTACTTTAAAGGTTCATCCTAATGATCCAAACATTGTACCTGTTTATAGTCCTAATTTTGGTAAGAAATATACACTAGGATCATTTGACCCTACAAAAGATATGTATGTTCATATTCAGCAGAAACCTAAGACACCATATGAACTCTATATGGACCAAGTTAATGCAGCTAGAGGGCAGGCATATCTTAGTCAGAGACCGTATACTCCTGAATATCATTTTAATAATGAAAGAAAGCATCATGAACGCATTGCTGACTTTCAGAGGCATATTAATCAATATGCAAACGATCCAAATCAGATTGCTAAACAGTATTGGAAAGACAAAAACACAGTAGCTAAAGCTGGTGGAGTTCTGGATAGAGATGGTGTTCCTCATGATGAAGATGATGAACGAGATAATTCATTTAATAGTGAGACTGAGAATAATAAATTCTTAGATCAGATGAGGATGAAGAAGGAAAAAGAGAATCGTAAATATCAGCTTACTCCAGAGCAAGATTGTAAGATTAGAGCAAGAAATCCATATGATGATAAATGTAGATATAATAGTATTATTACTCCAAGTATTAATCCTCAATTTCTACAGTATTCATCATATATGCCACCAGTACCTATGACTTATAATGAAACTGGTAATCCTTATCAGCAAATTATGGATGGGTTTAATCAGCAGAAAGCTGCTATTCTTAGTGCTAAAGAAGCAAGAAATACACCTAGAAGGATTAAGAAAAGACCAAATTGGTCTCCAGAAGACCATGATATGTTAGGGTATACTGAATATGTATTTAACTGTGAAGAAAGAGGATTAACTCCTAATAATGAGGAATTTCAGAGATGGGCTAATGGTGAGGATGTATTCCATGAATTCGATAAAGAAGACAATGACCAGCCTATTAAAGTAACTCCAGCAGCACCAACATTTACACCAAACCCTAATGGTCTTGCTAGTTATTCTACTCCACAGCAGTGGAATAACTATTATAACTATTGCATGCAAAATCAGCAGTTATTCGCTAACCAGCATTATAGACCAGGTTCTGGTTATATGAACGTATTTAACTATGATAAAGAAGGTTTACCAACTAAATGGTTTGATGATAAGTGGCTATACTTAACTCCAACTCAAGAAGAAATTGATGATGGAGAAGAAGTAGGTATTAAACTGTATAGAAATGGTAAATTGATTTGCAGTAATGGTGTAGAACGTAAACCAAAGAAAAAAGAAGAACCTAAAAATACTGAACCTATCGTATACTTTATTAGAACTAAAACTAATGAAGATGGTTCTAAAGAAATTAATATTTATGATGCCACTCATAAGCATCAGTTTACTAAAGAAGAAGTACATGACTATTATCAGAAGCAAGTCCACGATAGCAGTCATCAGTTTTCTGATGACTATAAATTTGCTGCCATTGGTATGTCATCTACTCCAAAAGAATTCCAAGAATCACGTATTAATAGCTTCTCTCAGTTTGCGGATGTATTTAAATCTGCTCAAGAACAAGCTGAAGAAGATGAAGGAGTTAATCTTGCTACAGAATTGTCCAGATATAATCAGTTTGTAGCAGATAACTATTTGTGGTTTATTACAATCTTACCACGTAATGCACGTAAGAATTTAACTGATATTTGTCAGAATCAGTTGATGTATTATAGAAATGCTGATGAATTCGCATATATTAAATCTTGTGTACTCTTTATTGGAGATAAAGTGGTTTATGGTCAGCCTAAGCCTACAACATTGGAAGAGATAGAAGAGCTTAGAAAGAAAGTTCCATATGATGTATCTGGACTTGATAAATATGATACTGTAGAAGAGAAAGTTAAGTATTTACAGAATCTTAGAGATGCTCGTGTCATTGATGAAAAAGATGATGTAGCATATGATACATTTAAAAAGATGATTAAAGCTCTTAATGTTGCTCAAGGACAGAATAAAGCTAATTACGATATCTTCAAAATGTTTATGAGAAAGACTGATAAAGATCCAGCTACATTTGAAAAGAGATTTTTTAAATGGTGGACTAAACCAGTATCTAAATTATCCGAAAAAGAATACAGAAAGAAATATGTTGATAGAATGATGCAGTTAGCAAATGATCATTGGGAAGAAATTGATAAAAAGCTTATTCCTTATGAAGAGATAGTAAAGAAACGTATCAAACAGCATAGTGACTTCTTAATCAAACTTACTCATGGTAGAATTTTGAATGTAAAAACTATTGCAGATGCCGATTATGTAACTAATTGCCTCTTTAATAATTATAATGCAGGAGTTAGATATAGAAATCGCAATAGCTTTTATACCAATGAACGTGGATTGGCTAGTATGCATGAAATAGATGCTAGACAAAAAGAGTTTGAAAAATATGGTGGATTAAATCAGTTCGCTTATAATATCTATTATAATCCTGATAATCCTAGTTATAATCCAGAACCGATTAGTATTAATCCATCCGATCCACCAGAGGTAAGAGCACAAAATTATATCAATAAGATTATGAGAAAGAAGAGAGGGGAGTTGTTTGATTATGAAAACAAATACCTTAGATACTAATCAATATTCAATAAGAACTAGTGTCAAAAGTATTGGTGAATCAATCGACAAACCTTCTGTTGATGATAAATATACTATCGCATTTGATAATATGTATCATGCACCACTACTGAATTATTTAAGAAGAGAAGACTTTTATGTCTTATATCAATTTGCTACTAATCCTAAATTTTCAGTAAGTGATCAATTTGTTAGAAATGATGTATATGATTCTATATTAAATCCATTGGGATTTGTAAGATCATTTTCTGGTACTAATAGAGTTGTATATAGCTTTTCAGGTGATGATACCTTTTTACTGAAAATTGGTATGGATGAAGTTGGCATTAATGATAATAGATCTGAATTTGAACTTCAGCAAAGTCTTAAACCTTTTGTTCCTAAAATATTTGATATTTCTCCAGATGGAGTAGTAGAGATGATTGAGAAAGTTCATCCTATTATGAATAGAGAAACGTTTATCAAATATGCACCAATAACTTTTAAGATAACTGATTATTGGGTAAACCATGGATTAGTAATGGAAGATATTGGTACAGATTATTTTATGAATTGGGGTGTAAGAGATGGATTCGGTCCAGTACTATTGGATTTTCCATATGTTTATAGATTAAACCGAGACAGATTGCACTGTAATACATTTAAAAACGGTGCTAGATGTCCAGGTAGAATCATATATGATGAAGGCTTCAATCATCTATATTGCCCTGTATGCAAAAAAGTATATAGGGCAAAAGATGTTGGTAGTAGCATTGATTTCATGGAGAAGTTAAAAAGAAAGGAAGTATTTAAGATGGAACCAATCAAATTCACATTCACAAGAGGTAATAAGAGCGTAACCCATATTGTTACTGATAATGGTGTAGATTACATTAATAATCCTGTATCTGAAAATATCTCAAAAAACTCTGATAAACAGAAGTATATTGAGAATATCAATAAGAAGAGAAGCGATAAGAAACCAAATAATTTTATTAATAAATTCAGTCTTAATAATGCTTATAGTAAAACATTAGAAAAACTTAAAGCTGAATATAAGATTGACAATTTTAGTAATAAGGCAATCGAATATATTGCTAATTATTTGGGCATTTATCATGATGAGTTTATTCTTACCCCATCTGTAGTTCTTGATAGTGAAACAGAAATTACAGATGAGATTAGAGAAAGTATTAAGAGTAAACTTTCTGAAGATGCTGGAGTAAATGTAACTACGTTTACAGAAGTAAATATGGGTTCTTTCAATATGTATATTCCATCTAAACCGATTATTAATATTGAAAAGTTTACTAAGTGCATCGAAAAAGGTTATGAAGCTTATCTTGAAGAAGAGAAGAAAGAAAAAGCTAAAGAAAAACCCACAGTTACTGATCACAGCAATAATGCATTAACTGATGCTATTAATGAAATTGCTAATGATAAATCTGTATCATTTACTTCTGAAGAATCTAAGAAAGATAAAGAAGTTGCACCAGTATCATTGCCTGAAGAAAAGACTATGACTGTTACTGGCAATAATAATCCTTTGGGAAAAGGAGTAATTGATGCTTCAGATGCAGTTGAAGTATCAGCTAAGCAGTATGGTCAGTTTAAGGATGAATTTTAACAATAGGAAATAAAAGTAGAGAATATTCTCTACTTTTATTTTTTCATAAAGTAGAAATAAAGTATATATTATAGTAGTGAAGCTGTATAAAGTTATTATATTTATATATTGAAAGGAGAAGTGTTTATTATGTTTGGAGTAGCTTATTTTGCAAGTAATGCAGATGAGTATTTTATGGTTTTAAATAATCAGAATTTTAGTTTAGGCATTATTGACGATAATCCAGAGAAATATAAAATCAGAAATCAATTTGGAGTATCAGTAATGCCAAGAAAAGGTGTAGTAATGCTTAGTTCACTTCTTCCTCCACCAGAAGCAATTAGTGCTTATCTTGAAGGAAGATATGATATTGGAGCAAATATTTATGGCAATTTCTTGAATAATGATGTTACCTGTCAGAATATTATTTCAGTATTATTGAAATTATTTTATACAGGTAGAAGTATTGTATTATTTGTTCCTAGAGATGAAGCTACATCTCTTAATTTCATTCCAGTACTTGGAAATTATTTATTTGATTTATTTGGGGTTAGGGTTGGAGATATTAGAAATCCCCAGAGTTCTTTTACTAATCCTAATGAAGTACAATTTGCAAATATGTTGAATTGTATGTATCTTTATGGTAATCTTTCGTTTATTGACCTTTGTATTCATTTCCCAGATAATATTCGTATTAATGAAGCAATGGCGAATAAGATTATTACTGATAATAAGATTACTTTAGAAGATATTGTTAGATATAGCAATAATCCTTCACCTACAATGGAAGATATTGTTAATTATGCTAATGATTATGCTAGAAGTATTAAGAATAGTACTACTAGAGGTATTATGGAAACAAATAAACAATATCGTCAAGTTATTTCTAGTGTACCAAAGGATAGTGATAAATAAATGATTTATTTTGTAGATTATCATTTAGATAGTTATATAGCATTGATTATAGATAAATTTAATTATTCTATACGAACTATCTATGCTCCTATAGGTATAGCGTCTAAAGGAATTCCTATAAATGATGTAAATCCTCCTAGAGAGATTATGCATTATTTTATGATTGATGATATGGAGACTTTTAGATATTATTATTTACAATATCTTGAAAGTTATAAACCATTATTATCGTTAATTGATTTAGTACTAGGTGAGTATTATAATAATGATGTTATAGTACTCACAGACTTATCAAATGATTATTGTTGCAGTGTATTAGAATGTGTTGCATTAGTTATTAATAGAAGATATGGTAGTAATTCTATTATGATTAATTGTATTGAAGATATGAATGATTGTATCTTTAATGCTAATACTAGTAAAGAAGTAAAATCTAATGAATGCATACAACGATTCATGAATGATAAAGAATGGTATTATAGTCAAACCATAAATGGTAAAGAAAAAGAATTACTCGATAATTTAGATGCTATGGAGGATTGCTCTTATGGAAATATGGGAGAATGATTCATATACTGCACCTGTAGATTGTTTAATTAATCAATCTATTTATGAGTATGATATCAAACAAGCCAATATTTCTATACTATTAGAAGCAGGAATTATCGATGAAAAAAAGTTTACCTATTATGCTAATCTCCCAAAGATAGATAGGGAGATTAGCATTGGTTTACTTCAAAGAGATAATCCTGAAATAGCAGAAGCATTAAAAACTGGATTTATTAAAGCTAGAAAAGCTTTAATAATTTCTAATAGTATTAGTGAGTTTGAAATTATTAATATTAGAAAAGATGCTATATTTACTACAAGAAAACTAAATAAATTAGATTTTGGTCATATTCATTTCAAAGAGAAAAATGTCTATACTTCATACTATAAGATTTATAATCTGGTTTTCTTATATGGATATAGATATATGAATAATTCCAATATACGTACAGAAACATATCTTGATATCAAAGGCATTAATAAAGAATCTTTAAAATATCATAAAGGATATTTATTAGATATATTTGAAGATATTATTATTGGTGCCGAAAGAGAATCAGATTTGTTTAATGTAGTAAACTTTATTAAAAATTTTTTGATAGATTATGTAAAATTAAATTTAGACTTAAACTATTATAGAGAATTTAATAGCGAATCTAAGTTTAATATACAAACTAAAAATGCTAATTATCGTCTAAGAGATATGCATTATAATTATCCAGTAACACTAAATATCGAATACAATAGAAGAATATTAGAAAGATTTTATCAGATATTACTATCTATTGCATTTGAAAGAGGATAAATACTATTAGTAGTAAATAACCTCCTATTTTAATACTTTTCATATTGTATTTTATCACTAACACTAAGTAATTAGTGTAATAGGAGGGGAGTAGGCGTGAATACAAAGAATGTGTATGATGTATTATTTATACAATCTTTAACAGAATTGATAGATAAACTGTTAGATAGTAAAGATACTTCATATGAATATTTTATGACAGCAGAGCAATCTTCAACAACTATTATAAATTTATCATTATATAAAAAGGATGGAGAAAAATCTAGTAAAAGAATTCGCATCTATAAATTAGATTTCTCTAAATATAGAATCACGATTTTTAGACTAGATGGATTTAGTACTTATAGAGAAATGATAGAGCAAGATGTAAAGCGACTTAATATCGTAACTTATAACGGTAAGAAATTATTTATGGAATTGTTCATAAAACTCTTTAAATATATTAAGTTAAAATATTTGAAAGGTACAAATAAAGCACTTAATGAACAACTTATCGATGATAATAAAGTTGCTTTAGATGATATTAGTTTTATAAATAATATAGCTCTTAAGAAGCTATAAATATTTTTTAATAAAAAGGAGATGCAGCATGAGTTATAATTATGAAGACTACGATGATGAGGATGAAGCAACAGGTCGTAAGATATTTCATATAGTTGTAAAAAGGGTAATTCCTATTTTGGTTTGTGGAATCGTAGCATTTAACTCTTTTACAATTATTGAAACAGGTGAAAGAGGTGTAGTACTTCGTTTAGGTGAATATAAATATAATCTAAATGAAGGTTTTAATCTTAAATTTCCATTTATTGATAAAGTATATAAACTCCAGGTTAGAGATATTAGTTACAACTCTGAAGTAGAAGTATCTAGTAGTGATATTCAGACTATTAAAATCGCATCATCATTAGTATATTCTTTGGATACTAATAAAGTCGGTGATATCTATAAACAGTATGGAAATAATATTGAATCCATTATTATTAAACCTACTGTTGCTGAAGTAATCAATGCTACTATTGCTCAGTATCCTATCGAAGATTTTATTAGTAAGAGAGATGAGATTAGTAATAAGATTGCTAGTTCTATTAAGGCTCGTCTTTCTGATAATGGTATCATTATAAAATCTTTCTTAATTACAGACCATAATTTCTCTGATAAATATGATAAAGCTATTGAACAGAAGAAGATTGCTGAACAGGCTGCTATTACAGCCGAATATAATAAGCAGAAAGCTCAGTTAGATTCTGAAGCCAACAAGTATAGAAATGAAGGTCTGTCTAAATATGTATTGATGGAAAAATTCCTTGATAAATGGGATGGAGTAATGCCTAAAGTAATTACTGGTGATTCTAATTTAACCACAATGATTACTTTGGACAATGATAAATAGTTAAGAGATAACGTAATATAAAGTGTAAGCTCATATGAGCTTACACTTTATTTTTTACTAAAATAATGAAACTTGTTTGTTTTGCTTATTAATCTCTGTTACTACTTCATTATTTCTAGCTTTCTCATTAGTCTGAATAGTAAAGTTCATAATAATTATATAGATTCTAGCCGCTATTACGGTATATACTGATTCTTCATTGTAAAGATATGAAAGTTTTTTAAATAAGGTATTGCTAAGTTTAGCTGTGACCAGATTAGTAGTTTCTCTTCTTATTTGGGTTTCTAGTTTATCATTGATATATGTAGTATTAGCTAAGCCATTCATAACCATGTATTCTTGGATACAATCAGAAATAAGGGAATCTAATTCTTTAATTGCTACAGAGAAATCTGTAGTTAGAATAAATTCTTCATGTTTGTTATTGACAAACTTATTAGCAATTACAACTAAAGATACTAAAAATAGAACAAATGAAGTTTTATAAATAGAGTCAGTAATTAAGTAAGACAGAATAAATAATATAATGATATAAATAAACGGGTTTTTACTAAAGTTATCTTTAAGAATATTTATAAGGTCACCAATTTTATTTTTTATAGAATCAATCTTAGGAATTATATTTCTAAAGTATTCATTAATATAAAAACTGTACTTTTTAATTAACCCTGAACCGATTGGATTTGTCATGATACTATCTCCTTTTTTAAACTTATAGAATTATTATAATAGAGTTAAACGCCCTATTATTTTCTAGTAAGTTTTTCATTGTACTCAGACCAATCCAATATTTTATCTCTAATAGCTAACATGTTTTTTATTTTTTCATCTCGTTCATCAGCATTTTTTAAATCATTTTTAAGCATATAGTAAATCTTAACTGCTAAATCTCTAGTAATGCCATACTTATATTCATCTAAGAATTCCCACCATTTACCAAAACCTAAAGTAGATGGGATCTTAAACTCATCATTATGGTTTGTATATAATTGATGGCAAGTTTTACAAAGCATTACAATACAAACTTTATGCTGCTCATGAACTTGTCTAAGTAAGTAAGCTAAATCAAAAGAAGTTATATAACCATATGTATTTAAAATATGCTCTGTAATTACTAATGCTATATCAAATATAGTAAGTACATGGTGATGCATTTCTAATGTAGCAGTGGAATCTTCTTCATCAGAAACTAAGTATGGATGTAATTGGCATCTATCCATACCCATTTGCATTAAATGGGCTTTATAATGTCTATAGAAATTAGACTGTCTAAATCTAGTTATAGCAGAATATAAGAAATTTCTATATACATCTACATCCATAAGAGATTCTTTAGTTTGAGCAAACATGATTTGATATGGCGAATTAGGAGAATATAAAGTAGGGTTAAAATTATTATATGTAAATAATTCTGGGTATTTATTATCTATTATCAATGGTTTAATATTATCGTTTGTCATAGGAATATACCACCTTTCTTATAATAATGTCTAAAAGCAAAGAGGTTTTACATAGTATTAATAATACTATATATAGAAAGGAGATAAAATTTTGAGTAGCATAGAAATAAGCAAAACCTATTCTAATAACCCATTTGTAGATTATCTCTTATATTATACTAAACTTCTTTCATTTGGCTCGGTAATAAAAAATGAAGAAGAAGCAATGAAAAATGAAACTAAAGAAAGTATATTAGCTGGCGATATACTTATTTCTTGTTTTGAGAATACTGCTGTATTTGAATTATTTGATTATGATGAAAGTTTACTTAAAAGTGCTGGTATAACAGGCTCTTATCATCTTTCTAAATGTATGGAAGATAAAACTTATATATCTGATTTGCATGATATGATAGAACTTACACCAGCTTTAGATGATGAAACTGGTGAAGAAATAGGTGGATACTTTAATAAAGTCAAATATAAGTTTGGTGAATATTTTAAAGTAGAAACTATTGGTGGAGGAATAACTTTTAGAAATTATAAAGTTAAAAAGCTTGATGATGGTAGAGTTGTAGGTATTTATGCTCTTAGAGATGAATTAACTGAAAAAGGCAAGCAATCTTATATAGAGAATTACAATGAACTTAACAACTACTATCGTATGTTAGCAGGATTACCAAATATTGGTGATTATGGTATTCCTATAATGGATTATGAATATATTCCAGTAGCTGCCTCTACTATTGAAGAATTTATTAATAATGAACATGTAACTTATGTTCATGAATTATCACCAACCCAAATAGAATACTTAGAGAGTAAAGGTATTATGGATAGGATTAGAGCTGATTATCCTAATGCCTATTATCTTGATTATATTGCTGATACTTTTGTAGATTATGATGAATCTGATAATAATGCTATTTATAGAGCTAAGAAAATATATAAAGCTAGAAAAGCATATAATTTTCAATTATTATATGCCCCTACAGTAGATGATGATTATGTAGTAACTTCTAAATTTAAATCTAAATATGAAGAAAATAGACTATTTGTAATGAGTACTTTCTATAATGATATCTTTAAAGAAACTTCTGATTATTATGATAATTTTATAGGAATGATGATAATGATCATGACTATAACTGATATCTTAGCAGAAGTGCATCAAGATATTATCAAGACTGATTTATTAGATAAAAGATGTATTCAATATATCTTTGAAATGTATGGTATGCCTTATTATAATACTATACCTTTAAGATATCAGTATAGAATGTGTAAAAATATAAATCAATTAATTAGATATAAATCTTGTTCTCAAGGTATGATTAATCTCATTGATTTATTTGGTGCTCCAAATATTGAGGTATTCAGGTATTTTATACTTAGAGATAGAAAAGTAGATAAATGGGGAGATATCATTTATAATGAACTAGAATCTAAATCTAGTAAATTGAATGATACTATTTTCCATGATAGAGTAAGCAGAGAGTTTACTAGAACGTATACGCTTACAGTTAAAGACGGTATAGCTTATTTAAATGGCAGTGATGGTAGTATATCTAAAGTTACTATATCTGATATAGCTAGTAATTTGAATACAGCTATAAGTGTGCCTATAGAGGATAAAACACAGACTAGTACTGCAACAACTACTATTTATAAACTTACCAATGATTCTTCTGATAATGCATATATTATTAAAGAAGATAAAGTAGTAACTTCTGGTGATAGTGGTGATGCAAGTTCTTTAGTTAAAGAAAACTATTATAAGTTATCTATTAATGATAAGAATAATATTGAAATAGAATACTACGATATCAATTTAGACTTATTCTATAATGAAGCTACTAATAAATGGTATTCTATTGAAAATGGTAGATTAGTAGAAACCGATATTCAAACTCGTAAATCTAAAGAAATAGTTAATAACCTTTCTCCTAAAGAATGGGATTATAAAATGTCTTTGGGTAAAGATAATACTTCTGTTGTAATTACTTTTACTAGAAAAGGATTAAATAATTCTACTTTTGATATTCCTTATCCTAAGTATAATAATAAACCTTTTGATGATTATTTACAGAATAATCTTATGAAAGTAGTTTATGGTAATGCTATTCTTACTAAAGATAAAGACTATACTATTTCTTCTGATAAGAAACAAATTACCATAACTAAAGCTGGTGTAAAACAGAAGGATGTAATATTTGATTTCTATTATAATAAAGAAGATATAACTCCTTATATTGACACAGAAAATGGATATATCGTTTCTACAGAAGAAGCAGATGTATTAGATACTAATATCATAAAATTAAAAAATTTACCAACTCCTACATATCTTACTGATGGAAATCAGATAATGGTTTGTATAGATGGTGATATACTTATTAATACTGATGAGATTACTAGATATACTATAGATTTATCTAAGAATAGAATAGTATTAGAAGATGTACCACAAGATTCTACTGCTACTATAATCTATATCTATAATAAAGATAATATAGTTAAATTAGATGAACAGAGAGAAAGCTTGCTTGATTCTACATCTAAAGAAGTTAAAAGAGAATTTGCTTTAAATTTTCCTTTTGATAAATATTTTGAAAGAGGAAATGAAGTATTAATAACCAAGTCTGATAGTACAGATAATAGAATATCTATTATTCCTTCTACAGATTATACTATTAATGAAGGCATTGTTACTCTTAACAACAATGTAGTTGTTAATGATAATACTGCTATAAAAGTATTTTTCATTTATTCTGAAAATTCTATTTATAATAAAATCTATATAAATGAAACTACTGAAGAGATTATCGCTACTGAGAATTTTCAAGTTAGTTTTAAATTAAATCCTCCATTTAAAAAATTCTTTGCTTTAGGGTACAAAGCTTATCCTAAACTTCGTTCAAATAAAGAATACTTATCTACTGAATTATATGATATATACAATAATACTCTAACTATTAAAGACCAAGCTATTGGTTTACAAAAAGACCAGAAAATTACTATAACATATGTATTCGGTCCAAATACTTCTAATATTATTTGTAATAAACAAAGGTTAGAAGTTACCAGTGATAAACAGACTAAATTTAAAGATATAAATATATCAGACGATTATTTTGAAATGAATAATAATGTAATCGTAGATATAACTGGTAAGTACTTGAGTTCTAATGAGTATAGTATTGATGCTGCTACTAAAACTTTAACTATTACGAATAGTAATAGATTACCTAGTAAAGCAGATTGCATTAATATAACTTACGTAATGAATAATACTACAAATACTGCTTTGAGAATTAAAAGAGAAACTATTACAGCTAAAGAGAATACTAATACATATAAAATACAAATACCATTCAAGTCATATATAGAAACTAAACAAAGTGCTATAGTATTCCATAATTTTAGTAATAACTATTCATCTGTAGTAACTAATTTTGAACTTACAAATGATGAAATTACTATACCTGATGAAATATTTACTAACAATGATTCTATAGATATTCTATTCGTTTATAATAATAAATATATCAATGATAGAACTAATCTTATCAAAGAAGAAGTTATAACAGTAAAAAGTACTGATATAAATAACAAAGTTCAAATTCAAATACCATATCCATTCGATAATTATGAAACTAATGGATGGTTAATGTTTATTACTGATGAGAATAATAATATTATAGATGAATCTACTTATGATATATTTGATGGTTATTTATCATTCTTAAATTCTAAAGATATACTGAAGTATAAAGATATAAACTTCCATTTTATATATTTTGATAATGAAAGATACGTATACAAAACTTATACAGAAGACTATGATAAAGATATAGATTTAAAGTTTGTAGGTGTTCCTATAGAAGATACTTTCTTTAATAAAAATATTATTAAAAAAACTAATTTACTTCCATATGATGAAACTACATTAGTCGATAAATATTGGGACGGTGTAGGATTTGATGATGATCAAAATAAAAATCATATTAAAGTAAAAGAACAAGTATTAGCTAAAGAATTTAACTATGAAAGAACTAAATATTTTGGTATAAACTATGTCTTAGATATAGCAGAAATGAGTTTTAAAATTGCTTATTTCTATAATATTTTCTTCGATGATGTATTTAAAGAAAATAAGATAAAAGTATCAGTTCCTTCTATTATTCCATATAAGCAGTTTAACGTAGCATATCTCTTTACATATTTAAACGCTTTGGCATATTTATACTCTGGTGTAGACGATACCATAATTGATACAACTGGTAAAATATTATACGTTAAAGGGTTTAATTTTAAAGCAGATATACCTAAACTAAAGAAATGGATATTAGATCAACGTAGACATGCTAATAATTTTGATACTACATTTATCTATCAGCCTAGACCATTAGATGAAAAAATATCTGTACCATTGCCTGAAGATAGAACTAAGAAAATTTGGGATTTCGATATTAAACCAGGAGAAAATAATGTATTTAATTCTCTTAAAGAGATAGCAGATATGTTTAGTACTGGTAAATTAGTAAATGGTAAAACAACTAATAGAGATATTTATAACTTCATAGTTAGAAGTATTTATAAATCCCAAGACTATGATATCTTCAAAATTTGGAAAAAGATATTTGATACTTTAATGACCTATAAACAATCATTTGATTATTACCATATCAACGATAATGGCACTATTAGAATAGCTAAATCATTATCTGAATTTTTAAAGTATAAAGATACTGAGCTTTATAATGATTATATGAGATTAAAGTATATTACAGATAAAGATACTAGAAATGAAGCTATTGTAGATAGAGTCTCTGATGTAGTATATATATTAGAAGAATATTTGAATTTAAAAGAATTCCAAAATATATTCGACCATTTACCTGGGGTAAGTGGTGATGCATTCTTGGATATGCTATATACTATAATTAATTTCTTCAAGTCATATAAAGTAGTATTAAGAAGTAAAGGCGACTATATAGTATTTAATGCTAAAGACCCATTGCTTAATACATTAAAATATGAAGATGTAAAAGATAACTTTGTAGAACTAAATAAATATGAATGCATAAATCCTCTTGATAGTATAAGAAGTGAGATGCAAGTATTTACGCATTATGACGATAATGTTGGGTTTAAAGAACACATTCATTTTGATACCACTATAGAAGATTCTATTAACGATAAGTATTTGGATTATGCTAAGAAGAATAATTTACCAACTACAAATACTATTAAAGTTAGAGTAGATGTAAGTAAGAATCAGACTATCTTTATAGTAACAAGTACTGGTGAAACCTATTCTACTAATCTTTATCATGGAGAATTATTAGCTAAAGATAAAGCTACTAGTGAAGAAAGTTTAATTACTTATTATTATTCTTATAAGAAGGATCCTAATTTACAAACCTATGGCAGCTTTATACTTAATAAAGATAATGTAATAGATATGTCTAGATTTATTATCTTTGAAGGAAAAGATTTATCTGGGTTTACATTAGAAGATAAGAATACTAAAGAAGTAACTGAATTTAGTAAATTCTTAGATACAGATTTTAATACTGATTATATTGAATTTACTCTTAAATATGGTGAAGAGTTCTTTGCATACTTAATACCAGATGAAAACTATAATGAAGGTAATTTAAATATGAGATATGGTAGAGCCGAGAATGATGATATGCATGTATATGCTACTGATGCTACTCCTATAACTCAATTTATCCAAGTTATAGTTCCAGAACATGCTCATATTAAAGCTATTAACGGTGATAAAACATACATTGATAAATCGTTTGAAGCTATGACAGGTTCTTATATAGAATTTGAAACTTATGCTGATAATGGTTATAATGCAGGTAATTTAATATTAAATGGAAATACAATAACTTCTCTTAAAACTACAGCTGTAGTAAAAGAAGATACTATAGTAGTTTCTGCTGAAAAGCCTATAGCTAAGAAAGTTACTGTTGATATTAAAGCACCTGATAATACTACTATCAGAGTAATATTTGATGATGAAACTGTAACAGTTGGCAGCAACCAAACTAAAACAGTAGTCAAAGATTATAATGCTAAATATTCAATTTATGTAAGTACTCATAGCGATTACAATGCTGGTACATTAAATATTAAAAAGAATGGTATACTTAATGATAGTATTATGGATGCAAATAATCATATTACTATTACTACAAGTAATCCTACTTTGAAATATTTTACAGTATATTTTGCTGAAACAGAAAACCAGACTATAATCGCTACTTATCAGTTTAAAGATTACTTTGAAGATTTTATGGTTCCTATTCATGCTGAAGTAAATGTAAGAGTTGTTCCAGATACTGGTTATTCAGCAGGCAGGCCATTAAAAGATACTTATATAATTAATGAAGATACTCAAATTGTATGCAGTGATGCAACACCAAAGGCATTCAATGTTACTATAACTGCACCTGAACACCAAACTATAATATTTACTAATGAAGGCAAAGTAACTACGGTTAAACCTAATACAAGTATTACATTAGCTGATGTACAGTATGATAGTAGTTATAGTGTAAAGCTAGTAGCTGATACTGGATATACTAATGGCACATTGAATATTCCTATGAGTGGTTTAATTGATGATAGTATATCTACAGATGGTGTTGGTACTACTATTGATATTACAACCACAGAAGCTACTGTTACAATTCTTAATATTACTATCAATCAGACTAATAATCAGCTTATTACTGTTACCTACAATAATACTGCATATACATCAGACTTTACTGTTCCGTATGGTGCTGCTATTACAGCAAGTATCAAATCTACAGATAAATTCTTTGATGCTGGTAAGCTGAATATGACTTCTGCTACAATAACGGAAGATACTACTATTGAAGCTACAAATGCTGAAGTTCATAAGTACAATATTACTATTACTAAGTATGATAATCAGCGTATTCTTGTTACAGAAGTATTTACAGATGAAACTGAAAATATTATTCATACAAGTTCGTTTAAAGTTGCCGCACAATCTCACCTTAGAGCTGAGGTTGAATCCACTAATGATGCTTATGATTGCGGTACAGTTAATAATGCAGAAATCACTTCTGTTGAAGCTGATACTGTATTTACAGCTACAGCAGCTACAATTAGAAAGTATGATATTATTATCGAACAAACTGCTAATCAGACTATCTATCTTAACGTCAATGGAACACCACATACCTCCAGCTTTAAATGTGACGGCGGCTTAGAGTATACAATTTCTGTAGTACCTAACGACGGTTATAAGGCTGGCACTATAATTGGTATATCTACTTCTGGTATTATTTCTGATAATATGATAATTAGAGCAACTTCTGCTTATAAGTAAAAAATTTGCATTATTACACATACCAGTAAATGGTATGTGTAATATTTTTTAAATGGAGGGTAAAATGAGCGATCATTCAGAATATACTTCCTCACAAAAGAGACCTAATAAAACAGAATGGTCTGCTTCTATCAAAGCAGACGAAGGCTATGCTCCAGGTCGATTAAATAAAGAAAATGGAATATTAGAGAGTGATATTTCTATATATGCTAGTGAAAGTACAGAAAATACATTATATATATTATTAGACCAATATGATCATCAACATATTAAAGTTACTATAAATAAAAAAACTGTATATGAAAATGCTAGAATTATTAAATGTAAGATAGATGATACATTTAACGCTGAAATAGTAGTAGATACTGGTTATACTAGTAAAGGGGTATTAAATCTTACTAGTGGCAAGATGTATAAAAATAGGCATTTGTATATAGATAAAGATGCTGAACCTAAGATGTGTAAAATTACTTTACCAGCTACTACTAATCAAACTTTAACTTTTTATTCTTTGTATACTATTCAGAAATCCAGTAATACGAGTAAATCTTTTTACGTTACTTATGATACCGAATATAGTATAGAAATTAACCCTATGTATGGTTATAATAAAGGTACTTCTAACCATACTGAATTAACTACATATACGCTAAATGCTTCTAATAAGTTACTTAATACTACTGATTTTAGCTTAAACATAACTTGCACTAATGCTACTAAAAAGAAATATAAAATAACTATACCTACATTGGATAATGAAACTGTTAAAGTAATAGCTAATGGAACTACTTATACTAGTACTGTAAGTTTAGATTATCTTACAGAATACAGAGTGACTGTTACCCCTAAAGATAATACTTATGTACCAGGGAGATTGATATATCCACCAGTGGATATAGATTCTAATATTCCTACAAAAAGAAGTTTTATTTTAATCCACGACGTAGTTTTAAAGATAACGCCAGCGCATAAAATAAATGATGGTGTATTTTATTTGCAATATTTAGATGGTAATAAGGAAATAGCACCATTATCTGATTATGATGATGATGATTGGTATCTCAAAGAACCACATTTATTAGTTAATCTTGATCATAATAATAAAGAAGATTTATATTATTTACCGTTTGATGGTACTACTAAATCTGGATTTAAAGATGTAGATGATACTAATAGCTATAATTATATACATGATAAAAATGGTATAGTCCCACCATCTTTAAGAAATTATACTATCACTATACAGCAATCAGAAAATCAAGAGATAAGAGTATCTTATTACGGGTATATATATACTAATAGCTTTAAAGTAGAACCGGGAGATAGCATAACTTGTAGTATCGTATCTACTAATTCTAATTATGCAGTAGGTAAATTGAATTATACTTCCATTAATAGTATTCAACAAGATTATACAATATCTGCTACAAAAGCTACATATATAGATAAAAAGAAATATACTATTACTATTAACCAAACTAGCAATCAGACTATTACTGTATATTCAAATTTAAATAAACAAAATTATACCAGTACATTTGAGGCTACAGAAGGAGATACTCTTAATATAAAAATAGCTCCATCTACTGGATATACAAATGGGTATATAACACTTGATGGTAATAAATATACTTCTTCTGAATTAACCAATATTAAAAATAACCATATTATTTCAGCTACTAATGCTACAGCTATAAATTATACTCTTAGTATTAACCAGAGTAATCATCAAACTATTACAGTTACAGCTAATGGAAATAAATATACTTCTAATGTATCTTTACCATATGGAACTAAATGGACTGCTACTATAACATCAGAAACTGGTTATACTGCTGGGAAATTAAATAAAACTAGTGGTACTATAACTGGAAATGATTCTGTAAGTGCTAGTCCTTCTAGTAAAAATGGATATACATTATCTATTATTCAATCAAAGCATCAAACTATCATAGTTCATGCTAATAATAATGATTATACTTCTAATGTATCTTTACCGTATGGAACTGCATGGACTGCTGTTATTAAACCTGATGCAGGTTATACTGCTGGTACTTTATCTAAAACTGGTGGCACTATAACTGGAGATGATTCTGTAAGTGCTAGTACTGCTACTATAATTAATTATAAAATAACTATAAGAGAGACAGAAAATACTATAACTACAGTAACAGCTACTTCTTCACTTGATAGCAACAATGCTATCACTTGGACAACTGGTAGTAAATCTTTCCCATATGGTTCTACATGGACTGCTCATACAGAAGGTGTAGCAGGGTATACAGCTGGAGAGGTAAACTTACCTAGTGGTACTTTAACTAGTGATACAACTATTTATGCTCAAACAGCAGCTACGAAGAAACAATATACCCTTGCAATAACACAATCAGCTCATCAAACTATCACAGTCACAGCTAATGGAAATAAATATACCAATACCGTATCTTTACCATATGGAACTACTTATACTGTAGCTATAGAATCGACAACTGGTTATAATGCTGGTACTTTAAATAAAACTAGTGGTACTATAACTGGTAACGACAGTATTAGTGCTACAGCTGCTACTATAAAGCAATTTACTTTAACTATTACTCAATCTGAACATCAGACTATCGCTGTAACAGCTAATGGTAAAACTTATACTTCTTCAGTTAAATTAGGCTATGGTACTAAATGGACTGCGGATATTAAACCTGATACAGGTTATGTTGCTGGTACTTTAAGTAAAACTAGTGGTATGTTATTATCAGATGATACAGTATATGCTAGTGCGGCTGTTGTTATTTCGTATACTATAAATGTGGTTCAATTAAATAATACAAATGCTGCATTATATGTAATAATTGATAATAATAAACATCAAACTAGTAGCTGGGGATATGGTACAGTATTTAAAATACGATTTGAATTATCGATGCCGCTTGTATCGTTAAAAATGTATATAGATAATACAGAAGTTCCATGTACTATATCTACATTTACAGAAAATAATTCAACTAAAGACTGTGCTATTTCTAATAATTCATATACTTTAACTAACAATGTAACTGTTAAAGTGTCTGATGTTATAGAAGATGTTCCAAGTAAGTATTGGTGAAGTTGATATTACTTAAAGACTGAGGTGAATTTATAAAAAATGGATAACAGCAAAATAGAAGAATCTAAACAGATAATTTTAGATAACTATAACAAAGACGAAGATAATGCATGTTTTCTTTTTAGTTGTGGCAAAGATAGTATGATTGTAGATTATCTTTTAAAAGAGCTGGGTGTTAGAGATTATGTCTATCAATATTATACATCATCAGGGTTTGAAACCGATTCTATATTAGAAATATTATCAAAACGACCTGATATTATAAAAATTGATACTAATGTAGAAAAGTATATGAGAGAAAATAAAATTTTTTATATATCTAGATATGTGCGAGGGCTATATAAACAACATGGGCAAGATGTTTTTAATAATAAATTATCATGCTGTGACTATAAGCATATTACGCAAACAAGAATAATTAATAAATTTGATACGCTTTTTACAGGGTGTAAAAAAGTGGATATAAGTAATAGCATGTATATAAGAAAACCAGTATCCATAGAAAATAATAAAAAAATAATTTCCCCAATATTTAATTGGAGCGAAGAAGAATGCTGGGAATTTATAAAAGAAAATAATATTGATGTAAGTAAGGACTATGAAAGAATAGGATCTAATTTAACATGCCCTATATGCCCAATGTATTCTAGTAATAATAAAAATATAGAAAAAATAAAACAGTATTACCCTAAACTTTATAATAGATATATGGATTTAATAAAGTACTTATATGATAATAGAAAAGATTTACAAGAATTATTTGGTTCTTTAGAAGAATTTAAAAAAGCATTTTTAAATAAAGACTATTACTATGATAAAGTAAAAGAGTACTTAGAAAAAAAGAAAAAATAAAATATGTAAAATATATCTCACTATACCTAATATTAGGTATAGTGAGATATATGTAATTTCTGTACCAGCAGAAACAAAGACTGCTGATACAATATACATATAACACCAGAAAGGAGCACTTTCGAGATAAATATAAATAGAATATGAATAGAGCATCCCACTACTCCATTCAATCCAGTTATTCTATTTATACTATCTCACTGTAATATTATATAATTGAATATTCATTTACTATTCAATTTTAAACAATTTAATAAATTATATGTATATTATAATAGGAGAGATAATAATGAATAAAATTAATGATACTCATAATATTAGGATAGAACGCATATGGTCAATGCCAAATAAAAATACCTTTGAAATTCTGCCTATTAAGACTCTTCTTGAAGAAGAAGTAGATCCTAATAAGTATTGGATTGACCCTTTTGCTAATAGAAATAAGATAGCAAACGTTACAAATGATCTTAATCAGAAATACGATACAGATTACCATTTAGATGCTCTTGTTTTTCTAAAAATGTTTGAAGATGCATCTGTTGATGGGGTATTATATGATCCTCCTTATTCTCCTAGGCAAGTAAGTGAATGCTATAACGGTATTGGTTATCCTGTTACATGGAATATAACTAAAGCATCATTCTGGGGAAACCATAAGAGAGAAATATCTCGTATTGTAAAAATAGGTGGTAAAGTTATAACATTTGGTTGGAATAGCGGTGGAATTGGTTATAAGTATGGTTTCGAGATTTAAACGAATTTTGCTTGTCCCTCATGGAGGATGGCACAATGATACAATTTGTACGGTTGAGGTAAAAACACACGAAAGAGAACGTAGGTTAGTGATTGAAAGACTGTAAGTTTATTTAAGAAGATAATACTTTTTTAATATACTCTACCTTATACAAGGTAGAGTATACTTTTGTGATTCTTAAAGAAATACTTAGTTATATAATATAATAGTGAATCATGGTAGAGAAATATTCTACCATTTTACTATGATACTAGAGAAATCTACTCTAGCAATTTTGTCTAAGGAGGACAAATCATGGAAAAAGCAGAAGAATACGAAAAAAATACGGTATTCGGGTTGTTCGCAAGAACAGTTGATATTTTGGTTTCGGCAGTTGATTCCGTAATCTTGACGTGCGAATTTTCCGATGCGGAAGGTGCAACAATTCACATGCAGGAAACGCTTAATAGCATCGTAGATGCCATGGTAAAGCATAAGCATTGTACTTCATACGAAGCAACAGTGCTTAAAGGATTCATCGGACATATCACTGCTGATAAGAAAAAAATTATTAGTAATAAGCGGTATATCCGCGCTTTGGAGTATCATGCAAATGATGATATTTTCAAAGATGCGAGGAAGAAATGGGAAGAGTATACTACTACTCATCCTTTTGATGAATCTCATACGACAGATTCTAATGATTCCCGCCATAACAGTCATCGGTGGGAACCTGATGACGATGAAGAAGATCTCTAATTCTTCATCGTCTAAAAAATAAAAGGCCTTATGGCCTTTTATTTTTTTTTACCTTATTCAAAATAAACAAAACATTTTAATAATTTAGGTATTAAAAAAGGAGGTATACATATGCCTATTCATTATAGCGAAGGTGAATTCCCATTAGACACTTATTGCGGCCATTATACTGAACAATTTCAAAATTCTTATAATTTAACTAATGTCCATAATTGTGATTGCTGCCAGCCATATAATATTAATCATGCTGTAGAAAAATTACAAAGAGCTACTTTAATGATTACTAATGTATCTGCTAAAGCTAATTACACTATTGATATTACTATAGACTATTCAGATGGTACATCTAAAACTTATGCTTTAGAAAAAGGAAAAAAGTATAAAGTACAATACTTAGCTAATGGCGAAATTAATACTTTAGTAGGTGTAATTACTAAAATTGGTAAAGTAAACTCTAGCTCTAATTGTTCATGCGATTGCTGTTCTGGAGTTAATGATTATATTATTAGAGTAGATGCTTCTACTAACTATTCTTCAGTAGTAGAAGATATTAGAACTTCTAATATTAGAGATATTCAACCATATGTAGAACATGCTGATGAAGATACTACTATTCTTAATGCTCATTCCAGTGGTGTTACCGTAGCAGGCTTAGTAAACTCTATCGTTATTACTGATGCTACGATAGATGAAGATGGTAATATCTATTCAGGAACTATCACTAAAGGTGTTGCAGATGATAAACAATGCATTATTGTAGATGGTTGTGCTACTGGTGTAAACCCATTAAATAACTTTATTACAGTAGCAAATGCTGAAGTAATTGGAGGTACTATTACCACTGGTAAGATAATGAGTGGTAAGATGGAAACATATACTATTATTAGTCAGGGTAATTGTACTTGCGATGATAATAATAAAACCATTATGTCTAAATGTATAGTAGAATCTGGTAATGCTACTGTAGTTGCTACTGATTGCAATGTAGTTGGTTCTCAAGCATATGATGGAACTGTAATTAACCCAGTTATAGAAAAATCTACTGTAGTAGGAGGAACTAGATCTGGCAAAGATATGGTTACTACTGGAGCTATGGTGATTGGTGATATCGCATATGGTGGTACTATTACTGGAGGAACTTTAATTGGTGGTACTGCTACTGGTAAGATTAATGATACTCCATATATAATTCAAAATGGTATTACTGAAGGTGGTACTAGTATGAAGTGTACTATTACCAATGGTAAGATAGTTGGTGGTAAGACTGTAAATGGCAGCGTAATTGGTGCTACAGTATATGGTGGTATTGCTAAATGCGGAGTTACTACAGATGGTACTACAACTATATCCGATAATATAAACTCTTATATTAAACCAGAATCTGTATCCTTGCCTTCTGATATTATTTGTAAATGCCCAGAAGTATATGGTAATTATACAGATATGATTGGTGATATGATTATTTGGTTTAAGACCAATAATGGATATAAACCACGTAAGTAAGAGAAAGGATGAAGTAATATGATTCCTGTTATTATTTGGAAAGCTATGATTTTATTTATCTTAGTAATTGGTAGTATGTATAAATCGAATGAATGTAAAGAATTATTAGAACTAAAATATAGATAATAGTTATCTCCTACCTTATATAAGGTAGGAGATATTTTGTAATTCTTAAAATATAATCAGTTATATAATATAATAGTGAAACAAGGTAGAGATATAATCTACCATTTTATTATTGTACTAGAGCAAAAAGTTCTAGTCATTTTACTAAGGAGGAAACATCATGACTAATGAAAAAACTACAAGAAATTTAACGAGAAGTGAAAAAATAGTTGATACTATAATGAAAGAGTTATACAGATTAGGACTTGCATATATTCCTGATATGTCTACGTTTGAAAAAAGTATTAGAAGATTAGCTGAAGAGTTTTATGAACTCGTTGATGAAGGCGAGTTTGAAGAAGCTTATACAGCTATGTCTAGAATTGAGACAACTGCAATTACATTTGTAAATGCGCTGTGGTTACATAAACACATATCGTTTACAGTAGCAAGTGTATTGAAAAAAAGATTTTCTTCATATGCAAACCTATATAGGCTTGATGTTCGGAGCAGATCTCTCGAAATGAAGAATGAGTATGCAGAAGATTATAATATTGATAATAAATGATTCCAATATTACGAGAAACTTTTAGGAGGACAAACAATTATGAAAAAACATGACTTAATTGTAGACGTAATCGAACTAGTAATCAATAGATTAAATACTGAGTTTGAAGAAGTGTTTAAAGAAGGACGTTACTCCGATGCCGAACAGCTTTTAACTAAAGCTTGGGCGAAAGTTACTCAGGTTGCCACCGATCTATGGTGGAACCATGTAATCTCATTTGATGAGATGAAATTCGTAACAAAAAGGTTTTATGCATTTGCAGAAACCAAATGGGAGAAACTTAACCCATATGAAACTCTTTCTTCTTCTATTAGAGATAAATGCTCTAGTGAAGCAGAGCATCCCGGTCTTGTTGCATTAGATGCGATATATAATCGTATTAACAACATGGATGCTGAGATTACTATGAGTCTTAACAACCTACAGGCTGATATGCAACAGCAGAGAGACCTGCTGAAACAGTTGCTGAATACTACGAAACTATATTAGTTTTGAATTCATCGTTTGTAATAAAAGGTCTTATGACCTTTTATTTTTTTTTGTATTTATAATCTTTAACTTTACTATAATATTGTATTGATAAAAAAGGAGGATTTTATGTCTACTATAAATAAACCTTTATCTTTTAAAGATACCATGGGTTTAACTGGCGAGCATACTAATTTTAAAACAGTTATCAAAGCATGGTATACTGATACTGGAGAAGTATTATTCACAACTCATAATATTATGACATTAGCTGGTGGTGGATTTATAGCTAGGTTGTTATTTGATATTGATGAACCTGAAAAGACGCCAACTTATAATTCTATGCTAGACTTTACTTTTGCTAATTCTGAAGAATCTAATACTGAAAATAAACCAGAAAAAGTATGTTTGTTCTGTGTAGGCACAGATGGCTGTGGTAGAGAAAATTCACAGGTATATGCAGCTAAATATGCTTCATGGATTAATCCAGCTTATACAGATACTTATGGTGGTATTATTCCATTTAGATATACTACCCCAGATACCGATTTAACGCCAGTACAAAGAGACTATACCAAGACTGGTACTTATTTTGGTAGAAAAGAGAAATCAGATAGAATTGCATATTACTTTAAGAAGTTTGATTCTGCCCCAGTATTTACACAGCAATTTACAGATGGTACTCCTATAGATGCTAATGTATATACAACACAAGAGTCTACTGATATGGAAGTAGAATCTGTAGTTTCAATGCAGATGTCTATTACTAAAGACGATTGCAGAGACTTTTTCTTTTACAGTACAGGATTGAATGATGCTAGAATTAATTCTATTTCTCTTTGTACTGGGTATGTAAAAACAGATGGCAAATTGTCGGATACAGTAGATAATGCTGAATATATGAATATTAGACCTGTAACTAGATTGAACTTCCCAAATGAAAGCCTAATCGATCTAAGAAAAAGCATAACAATATCTTATGCAATATACTTTTGATTTTTAATGAATTTTATAAAATTTATTTTTTGCGATATGGTAACATTATGATAAAAAAATAAAAAGGAAGTGTTACCATTATGCATACTAAAATAAATTATAAAGAATTAGTAGGTACGATGATTAGTAATGACTACCAAATTGTATCATTCGATGGATTGGAGCATCTTAATCCAGTATATACAATTCAATGTACCAAATGTGGTCATACTAAGCAAATATATAAAAAAACTTTAAGTACAAAAAAATATTTGCATTCACAAGAGACTTGTGGAAATGATTTTTTAGTAAATACGACTAAAAACGATTTTGTTTTTAAAGAGCTTTTAAACGAATACGATAATTATCATCATCAATATTGTACCATTCAATGCACTAAATGCGGTCATATAAAGAAAGTATTAAAAAACAATTTTTTAAAATATAATTATTTTCATAATGGAATGAATTGTGAAGAAGATTATTATAAAGAAAAAGTAGGAGAAACTAGTGGTGATATGATTTTAATTAAATTTTTAGGATATAAAAATGATGCTCCTAGATTTCTAGCTAAATGCAAAATTTGTGGTTGTACAAAAGAAATATATTACCATAATTTTTGTAAAAAACGTGGAACTAGTCATACTGGTAGAAAGAGTAATTGCCGCCATATTACCACTATAAATGTTTTTAGTAAAAATCCATTATATAAAGCTTTGAATAATAGATGGCATGCTATGATGGGTAGGTGCTATCATCCATCGAATAATCGTTATTACCTATATGGTGCAAGAGGTATAAAAGTTTGTGATAGATGGCATGATTTCCATAATTATTTTTTGGATAATTGGGATTCTTTTAAAGAATTTGCTGGCAAACATGGATTAATAAATACAACTATGGATAGAATAGATGTAAATAAAGATTATTCCCCTGAAAATTGTACATGGGCAACACAAGAAGAGCAATCTAATAATAGAAGATATAATCTTGAATTTGAAGTATATGACGAAGCTACTAATAAATTTATAGGAAAATATAGAGGGCTAAATAAATATATTAGAGCTAATAATTATACTGAAAATGATAGATGCAATATAAAAAATAGACTAAGTGATAAAGTTAGTTCTAATGTTTATAGAGGTAGAATATATAAAAAGGTGGTGAGCTAATAAATGGCAGTATCTACTAACAAACGTGTTGCTAGAAAGATTACAAATAAAGATGAAGTAGATTATTTTTTAAATTTATCTCAAAAAGATTTAGAATCTCTTTCTAAACTTATGGAAACTTTTGGTACTTTAAATGGTAAAGCACCAAAGTATAATACGTATGATATTATAACCATTCCTCCTAATTCTTACGGCATTGGTAATAAGAAAAATAAAAATGCTTTTACAACTACCGTAGGAAGATGGTGGTTTAATAAGTGCTTTATAGAGCAAGACTTATTTGATTTATTCCATTATATTAATAAACCTATAAACAAAGATGTATTAGGTGATATGAATGATCAGATTTCATATGCTATTATGGAAGATAGATTACCATTATCTGCATTAAAAAGATATTTAATGAGGCAGCAGAAATTCCAGCCTTATTGTAATATACTGTGTTCTGGATTTACTACAAACATGCTTACTATTTCTTATAAAATTGATAAAATGAAAAAGCAATTAGCAAAGAAATATGCGGATGAATTAGCAGACCCAGAAAAAAATATGTATGCTGCGGATAAGATAGAAAAAGAATTATTGGATTATGCTAAAAAAGAACTTAAAGATGACATATCTATGGATATGTATGATTCTAAAGCTAAAGGTTCTTTTGCTAATAACTTTAAAAATATCTTTGTAATGAAAGGTGCTATTAAAGACCCAGATCCTACTAAGGGTTATGATGTAGCTATGTCAAGTTATATTGATGGTATTTCTAGAGATGATTATTCTAAATTAGCTAAAGCATTAGCGGCTGGTCCATATTCTAGATCTAAGAAGACACCTGAAGGTGGGTATAATGAAAAGTTATTACTTAGAGCTTTTCAGCATCTTACATTAGCTCCTAAAGGAACTGATTGTGGTACTAAGAGAACTATTGAAATTACATTAGATAAGTATAATATTAAACTTATGATGTACTCTTATATAGTAGAAGGAGATAAGCTGATTGAATTAAATTCTACTAATAAAGATAAGTACTTAGGTAAGACAGTTAGAATGAGGTTCGCTTCTTTATGTGAATATAAAGAACCTAATAAGATTTGTAATGCATGTGCAGGAAATCTATTTTATAGAGCTGGATTTAAAGATATAGGTGTTGCTATTCCACAGGTAGCATCAGCATTAAAGCTTAAAGCATTAAAAGCATTCCATGACTCTACAGTTAAACTTCATGAAATAGATGTATGGAAAGCATTCGGATTAAAGAAGTGATATTATGAGAATAGAACTAGTAAGAAAGAACGGTAATGAATTTTACTTCTCTAATAACTATAAATATAGAATGAATGCACGTATTATATCAATAGATATTAATGGTACTAGAGTAAAACAATCAGATTATAAAATGGTAGGCCCTAGAGGAGTTAAACTTAATATACCTATAGATGCTGAATCCAGAGTGTATGCTAATGTATTGCCTATAAGAATTGGAAATATTTTGATGGTTAAATATAAGACTAGATAAAATTATACTGAGCTCAATATTGAGCTCAGTATAATAAAAAATGAAAAATAATTGTATATTATATTATTGATAAATATTTAGTCTAAAATTTTTAGATTAGTTTTAAGAAAGGAGAATTTAAATGAAAACTTTTGTTGATGAAGATGATTATTTATTATTTGGTGAATATCAAATTCATTGTATTCCAACAACAGATGAAGAAAAAGAATTTATTAATAATTCCACTGATGAGAATGGGAATATTAAACCATCTGTGTATGACATGTTATACAAATATAAAGATGGTATTGTTGATAATATTTTTCATGATAGATATAACGGGCATTATACAGATAAATTTATTACATCCGAAATTATTAAGAATGAAGTAGAAAGGCTGCGTGATAAAGAAGAAGATAAGTGGACTATAAACACATTACCAATTCCAAAGCCCAGTGATTTGTGCTTAATTGACTTATTCTATACTATTAATAAAAATAGTGAAATGCGAGATAAAATTATCAAGTCTTGTACAAATATTTGTAGTAAAGTTAAGGAGGAAAGAAAATGATATTAGCAACAAGTGTTAGCTGTCATACTATGGCGGATTGCGATTCTAGAACCATAGGGACTTTAGTTAATAATATTATTAGAGAAATTCAAACTGAGGATAAAGGTAAAATTGTTGATGTAAAACTTACATCTGCTGCAACTCATGGATATATAAATACTACAGCACTTATTTTGTATAAAGTAAACGATAATGATTAAATAACCGTTTTTAAAAAGTAAAGGAAGCACAAAATGAAATTAGTGTTTGACAAAGAAGTTTCTAAGGAACGTTTGTATTCAAACGTTATTGCTATTCCTACAACAACTAAAGAAAAGAAATTCTTTAGATTCTGTAAAGATGCTAATGGCAATTATAAACCTTGGGTTTATAGTGAATTGTGTGATTTAGGTGAGCAGATTATTGATAATCCAATGGTTGACATATATGATAACCATGGAAATTTTATTCATAATTCTGAGATTATTATGAATATGGTGCATGATGCAAAACAAGAAAGTGATTATGCAGCTATTCCTAAACCATCTAATTTATGTATTCTTAGTTTGTATTATACTTTATCCAAAAGATATAACAAAGTAAGAAGAGTTAATTTACTTTATAAGAAGAGAATGGAAATGAGGTTAAATCAGTCTGTAGTTGTTAGAAAAGAAAGAAAGAGTGAAAACAATGACAATACAAAATGATGATGATTGTGAAGTAAAGATTATTGATGAAAATGATAAAGTAATATCTACTTTATATAGAAATAGTTGTATCGATGTACTTGTCGATGTAAGAAAAATGATTGATTGGAAAGTTAAATATCCAGATGGTAAAATTGTATATTTATTTGATATCTTCAATGATGCTTTAACTCATGTAGATGTCAATCTTAATAGAAGGCTTGAGTGTTCATACGATGACGATTATCGCTTTATTATGAATACTATGCCTCATAATATTCAGTAATAATATTTTTATGGGAAGGGATGTTTAATTATGGCTGATGAAAAGAAAGAATTAAGACAGGTTATTGAGTGTATTGATGATTCTAATAATAAGCCAAAAGAAAGTGTTATTACATCTGGATTTTTTAGTAGTATTGCAGATGCATTATTTGATCTTAAAATAAAATTTGAAAAAGACGATAGCGGTATTCATATTAAAATCGATAAAGATAAAAACAAGTAGATAATATAAAAGAGAATGAGCTTGTCTCATTCTTTTTTATTTGTTTTTAAAGAGAAGGAGAGTATTATGGAATTAAACTTAACCGTTAATTATCCAGTATCAAAGAAGTTTACTTTCCAAACTAGGTTGTTACGATTAAATCTAGATGAAGAGAAAGCCAAAGATTTAATATCTGGGAAAGGGTTTATTATTGATGAACCTGAGGATGATAAGAAAGCTATTGATGTAGGATTAAAAAGTGATAATTCTATTTTCTCATCCAAGTTTACAAAAACTATGCAAGACCCTGATGCATTTACAGATAGATATTCTTGTAAATGTAAGCGAACACAAGGGAAAAATTATGAAGGTATGATTTGTCCTTATTGCCATACCAAAGTAATTTATGTGGGTGAAGATTTTGAAATGACTGGTTGGATTACTCTTAAAGATGAATATCCAATCATTCATCCGAATTTGTTTTATGTATTGGAAAGCTATATTGGTAAAGACCAGTTTGCTTCTATTGTAGAACCAATTATTGATCTTGATGAGAATGGTAAACCAGTACAAAAGTATTCTTCTAAAATTATTAAATCCACCGCTAAAAGGTCTACTAGAAAGACTAAATTAGATGAAAAGTATAAAGGAATTGGATTGATTGAATTTTATCATAAATTTGATGAAATTCTGGAATATTTTCATAAGAAAAATAAAAATAAGAAACTTGATTATTACCAAGATATCTTAGAGAATAGAGATAAAATCTTTATTCATAGTATTCCAGTGTATTCTACAGCTCTTAGGCCATTTGATAGAAGAGATGGTAGATTTACATACGAAAAAACTAATGGTATTTATAATATGATGGCTAAGTTAGCTGCTAAGATTAATGATGATACATTGTCTATTTATAGAATTCCAAAGCATAGAAATGTACTATTATGGAATCTTCAACAGAGATATCTGGAGTTGTATACTGAAGTAATTAATATTTGTAAAGATAAGAATGGTGTTATTAAAAGACTGATTGGTGGTAGATGTGGATTTACATCTAGATCAGTTATTGTACCAGATCCTAAACTTAGAGTAGATCAGGTTACATTGTCTTATTTTTCATTATTAGAATTACTTCAACAAACTGTAATTAATATTTTGGTAAGAACTTATAATATTTCATATAATACAGCATATATGAGATATAAACAAGGATTACTGAAAGAGGATAAACGTATTAGAGATATTATTCAAAATATCATCGATACATCTGGTATTAATGTATTGATTAATCGTAATCCTACAATTAATTATGGCTCTATTCTGGCAGTACACTGTGTAGCTATTAATGATGACTATACAATGGGTATGCCTTTACAGATTCTTGCAACTATGGCAGCAGACTTCGATGGTAAATAATTGCCAATTATACTAGCGATAGTGTAATTTAAAATACGTGAATTGCTGGAAAGTGCTAAAGCTTATAGAGCTACAACATAATACGATAGAAAGTATAAGTGTGAATGCGGTAGAAATACAGAAAAAATCTATAAGATTACTCATGGAGAAATCCTAAAAGTAGATACAATGTACAATCAGCAGCAAGTTTTAGAAATATGAATTTCTAATTCTGTTCAACGACTATCCGTAAGGAGTAGGATACAAGTGTATCCGAAGTGCGTATCATCTCTATGAGATGTAGATATAGTCTCTACTCATTTTAACGAATGAGAAGTTCATAAGAGAACTGCATAGAGTAACGACCTATGTGAAGATAAAGGATTGCTTGAATATTATCTATGTTCCAAATAAGAAGTTTTGGGAATCTGCTATGGAAGTATTCAATCCAAGAAATTCTATGATGATTTCTAGAAATGATGGAACCTTTAACAATGATATGAATATCTTTAAAGATATGATTATTAATTCTAATGGGTTAATCAATCTTGGTAGAGATTACTATTCTAATGAGCAGAAACAAAGGATAAAACAGATAAAAGAAAAATATCACTTGGATTAATTATAAAGAGATGCTATTTTTAGCATCTCTTTATTTTTTGGACATATCATTAATTTTAGAAAGGAGGAGAGTATATGGGATTTAATCATGATAACCCTCAGTATTTAGTAACTACTCATGATTCTCCAATAAAAGATTTAAAACGATTTAAGAACGAATATGCTATGTCACTATGTATTCCATCGGTTTCTTCATCATACTCTATATGCGTAGAATATATGAGAAAATGGTTTAAAAATAAATTTCAACCTGATTTCTTTAAATCAGAATATATAGCAGGTAGAAATATACTTAGAGATTTTTTATCTAATGATATGATTAATAATATTAGAAAGAATAAACCAGCTTTAGCTATTAGACCTAGAATGGATTATACTTTTAATAGAGAAAATACTGATTTATACTTATTAGGAAGAAATATTATTAATAATAGAACTAGATTTAAGGATTGTTTCTTTGTAAATCCTACTAATAAGAATATGGTTTCTCTTACTTTGGAACAATGGAAAGTAGATTTTGAATTTAGAATCAAAGTATCTTCTTTTAATACTGCTATGGATTTATATAAATTTATGCAAGTTGCATGTAGAGCTAATGCTACTGAAACTAGATATGCAGAAATAGATTTTAATGTTCCTAAAACATTAATGTTAGCTATAGCTAAAGATTCTGGATTTGAAATTAAAAATGAACAAGTAGTAGATAATTGCAAATTCTTATCATTCTTAAATAAGAACTCTAGATTACCATTTGTTTGTAAGTTTAGAGGAACTAAAGGAGAATATGAATATTTCATTAAGCTTACAGATATGTATGTGCATCTTAGATGTGGTGATATAGATGTAGATGAAGGGGAAAGAGAAGGGCAAACAGATAATAACTTTGTTGTATCTACCCAGATAGAGTGCTTATTCCCAGCTCCTAAATTCTATGCTTATTATTCTAAAGATAAACATGATTTTGCATTAATAGATAAAGCATTAAAATGCACTATTTATAATCTCTATATTGGAGCAATACCATTTAAGAATGAAAAAGGTTGGAATCAGTATATGACTACTGATTATATAGAAGATAATGATGTATATGAAAATCATAAACCTTCTGTAATTCATTTTAAAGAACTCATACAATCTAGAAATGAAAATTCATTATTTGATATAGCTGAATATACTAAATCCATATTTATATCTCCATCAGTATTTATGGATATAAAATTGTTTAATGGATTATCTGAAGTTCCTATACAAATAGATTGGAATACTTATACAATTACTACTAATCGGCCATTAGTAGAAAGAACATCAGAATTAGTATTCTATATAGATTTAGAGTTTATAAATAATTATGCTATAAATACTCAAAAAGGTTATTCTAATAGAGTAAAAGACCAAAATAATAATATATAATATTGGATAGCTCTATATAGAGCTATCCAATTATTTTGTTGTATTTATATTATCAATAATCTTAGGGTCATTAATAACAGATTGTATAACGGCTTTATCGAAGTTACTATTAGCATTATTAGAATAGATGGACGTTAATACACTATTTTCTTTTTTTATGTTAGATTGAAGATATAATAAATTTATATATTCTCTATTAACAGCATCTTCTTTAAAGCTAACGTTTATGTTACGATATTGAAGTTCATATATTGATAATAGTAACAGTGAAATAGCCATTAACGCATAGAAAATGTGCATATATACTGATGATTTTATATGAATTTAAACCCACCACCTATCTTTAGAACTTAAAAATAGTTTTATGTTTAAATACATTATCATTTAATAAGTTTATTTGAATATTATCTTTAGAAATTTTATCATTCTTAATTACTGAGAATATAAAATTATCTTTTGGGTATTCAATATCTTTTATTTTTTCTAATTTAGTTATTATAGCTAACGTATTAGGATGATCCATTAGGTCTATAGAGAAGTATTGTTTTACTTTTAATGGATAATTATTGGCTAAAATTAACCCATTATAACCAGAGTAATATTTATTAGTCATATATCCATTAGAATTAATGGCATTAAACATATTGAAATCATAAATAAAACTTTTTAAATGAAATGGTCTACAATGGTATACATGTGAGTTTAAATTCGTTTCTATTGCTTTATTTGACAATAGAAAGTTAAATTTAGCAATTTGATTATCTTTCCAATATATATACATAGTTCCATCTGAGAAGTTGGAAACTAATTTAAAACCATTCCCATATAATCCAAATAGATTAATATCATCTTTAGAAATAGATGAATATTGTATATGAGCATAATTAGTATGCTCATATACAATAGAATGATTATTGTAAATAATAAACCAACCGTAAGATTGTTCAGATGAATTGGTATATAATGGAATAGATCTTAATTCATATACCATCATTAAGTATAATATCCTGATATTCTTACTTTAAACTGGTGTAGACCTTTTAATGCATTTATTTTAGGAACTACTTTTAAACGAACAGTAGCAAAGTTAGACGTATCAGTTGTAGAACCAGAGTTAGCAGCACCAGAAATTACATGATTTTCTTTGTCTATACCAGTAGCACTATCAGAACAAATTTCTAATATATCATCCCCACCAATGGCATGGAAGCCGTTAAGAGCTGAGATAGATTCATTCTTATAATTAGCTTGTACCCATTTATCAGTAACTAACTGTTCATTTAAGTTATCACCATTAATATTCTTAGTGGTGATATAAGAACTTACTAAGTCAGCTGCACTTTCAATGCCACCTTTATTATTCCATATATGGATTTCTTTAGTTTCGGACTGAGGTACAGCAGAGCCATTATTTACATCTAAGGTTCCTACTCCCCAAGGAGAACTGATTTCCCTATCATCCCTATCACAAATAGTGATAATTGGTGTAGCACTTGCCATATATCCTCCTTTGCTAGTTCATACAATATAGACTATTATTCAGCAGCAAAGAGCTTATCGATTTCGCTATCAGAAATAGCTTCTACAGGAACTTCTGCTGCGGAATCAGACGGAGTATATCCAAGAGCTGCAATTACATTTTCCTTGGATACAGAAATTGTGCCAGTCTTCACGGTAATGTTGCTGCCAACAGTTACACCGCCGAGTGTAGTAGCGGAAGCCTGAGGAAGAACATAGTTGTTAGCACCAGCTTCAATACCATTAAGTTTGGTAAGAAGTTCAGTTGTGAAGTTGTTATCAGAGAGGTCTTTACCAGTGGTGATAGCAACATAAGTGGTTGTAGCATCAGCTTTGGTAAGGAAGGTAGTATTGGTTTCTTCTTTAGTGTAAGCACCTACATTACCAGCAGGAATAACAATATCAGCAGAGCCATCGAACGGAACACCAGCAATCTTTCTAGCAGTTGCAAGTTTAACAGCAGTATCAGCAGATGCTACAGAGTTGCTAATCTGAATGTACTGTGTACCAGACCAACGATAAATATCGCCAGTATCAATAGCTACATAAATCTTATCAGCTTCACCAGTTCCAGGGAAAGCAGCCTTGTTTTCATATTCTTTTACGTCATCAACATAAGACGGTAACTGTTCGGTCGGAATCTTACCAGCAGCGTCAAGGGTAGCAACACCATTTATAGCACCTTTTTCAGATTCAGCGATACGAGCAGTTGCATCTACAGCATTGATAGTGATAGCTTTAGAACCATCGAATTCAACACCGTTAATTGTTACAGCAGTTGCAAGTTTGGTTGCAGTATCTGCGGCAGCAGCATGAGTAGCTTCAGCGGCAGTGTCAGCTGTACCAGCGGTATCAGCCTTACCATGGAGCGGTAACTTGGTGTCATCTGCTATAGTGATATCAGCAGAACCATCAAAGAGTACACCGTTGATCTTTACCTGATCAGCAAGTTTGGTTGCTTTATCAGCAGTGCCATGAAGTGGCAGATAAGTGGTATCAGCAGTAGCCTTCTTGAGATAAAGCTTTTCAGCATCAGCAAGAGAAAGCTTAGTGCCATCTTCAATAGTGATAGCTTTAGAACCATCAAAATCAACACCGTTGATAGCTACAGCAGCAGCGAGCTTTGCAGCGGTATCTGCTGCGCCAGCAGTATCAGCTTTAGCATGAATACCTAAGAATTTTGCTTCATTAGCTGCATCTTGTTTTGTTTTAAAATGGACTAAACCAGCTGCGTCAAGAAAATATTTAGTTTCTGGCATATTGTATGTCTCCTTTTAATAAATAACCATTTTATTCAAACATCTTATCAATCTCAGAATCTAAGATTGTATTATATTTAGATAAAACGGTATTAGTAATATCCTTGAGTTCTAATAGTTTTACAGTACCATTAACTGATACTAATGATAATGTTGTTTCAGAACTATCATCATATCTAGCATTTACTATACTAGTTTCATATAAAACTTTGTATTCTTTTTTGTCTTTATCAAATCTATAAATAGTTCCATTTTCATCATCAATATACAGAGCTTTACTATCTGGATTTTCTGATGGATATGGGAATGCATCTTTGTTAGGATAATTCTGAATTTTATTATCAAGTTGCTTTTTTAATTCATCAAGGTCATCCTTGGTAGTTGGCTTACCACCAGGATTGTTAGCAGCGTATAATGCCTTACTGGTTTTCATACCAGTAAAGTCATTTAATGTAGTAATAGATGCTGGAATATTAGCATAGAATTTGTTAATAATTCTACCAGCTTGATTGATTTCAATAATGATATTATGAGAAGTAATTACAAAGATATTATCATCAATATCACCATCTACAGCTATAGGATGGAATTCTTGTAATCCAACTGTTCTAATAATAGAGTTTGGATCAATCATAGTAATAGTTCCTTCGCCATAGTTTGTAACGATAATATTATTTTGATTATCTACAGTAATAGCACTAGGCTTTTCTCCTACGTCAAATGATAAACGTTTGCAAAATCTATCATTTGCCATAAGTTTGTATATCTTAGAATCTTTGCATAATACATATAACGTATTATGCTTATCAACACATACATCTATAGGATTAGAAAGTAATCTAATCTTTTTATAAGATATATATTTACAGTTTTGGTAAGAAATAATGGAAATAGTATTTTCAATACTATTGCAAACATATGCTGAGCCATTACTGTCTACTATGATATTTGTAGGGCCTAAACCAACTGGGATATCATATTTAATAGTGTCATCCATGATTACAGATACTGTATTTTCGTTAAAGTTAGAAACGAAAATAGGTGAAGTGCTGCACTCATGTAAAACACCTTGAGCTATACCAGAAGAACCATCACTAAGACGAATAGTTTTAACGAAGGTCTCTGCTTTGGTATTAAACTTAAATAAATATCCAGTAGGAGATAAGATATATACATTGGATTGGTCGGTTGAAACCAATACTTTGCAATCTCCAACTGGTACACATGTATTTACAACAGGAATAGTATAAGTTTCTTGCTGTAATTCATTATTTTCATATTTATACAGTTTATTTCTAATACCATCAACAAGCCACAATGTCTTTAAGTATGCCATTGAAATATTAGCTCCTCCTTTCTAAAATATTATATTAATGTTTATTTCTTAATAGTGATATTTATGTTGTTATTCATGCTATTATCGGTGTGGTTTTGATTGTTTTTATCATCATCGGTTTTATCGCTTAGTAATTTTTTTATGTCATCTTTGTCTCGAAAAATTAAAACTTTTATAATTAAAAACACATCATTTAGGTTTGAAAGCTTTCCTAAAAGCTCCATACTTATTAATCCTAAAAAGAAAGTTACACCTATAAAAGGCCTATATCCTAAAATTTTTAATAGATAGGAGCTTACGGAATAATCTAGTATAGAAGTTGATACAGTGGATAAGACTATAAGTCCAACTTTCATTCGTTTATGGTGATACAGTAATTCATAATAATTTTTTACTAGGCTTCCAATTAATGATATGGTAATTATTATAAGAATCATTAATAATTCTTCATCTAATACCACATCTTTTAGCATTATTTATCACCATCTTTCTTAAATTTGAATTTATATTTTATATAATTATTGGTTTTAAGGACTCCAATTATTATACTAATGGACAAAGATATGGTAATAGAAATAGAGAAAAGAATAGTTATGTATAACAAGTTATTCATTTCATGTTTATAATCTTCTATTATCGTATCATACTTATTTATATTATAGCTAAGAGGTTCTAAGGCTTTATATAAGTTTATTTCTCTCACTATTATGAAATCATAAGTATCATCTTGATTATTTATATTTACATAAGTAGGTATAAGAATATTATAATACTTATATTCAAAACTATTATTAGTGTTTAAAATTTTATCTATAGTTTCTTCAGAAGAAGTAGTATACTCTGTATTGAGTATATTATTATTAGTAGCTATGCTAGATTCCCATACTAAAACAGAATCTTCTTTATTAATAAGCTTATTTATAGCGGAAAAAGTAAGTTGAGTATTATTCTTTTTAGTAATATAATCATCCCAATTAGTAAACATTATCTCTGGTTTATTAGAAGATAAATTGTATATATTAATTATACCATTCTTATTACTAATAAACAAGATATGATCTGGATAATGTGTTTCAAAAATACTTGTTATTTTTGTATCATAAATAATTATATTGGAAAGTATATTTATAATTTTACTATCTAATACATCAGAGTTCATTTCTTTTTGTAATTGAGTTGTATCATAATTATCTTCTACGTAAGATTTAAAAGCACTTTCTATATAAGCATTTTGTAACTTAGCTTGTCTAATTCTGTTATCAATTATATAATGGATAGATTCAGCTTTCTTTTCCTCCAATATCTGTATATTTTCTGTTGTATCTTGCTTTATAGTTCTTATATCAGATACAAATATATCTGAAACTATAATAAAGCAAATAATAGGAATCAGAACTAATAAAAGATGAAATTTTTTACTGTCTTTATTCATTTTTTTAACACCCCATTTTGTATTTATAATATTTAATGTAATGTCGAAGCAAAATGGAGCACATTAACATACTAGTAACCTATAGGCGTAAACCTATTAGAATCAATAAGATTGGAGGTTTTTTAATGGCTGAAGTTGATAATGAAAATAAGATCACCTTTGAAGAATTAGCTCCATCATTACAAGAGCTATTTAAGGATACAGTAACTAAAGACAGTTTTGATGATTTAGTAAAAAAGCTAAATTCTATTGCAGATAATTTAGAAAATTTAACTGATCAATATGTAAAGAAAACTGAAGTATGGGAAGCATTCCATAAATTAGAAGATAATAAGAATCCTGGAACAAGTGATGCCGATTGGAATAAAGAAGGCATGTATGTAATAAACTATAATAAGCCTACTATTTCTAATCAACCTGCTAGTTCTGGCCAATTAATAAATATTCCTTATGATAAAGACGTAAATTATTCTACACAATTATTTATCTCTCAACCAGATGGAGACTTATATATTCGAGCTAGTAATGGAAATATAAATGGTACTAAGTTTAAGAGAGTTATGACTAGTGATGATGTAAGCGGTGTACCTGCTGTAGGAAGAGTTATATTCTATGCTTATGATGTAAATCCTAGTACGGAATACCCAGGAACACACTGGGTAAGAATTAGTGATGCATATGTAAAGTGTGGGTTTCCTACTGTAGGAGAAGTCAATATTAAGAACTCTACTACAGATGTAACTACTAAGACTGGCAGTGCCTCATTAAAAATAGCAGAAGTTAATTTGCCTCCGCATAGTCATAATGGTAGTACAACTAATACAACCGGTCAGCATCATCATGGAACCGCATTTGCTGAACGTTATCTAGATGGTGGCTATAAATGGGGATTATATGATAACTCGCAAAATAACTATGGTTCTAGCGGAGGTGAAGATCATGATAATGTTCTGCCTAATACTTCTACAGAAGGTGCTCATGCTCATAGTATTTCTTCAACCTCATCCCCTAATTGTAAATCTACTCCATTACCAAATAATCCATATGGTGCAGTATTAGCAGCTTGGTATAGAGTTTCATAATAGGTGATATTATGAATGATAATAACAAGGAAATTAGAAGACTAAGGTTAGAAGATTTAGATTCTTCTCTTCAAAATATTCTTCTAAATAGAATTACTAAAGATGACCCTACATGGAAAATAATAACTGAAATAATAGATGACCTTTATAAGAAAACTAATATTGAAAAGAAGAAAATTAATGTTACTATAACTAATCAGGATCCAGCTAATCAAATTATAAGAGTATATATAGGAAGTAATTTATATACTGAAGACTTTACTTGCTATAATACTGATAGATACAAAATAGTCATTACACCAAATACTTTTTTAAAAGCTGGTAATTGTAATGTACCTTTGACTGGATATTTTAGAGAAGATACTAACGTTATAGTTGGTAAAACTTCTTTAATAAAAGATCCCCAAGAAGATCCAAATAAACCAACGTATTCTATTAGAATTAAAATAGGGTATAATAGTACTCTTGGTGCATATGGTTTTAATGAAACTTATATTTGGAGTCCATCTACATTAAGTGATAAAACTGGTGAAGCTAATCCAGATAATATAATTGATATATTATGGATGACTAGTGCAGAAATGTCATATTATGCATTTTATGGTGGGGTTAGTGTAAGTGGTTTATTTAATACATTTTCATCTACTATAATCTCTCCTAAAGGTGAACGGTATGTAATAGCTGATAAAGTACCTAATTCAGAGTTTAATTCACATGGCGATTTAAGCGACACCCCTCTGCTAACAACAGAGAAAATGTTCAACTTATTTAAATCGTGGGTAGGGGAATGGATTACTGTAGAAATTTATTTAACATAAAAGGAGAACCAATATGGCAACAACTTTAAAAGGAACTATACGGGGGGGGGGTAACGTTTAGTGCCTCTCCTGCAACCGTAAGTATACCAACTGGGAGTGTTACACTTACTGAATCCCAGTATACATTTACTGTACCAGCTGGTATCAAAGTGATTGCATTAGAAGTAACAGTTGATCTTAGCGGCGCCGTCACTAGTAATAGTAGTCATACCACTCAGACCGTTTATATAGGGGTTACCCCTGGTTCATCTCATAAACTTAAACAATATCGTCGCCAATATAGTCAGACAATGCTTTTTGGCGTACAATGTGGTACACATAATGATGTGCGTTGGGTAGATCGTGGGGTACCAATTACAGTATATATTGATTCCGTTGCATACCGTATATCATGGTCGCCAGAGATTAATACCCATATACCAGATATTAAGGATTATTAAAAAAAGAAAGGATTTATAAATTATGACAACTTTAAAAATTATTCAATCTGCTAATCAGATTATTACAGTTTCAGATTTAGATTCTAAAACCTATAATGATGGTGATACTGTAGAAACTGGTAAAGAACTCATTGCTTCTATTAAAGCTAGTGAAGGTTATAAAGCTGGTACTTTAAATAAAGACACTTATACTGTAGCAGAAAAAGATACTACTGTTGAATTTAGTGCTACTGAAGCAATTAAATGCGTATTTGAATCTAATGGCGTAAAATATGCTACTTTCCAAGAAGCAGTAAATGCAGCTAAACCTAAGACTGAAACTACAATTACTCTTTTAGAAGATATTGATACTTGTGGTGCTCAAGTTGGTGTAGAAGGCGACCATACACAAGATAGATATATTACTTTCGATTTAAACGGTCATACATTAAATGTTTCTAAACTTCCTTTAGTAGGTGCTAATTTTAAATACCAGACTAATGCATTTAGATTTATGGAAGGTTGTAAAGTAACTATTAAGAATGGTACTCTTACTACTAACTTTGCAAATTGTAAAATGTTTATTCAGAACTATTCTGATTTAGTATTAGAAGATGTAGTTGTAGATATCTCTAAAGCACCTCAGTGCGGATATGCAGTTTCTAATAACTATGGCAGCCTTACATGCAAAGGAAATACTGTTTTAAATGCTCCTAATACTGATGGTCATCGTAGAGTAGCATTTGATTGCTATTATGGGTTATTAAAGAAATACTATGATGCTGCTCCAGTAATCACTTTTGGTAAAGACTTCACTGGTAAAGTAGTAGGTGCTATAGAATACGATAAATCTTCTTCAGCTCCTGAAACTCTTCCAGGAACAAATACTAAGTGGACTGATTCCGCTAAAATTACTATTGATAATGGTACTTTCGATGTTGAACTTTCTGGTGTAACCAATAAAGATACAGCTTCTATTGTTATCAATGGTGGTAAATTTGTAAATGAAGTTTATAAAGATACTACAATTCCTCAGAACTGGAAATCAGAAGAATACGTTAAGAAAGAAGAAGAAGAGAAAGCAGAAGCTAAAGCTGCTGCTATTACTCCAGTAATTAACTATATTTTAGATATGAACAATATGAGATAATTTATTTTAGTTTGTGTATAGATTAGGGGTATAAATAATAATGAAATATTTCTATATTGAAGTAAAGAATGATAGTGATAAATATGTTTGGGTTAAATTTATACTATCTAAGTATAATGAACTTACATTAAATGACATTGTTTTATCACTAAATCAATTTATTATTAATACGAATCCATGTGATGTATTCTTTAATTGTCCTAATACATTATTCAAAAAAGTAAATAATAGCGAATATAAAACATATAATAAAAAATCTAAAATTAGAACTATTACAGTTGAAAACAAAGATGCTATCTATACACAAACTTACTCTTCTTATTCTGCTATGAAAAACGCTTTATATAATTTATTAACAAAAAGAAAGGAAAAAGAATGGATAGAATAGTATCTATAGAAGAAGCTAAGCAAATTATTTCTGATGCATATTCTTATATTTGGGAAAATGCTAAAGCGTATGATAGAGATGCAAAAATTTATTTGCATTGGACTGCTGATAACTATACAAACGTTTATGATGACTATAATTTCTGTATTGATGGCGAAGGTAATATTCATTATACTGGTGATGTAAATGAGCCTATAGCTGCTACATATAAGAGAAATTCTGGGTCTATTGCAATAGCTCTTTGCTGTGCTTATAATGCTATGTGCTGGACAGATGGTACCTATGACTTAGGGCCATACCCTCCTACTAAGGCTCAGATATGGTCTATATCTGCATTAACTGAAGCAGCAGCAGATGCTTTAGATTTAACTATCGATTTAGATAGAGTTATGACTCATGGTGAAGCTGCTGATAATGAAGATGGATTATATCTTCATGAACCATATGCAGTATGGTCAGATCCACAGCCTAGTGATGGTATTACTAGATGGGATTTAGCTGTTCTTGAAGATGGAGATGAATGGCGTTCTGGTGGAAATACCATCAGAGGGAATGCTATTTGGATTCATCAACATAAAGATGATGAAGAGTAAGTAGCAGAAAATATTAGTAGCCGTTTATATGGCTACTAATAATCTTTTTTACATTATATTAATTTTATTTTAGGAGGAATAACTATGAAACCATTTAGAGAAGTTTATGATTGTGATTCCATCACATTGGATATTACCAATGATTGCAACTTTAACTGCATTTATTGTTTTGAAAAAGATAAAAATAAAAAATATATGAAACCAGAATTAGCAATAGATGCTATGAAGTTAGCATATAATGATTTATCTGGTTCTAATAGAAGATTTCAAGTTAATTTCTTTGGTGGAGAACCATTATTGAATTGGGAATGTATTAAAGCAGTTATAGATGATAATAACAAGCACCATAGATTAGTAGATTATGGTATGACTACTAACTTGTCATTCTTACCTAAAGATTTTATTAAATATGTGGATGATAATAATATTGGTTTATTAGTATCTATTGATGGCGTTAAACATGTTCATGATAAGAATCGTTCTAATTCATGGAATCAAGTAGTAAAGAATTTAAAGATTCTTATTACTAATGGATTAAAAGTATTTATTGAAGCTAGAATGACTATCTTACCAGAAGATGCAAAGTATATGTATGATGGTGTAGATTATTTGGTAAATACTTTAGGATTAGATTCTATTTGCCCTATGCCAGTTACAGACGTAGAGTGGACAGAAGAACAGCTGAATGATTATAAAGAAAACTATGCTAAATTAGTAGATATGTATATTGATAAACTTAATGAAGAAGGTTCCAAGAGAAATATTGCTATTAAAAATATTGATGACTTTATGAGACAAGTTATGGAACCAGAAGTATCTGATGATTTACTTTGCCCTATTGGATTGAATAAATGGTGCACTATTGATTACAATGGAGATATCTATCCATGCCATCAATTACCAACTTCTAAAGATGAAATTAAATCAGTACAGAAAATTGGTAATATCTATACTGACGTAGATGAAACTAAAGTTCATACTGATAGAAAATATAAACAAGCAGTATATCAAAAAGAAGAATGTGAAACTTGCAAAGCTAAAGGCAACTGTAAGAATGGCTGCCCTGAAGAGAATCTTAGAGAAAATGGTGACGAGAATAAAGTATTACAATCTTATTGTGACCTTCATAAGATTATGACTAATATAATTATTGCTAAGCAAGATGAGATTCTTAATGCTACTAATATTAGAAGCAGATATTTAAATATTCTTAAGTCTAATTTAGAAATTAAGAAGTATATTGATATGATTATGGATACTGCTGATTTAGATAATACTTTTGCATTAAAACTTAGATTGGTTCATCTTAAAGAAATGATTAATAATTTAGGTTCTGATAATGTATTCCCTACATTTGAAGAATACTTTAGAAAGAAATCTGAAATTCTTATGACTATGATTTTATATTCATTGAATAATAAAGGCGGTGTACAAGATAATGGAAAAGATAGTGAATAATGGTATACACTATAATTTAGTCAATTCTAGTAAGTCTATTTATGATAATATGATTGAAACTATGCTGTCTAATATAGACGAATTAGAAAAAGATGAATATAGAAAGAAACAGATTGTAGAATATTCTAGAATTGGTGTTCCTAAAACCGTTCATTCTATTATTAGTTTAATCAGCCAAGGTGATATTATTAAAGCAGAAGATGCTAAATCTATATATGATTTATGCAAATCTATTTCCGATGTATTACAGAACCATTCTTGGAAATATTGGAATAACAATGGTACATGCGGATTAGTTTGCCAAGTATCTTGCCAATCTGGTTGTCAAATATCTTGCCAATCCTGTTATGGCGGTACATGCCATGATAAATCATGCAGATGGTAAAAAGGAGGAATAAATATGGCTACAGAAGTAATAAGACAATCTGTAAGATATTACATACCAGATTCTCCTAATAAAGATAATTTCGTTACAAATGATTTTTTTAATAACACAATAAATTGTTTGCTTACAAATATTACAGAATTAGATTCTATCAATGCTGTTACTGCTAATGAAATAAGTAGAAAATCTGGTGGCGGTTATAATGAAACTATTACTCAGCTTTCTAGAATTACTTCTACAACAAATTATAACCAGTTAAAAGATATCAACAGCAGAATTCAAAAACAAAAAATAATTACAGCTAATGATATAGGTCTTATTTATAATATAGCAAAATATTTATTACAACAAATGAATGCTAATTCTGATTATTATTGGGCAGGTCCATGTACACTTGTATGCCAAGTATCTTGCCAATCTGGTTGTCAAATATCTTGCCAATCCTGTTATGGCGGTACATGCCATGATAAATCATGCAGATGGTAAAAGGAGACAGCATAAATGCGACAGCCTAGAGAAATATTTTTATTTTTAACTAACCAATGCCCTAATAGATGCCATTACTGCTATATCAAGTATAATAATGACTGCCTTACAGAAAAAGACATAGATGAGTGTATAGAGCAGAATAAACCAGATAGACTGGTATTCTTTGGCGGAGAACCATTATTAAAGTTAGATTTAATGGAATATACCTTGGAAAAATACCATGACCAAATGAAATTCCAAGTTATAACTTCTACTATGGCAAATTGGAAAGAATTCATAAAATTTCAAAAGAAATGGAATATTGATATTCAAATTTCATGGGATGGATTTAAAGATTCTAGAGTAGATACTTCTGGTAATAGTATAGCAGATAGAGTATTGAATAATATTAATTATGCTATTGCTGAAGGAATAAATAATTTTGCTGTTAAGACAGTAATTAATAATGCTAATGTAACTGATATACCAAGATTACATAAATTATTTGTTCGTTTAGATAAAGAGTTTAATATAAATGGGCAATATTGCATTGCTAGAGGAGAAGACCATAATGATCAATGGTTTAAAGATTTAGAAGAAAATCTTTATTGTACTTTTGAAGGAATGTTTGATCATCCATATGCAGAAAATCTTAATAAGATTATAGCGTATATAGATCATGCTCCAATGCAGTCGTGTGCAGCTGGCAAAGAAATGTCTTATCTTACAGATAAAACTATATCATCATGCACTTCTATAGCATTCACTGATAAGAAATATGAAGATTTTGATAAAATACAGAGGCGTTGTACTAGTAAAGACTGTCAAATAGATACTTGTAGATACTTCTATCTTTGTGATGGTGGTTGCAGATATGAAAGAATATTAAAATTTGGTGATAAATGGCTAGAAAATCATACACCAGAGACATGTAAATTAATGAAAGTTTATAATAATTTAATTGAAAAATATTTATCATCGTTAGATAATGAAAGTCTTAATAGATTATACGAATTAATTATAAGGTATAAGAAGGAAATGCTCGAGTATTTAAGTTAAGGAGGAAGTTATGATATATTTTTTACCAGAAAGAATTTATCAATACATTAAAGAAAATAATATAACTGATGTATTGGATAAACTTACAGATATATCAAATAAGTTTAATACATTCGGCACATTTAAAGAATATATTCAATTCTTTTCAACAATTATAGACTATGATAATCATAAAGAAGAATTTGATAAAATAGATGATTCTATTAGAAATGCTATTAAAGACAAGCCTATATTATTACAGGAGTTTGATATTATTAGTAATTCTAATATTTCTATAGATTATATTCATAATACTAAAGCATTAGATGATGAAAACTATTTAGCGTTATTAATTGCATTTATAGATTTTAATGATCCTAATAAAAAAGATGTTTATTTCTCTTATATGAAAACCTTTATTAAATATTTTGAATCTCATGAATCTAAAGATTATAGCAAATTCATTTATTATAACTATATTGCTTATAAGATTCTCATAGATAGTGCTTCTAGAGACTTTATTACAAGCTCTATGTCTGAAGAAGATATAACCAATAAATGCATGAATACTATTAGAAAGTATTATAACAAGATTTTAGAGTATTCTGACGATAAAGATAATATTAATTCCCAATTTTGTGATTGGGTATGCTTCTATATTCATAATATTAATCAGCTTTTAGAAGATAATAAAATTAAAGTAGATCTTAAGAATTTGTATAATAAACTTGATAATTTCTTGAATAGTGAAATCGGAGATTATCAATATAAAAAATACAATTATGGCTATTTAAGATTCTGTGATATTATGCTGACGTACTTATTATTTTCCATTGGTAATGCAAATAAAAAAGAAAGAATTGAAACTTGCAAAGAATTATTGAATAAAATTATAGATTTATTTAATGACGGTTTATCTGATACATATATTCTTCTTAGAGGATTATGCTATTATGACAGAATAAAAATAATTAAATATGCGGCTTTGTTAAGAAAATATGCTACTATAGCTATTAATAATGAAAAGATTTTGAATGGTAAAATCATCAATGCTTCTCCAGATGATTTAAAGTTTATACTGTCAGATGAACTTATAGTTACTAAGATGGATATTTATAATTCTAATAGAATTAATAGCACAGAAGCAATTAAACAAGTAGACAATGAAGCTGAATTAATTAGTAATTTTATCAAATTGGTAGGTATGTAGTAAATGTTTGAAAAAATAGACTCTTTAGGGATAAAATTTAACGATTTTTGTAATTTAAATTGTAAGTATTGCTTTGAAAGCATTGATTCTAGAAATAAGCATAATGTGTTTAATAAGAATGAAGCATTATTACAGTTTTTAAAGAATATAAATATAGGGCCTAGATTATTTATTAATTTATTGGGTGGAGAAGTTACTTTGTATCCTAGAGAGCTATATGACCTTTGTAAACAAATAAAGAAGATTGAAAGATATAAAGATACTACAGTTGATATTGGTATAATCTCTAATGGTACAAACCATAACTTCATTATGGATGATTTAATTAAAATCATTACACCTAAGTTTTTAAAGATATCTTGGGATGGTACACATGCGTCTAAGATAGCTCAAACACATCTTACTGATAAACAATTATCTACCATAGTAGATAAAGTAGGCAATTCTATATATAATGAAGATGTGCTAATAGCTATAGCTGTAACTAAAGATAACTTAGTGTATTTAGCAGATTCGATTCAATATGCTTTAGAGCATGGATGCCGACACATATCATATTATTTTATATTTAGTGATGAGTATTTCGAGTATTATAGTAGTAAAGAATTTACAGATATTTTTACTCATCAATTACATAGAATATATTTATTATATAAACAGTATGATTTTATTTTAGAGAATCTTACTTATCTGATTTATAATAAGTATATAAATACCCATTTTAATTATAAGCATGCTTGTGGTAGAATGGGCAGGATGCTTATAGTGGATCCTTTTGGAGGTATATATCCATGTTTAGTGTTAAGAGAATACGATATATTAGAGAATACTAAAAACTTTAAGATTGGTGATATTGATACTGGATTAGATGCCTCTTCAATACACCAATTTGAAAAATATTATAATGCTCTAATAAAAAGTATTAATACTAGCTGCCATGGATGTAATGATTTGCCATATTGTGTAGAGTGTCCTTTAGATATAAAATACATGTATGATAATTATCAAAAGTGTATGTTTAAGAAGAAAATATATGATATAGAGAGACGGTCTTTTGATACATATATAACTAAGAATGATTTGAATAGAATTGATAAAAAGTTTAATTTAGATTATTATAGTAAGGGATTTATTCCAGGAAGCCAATATATAACTTCATTATGAATTATTAACCATGTATGGATATCCATACATGGTTATATTACGAATTTTAACATTATCTTAAAAAGGAGGGTATCGAATGAATAATATAATAATGAAGTCATATGATTTAAATAGCTCTCCATTAGATAATGTTTTGTCTAGTGATGGATTGCATTTTGATTATGATAAACCATTTTTTTTAATAGCTAATCTTCCTATTAAAAATAAAACAATGTTTGAAATAAATATAACAGATTATTACCCTATAAATAAATTACAGCATATTCCTCTATATGTAGGAATTAGTAGAGAACCTTCATTAGGTGTATTGATTGCTGATTATGCTATATCATCTTTATTCTATGATGTAACTGACCCTAAGTATGAAATACTGTCTAATGAATTACCAGATAATGTATTATATATAGATGGCAGTAGTACAGATGCTGATGGTAATAGTGTTATAGGAACAAGAAAACCTGGTATAGGAGACACTATAGGAGTAGCAGTAGATTATAAAACTAATAAAATTAAACTATTTGTAAACTATAACAGTGAATATCCCTATGATGGAGAATATGATAAACCATTTTATTCATATACACCTCCATTTAATTTAGCTGAACAACCTAATATGTATTTTTGTATATATAGTAATATAGATTATAAATACATAGAAGAAGATTATAATTATAGAATAGCTTCTATGGAAGATTTAAAACATATTTCAGGATATGTAAATTTTGGTAAAAATGGATTAACTCACCCAGTACCAGGATATGATTCATTATATAAAGCCTATTATGAGCGTATGGCTGACCAAGAAATACATGCAGAATTAGGGTCAGATGATAGTCCATGTTTTGTTTATATAGGCGGTGATATATTTAACCCCTATAGTATTCAATGGGATGGAGAATTATCCGTAGAAAATGAATTAGAACCAGATACAGATAATTTAGCTTTAGTAACAGATGATCCAGAATTTATTACTACTGATAGTAATAAATATCATATGAATGCTAATAATTATATTAAAGCTGACTATGATTTTGAAACAGGTGGGTATAATAAATATGGTATTACAAACTCTTATAAAGTAGGAGGTAATGTATATATAAATTATCCTATACCCACTACAGATAAAATATACTTTGAGTATACAGTTAAAGAAGGGGAATTAAAGAATAGAATAGTAGGTATACCTATTTCTATGGGTATAACTAGTGTTCCTTTAGTAGGTGAGCCTAGTCAAGAAAAGGTTACTAACCCTAATACTATAATGACTGAATCTATTAGAGTAAATCTATATAGAGGTAATTGTTTTATTCCTAATGGTTTGGATAATTCTGGTGGATTTTATTTATTTCATTTAGTAAGAAACTCTGCACAAAATTCTGATAAGAATGATTTACATTATCTAGAAAATGTAGAAACTTCTATATCCCCAGAACAAGGAAATACTATAGGGGTAGCTTTAGATTTAGGTAATAACCTTATGGATATTTATGTAGAAGGTGTTAAACTAGCATCTCTAAATTTAAAGTATACTAAAGAGAATATAGATTTTTCTAATTTTAATAAAGATGATAATGGTAAAATACAATATCCATATTTCTTTATACATGATGAAGGGGTATTTAATAATAAAGTAACAGGTACATTTAATTTTGGAGAATCTAAGTTTGATAGTAAAATTCCAAAAGGATATATAAGTTTATATGACTTTTATAGTGTAGATAAAAGAAGAATTATATCTAAAGATTTAAATTGCACTGTAAATATTAATGCTGAAAAAATAGTAAGTAAGTTTATAGATTCATACGTAAATATAAATAGAGTCGTAGATGTTAAATATGAAGGCTTAAATGATATGATATTGTCCGATAATAATGTAGACGACTTCTATGCTCATTATTTTGAATTTGATACTGATGGAATGAATGAATTAAATGAACTTATTAGCAAAGAAAATAATGGATTAGTACTAACCCATAAAGAACGCTCTTTAGATATAGACTACTCTAATATTCCTATTTATAAAGTGAATATAACTAAATATACAAATCAGAGAATTATAGTAGAATGTAATGGTAAAACTTATACTGAATCTTTTGAAGTACCTGAATATTCATTAATTACAGTAAGAACTGAATCTATAGATGGAAAGTATAAATATACTCCAGGTACTCCTAATGTAACTAAAGCAGTTATTACTAGTAATACCACTTTAACTGCTACTCCTGCATCTTATAAAGAATACAATATAATTATTAATCAGGTACAGAATCAGATTATTACTGTATATAATTTAAAAGATGGTGTAGAAGAAGCACATACATCTTCATTTGTAGTAAACTCTAGATATCCTCATATAAGAGCTGAAATAACTTATATTGCAGAAGGGTTTAATAAAGGTGTATTGAATATAACTGAAGCAGATGTAACTGAAGATACTATAATATATTCTACTAAGATTACTGATGTAAGATACAATATAACTATTGAAGCTACTATGGATGAAATGATTACAGTTATCGCTGAAGGTATTTCTAGAACTAATAGTAAAGGTGCTAATAAATTTACTATTGGTTATAATAAATATTGCAGAGTATCGGTTAAATCTATTAAAGAAGGTTATATAGCTGGTAGTTTGTATTATTATGGTAAAGATGGAGTTAAACATGATATAGTATCTTCTATTCAAGTTACAGAAGATATTACTATAGGTGCTACTAAAGTTGTTCCAGATATTGTATATATTACTATAAATAATTCTGAAGCTAATGAAGCTAAGATAGATGTAACTAATGTAAATAAAGTATCTGATACTAAGTATTCTATCAATAGAAATAGAATAGCTAATATTTCAACTAAGCCTAAAGAAGGTTACTATTTCGATCATTATGAGATAGAGTATAAAAAATAAAAAATGATTTATAATATAACTTATATGTAATCTATTTATAGTACTTTATACACTAATATTTATATCTCTTAAAATGAAAGGTACTAAGGTGCTTAATTATGAGCGAAAATTTTAACTTCAATAACTCTAACGAAACTACTGCAAATTCTTCTATTCCAAGCTTTTCTAGCTTTAAAAACAAAGATGGTAGTGATCCAACTCAGCAGAACAAAAATTTCAACAATAAGAAGAAAAATCGTATTGATGAAATTATTGATAAGCCGATTACTATTACTGCAGTAAATTACAGAAAATCTAATTACGACGATAATAAAGAATATCTTGTTCTTGAATACACTGATGAAAATGGCGAAGAATGTTATACTTCCACAGGTTCTTCTGGTATTCGTTCTGCAATCGAAAACAAAGGTGAAAACCTTACATTCCCTTGCAGAGCTACAGTAGTACAGCGTACTTCTAAATCTCATCCAGGTTGGAAATACCTTACTTTGAATTAATAATCAAATATTTTTAAACTACTATAAATAGAGAAACAATTTATAAAGCAAAGGCATTAACACAACACATTAACAACGACTTATTAGACTAGCTCTATTAAAGAGCTAGTCTAATATTTTACGCATTTTTAATATCTGAAATTATATCTTTACTGGAAAGACTAGTTCTACAATATGTATTAATATCATTTCCTATAGTAAATTTTATAGTATATTCATCAGAAGAAAGAAAAGATATAGGAGCAATCATCAATGAATATTGTACAGATACATTATTAGAATTAGGCCTTTCTATATAACTAGTTACTCTAACATAAGATACTAATTTATTTGTTTCTATTGTATTATCAAACCATACTACATTAGAATCTGATGTAATACTAATAGTGCTTAATGGAGCATCAACTCCATTCTTTTTTATTATAGGCATCTCTATTTTTACGTATTCACACCAAGTAGGGAATATTATATCATAGCTTTTTTGAAATAAGTATGTATTATTACCATTTACATCAGTATGCATAGATAAAGGCCATTCTAAAGTTTGAAAGGATGGTATAGGCTTTACTATAGGGGTAATAATACAATCATTTTTTACAGGAAAGCTATATAAAGCTTTGTTTATAATTTCAGTACTCATATATGTTTACCTACTTCGTATCCTACAAACCCAGCTACAATACCAGTCACAACTTTTTGTCTTTTTAATCTACGTTCTGTCTTCTTTACTTGATTCACGTAATTGTTGAAGGAGGTCTCTAATTTCTCCATCTGTAGTTGTAAGTTGGTCAAGTTCAGATTGGCCATCTGTAAGTTCTTTTCTGATGTTTCCAGCTGTGATTGAAGCTTCGTTATTTGACTTTGTTGCTGAGTCAATAAGCTCTGACTTGTCTGATTGGAGCTGGTCAATTCTTGATATACTGTCTCCCATACTGTCAACTGTTCCTTCAGTTGATTGTATTGACTCACCAAGTTTTGATATTCCTTCTGCTGTTCTTTGTCCTTCATCTTGTAATTCTCTATTTGTGTTTGCGATGTCTGAAGCTGTGTTTCTAGCATCTCGAACTGTGTCAAGAGATTCTGATACCTCTCCTTGAACTGTGTCAACTGTTGACTCTGCTGATTTAATTTCATCTCTAACTGTTGAGCTATCATCATAGTTGACGTTGTTTGTGTAGTACCATCCGATGCCAATGATGATGAGGCAGATAATGGCAATAACAATAACACGCTTAGAGATACTTTCAATAAAGTTTTTGATTGTTTCCATTTCATAATAAACCTCCTATAATGAAATATTTATTAATTATAATAAAGTTAAAATAGATAATTTGCAAAAGAATATTTTAAATATATATTATAATTATGGATATTCAATTATATTTTATATTTGAAAGGAGTAAAAAATGAATGAAACTAAAATGAATTTAAAAGATTTTGTAGGTAAAAATATTTATATTTATGATATGAAGCACGTTGATGATTGTGTTATGGTTTATTTCAAATTAGCTAATAATTCTAAACAGAAATATGTTTGTGAACTTAAGAATCCATCTGCATTGAAACTTTGTATTCCTATTTGTGAAGAATTAGAACTTAAACCTTTGTTTAGTTACACTAAAGATTCGGATACACTAGATGTATATTACCCTGAATGCAATACATCTAAAAAGTATAATGTAGTAGACGGGTGTTTATGCGCTAGACTGGTGGATTAATTTATCATCACGTAATTATTGTTTTGATTTTTATAATGAGGTGATTTCTATGCATATTAAATTACTTGAAAACAGTATTGTAAATTTTTTAAGCTTTTATAATTATAATCTTATCCATAAGACCAAGATTAATGCTAATAATTCTTTAATCTTTGCAGATGCACAATTTGGTACTTCTACTAGGATGCTTATGAGTTATCCATCTATTGTGTATATTATTTCTCTTTATCATTCATCTAAAAATGATAAAGTTGTTAGCAATAAGTTCATTCCAACTAATTCATACATTTCTATTGAAGATATTGAAAAACTAAAGCATACTAATCTGGAAAAGATTGATTACTTAGTTATTGTGGAAAGAACTGACAGCACTATTTCTGATATTGACACACTAATGAAGAATATTTTGTTTGTAACTAATAAATCTAATAAGATTTCTTACAATATCTCAACTGCTGAAGCTAAAGCAGTTTATTCTTCTTTAGATGACAGAAAAAAATTATCTAGAGCTGTAGAGATTAATTTCTATAATGAAGAACTCTATCCTACTGTAGAATCAAAAACTAATTGTGAAAGAACTACATCTAAAGAACAGGTTGTTATCAAAAGAAAACATACTACTGTTCCAATGAACTTGATATTGTGTAACAATAATTTCTTTTATAATGTACTTTGCATTTTAGTATTCATTTCAACTTTCGCTATTATAGGGGTAAAAGCATATTATAATGGTATTACTAAGTTCTATCATCCAATGGCTATTGCTTCTATAATTCTTGCTATTGTTCTCATTTCAATATTACAGTATATACGGATTGATAACAACAAGAAAAAGAAGTAATATAGTAAAGGTCTAGACCAAATAGTCTAGACCTTTATTTTTTTTATTTAAGTTTTATTTTTAATCTTCTAATTTCATTTGGATTAGTATTAGAATCTTCTTCTACAAGTATTCCAATAATATCTTCTGGGCTATCTATATCTTTATAATATAATCTAGCTACACCATGATTATGAGTATCAGCTACTACATATTCATTTCTCTTTGATACACCAATAAATTTAACTCTAACACGCCCTGCTAAAGATATAGGAATATAGTTTTTAAGATTTTCTTCTAATGAAACATTATCTCCACCGATAAGCTGAGCATATTCATCTGAATGAACACCCACTACTCTAGTATTTTTAGCACTGGATTTAACGTACTTTTCTTCTTTAGAATCTAAGTCTAATACAATTAAATCACCTGGTTCAGTTTCTTCTCCTTTAGGGAATAATTCGGCATAGTCGTTATATACTGCATTGACTACTTTAGTACAAGTCAATATACCAGTATCACCGCTCCAAACTAATTGCTTATCTGTAGCATTAGTATCAGCATTTATTTTATCTTGTGTCATATAAGAAATATAGAAATTATTATTTTGGTCAGGATAAGAAGAGATAGAAAATCTGCCATTTTTAGCAGGGGAATTAGCTATAGCAGAATAAGATCTAAAATTACAATTTAATGCTGCATTTTTCATACCATTAACCCAAGTACCAGATTGTACAGTAGATGTTAATGAGCCAGTCATTGTATCGCCAGCTTTTTTAACATATAATCCGTCGGATTTAGCATCTAAAGCAGATATTAAACCTTTTAGTTCTTTAATAGCATTGGCTAAAACTGTATTTAGTTTAGTATTGTTATTATTAATTAAATTAGTAATCTTTTTTTCTAAATCTTTTAATTGCTGTTCAATATTATTTAACTGCTCTTGTGGTACATGGCCATTTGCATCTAACGTAGCTAATCCATTAGCTACAGCTTTTAATTTATTAATAATTGCCATTACTCCTGCATAAAAGTCTACAATATTTTTAGTATCAGTTTCTATATGTATCAATTCTTTTTTACCATTTTTGGTAACAAAGAATTGTTGGGAACGCCAATCCGTAGAGTTTTGATCCATCTATATTCCTTCTTTCTATTAATATAATTCATCAGCCCATGAAGAAAGTTTACCTCTATAATTTTTAGTAAGTTTACATTCTATTGCCCATGATTTCTTAGTTAAATGCTCTATGTATTTTTCAAAAGCTTTTTCATTAATTCCTTTAAAGTTATCGTACTGAGCAGAATGACCTATTAATGCTACTTTACAATTATCTGATATTCTAGTTAATATAAGTTTTAAATCAGACAATCTACCATTTTGTGCTTCATCTATAATAACAAATGAATTGCAAATATTAGTACCTCTAAGTACAATATCTGTACATAGAACTATTTCATTATTATCTCTTGCTATATCTATATCTTCATCTCTTAGTCCTAAACTAGTGCAGGCATTATAGAATGGAGCTGTGTAAATAGATTGCTTATCATCTGAAGTACCTGGAAGATATCCTAATCTTAAGGATCTATCATCTGGTATTCTAATATAGTAAATCTTATTTACTTCTCCTTGGTTAAATGCTTGTAATGCTGCTAATACAGCTACACACGTTTTACCAGAACCAGATGCAGCATTTACACAAGTGATAATATGATTAGAGAAAGAATTAAAATAATTTAATTGGTCTTTATCTAATTTCTTGTAAGCTCTGTCTAATTCTTTACTATTAATAACTAATGATGATGAATAAATATCAGAAATAGAGGTACGCTTATTCATTGCAATATCAACTCTTTCTATAAAAATATAGGAAATAAATTACTATATTGTTTTTATAAGCGTACTCAATAATGATAACAATACTATAAAAGTTTCAACTTTTAATTTTTTATAAAAGAAAGGAAACAAATAATGACAAAATTATCTAAACCTGTTGCTACTATAGAAACACTGAAGCGTTTGGTAACTAATTCTAATAATAAATATGCAACCAAAGATTCATTATCTACCGTAGCTACAACTGGTAATTACTCCGATTTAAAAGGAACGCCTACTTCATTACCTGCTAATGGCGGTAATGCTAGTACAGTAAATGGACATACTGTATTAAGTGATGTACCAGCTAATGCTAAATTTACTGATACCGTATATACTCATCCTAATTCTGGTGTAACTGCTGGTACATATAAATCTGTAACAGTTAATGCTCAAGGGCATGTAACTGCTGGCACTAATCCTACTACATTATCTGATTATGGTATTACTGATGCTAAGATTGCTAATGGGGTAATTACTCTTGGAGCTAATAGCATTACTCCACTTACTTCTCATCAATCTTTAGCAAATTATTATACTAAATCTGAAGTTAATTCCCAAATTTCTTCTATCCCTAAATTTGCTATTGCTGTAGTAACTGATTTACCTACTAGCAATATCTCTAGCACTACTATTTATTTGAAAAAGACAGGTGATGATACTCAGAACCTGTATACTGAATATATCTATGTAAATAGTAAATGGGAACAGTTAGGAACACAGAAGTTAGATTTAAGTGGGTACTTAACTAAAACAGATGCATCTAATACTTACTTAGGTAAGACAGCAGCAGCTGCAAGTGCTAATAAATTAACAGTTAATGCTGGTTCTGCTACAAGTCCTATATATTTCACTAATGGTATACCAACTGCTTGTACAGGACTTAGTGCAGCTACTGTAACTGCTACTACTACTTTAAATATTCCTGGTGGTAAGATTTGGATAGAATAATGAGATTTGTAATTATTAGAATTATCTTATTAGTATTTCTACTACTAAATTTACAATTTATATCTACAAGTACTTCTGCTCATAATTTAATAAATGCTAATACACAAGATAAAGCTATTTTTGGTGTATTACTAATACTGAGTCATATTTAAATTATAAATCTGAAGATTTAGAAGTATACTATTCCAATGCAGATAAAGAATATAAAGAAACATTAATAGAAAATAAATTTTCTAAAGATGCAGCTAATGAGTTAGTAAGAACTTCATATGTATGTGGAATATGGGATACTAATAAGATATTTTTTAATAAATCAGGATTATCTATACAAAAGTAAAAGGAAATACTTTGTCATGAATTGGTTCATAAATACCAACAAAGTAAACATGATAAAGAACACGTAATTATGAATAGATCAAAAATAGAATCAGAAGCTGAGAATTCAGCTTCTAAAATTATTAAATACTTTAAATAAGAGGATATAAAAATGACTTTATTAACGTTTGTTTTGTTTCTTGTAGTAACTGCTGTATTATCATTTATAGGGCAGACTATTTCTTTGCAAAGTGTAAAAGAAAAATACAAAGAATATTTTAAAAATTCTGTTAAGTATTCTATAATTTCTTTAATTAGTTTAATTGTAGTATACGTATTATTATACTAAAGGAGAATCATTTTATGGCAACAACTTTAAAAGGAGTAGTGGGGGGGGGTAACCTTTAGTGCTACCCCTGCTGTAAAACTTAAACCTCAAATATATATAGCTAAAGGTAGTGCTCCATGGTATGCTAATGGATTTTTATCATGGAAAGATAGAAGTAAAGTTACTAATACAGATGAATCAGTATCAGGCCAAGCTACGGTTACATGTAAAGGCGTAACCAATATGGATACGATGTTTGCTTTTCTTACTAACCTTACTTCAATAGATTTATCTAACTTTGATACTTCTAATGTAACTGATATGTCTATTATGTTTACGTTTTGTTCTAACCTTTCTTCATTAGATTTATCTAGCTTTAATACTTCTAATGTAACTGAGATGCATAATATGTTCGATAGTTGTTCTAAACTTACAACATTAAACTTATCTAACTTCAATACTTCTAAAGTAAAAGATATGAGTTATATGTTCAATAACTGTTCTAATCTCACTACTATAAAGGCGTGATTGATATGAAGTCTTGTACTGATTATACGTATATGTTTAAGAATTGTACTAAACTCACTGATATTAAGATTAAAAATCCACCATCTGGATTTGATAGAGCTGGATTATCCTCTTCTCAGTATACCATAGTATCTTAATATACATATATAATTATTTTTTTATAGGGGGTGTTTATATGTTTAAGTTCTTAATACACTTATTAGGTGGTTATACTTCATCTGAATATAATCAACTTTCATTCGAGATAGATTCTCTTAATAATATTTTAAATACTAAAAATGATGAAATAGATTCTCTTAAAAAAGAAAATACTAATTTATCAGAAAAAATAAATTCATTACAATCACAAGTGGATTCTTTATCTAAGATAAAGGGCTCATTTATTATCCATGTAGATGGTGGAAAGGTTTGGATAGAAAATGAGTAAAATAGCTAAATCTCTTCATTATCAAAAAACAGATGGTACTTCAGGAGCTTGTGCTTTATATTCTTCTAAAGATGACTGTGCAGGGTATTCTACTATTAATTTAGAAGTAGACGGTGCTAATGTATACGCTGGTTTAGGTACGTCTCTTACTGCTAATAATGCATCAGCTATTAGAATTCAGAAGAATAATTCTGATACTAAATATGCAATATTAAAATGGACTCAAGCTGCTATGAATATTACCCAAGTAGCTAATCAAACCATTACAGTTACCAATTCTTCTGGTACAGATATAGCTACAGGTACTTTATTGCCGATGAATACAGCTTTAACTATTACTTGTACTCCAGCTACAGGATATAAAGCATCTTCTCCAACTATTAATGGTACTACTGTAACTAGTCCATATAAAATTACTCAAGCTAATATTGAAGCTGGCAGCTTTACATTGTCTTGTACAGCTGCTGCTAAACAGACTTTTACGTTTACTATTAATCAATCAGCTAATCAGACTATTACTGTAACATGTAATGGTACAGCACATACTTCTACATTTACTGCTACATATGGTGATAAATGGACTGCTACTATAGCTCCAGCTACTGGGTATAATGCTGGTACATTATCTGCTACTAGTGGTACTATTACTGGTGCTGTAACTATATCTGCTACAGCTGCTGCTATTAAGACATTTACTTTGTCATTTGGAGCAACTACAAATCAGACTTATACAGCTACTGTAGGTGGAACTGCTAAGGCAGCTACTGCTAATGCTACATCTTATACTGTAAATTATGGTACTAAGTATTCTGTAGCTTATACAGCTAATAGTGCTACAGCTGCATATACATATACAGCTTCTAGTGCAGTAAGTGGCACAGTAACAGCTGCTACATCTATCCCAGCTAAATCTGCTACTGCTACATTAAGATATTATACTTTAACTGTTCCAGCTACTACAAATCAGTCTTATACTCTTAAATTAGCAACTAATAGTACATATGGTGGTACATTACCGTCTTATACTACAACAGCTACTAAGTCTGCACAAACTTTAAGTGTTCCTTATGGAACTACTTATAGTATTACATATACTGCTGATAGTGGTTATAATGCAGGTGCTGCAAAGTCTGGCACTGTAAATGGTGCTACTACAGTATCCCATAATGCAGCTACAGTAGCTACTGCAACTGTAACCATTGTTCAGTCTGCTAACCAGACTATTCACGTATACACTCCACAAAAGAGTGGTGGTACAGACCATACATCTACATTCACCTGTCCAATAGGTACTACGTATGAAGCAGAAGTTGTAGCTGCTAGTGGATACTTACCAGGTGATTTAAGTGTTAAATAGTAATATAAGGTAAAGGAGGAATCATATTATGGCAACAACGTTAAAAGGTATAATTGGGGTTGGGATGATAACGATTAGTGCCACCCCTGCTGTAAAACTTAAACCTCAAGTATATATAGCTAAAGGTTCTAGCCCATGGT